CTAGTGTAGAAGTGCTTGCACTCAACACAGACAAGTGGCAGCTCAATAACAGGTTTGTAGACTTTGACTACTTTTCCACACTTGGGGCAGGCGACCGGTACCAACTCTCTCTTCCCGAGATGAAGTTCGGCTGTGTGTCCGAGTGTTTTGATTCCGTATTTCATGTGTGTTCTCTTTCAAAAAAGCAATCGTGTCCAACAAAACCATAGCTGTCTGGAATCTCTTCGCGCTCTCCTTGCGAGTAGGGCACATAATGCGCATGCAGAGCTCCAGTAGGATCCCTAAAAATCAAGAAGACGCGTTTCTCATTGGAAGGGACGACTTCCAGATCAAGTTCGTGGTCCTTAACCAGAAGAAACTGCAGGCCACATGTTGGGCACTTCTCCATTTTATTGGAGAGTGCATCCCAACTTTTCGCTATGCGTAGCAGCTCCCTCATACTTTCTTATCCAGAATCTTAAGCACTTCAGCAGCGGCCTCTCCATGGCTGGTTTCGTTTGCCCATTTTGCTATCTGCCGGATCTTGATCCATTCTTGTACATGATCGGACAACACAGGCGCCACAGTCTCTGCCGCTTGAAGGAGCTCTTTTGCCGCGCCCATAAGCTTGTCGGCAACCAATGAATTACGACGCACGGCTTCCCGTAGAGCCTGATCCTTGGTGACAAGTAGCGGCGTAAAGTGTCCTGTCCCATCGCAGACAGGATCGGCATCTGGGAACGACCACCCTTCGTAGTCTAGGCGACGTAGGGTGTTTGCATTGGTGGCTTTGTACGCCTTGTGCTTTTGTATCCACAGATCCATGACTTTGAGGTCGTTACGGAATAGCGCGTAGGCGCCTTCATTCTCTACACGTCTCTGCTCATCCTCACTCCAACGATTTTCGATGGGGCCTTTACTGTGTTTTCGTTTTCTGTCGTCGTAACCACACAGCAGGCAGTAATGCCCATACCCATTGCTTCGGGTAACGGAGGAATGGAGAACTTCTTGGAGAGTTCCCCAGCTAAATTCCCTGCCGCAGTAGGGACACTTGAACTGGTGGTACTCCATGCCTACTTCCCTTTCTCCTGCTCTAGCAGTTTGCGCACCTTATTGAGCTCATCCTTGGTGTGCACGACACCCCCATCGTTGAGTTCCAGGTACCACTGAAGAACCTGCACTCTGGTGGCCAGCTTGTTGACGTGGAACTTGGTGGCAATGTGTATCAAGTTCCCCTTGTATTCTGAGCGTAGCTGGCCAAATGCAGGGATCTCATCGGTCAGAAACCTGGTGATGGCTTGCACCCGCTGCTTCCCATCGACCAGCACCATTGGGCCGCGAAAGTCTCCCATCCATCCTGGGCAATTCCAGTGAAGAATATTGCCAGACTGTCCCGCGCGCAGGCAGAATTCCACGTAAGCGATCTGCTGCTTCTCTGTCCAAACATGCGCTCTCTGAAAGTCCGGATCCAGCTGCGCCTCGTGTTCGGTAATGTAACGGTCCAGGTGTTTCAGGAAATGCCCCCACGAAACATCAACCAGGTAACCGCTCCATGGCGTAAAAGACGGTATGTCAAAAAAGCTTTTATATTTCTTCTGGGAGGGCATCTTTTTCCTCTAGGAGTTTCCCTTCTCCCTTTTGCTCGAAGACTAAAGCATGGCCCAGGACCTGCAGACGATAGCGCTTTGCTGGAACAGGGCTGCCACTTTCGTGAGCAACTTCTACTTCCTCTGCCTGCCCATCATGCAGCTCGGCTACACTGTCGACGATTTGACGAAGGTACTTGACCACGTAATAGTCCACACAGTACAGATCCGCCCACAAACCAATGGCCTCGTTAAGCATCTTTTTTGTGGGCATCGTCTGGTAAAATTGAAAGGTGTACTTGCACGTTGGGTTATCCAGGCAAGTGACGACAACTCGCGGCTGCATCGAGCAGCGTACCCATTTAGGCATAGTACTCAACCTCCTGCGGGAATTATAACCAGGCTGCTTGACGACGTCAAGGTTTACCGCCACAATCCCACGGGTGCATGCGGCGGAACGTTTCCCAGAAGAGAATACGGTACACGTCTCGGCCAAGGTCCGTGAAGCGCACACGCACCCACGAACGCTTCTCTAGCAAGCCGTGACGTAGAAGCACTTTTATAGTGTTCTTGCTTGGCTTCTCTTGGAAGTGATCGCCTTGGGGGTCAAACCACTGCCGAAGACTTTCTGGGATCGTGCGGAAAGCGAGGCAATGCCCCATACCGCCGTACATGAAAATAGTGCGGCGCTGCCTGGCATTGAGCTGTCCGAGGATTTTGTAGGGTTCGAAGACGGAGTGGGTAATGTTGCTGGGCATGGGATGCCTTCGGGAGCAGTTATTCTTGAAGTAGCTCCCTCTTCAGACTTTTGTGGAACCTGATGCACACCTTACAGACTTGTTCTTCTGATTGGCTATACCTAGGGTTGCATATATCATAGTACACCTTAGTTAACTGCACGGCCGAACGTAGAACATCAGCTTCAGTAAGCTCACCTTTGCGTCGGCCAGAGCTCGGTTTGTTTTCCATCTGGTTTCCTTTCCTCCCTGATCTTTATTTCCCATCCCTCTCTTTTCGCGAGCCTGCGTCGAGCGTGGAAGTGCGCGTTCAGCCACGGGCTTTCGTCCACGAAGTCGCGTACCACAGGAGGTCTTTTTGGAGGAGGCGGTGTGGGTGGAATAATGAGGCGCGTTCTACCAAGCCAACTCGTCCTGTTCGGCGTCAGCATGTACAGCGCATCAAAGGCCCCAACGAACTTCCGAGAGTAGAGGTACACGTCGATGGCCTTGGAAGCAAGCAAAATTTGCTGCTCCCCCTTCCCGATCTTCGTGAAGATGTCTGCCCGCTGTGCCTCCTTGGTGCGGCCATCCAAGATATCGATGTCGCTGGATCCGAGGTGCGTTCGTATCGCACGTAGGTATGAGAGCCGGTCGCTGACGCAAAGAACCTTGCGCCCTTGTTCGAGATCCCCCTTGATTAAGGAGGCAATAAAACGAGCGCGTTCATCGCAACCCACTACCTTCCTAAGCAGCTCATTCCAACGGTAGTGAGACGGCCAGCTTTGCGGTAGCTCTTGAAAAGTGCAGCCCGTGTTAATGAACGTGACCTCTGGAGTAGTTTTACTTTCTGTCATCGATCTCTATCTTCATGGGCTCCCAAATAGAGCCGGTACTGTCCCATGTAAAGGTGCGTCCACAAAAACACTTATGGTAGCGTTTCACAGGAGGAAGCCCAGATCCGCATAAGCATTTCATCTGACCCGCCGCTATGATGGCGTTGGACATCATCATAGCAAACTTGTAGACACTGTCTTCATCTTCGCGGGACATGGACTCTTCCTATGGTGAGCTAGTGAGCCCAAGTCTACGTATACACACTCTACGGGCAGCGTTTATTTCGTGCGTGTCTGTATCTGCGTCCAACGTAAAGTAAGACTTGTGCATGTCTCGTTTACATTCACCGGCTAACGTTGCGCGTTTTACTGAAGTGTTGGCAGCTTTGCTTTTATCGAGAATCATTCCAAACATGTAGTAGTAGGATTTTCTCGTCTCACGCGCATTTCCTGGACCGATGATGTAGCTAGCATGACAAGCCTCCAGGGCTAGCTTAACGCTGCAGCTGCGCGTTTTTGTTACAGCTAAAATTGATTTAACTGATGAAACGGTGGCGGTGGCCTTTATGAGGCAGTACGCAGCAGCACTTCGTGCACCTGCTGTACTAGATCGTGCTGTGGATACATCTTTTACCATAGACAACATGACGTTACATGATCCCAAAATCGAGGCGGTTTTGCGTGCCGCTTTCAATTTCTCTAGGTGCAGGCTCATACTATGGTACCACAACAAACTCTTACCTCTGAATGCTTCGCCGCTCTTTGGATGTGTAGCAGAACATCGCAGAACGTTGAGGGCTTTGTAGCAAGTTTTTGGGTACGTCGCTTCAGCAGTCGGGGCGGCGAAGCAAAGCGCAAGAAAGATTAGTACGGCGGTCAACGTGGTTTTCATTACGTTCCTCCTCCATCAGAAAGCAAGCCGCTTATCTGCAGCCGCTTCTCTAGCTTCTTTTGTTGCATCCCAGACTTTTCTTCAGCCAGGTAGCGATCGGCGAGGAGCTCGCAGATTTTTGTGGCATTCAATCCCATAGCCAGCGGTCCGAGGGTGTCGGCGATCACCTCTACTATTTTCGCGCACTCTGCTCGGCTCACGTTGCATTGAATACCATCCGCTGCTTCGGTGCGCAGGTAATCGTAGGCGTAGGTAAATGGGTATCTGCTGTCACTCATACTAATCGTTCTCCTTGCCTCAAGTATAAACGGCTAGCTTGCGATGTCAAGGTACACAGAATTTTCGTTATTCTACAGTAATGACCTGTGGTTCCGCTCCTCCGTGAGCGGGCTCCAAATTAAATACCTCATCGAAAGCATCTTGAGGTTCGTCAAAAATGCAGATCGTGTGGACAGGTACATTGAAGCCCTCGCCTACGTGCTCAGCATCTGCCCACACATAAGACCGCAGATGGCCACGAACGCGGTAATCATCTTTCGCCGCCTCCACGCACACCCGGAAATAATCGCGCAACAGGAACACGCGACCGTCTACTAAGGATTTAAAGGGATATCCTTTACGCAGAACTAGATCTCCGGTTGGCGGTCGACGGCGTATCAACGTCAACACCACCTTCGCACGCGCTCCTGATGGATTCGGGCCTTTGTTCTTCTCCACCTCAAAGTGCGTGTAAAGTGGCTCTGATGTATTATTGTCGAGCAGCTTCAGCTCCGCGCGCTTTTCAGCTTCCGGTTGATACCAAGGCTGTTTTTGTTTTGGGAAATGCCTTTGCAGCAGATCAGTAATCATTTGCGCAGGCACCCGGACTGGCTCCCATCCACTAGAATAAAAATCCTTGTACATGGCATTCCTACTCCAGGGCAATCCAGTGAGAGGGGTGCTGCGCAAGAGATCTCGCAGAAACATCGCCGGCACTTTGACCGTTCGATCCTCATGCAGGCTGCGTCGACTGTACTTCCTTTCACTGCGATCCGCGCTGGCAACGATTCACTGGCAACGCAGAAGAAGCTTGTCAAGATCGACAGTCTCCAAAGGACCGCCCTCCCGAAGCCTTCCTCGCCAAACGCACGTTCCTGCGTTGGTTACTATGTGGCTATTCTTGCTCATCGTCTTCTACCTCTTCTGGATTCTTCTGGTAGGCCAAAACAAAAGCTCTGCGCAGCGCAGCGTTCTCTTCTTTGATCGCGGCCACCTCGTCAACCTTTGGGTCCCCGCGGCCCAAAAACTTGCATGTGAGGCAATCAGCTAGCCCCTCGCGGGCGAGAAGGAGCTGATCCTCTAAGGAGAGTTTTTGCTCGCTAAGCGCCTTCCATGCTTGTGTAGGAACAGGTGGCATTGGACAATCATGCAGGTTGATGCAGCTAACGACATCGTTCATTGGGACTTCCCAAGGACCTCCACATAGAGGGCACACATGCTTTTCTGTGATCTTTGCGATCACACCCATTCTCTTGTCAGTCATCATCCAGCTCGCTTTCTATTTTGTCCCATTTTTTAGTGCCCCGATTAGTTTTCCACTGCTCCAAGCCGTCGCTACCAGACATGACCCCAACAGCAGTAAAGGCAAGAATTATCCGGATGCGAAAATAGCCGACCACAATCACAACTATAGACAGAACGAAGTATAGAAGGAAAGTTCCAAAGCTCATAACTACCCCCTAAAAGCCCACCAGGCAATTTGTCTAATGCGTGCGTACTGTGATTTCCACCGAGCTATTACATCAGGCCCATCGCACGCTCCGCAGATCAATGCATTGAATGCGCCTGTGGTGTCGTCGCTGTTCATGTAGAGGAACCTCCAGCGGTCGCCTACTTGGAACTTGTGGCCGCATAAGTAGCAGCGGAAGTTTTTGGGATCACCGCTCCACCGTCGTTTGAGGTCCTCTTCGGTAGCAATCCGTGGTTTACCATCTACGAAGGACATACGCTCTCTCACTCTTGCCCAAGGATGCGAGTCTTCACAGCCTTGAACGCTTCGCGGCAAATGTCTTTCCTCGTTCCTTCCGGCAACTGTTCCATCAACGCGTGCGCCCACGTGCTCCAGATTTGGAATTGCTGCTCTGGTGTGAGGTCCCCTCCGGTGAATCCATCGAGCGAGACAATAACAGTACTTAAACCACCAGGGCCACCTGGACGTCCTATGATGGATGCCACGACAATGCAATCGCATCCACCTACCCGACGTTCTGCGAGCTCTTCCTTGGTGATCCCATTTTCAGGAAGTTCCACCTGGTAGGCAATTTTATATCGGTGTTCTTCGTCTGGCATTACATGTCGTCCTTTCTTGCGTAGGTTGCATTACCGTACCTACGCTCGTTCTCCTCTTCGATCTGCTCAACAGGCTTTCCATCCAAGACTTGTAGGAGATCGGACGCACAGCCATCGATAGCCCACTCCTCTTCAGCAGAGAAGTTGTCGGCTGCATCTGCGGATTGGTTACGCCAGTATTCCACCAGCTGCCGCAGTTGAGATCGAAGCGCTTTCAAATCGCCTTCGTGGTCTGGTATTACCTTTGCCATGGGAGGGGAGCTCCTTCTAATTGCTCCTCGATAGCCATCTGCCTATGAGGAGCGGCTTCCTTGTTCATTGGTCGGCAGCCCTCGGGAAGCTTATCGACGTAGCGGATGCACAGAAAACCTGGTACCGCCTTATGCTCCCCCGCAATGAGCCACCTTCCTCGGGGCTTGTCAACCCGGAAGACCTCCGCCTGGAAATCAGGTTCTTCTTTGGGTCTCCAGATATACGCAGCCATTTATGCCTCCTAGCTGTTCATAAGGATGAACAGGATAAGTATGATGATGTTGACGCTCGACAGCGCAATGCTCACCCAGAAGATGTGCTTAGCGCGGTGCGCGAGCAGCAGTACCTCGTTCATACGCTGTGCTGTTGGACGCTCACACTCGTAGAATTCCCGTACGCCGTCACGTACTGCCAGGTGTTCCACATTTCCATAGTGATTGATTCGCTCCACGTATTTCATACGCCACCTTTCTTGGGCCAACCTTCCACCGTCCACTTGAAGGTGGGTACCCAGTTTCCGAGCTCCTTGTCCTCAATATATTTCCGGCCGTCTAGGTACTGTTTCTCGAAACGCTTCTGCGCTATCTTTGGGTACGGTGTAAAGTCAACGGTGGCAAGCGGAGTTTCCACACCAGGCACGTGAACCTCCCACCACTTTTTGATGCGATCTGTACCGAAAGGAACTTGGACAAACGTCTCCCGATAGATGAGCAGGAGGTTTACCTCTTCTGTAGGAAGCTTCTTAATCGCCGCGTCCTTCAAAGGAGCCTTCTGTACGTGCCCCTCAATCTCGTACCCGTTCTGCATGAGGATAGGGCTGAAGTAGATGCGCGCACCATTGTCCAGCTCCAAGCTCTGTACCGCGTACACCTGACGCTTCAGCTCATCTGTCACACGTTCTTGGTGAACAGCTACTATCCGTTTTCCTACGACGTCACGCGATCTCATTGCGTCTCCCCTACCTTTGGCATAGGCATGGCATCCAGCAATTCCTGATTTTCTGCTTCGAGCTCTTCTATACTTCGTTCTAGTGCACTAATGTGGTTCTGTAGTTCTTCTACCTCTGCATCGCGAGAGCTGTATCCCTCTTCCTTCCCTTCCTCAAAGGCCCGGTCCATGCATTGACTGCAGGGATCGACTGTGATCTCAACGCCCTCCACACTGGTCTGTGTGCACAAACCCTCTCCACACTCACACCAGATCTCGAATTTCACAGCGGCGTCTAATGTTGGCATTCCTTCGGCTCCAGGATTACCTGTGTTTTTACGGTCACCTTAGAAATCGGAATCCCCTCAACGTAGGTATGTGCGAGCGTAGACCCGCGCATTACCCGCATAGCTTCTTCTGACAGGCTCACATGTGAGACACGGTTCCTTTCTATGCGATCCTGCGACTCGTGTTTACGCGGGCACCAAAACTTTCCCCAGTGCTTTGGATGCGGATAAAGCAGGGCGTGAACAAGATTGTCCTGGAGACAGTGCGCGCACAAATGATCGGTATCGATACGCGTAGCGGTATAGTGGGCGTCATGGCCAAATACGACCCTGCATTTGGGACACACCGCAATGGCCCCTCCCTTCGACATCTCGAAGGAATTTTCTATTAGCCACACGTAATCCATTCTGTAGAAGTGTAGAGAATCCATGTAAGGCCCCTTACGACAATTGGGGCACTTTGCGTACAATGAGACGGCCTCTTCGGGGGCAATTCTCGGCAAGAACGACTTCACCTCCTTGTGCAAGCTAGGAGGAAGTTGATCATGCACGGCAGCCAGCATCTTGTACGTGTGCTGCTTGATGATCTGCGGCATCTCTATCTTCGCTGGTTTAGGCATCGTCCTTCTCCGTTGCGCGGTAGACGCCCTTTCGAACCAACTCCACCATGTCCTTTTGAACGCAGCGATACAAAAAACTGGTAACCGCCGATCGTGACAGTTCAGGGAAACCAGCGTATTCCATACCCTTAGCCAAGCTCTGCCAAGAAAACGGTTTCCTAGCTAGCATGGTTTTTCCTCGCACGGACATCCAGGCGGTAGCTGCTTCCGTCCATTTACCGGTACGTGCCCATGCGTACCATCCCCTACGTACGCGGTGGAGCCTTCCTTGCTTCATCTGCGCCCAAAGGAACTTGGACACTTGCTTGCGGTTCTTGATCTCGAAGTTGTCTTTGCCAGTCAGCAAAAGGAAGAGATCTTCCGATCGACGTCCGCTCCCGTAGGCTTCCTCTAAATACTGAAGTGCGCGTACCTGCCATTCAGATAGAGTATTGTCTAGGTAGGCAGCCTCTTCATCTGCACTCAGCTTGTCCTTTACTTTCTTCTCCTTTTCAGGAGCTGGCGGAGCGGAAGCTTTCTCCAACAAAACATCGATCTCGTGGTCGTCTTGAACCATCAACGCTTCCATTGCATCGTTGTGCTTTTTCGCAAGTAGATCGGCAGACAATTCGCTTCCCAATGGCTTAATAGGAGGAGCCGTGTACGATTCCCGCAATGCCAGGAGCATGCGCAGCTCTGCCTGGCAGATATCGATTTGCCGCTCTTCTCGATGCAGCAGACTCTGCGCATCCTCGATCTGCTTCCGTATGCGCTTGGCTGTATCGGAGGACTCTTTCAACCGTGCGAGCGTGGAGTTCACCAGCTCTTGTAGTAGGGCTCTCTGGGACATTATGTCTCCTTTTCTGTACGGAATTCTTTGAATGCTGTTCCAGCTTTGTCTGCGAACTCAAGGGCCTTTTGCCATATCGTGTAGCTATACTCTTTGAGTTTTTTGTTTTCGTGTCTGAGGCGACGGATCATTGCTGGGAAATCCCCAGGCGTAATTTGAGGGGTGCCAAGTGCCTCGGCGATTGCTAGCAGCACGTTGTGCTTCTGCACGTTCTGCTCTCGGAGGTAAGGAATCATGAGCGCGTGGTTAGAGGGGATGTCTTTTACTTGAGCCTCGATGACGTAGTTCCCATCAGTAGGTTTCGTGGTGAACACTTCATGTTCTCCAACGGCTGATTCTCGCAGCCACACAGACATAAGCATCTCCGCTGGACTGGGAGGATTTTCCAACTGCTCTGTAAGGTCCTCCACCTGCTTTTCAAGCCGCTCTATTGTCGCCTCGTGCTCCTGGACACTCTTGTACAAGACGTCTCTGTCGGCGATGAGCCGTTTTAGTTCCAACTCAATGTTGGTCCGCCCTTCGGAATTATTCATTTGCGCCCCTCGTCGAGATGTCTACGATCAGTGTCCACCGAGCCCATGAAATAGCTGATCACAATGAACCACACCATAGCAAATATAGCGGTCCAGTGGTAGCCATCTTCTGGCTTAAACACGAACGGAATCCAGATACCTGGCAGAACTAGCAGCATCAGCACGGCACGAAGAATCCTGAACCTGCGTTGTAGTATACCCCGACGCTGCTTGCGTGACTCTATTTGAACCATGACTCCCAGCGATGTTTCCGGCTCTGTCTGTTCCTGCTCCACCAAACTCTCGGGTTTCTCCACCACGCGGAATTCTGATTCATGTCTGTGCCACGTACGCTCTCGATCTGGTTTTTCGTCCACACTGCGCATAAGCACTAGATGGTCCCCAATGGCGGTAATCACGAAGCGTTCCCAATTACCATCTTCGTAGTAGTCTTCGTGTTCAATAATAGTACCAACTGTGAGTCCGTGCTCATCAGCTGTCTGTCTTTGGGTTTTTATTGCCATGCTTTTGCTTTCCTTGTAACGTTGCGAGCAATCCATCTTGTGCCCACTACGTTGGCGGCACTCAGGGCATCTCGTGTGGCGTCCCTTCCAGTGATCTGGGAGCATATACTTTCTATAGTCCGGGCAGCCTTTAGTATTGCAGAAAAGACGCAGCTTGCTGTTTACCCACTGAGTAAACGGCTGCGCTTTGCAGTAGCGACATTTAACCGCAAACGCATCCAAGTAGAGCTCTGGATCTTTCACACCACTAGACACCTATTGCTCCTTCTTGATCCTCTTGTATGCTTTATAGCGAGCGTGGGTCATGTTCCCACATTCCGGAAGCAGGTCCACCGACAGCTTCTTCAAGTAGCTTTTCATGGCAGGAGACCACCTACTGACCTCCGCTTCCATGCGCTCGATGCGGCGCCAGATGTTACCGTTCTTTTGTTTGGGCATCTTGTGCCTCTGAGAAAAAGCTGTGCAGCCCCGCTCGCTGCTTTTCTATCTCTTGGGCCTTAGCCACCGCTTCCGGAAAGAGCTCCCGATAATAATTGCGTTCCGTCTGCACCGCCAGAATATCATCGCCCGAGATGACTAGCTCATCTACGGCTAGATTCGCAGCCGCCACGGCATTGACTGCGACAAATCCCGCTTTGGGTCTAAGACTCAGTCTCTGGTGGTGCATCTCCAACGCAACCGCGGCGCCGTATGTCGCGATCCAAACAGCTTTTTCGTTTTCCGTTAGCTTCCGCATTTCTTCCTCTTATCGTCCAGGGACTTGATCCCGATGATGGTCAGGGCCGCAATGCCTACCAGACCCTCCCGGTAACCGCGGTTAAATTTGTAGACAAGGTCTGCCACGCGAATGCTGAGCTCTGTGTACCAATCAGGCTCATCCGCGCTCCACCTCTCTTTGTTGTCCTCGACGATTTTGATATATGCTTTGACTACATCTCGCCAAATAGGCTCCAGCATCCTTTTTTGATTGACCAGCTGTTGTACAAGTTCGTGAGACTTCCGCGCCTTTCGTACCGCATCGACACCCGTCTCAGCCTCCGTAAAAATGTACCAGGATTTATGTTGGCCACAGCTAGTGCAGACATGATCTGTCTCGCGCCTGCGGAACTGCTGCTCATCGATTTCCTCTGTAGAGATGCCCTCGTCAGGCTTTTTTGTCACATGTACGCGCCAGTATTTCATTTATCACACCCAACTACTCCATCGGATTTTCGTCGTCATCGTCGTCCAGCACCCATTCCAAAGCTGCTTGTACACCCTGCTCGTAGGTCATGCCATGAAACTTTGAGCGGCCCTCGTCGGTGTAGGGGTAGGTTTTTTCGAGCTCTTCCTGAATCTCTTTTTGGGATTTCATGACTACTCCTTCCCTTCACTTACGACTTCGTTGTCGCCATCGTTCCAGAAAAAGATGCTGGTTTCTTTATCCTCTCCATCCCACAATACCCACCACCAACGATCTTGCCCGCGCAACTCGCACCGGGTAATGGTGCCAATCTTCTTGGAGGAGGCTAGGGACCTCACGCGAAATCCCTTAAAATCGGTGGTGTCTGGATAGTCACGTAGTTTCATGCTTCCTCAATTTCCTCTTGCTGATCGAGCTCAATTTCTTTTTGCACGAATTTGGCAGCGGCGGCTAAAGCGGCAGCGTTCTCCGCAGTCATCTGCACCGCAAATTCACACACGTCGCAGATCAAGTAATAAACTTCTGGTGCCCATTCGTCAAGCTTGTTCAGCTGGCCGCCTTCGCAGTTTGGGCATTTTAGCCGCAGTGGCTTGCGCACGGTGTATCTGGCAAACCTTGGAAGACGGGCGCAAGAAGCGCACAGATGCCAGTCTCCTTTGGCGCCAATGGACCACACCGCATCGTTGAGGCACCCAAAATGCCCTGATGTTCCTGCCGCACGGTTGTTCACCGGATCCCACTCACAACGTTCTCTAGGCATCTGTATCCTCCTCAAGCAACGCCTGCAGCATCTCACGCACGTGGGAGCGGAAACCATCCTCGTACGCGCTGAGCTGCTTTCGGATCTCCGTGCGCTTCCGTTTTGCCATGTGTAGCTCTTCCTCCAAACGGGGAATGTCGTTGTCCAGCTGCTCCAGCAGGGTGAACTTATCGCGAACGATGTTGAGGGTTCTCAGTAGAAATGGAATCTTCTCTCCCAACTCTACGCGTAGCGTTGTGATCAACTCATCGAGCTCGGTTTGCAAACTCCGTAGCGACTCTGAAAGTGGTTCTGGCTCGTAATCCTTATTGCGCTCAAGAGTCACCATGGAATGCTTCGTTGGTGTACTATGCAAAGGTGTTCCCATTTCCTTACTCCCCGTTCGTATTCCCGTAGGCGTTGGCTATGTCCCGGTATCGTTTTTCTTCTGTGCGATCGTAAAGCTCGGTGGCGATCGTAACGATTTTTGGTTTGATCTCCTCCGCCTCTTTAGCAATAGGCCCAGAGAAATTGTCTTGCTCAGGGCCAGGACTAAGCAGCTTGAGCTGACCTTCTAGCTTCTCCATATTCTCGTGTAAATCTTCAACAGACATACTACGGACGAAAGTTATGGTAAGCCTAGCCGTCGCGCCTGCGTTAAAGATCCTCTCTAAGCCTGCTTTCTTGATTGCCAGAAGCACCTCAAGGTCAGCCACGGTCAACTCGGTGGCGTCTGTCGAGGAGGCTGCATCTACTCGACGCTTCACGCATTTGAGGCATAAATCGCGCATCCAGGCGACGCCTCTTTCATCGTAGCATCTGTCTACACACAGCCAATTGGCTCCGGTCAACACAGCAGCATGCTTTTCCTGCACATTACTACTAGCAAGTGGATCTTGATGAAAGGCTTCTTCCGAATATAAAGTGTCGCCACAATCATCGCAGGTGAAACAGATCACTTTTTTCCTACTCATAGGTGTATTTCCCTTACAGCATGTCGTCTTCGATGATCAACTGCGCCAGGTATTTTTCTTTTTCGCCAGTGCGCAGACCCAAAGCGCAAACGATTTTGTTGATGGAGTTTCTCAAAGCAATACGCTGACGCTCGGTAGAGGGATCGGAGGCGTCGTGACGCTCCAGCAGCAAACGCATTTGCGTCTTTCGATCCTCTAAGGCATACTCAAGCTCATGGTTGCCCAGCAGCTTGGTGTCCAAGTCGGGCCATTCTCCAGAGTTCTCAACCTTCTGGAGCTCTTCCACCTCTCGTCCGTAATCCTCCAGCTCTTCCTCTAACTCCTCGATTTCACTGTCTCTTTGGATCAGCGCACGCAGTAGGGTTTTTATAATGCTGCCGCGGATTGGCACGTGCAGCTGACGTAGAATTCCCTCAGCTTCGCGTAGATCACGTTTCAACGAGCTCACGGTGTACGAACCCTCGATGATTTGCCATGGACTAGCGCCCTCTGGTATCTTGCCCGCCTTCACCGCATCGTGCCTTTCCAAGGTGGTGTCTACCATGGCACAGTCATAGAGTTCGTAAGCCGCACTAACTTTTTCGATGGCAGTACCCAGTTCCTCGAAAGAACATTTGAGCAAACAGTCAACAGCTGAGGCCAGGCGCCCAGCACGTTGGAGTAATTCTTTGTCCGTTAGCATTTTATTCTCCGTATCTATGGGCCCAGTATTTCCGGCAACCCAGCCGGCGTTTGTACATCATTTTCTCGTACCGGGCGATCTTAGGAATCGGACCGTCTATGGTAGCAAGTGCGGAGTAGATAAAAGCATTTCGATCTTCTATGTGCTCTCGTAGCTTGACGCATTCTTCATTGGACATATCATCTGGCAAAATGGACCACAAGTAGGATATGGCTCTCCTGCAGGTTTCACACACCTGCGCATCGTCAAACTCACCAGTGGCTTTTTCTTTTCGACAAGCTACGCACTTCATGGCAAACCTCACACCAGAATAGAGTCCACCAATCCCTTCATCTTGATGGTAGCGTCGTTTAAGCGCTTGAGCTGCTCTGGGGACAACTCCTTATCCTCAAACGGACCACCTACCAGCTGCTGCCACAGATACCAAACCAAAATGGATTTTTCGATCTGGTCCGCTAGGTCGTTGTGCGTCCGGCAGATGCGTTTCAAATCCAAGGTACCTGCCCCTTCCTTCTCAGCTTGGACTAGCGCTTCGCGTAGGGCCTGCAGCCTGCGTAGGTCCCCAGTCAAGCGCGTTATGTGGCGAGAGGCCAACTTGTCCGGATCGACCAGGATATCGAAAATGTGTTTGTCGAGCATCGTTCTTCTAAGCCCCTATTTCTTGCCACTCTGTACTAGATAATGCATCGCTACAGCGAAGAGCTCGGAGAGATTCACCATTTTTGTGGCGTTGTTATCCTCCAGGTAGCGCAGAACGTCTTTGTCATATTCAAACGTTTCGGCTGGATTCTTCATGGCTTTTTTGGCTTTCGGCATTTCTAAAGTCCTCCCATTTGATTATCGGGGTAGTAAGGTGACAGCGCATATACCGCACAAGAGGTAGCTATTCCTAACCATGCGCTCCCTGTGTAGATACCCACACCGACTCCCGACATAACGACCGGGACCAGCATAATGATCGCATGTGCCATTTTTAATCCTCCTCGTGCGCAGTCATATAAATGAATTGCTGCGATCTGCAGCAACCCTCACAGTAGCCCCACACAAAAGGTCCGTGGCGCTCTGAGCGGCTGTACTTAATGTTGGCGCACCCGATACACTGGTAAGTGTAGGTGAAATCTGGGTTTTGTGGCAAAGGCTTGTGATGGGTTTCCACAAGCTCCTCGTCGTCGCAGCGCTCGCAATGAAGCAGCGTACCACCAGGTTTCAGCTCCTTCGCCGTTATTTGAGCAGATTTACACTTGGAACACTCAGCGAGGTACACAAGGTTATTGGCGGTGCTCTCTTTCTTTTCCACGGGTTTAGGAGGCATGATTCCCAGCTCGGGGTTGAGCTCCCGGAACTTGTCCAGCAGTTGCTGCAGGTGCAAAGCTTTTCCTTCCAAGGTCCTCACCGAAGCTTCCGCGTGCTCTGCCGCCAGCTTCTTCTGGTTGGCTATCTCTTTTTGCTTTTTGATTTCCCCTTTGATCCGCTGCGCTTCTCCCTTGTACTCCCAGTAGAGCTCGCGGTAAGACTTCTCATCATCCCCCACCGGTGCAAGTACAGCATCCTCGGTCAAGGTAACTGGTACTCGACCATCTTCATTGGGCTTCCCAACTTCCGCTTCCACATCAACGCTTGGCTGAAAAGAAGTCAACCCTGTAGGCGGAGGCTCCGAAGACACGGTTCCTGTTCCAACAGGAGATCGGTAGTCCTCTTCCCAGGGGTCCTCTACTTCTTCCTCATTGCACTCGCGAAGGACGTCCACAAACGTTCCCACCTCTTGCTGCAGCTTTTCCGATTTCTCGATGAGGAACTTAAGCTTATTATTGGTCTGCGCCAGCAGGGTCAGCTTCCGCGAGAGAACCTGGAGGATCATGCTCCCGAAATCACCAGGACGCTCTTGATTAAATTCCACGATACCAGCAATGTCCAAGCCGCAGGATTCGCAATAGGCCAGCACGTTCTCAGGGACGGGCGTTTTATTGGTTTGCTGCATACTGGATACACCTTTTAATTCGAAGGGGGATCAGGATCATCGCTACTACCTGCGTCGTACATGTAGCAGGCACGCATGATTGCTTCCGTTTCTCTCGCGTCACTAAGAAAAGCCCTACACTTTTCCAGCTTAGCGGAGGTTTCCTCTGTAGCTTCTTTCTCTAGTTGGGCTTGGAGAGCTCGCTCCTCGTCTTCCGATTTCTTGATGAGTTCTTGCAGGAAGCGTAGCCGTTTGCCTAGCTGCTCCCTTAGCATTAAGGTGGCAGCATCAGGGTCGTGTTCTAGCTTATGAAGGAACTCCTGTAGATCGAGGCCGCACGCCACCACCATTCCAACAAGCTCTTTTGCGAAGACATCCATTTAGAAAATCCTTTTCATTTAACGTGCACAATAATAGGCCCGTACACTACTAGATCCCCATTCTCTGCGCCGCCCTCACGCACTATGGATTCCGTAGCGCCAGCTAACAACTCAGTTTTGTTGTCCACGACTCGCATTCCCACCCATACTTCAGACGGAAGAGCGCCCGATCGGTAAGAGTGCACTTCCTTTTCAAGTGTATCGTGCGCTTTTACAGCCGCTTTTACCGCGGTGTTCAGACGCCACTCTAGAGGAGAGTTGGGATCTTTTGGCTCCCATTTGTGTAACACAGGTATCATATCGCCGATGAGGTCTAATAGAGCTACTGACCGATCTTCCGTGGCCGACCGTTGTTCCTGTGCAATGCGTAGGCTCCGTTTAAGACACCTATTCTTTTCCTGAAGAGCACGTATCTCTGCTTTTTGCTTTACCAGTTTTTTGGCTGCAGACTCCTTGTCGCCAAAGACCAAGTCGCTGGATTGTAGATGGAGAATCTTATCCTTCACGTTTTTAGGAAGACTTCGGAAGTATTGGGCGCGAGGATTAAACACGGCGGCTAGATCGTAAAGCAGCGCCTCAGCAGCATCTCTATGCTCTTCCTCTCTCCGGAGGTCTTCCTCTAGCTCTTCTACGCATTTGGCTTCTTGAGGAGATAATGCAGCACGTTCGGTTTCGACTTCATCAAGAGTCTCTGCGATCCACCATAGCTCATACTCTAAGCGCCGCTCAGCTACACCTACTCGTACACCCATTTTTGTTATACAACGCCCCAGCTCTTTTACCGCCTCTTGTCTATCCTCGGGCAACCCTGGAATATTGGTTGTTAGCCAGCCAAGCGGACCGACCACGTTGTAGGGGTCCTCCCAATCGGCCTCCTCATCCCAATCTGGATTGCATTTGGGGCAACAGATGCTAAATGTGAACTCGTGCTCTTCTCCCCCCGTGTCCCAAGAAAAGGTGTTTTCGGGTACCGTACCACATTCTTTGCAGGGCACAAAGCGGCACAAAGCGCAAAGAGCTCTATATTCTGCGTACTCGTTTTCGTAGGAAAGCGCATCTTTATCTAGCCCTTCTTGCCGCACCACCCCTATCTTGCGCAGGTGCTCTGCCAAAGTAGCCTGCTCCTTTTGAATGGATTCGGCCGCTTTAGACAACGAGCTAAGGTTATCCAGTAAGCGTTCGCTAAGCTCTTCCTGGCTTAAACCAGCTACGTCTTTCGTGAAGAAGGTTCGGAGCTGCACGTTGCGCAAACTACGAAGTCGGATATTACGGTCTCCCATCTAAAAATCCTTTTCATTTTGGCGCAAGAGAAAAACGAGACCCTTCCACAGGGAGATGGAGAGTACCCACACCTTCAAGGTTACAGCTCACACACGTAGCGTAGATACCCTTAGAGGTATTGTGCGAAGCAGCTACGGTAGAACCACACCCTACACAGCGGTAGACAAAGAGATGGTCCTTATCCACAGGGATAAAGGAATGGACACACGTGTTCTCACATTGTCTACACTTCCACCCAGTCACCCGACCGATCAGACGTTCTCTATCCTCGGCATCCATAAGGATGTTGGACGTTACGCCACCACATTCCTCACACATGAGGACGTCCACTAGCCTAGGTGCCTCCTCTTCGTCATCGTCCTCTTCATCTTCACCATCTATTAGCCGCTCTCTATTCTCTAGCTCCCTCTCCTCCTCAGCATTGAGATCGATGCCCCACTCACATAAGAGTTGTTTGTCCCTACTGGTGATGTGGGTACGCTGGCACCCTTGATGACAGTCCTTGAGGATCTGTAAGAAGCAGTTGAGGTCCTCTCGGCTTTTATCCAGAGCTTTTTTCCTGTGCTCCAAATCCTCTTCTCGGTATTTGATACTCTCCATTTCTGAGGAAATCATTTTCAGAAGGTAGAGGAGTAGATACTCAGGAGCTCGGTAGGTGGACTCGGTGAAACTGCGAAGGTCTAGCCCCGAGGCTTTTACCGCGTCGAGTATTTCGTCTGATATTTTATCTGATGGTCGCGTCATTATTTACCGAGCCTCCTTTACCCTGGCTGGCTTCCAATTAAACCACAGGTCCGTGATGAGCTCAGGTTGCCGTACCCAATCGTCTAGTAGCTCTAAGGGGAACCTGAGGTGACCAAGCGTCCTGACGTAGGGTATCTGCCTGGCATTGACCTTCCGCCTGATGGTCTTCTCTGAGACCCCGAATTTCTCGGCTACCTGCCCGATGGTGACGTAGCGATAGCGGTACTTGGCTCTTGTTGGCATCCCTAGTAGATGGAGGACCTCGTTGAGATGATCCGTTAGTCGGTCCCGTTGGGAGACCAGGTCATCTATTTGGTTCTCTAGCTTGTCCTCTTCTTCCTGTAATATGCGAGCGCATAATGCTAGACCTCTCGTGGACCTTTGCTGTAGCTGTTGCTGGAGGATGTTCGTCCTAATCCCCAGCTTGTCTAATACGTCCAAGGTCTCTTTTGAGAGAAGCATCACTTGCCGACTCCTTGCTGCGTCTCGAATAATTCTTTGGTCAGCCCATCGAGTAATTGGGTTTCATTGTGGCTAATATTAAGCGGCCTGTATGACGATGTCAAGCACACATAGAAAATACTTCCACGCCGCGCTGCTGAACGTCGCTTATTGGTCCCGTGAATTTCTGGAGTCTGTACTCCTGGTGATCTGCACCTGGGATAGTGCCTGGTTAATTGAATCGATGTAATGTCGCTGGAAGTATTTTACAAGATTAGGTGTGGATTCACTACAACTGATTTTTGCTTTCTTGGTGAGTGAAGTGGTGAAGGGATTACGTGTGATGTTGTCGTATATGGTGTGAGTCCCGCTGAAGTTGTGCCTCAGAAACCCGGTTCCGCTCTATACAAAATCGGCTTTTTGCGCAGGAATGATGTGGGCTGCTGGAGCTCGAACCCTTACAGCACGTAGGTGAACGGTCCACACAAAGCTGGAGTCGGGATGATGGATGAGATTACTTGGTCCTGAGGTGCCTTGGGTTCCACCGAAGCTCTGTCATTATGCCCCAGAGCCTGGATCCCCTATGGATCCCCAAAATAGGCCCTTTTTGGCCATATATAGCCCTTTTACCCCCTATATAGGGGATCCATAGCGTGTTTGGGGCCTATTTGGGGATCAGATCCCCTTTTATACCCCTAAAAAGGTCGGTGTTTAAGTGTGAAAATGGTGCTACACTGTGCATATGGATCCCCAATGGAGTAGATCCGTGTACCGATACTGCACCGTTTGTGCGCAAGATTCATTCCATTCACTGGATCCCATGTGACAGCAATGTTACAGATGAGTGAATTGTGCGTAACATGGTTGTCACACTTGTAACCTAAGCGTCACACTCCTGTCACATTACACAACGAGTGAAGCACGACACAGGGAGTGAACCGTGTCAGTAACGTGTAGTGTACACTTACAGTGACCCCACACGCACACACGTATTACCTTGCAGGTCGCATGCCAACTAGGATCCCCTCGGAGGCTTCGTGTGCTGGCATGTGTGCGTGTCTATTCTTACACGCTTCACAGTTACCTCGGCTCCGGCCGGGCAGCTACGCCGGAGCCTGCGAGCTAGCAGCCATGTGTCACGAACGGACACGGTGTGCGACAAGTAGATCTTGATATTCCTCATGCCCTCATGATACTGATGTGGAGTTACGTGTCAAATTCCGTGCACGTTCACATAAATTGCAATTAAATTCATTTCGGCTATTGACTCCGGAGCAATGATGGTAACGCGTGAGGGTTTAACCGTGTGCACGCAACGCGGAACGGATCCCCAATCATTAGGGATCCGTTCGCTGGGGATCGTGGCGGGATTACTTGCGGATCAATTTGGGTGCTTGCACGTTGGTGAACCAACAATCGGGATCGTCGGGGTTGATCATGTGGCCGAAGTAACCATGGCCCCAGTAGGAATCATCCGCTTCCTGGGCCGTCATGAAAACGGTTTCGTCCGCGGCCTCGCACAGCGCGTCCACACCCAGGCCACCGGCCTTCAAGAGCTCACGCACGCGACGCTTGTTGTGCGTGCGGCGTGCCTTGCGGCGCATGTAGCGCTGGTTGCCGTTGGTGTCGCTGTGACCGAGGCAGGGAGTCTTGCGGTACGAGCGGGCCATTTTATCCTCCGGGGGCGGGGTGGTTAGTATCTCCGCCCGTAGATATAAGGTAAGCATCATTGATACGTTGTCAATATGTGTGCACGAAAAAGAAAAAGAAATTAAATGCGCTTTGCCTATTGCCTTTTCGGGAAAGATGGTAACGCGTGAGGGTTTAACCCTGTGCACGTGCACGAAAAAGCCCCGAGCGTTTCCACCCGGGGCTTGCAGGAATCTCGGGGCTAGAAGGGGATGCCGTCCCACTTGTCCTTTTCGTACGCGTCTACGTGCGCGTCATACTCCGTGGTCTCGTAATAATACTTGGTGGCGACGTGAGCATCCTGTTCCAGCCACGCCTCTGAGAAGGCATCCACGGCGGCCTCGTAAGCCAGGGCATGCGGGCAGTCGAGGTCGTTATGGCGGAAGACGCTAGGGAACCACGCGTTATCTTCATAACACGTGCACGCGTTGTTAAGCGCGTCTAACTCAGCATCCAGCTTGGCGTTGGCGATTGCATAAGCCGTCATCTTGTTACCTCCGGTGGTTTGTGGTATCGTGGCCATGACTAGAACATAAGTCGCCTTGTTACGATGTCAAGCGCTTCGCAGAAACAAAGAAAAATAATTTTGTGGGTTGACCACAGCGATTTAATGGTAACGCGTGAGGGTTTAACCCTGCCCCTTAGGGGCGCTTGGCCCCCGGGCTTACTCGCCGATATCCAGCATGCCCATGATCATGGCTTGCTCGGCGCCGAGCACGTTGCTACCGCCGCACGAAGGGCAATCGTACCCTTCCGCGTCGGGCTCCGTTCCATCGCGCGTGAACTCCGCGCAGTCGGGACAGAAGCCCACATAGTTATAGGTTGCTTCGCGATACTCGATTTCACTTACTTGCGTCATGGCTTTCCTCCTAAAGGGCACCAAGGGTTGCCAGGGATACGTAGTTGCCTCCCTGGGCTGTGATGATATGGTCTAGCACGGGAACCCCGAGGAGATCCCCGCATTGCTTCAGACGCGCAGTGAGCTCGATATCATCCCTGCTAGGGGCCGTGTCCCCACTGGGATGGTTGTGCGCGAGGATAACGGCGGCGGCCCCAGCGATGACCGCCCCACGGAATACTTCGCGGGGATGTATCTCGACACTGCCCAGCGAGCCCATAGCCACCGTTTGAACGGCCAGGCATTGGTGCTTGGTATTGAGATACATCACAACGAAAGTCTCTTGAGCCCGGCTGTGAAGGCCGTAGGCGTCAAGTATTTCGTTGGCGTGCTCTGCCGTACTGATCTTGCGCTGGGCATCAATCCTGCGCCCAGTGTAGGTCACTTCCGCTTCTCTTAGAATCATGCCCATGGTCTTACCTCCGGTAGCATCTAAGATAAGCACTATTGACAGCGTAACAAGGGCAAAAGAAAATAAAACTATTTACACTTTGGGGGTTGCGCAAAGTGAAAAGATGGTAACGCGTGAGGGTTTAACCCTGCCCAGCTACGGAAACGGCGGATCCCCGTTTGGAGATCCGCCTGATGGATCTAGTCCATCAGCCAATCGGTGCCGGCCATCTCAGCCATGATCCCAAAGACGTCTTCCCACATGGTCTCCTCAGCCGACCGGTGGGAAAGGGATCCATCGCGCCCCTTGTCGTGGGCCAACTCGTGGATCATGGTCCCGAGCAACCGTTGCAGCTTGCCCGTCACCTGGCGATTGATCCGGATCTCTTTGCTCCCGTGAGAGTAGGTCCCGAGGGGGGCGTCGGGTGCCGTGAATCCGAAACACCGAATCCCATCCAGGCGATCCCTATCGGCGACGTCGGCCAGATCCAGGAGATTGATCGCCTTGTTCCAGTTGACGCGTTCCTGGGGATCCAGGTCGGCGACGGCCACGTAGTCTCCGCTGGAATCGATCGCCTTGTTTAGGATCTCCTCGATCGTCCCGAATTTGTTGGCCAGGACCTTGCCCATGCCGTCGGGAACCACGATACCCTGCAGACCGTAGAAGGACACCTTGGTGGCTTCGTCTTCGTTGGCCACCGGCACAGCCTTGTCACCGTAGGTATCGGCGAAGGTTGCGGAGATCTGCTCACCCACTTCCTTATTAGAGTAGCGGCAGCAACCGGCCAGACGCTTCACGTCGGGCATGTCGGATTCGAGCATACCCCAGACATTGGAGATCCAGTCTTCGTCTTCGTTGTGCGCGCAAAGGGACGTCCAGAGTTGGGCCGCGGCATAGCCGAGATCATAGTCGTCGACCATGCGGCGATCCCGATCCAGATCCAACCCACTGGCGAAATCGTAGCCCACCGCCAGCTCGGGTTTGGTGCAGACGTAGATCCCTTTGCAGTAGATGCGCCCCTTCATGTTCTGGCCAAACAGGATGGATCCCGAGTAGCCAACGCGCTGGATCTCGTGATCGGGGATCTCGATGCACCGCAGGAAACGATCCTTGTAGTCGTTCCACTGCCGTTTGGAGATCTTGATCCGCACAGTGAAATCGGACGTCGGGCGATCCCCGTAGTAATCCTGGCGACGCTTGCGCACCTTGACAGCCAGGACATCCACGCCAGCGTAATTCTTGGACGCTTCAATGGCCGGTGTCCAGATCTCATCCCCATTCAGGAATTTGACTTCGATCCCCTGGCGCAGTAGGGCCAGCACACCCACCTTGAGACCATCGCCATGCTGGCCACGCAAGGCGTCGTTGTCGCGCTTGGTTGACTTCCCGAGCAACCACACAGACGTGTCCAGGACACAGTCTCTGTTGGTCACTTCAAGCCATCCGTTGTCGTGGTTGTAATACGCGGGGTAGCCTTCGTCATGGCTATCCAGGGCATTTTGCATGACTTCCCGCAGTCCTTCCCATACGCTCCAATCGGGGGCGTATTCTGCGGTGATACTGAGCTCGAAACGTGCCATGTTTTGTCTCCGGTTTGTTGGTTCTCGGTCCGTGCAAATAAGATAAGCACTATTGACAGCGACACAAGGACCACTTTGCATTTTCTCAATCTTTTTTCGGCACGGAGTTTGCAACGCGCGCACCTTATATACTGGCAGGGTTAAACCCTCACGCGTTACCATCATATTGACGATGTCAAGTATTACAGGCAAGAAAAGCGATTTTTCTTTTTTCGCACAAAAGCTTGACTCTGAAACAAGGCTGCTTATATTCTATGTACGGCGCCGCAAGTTAGGGGCCGCACCGGAGGTAAAAGTGATGCGAGATTGGATGTGGACCTGGCTAGGTCGGTAAACTGGCTCACGGTGTTTACGCTAGGGCAGCGGCCACCGTGCTACTTAACCGGCAGCGTAGGGATCCAACGCGTAAAGGGATCCCGCGGTACCAGCGCTGAGACCGGCAACGTCAAAGCCCCCAACCTATTAACGCCAGGACGCTAGCCACCTGGAGCATTCCGCTCCCGTTTCCCTTTAGGGGTGTAGGTTAAACCCTCACGCGTTACCACGAAAATTACGTTGTCAAGTATTACAGGCAAAAATAAAGGGCGCCCTTTCAGACGCCCTCAAATGCCCCGTGTTAGGAGCAAGGGTGCTAGGCACCCATGAGCCGTTCATAGTAAGCCTCGCGCTCCCAGGCCGCTTGCTCCCGCTCCTGGGCCACGATTTGATCGTGCAGCTTGGGGTCCTGGTTTTTCAGCGCGGACCAGTCGATACAGTGGACCTTGCCCGTGCCCTTGCAATGGGGACACGCGCGATCATAGCGACCGGCCATGTAGTCCTCCTGGAAATCGGGATCTTCCTGGGCCCACTCGCTAGCGGTCCAGGAGCCCATGTGCGCGGACGTGCGCCCGTCCCCTTCGCAGTCGTCACAGATGCGCCACTTACCAGGCAGCGTCACCTCGTAGCTGTCCCCGTCTTCGTCATAGACCGTGTATTCGATATCCTTGGGCATGGTTTTTCTCCGGTGGTTGGGTTGTAGCCAGAATATAATCACTATTGACAGCGAAACAAGGGCAAAAGAAAAATAATTTTGTGGGTTGACTTCCGAGCTGGAATGGTAACGCGTGAGGGTTTAACCCTGGGAGAAGGCGGGCGCGTGCCCGCGTCTGCTATAGAACGCTCCACCTCCCTTTTTCGTAGAATTCGATCTCCGTGCACCCGAGCCCAGGCATCCCATAATCGTCCAAGGGCTCGAATTCCGTTTCGGGAGTGCAGACACCGGAGACGTAAACTGCGCCGTCGTCATCGCGCATACGGAAGCGCAGCGGGGCCGTGAGCCCTTCGCGCCAATTGCGGGATGCTACTCCCACACTATCCAGCGCACAGGCCATGTGCGCTTTGGTGATCTTCCAAGCCATGGCATTACCTCCCTAGCAAAGGTCCTGGTTTAGTGCGATGCGCACGTCGCGCGCCACCTTCCGCTTCAAACGGGTAGCCGACAGGTTGTCTGCCACCCATCCCCACTCACGCACCGTATTCGCAGCCGCGTCCACCCACGCCTTGTGAGCAGGGATGCAACCGGTGGCAATGAAGATCTCCGCCGCGGGTCGGCAGACAGCGCAAAGCTGCGCCCCTGACACGTTAAACCGCGTACGGGCGATCTCCGCCCACTGCCGCCACTCGGAACGTGCTTTGGTGATCTCGGTCGTGGTCATGGTACTATCTCCGGTTTGATTTTGGGCGCACCTATCCCCCCAAAGGGGCTAAGGTGCGAGCCGGGAGTATTTCTCCCGCCGTAGGTAAAATATAAGTCGCCTTGTTACGAAGTCAATATAAAAAGAAAAATAATTTTGTGGGTTGCCTTTTCTCGAATCGTGGTAACGCGTGAGGGTTTAACCTATGCTCGTAGGGGATCCGAGTTGGATCCCATCTTTGGTTCACAGATAGAAGCGATACTCGATTGTGGGTTGGAACGATGCCCCTTTGTGGCGCACCCTGCGTCCGTAGGAGCATTCCACTCGGCGGACTAGATCAGCGAGATCCGCATCACTGTAGAAAACCTCGCGCATCTTCCCTTGCACGAATACTCTGATCCTAATCTTGCACATTGGATCTCCTAACGGGGGTTGATCCCCATCCGATGGTTGAGATTATCCACGCGGGATTCGAGGATCCCCAGGAATACCTCTGCCGCTTCACTGTCCGCACGGTAGCCAGCTTGGCACAGCGCAGCAATGGCAGCGGATTCGTCAAGCACGGCCACGGAGTAACCGTACAACTCTTTGACTAGGGGATCCGATACCACTGGCAAGGGCATCGTTTCCGCGAGTCGCTCTGCTTTGGGGTAGGTCGTCATGCGTATAAGATAAGTCGCGTTGATACAATGTCAATAGATGTAAGAAAAATAATTTTGTCTGTTGACTTTCCCGCAGCCGTTGCTACGCGTGAGGGTTTAACCGTACCTGGTAGGACGCACGCCCCCGGTTTCCCAGGGGCTACGCTGCTAAACAGCGCTGCGATTGATGTAATAGACGTCGTAACCGTAGTTGCGCCGTTCGTCCGCATCATTGCGCACGCCTTTACCCTGGCACCGGAAGCAAATCCCACCGGGGCCTGTGGGCTTCCCGTTCAACATGCCCGTAGTGAACGCACCCGAGCCCGCACAGCGGCGACAAGTGAAGGTCACGTTACGCGCGGCCCACACCCACTGCTTAGCCGTAGGCTCGGTCACGCCCTTGGTGCCCAGGAGATCGCGACAAGCGGCCTGGAACGCCTTTTTACTCGGCGCGTGGCTCCGGCCCTGCACTAGCGCGAACTCCCGCCGCAGGTCATCTGTGGACATCTCAGACAATTTTTTCTGCGGCTTCGCTTTGCGACGCGGGGCGGCCTCAGGCATGGGCACGCGGTAGCCTTCGCGCTGCATATCACGCGCCGTTTCCCGCGCGTCCGCAAGCTCAGGCCCCAACTCGCGACGCTCGCGCGAGTAGACGTAACCCTCGTGACACCCTTTCCAGTATTCAGCGTCCGCGGCAGCATCGCCCGAGGGCTTGCAATTCGCGTGATACTCGCGACCGTCGATCTTGACGACCTCGGGCGTACGCACGCCATGGTTAAAGGGCACCTTACATCCGTTGCAGTATCCTTCGCGATCGTTGGCCATTTTCTTACCTCCGGTTGGTTGCCCGTAAAAGATAAGTCGCCTTGTTACGATGTCAAGCATTTTTCTTGCGGGCATCGCACGCGCGCCACCGCACAGCCCATGGTTAAACCTTCGCGCGTTACCACGAAAGCCCCCGCGTCAAGGGGATCCGTGGCGTTTTTCTGTTTTTATTTCGGATCCCCTTTTCAGATCCGAGACGCTGCAAAAATGGTTCCTCCCATGAAAGCCAGGAAACGGATCCCATTTCCTGTGTGAGTCCACAAGTAGACCGCGCAGAATACCAGCGCAATCGCGAGCACAAGACGGACAACCCTATTGGTACGCATGACGTTTGCCTCCGAGGATGCGCGCGGCCAAGTAGCCATTGAAAGCCACGAAGCCAACGACCCGATACCATGCCTGCACCGGATTGGAGATCCAGACGCAAAGCACAACGACGATCAGAACGATCAGCCAAATGGCGATCAGCTTTTTGATCCACTCCCACATGACGGATCTACTCCCCAATGGATCCGCTAGCGGTGGCGAAGTCGGGCACCGTCGGATCCGCAAGGTCCACCGAATAGATCCCACCCATCAAATGGTGCGCGTAGGCTTTGGAGATCGGCCGGAGGATATCCTCTGCCTCCCAGCGTCCGATCTCTTCGTGATACCAGCGACCACTAGTGGAGCACAGCAGGGTGGACCCGTCACCCAAGGGGACGATAAAATCCACCGTGATCAACTCGCGGGGATCCGTGGCGGACATGGGCGCTCCTGTCGGGATCAACTCAAGGGATCCGATGATTTCTTGCTCTGTCTGTAACATCATAACTCACCTCGCAATGATGGCAACCACGCGATCCGTTCTGTAAACCGCGCGGTTCCGGTCGGATGTCCAGGAGCTTTTGCCGTAGGTGTTACCGTCCAACGTGACAGCGCTGGGCAACGTACTGTAAGCCTGGTAGCTATCACAGTACGTTTCGAGATACTTCGCGCTCCTGTCGGGGAATTCCCCGTGGCAGGTGACTGTAACCGCGTTGAGTGCCTGAGCTTTCATAGTGTGCCTCCGATGCATAGAATATAAGTCGCTTTGATACGGAGTCAATAGGGCAGTGTCAATTTTTACGCGGAAGAAAAATCGAGAAAACACATTCGGCGGGGTTGACTTCCGCGCAGGGATGGTAACGCGTGAGGGTTAAACCCTGTCTGAAAATAAAAAGCGGACCGGTGGTTACCTCCAAGGCCACCGGTCCGAGTTATGTTGCATTGCCCGCGGTAATTATCGCATCACGAGGGCAACGCGGGGAGTAGCGCGCACCCGAGAAGCACGGGCAGCCTTGCGCGCGTTTATACGCGCCAGATCGGCCACCGCCTGCGCTCTGTTGTGCGCGTCCGCCTGCCGTGTCCACTGGACCGCGCAAGCGTCGCGCGAAGCCTGCGGGGCGCTGGCGAACTCTGGGGAGCACATGAGCTTAACCACGTCCTCAGCCTGCGCGGGAGTGACGGCGCTCATGAGCGCCACCGCGACTTTGCTGCTGAGAAGCATGCTGATCAGGAATTGAACGGCTACGTCGTGGGTGGTCGGGTTGGTTGTCATGGCTTTTCCTCCGGTTAGTAGCGGGGTGGTTTGTCTCCCGCTGTGAAACAAATATAAGTCGCCCTGTTACGAAGTCAATATTTTCTCGCAAAATAATTTATTTTTCTTTTTCGCGCTTGCGGGGTTGACTTTCGCGCGGGAATGGTAACGCGTGACGGTTTAACCCAGGGGACAAAAGGGCAAATGGGGGCACCGCGTAGGCGCTCCCATTTGCGTTGTGCTGGCCGTTTTTAGAACGCGTCCGGTTCATACCACCGGCTGGCATCCTCGCGACACATGAGGCTATAGGTATTCCAGCGGTGCAGACGGGGCTTGCCCGAGCAGATCCGCACGTTGGACATGTCCGAGCGCCGCCGTGCGTTGGCCGCTACGGTCTCCGCTTCCCGGTGATCGTCGCAGGGAAGGATCACCCGGTTGTCTTTGCCTTCCGACTGGCCCCACCCCGACAGGAAGGTATCAGTGGCGGTCACGTAGAATTTGGCCTTGGGGATCTCGCGCTGGCTTTCGATCATGGTTGACATTGGCTTTTCCTCCGGTTGCTGGTTTCTGTCCGCTGCTAGATAAAACATAAGTCGCCTTGTTACGAAGTCAATAGAACAGTGTCGATTTTTACGAACAAAAATAAATCACTTTTCTTGCGCAAAGGGGTTGACCGCGGCGAAAAGATGGTAACGCGTGAGGGTTAAACCCTAGGGGCGAGGAGAGGAGATCCCCCCGCGGATCCTAATCCTGTTAACTGGGGATCCGAAAGGGGATCAAGAGGGGATCTGGCTAGGGATCTGCTTTTGTATAGAGACCTTTTCCTCCTATTCCTGGGCTTCTGTGGATCCGATAATCATGGGATCCGTTGGATCGGGTGCGCCCAGCTCGATTACCTCGAAACCAACGTGATCCTTAAAGGCTTCGTGGCGCGCGTGGTAGCGATCCACGGATTCGCGGGAGCATTCACACTTGCGCCGGGATCCCAAGCGGCCACAAGGGCAGCTGGGGGCGCCTGCGATAAGATAAAAGTCTGTGTGATCTTCCTTGTCCCCTGCCCGCAGGATCCGCTTGTTCACGAAACCGTGGCCCACCATTTCGAGCAAGGGCCGTCTGAACTCCGGCATATCGTCAAGGTACAACGTGCCCCCGTTGGCCAGGTGGACTTCGCCGGGGTATTTCTTGCTCCCCAGCATGCCCGGATTGCTCACGGTATGGTGAGGGGCGCGCAGTGGTCCACCCCTTAGCATGGCCAGCATACGGCCAAAGCGGAGCTTACCACAGCCCACAGGGCCAACTAGCAGGATAGGCTTGCCTGCGGCCATGGCATTAAGCGCGGCCGTGAGAACGCGCACAGAGACCTTGAGACCGTTGATTGTGGTAGTAGGGGCCATTGCTTTACCTCCGGGTTAGTGCGGGGTGGTTAGCTTCGCTGGGTTTCTCCCGCCGCAAACAAAACATAAGCACTATTGACAGCGAAACAAGGCGAAAAAGAAAAATAATTAAATGCGCTTTAGGGGTTGACCGCGGCGAAAAGATGGTAACGCGTGAGGGTTTAACCCTTGACGTCCCGCGGGGCGAGGGGGCGCGGCCGGATCCCCTGGGCCTAATCCTGGTAATCGGGTAGGGTTAACGGATCCCCTTTGGTGTTAGTCCTAGTATCTCATTTTGTATAGAGGGTGGATCCCCAATGGGGATCCAGGCAGGTTTTGTATAGAGGCCCTTTGGCCTATCGGGCAGCTGAGGGCATGATCACCAGGTCGTCGGGCAGGTGATCCCCGTAGGGATCCATGAGACGGAGCGCTTGTTTCACCGCCTGGCGCTGTCGCTGCTTGAAACGTCGCCGGGCCTTACCCTTCCCGTTGCCATTGTACTCTTTTCGATTCGTGCGGGCCATTTTCTTACCTCCGGTTGGTTGTTTGGTTATTTACGGAGCCCTTCTAGCCATTCCCGATCCAGCTCGTCACGGGCCACGGCCATTTCCAGGAAATCCCGGAAAGCGTCCGGCGCACCTTGGTTGTCGATGTATTCCAGGGCCAGCGCTAGCGCATCCTCACAGGATAACCCATGGTATTCTGTGTATTGATCCATGATCATTTCGGCGCTCATAGCCTTTACTCCTTATCCACCGTTAGTGCCAGCGCCACTTCGCGGCCGTAGCCGGTGAGCCGCATCTTGATCGGGCCAAAGCTGCCCTCTTTGCGGTGGGCCAGGCCGTTGTTCACCAGGAAATCCGCCTGGTACTCTGCCAGCTCGTGGTGCGAGTAGAAAAACGCGGGCTTGCACGCGCGCTCATACTCGCCCATTTCCCGCAGGACCTTTGCCGCCGCGGTATTGCAGATCTCGTTGGCCAGTTTCGTTGCTGCCTTGCTCATTTGCTTTGCCTCCGGTTGAACGTACCAAGAATATAATCACCCTTGATACGTTGTCAATGGGCTAGTAGGGCGTATTCTCGAAAACCTCGGGGCCGCCGTCCGAATCCAAGCTGATGGCCCCTGGAGCCACCGCCCGCGCCAGGGCGAGAATGGAGACCACGACGGCATCGTAGGGGCGATAGGCTGTCTTGCAGAACGAGAATCCCGACCCCTCACGTTCCAGGCAGAACGTCTCGTAATCGTCATCCTCTGCCCCGTTGAGCCAGATCTTGTCTTTGGATACCTCCGGCTTGGATCCACTATTGGCCAAGCCATCGGCCAGCTTGATCCTGTCATTCCCGGCGGCCTCGATGACATACTTGGCGCCGTCCATGATGCGCGTCCACTGCTTTTCGGTGAAAGGCTTGCTCTGTTCCCAGTAATGTGTGTAACCCATTTGCTTGTCTCCGGTTGGTTAGGGTTTCTTGCTTCGTGTGTAAAAGATAAGTCGCTTTGTTACGATGTCAATATAGACAAGCGCAAAAAGAAAAACAAATAAAACGCACGCAGGAGGTTGACCGAGCTCGAAAGATGGTAACGCGTGAGGGTTAAACCTAGGTAGGAAAGTGAGCAGCCGAGCAAGCGACCTTCCCGGTATGCCCTAGGCTGTGCACCGCTAAGGGCTGCGTGGGGTCGGCGGATTGCTCGGTCTACTCTAACCGTTATGATAAGCGGTTATTATACGTTGTCAAGTTTTACAGATACCCCAGGGCACGCCCCCACCGCTTCACACCGTGGTGCTCCGCCTTGGGAATGCAGTCGGCGATAGCTTCGGCGATGGCCATACCGCGATCCTGGGCGACCTTGACGCGCTCGTTATCGTACCCGTCGCTTTCCGCGTCCAAGTAGAACGTGGCGCTAAAGGGCATACACTGATGTTCACCCCGAGGGGAACACAGGAAAGCAGCCAGACGCCACGCGTAATAGATGAGCCCTTGACGGTTGCGCTTGTCCTTGGCCACCTTGTAGGGCTGCTTAGGGCTGGACGCGCGCAGACGGCCCTTGTTCTTCCCACGGGATACCAAAGCCCCCTGGGCAATGAAGAAATCCTCGGCGCTCAGCTTGGCCCTGAGGGCTTCCACGTTGACCATTGGCATTTGACTGGTGAAATACATCTGGCTACCTCCGGTTTAGCGGGGTTGGTTTAGTTTCTCCCGCTGTGAAAACAAATATAAGCACGCTTGATACGGTGTCAATATGGACAAGCGAAAAAGAAAAAAGAAATAAAGCGCACGATGCCCCTTGCCAAATTCGTTTTCGTGGTAACGCGTGAAGGTTAAACCCTACCCGCAGACAAAAACGGACCGGCTAGCGTAACTGCCACGGGGCAAGGAATAGGACCCCGCTTGAAACCGCTAGCCGGTCCGTGCGCGCTTTTTAGAGCGCCTTGGCTGTGGCGCTTTCCAGCTCCACCAAGTCTGCCATGACGGCTTCCGAGTCGCCCCCGAAACCGGAGATGGTAACCCAGCCACCCTTGCCCCGGAGCACCCAGCACCCGTTACGGGTTACCTCGGGCGTGCCCCCGTGGTATCTGTCATTGGGCCGCAAGAGGGCGTCGATCAGCTCCCGCTTGGCCTGGACCTTCACGGCCGTGTCCGAGATAACGGTGAATTTGACTTCGTTGGTTGTCGTGGTGGCCATTGTCTTACCTCCGGCGGGGCTGGTTGGTTTATTTTCTCCCGCGTTAGATACAAGATAAACACTATTGACAACGTAACAAGGGGCAAAAGGAAGAAAATCGAAAATAGTTTTTACGAAAAAGTGACCTGTAAGACTTGACGCGATGGATTTAATGGTAACGCGTGAGGGTTTAACCCTTTATGGGGTGGGCTCGCGGGGTGCGCGGATCCCCTTCTACGGTGTTAGTCCTGTAAGAGCGTGGATTAGGGATCCGTTGGGGTGGATCTAGTAACGGATCCCCATTTTGTATAGAGCCGGGGTGGCCCTAGTAGAGCGGATTAAAGCTCCGACAAGGGGGGATCTTCGTCGGGGTTGTCCTTTTCCCACTGCTCGCGCGCCATTTGGGATCTATGTTGCGCCATGACGTGGTGCTCCCCCTTGGAGATCAGATAGCGACGCAGCCGTTCTGTCCTGCAATCCAAGCAATCGCAGTCAATCTCTTCCCATAAGCTGAATTCCTCACTGTAGCGATCCAGCTCCCCTTGTTCCAGCGTTAGGGAGTTGAGGGGGATTGAGGTATCAGCGTAATAGGCTGAGAAAAACAGGTATTGCTTCGTGACACACAGCCGGGGCATTTCGGTCCTGATGTTTTCGTCGCCAGTGCATGCTTCGGTGATGGCATTGTACAGTTTGGGATCCTCATCTTGATCTACAACGAAGGTCTCGTGCTCCAAGAGGGCATCCATTAGACGCTCCGGGATACTACCGGCCATTGGGTGAAACCACATGGCCTCTGTGTCGACCAATTCGATCAGCTGGATCCCCGGCGCCGCTTCCTGGGCGCGCTCGAAAGCTCCCAGGGCTTCCTGCAATCGGTTGGCGATGATGGGATCCCAGCGGATCACACAGGCTAGGGGATCTGCAGCGTCGCCTTGACCCAGCTCGTTAGCGTAGATCACCAGGTACTTGTTCATAGTGGCGGTCATGGTTGATCTCCTAGGCGGCTTTGGCCGGTTTCCATTTCTTGGGGATGCGCCCCTCGAAAATCATTTTGTCCTGGGGCTTCGTGGTGAGCTTATCCCAGAGCTTGCGGTTTTCGGTAGTGTCCCCAGGGGTCTCGTAGGCTTCAACGGCGCCGTCGCGGATCACATAGGCATATGCAATATCCGCATTGATCCAGGGGTGGATACAGAATCCCAGAAAATCGTTGCCGTTGGTATCGAAGATCTGCTTAATGTAGGTGCTCTTGGGCATGCTTGGATTGTTCTCTTCGTAGGCCCGCTCTTTTTCCGCGTAGGCCAGGCGATCCTCTGCAGCTCTTTGCACCAGGAACACTAGCAGCTGGGCGGCGTAATGACCGATGTCAAAATAGCCGCGGCGCTCCCGATACAGCTTGGAGAACTCGGCGATCAGTGGCACCATTTCCTCAGGGTAGCCGTCGCTGTGGATGTACAGATACACAGGGGTATCCAAGGACATGGTCTCTTCAATGATGATGTTGGCTCGCGTACCCATGGCTTCTACCTCCGGTTGCTTGCGGGGTGGTTTGTGTCCCGCGTTAGATACAAGATAAGTCGCTTTGATACGCTGTCAAGTTTGACGCGCAACAAAAATCATTTTTCTCGGTTACTGTAGCAACGCGGGCAGTGCCAGCCTTCCTTGTGAGGGGTAAAGGTATGGTTGTCTCCTGTGGTCCCGCAGGTATCGCACGTAAGCGTTGCCAGCTCCCGCCACTCGTGATAGCATATCTCGCATGCTACGGTGACTGTGCCGTACTCTCGGGGCCTATCAGACAGCATACAGTCATGTTCTGCGCCGCACTTGGGGCAGTTGACTTGTGGGTCCTTGGTAAGCTCCGCCGCTTCCATGATATGGGTAAGGAGTCGGGAGTTAATTGGACCGGCTACCATACGCTTACCTGATTTGTGGGTGGCGGTGTAGGCTATGCGCCCCAAGAGTAAAGTGTGGGAGACTTCTACTGCGTAGCTCTCCATGGATATCACAGCGCCACCGGCTTTAATGCGCACTTGGCTTTGCGCGAGGATATGCTTGCCCTCGGGGGTGTTGGGATCAATTTCCACGGGGCCGTCAAGGTCCGTAACGGATTTAACGATGGGTTTTACCCCTGGCACGTTTTCATCTAGGGAGTAGAGATCAATCCACGTCGCCCAATTGTCGGTAAACACCAAACGTTCTAGGGAATGGTGCTCGTGTAGTGAGCTGTGCAGAAAAGAGATCCGCTCTAGCAGCTCGTGTGCATACTTCGGCACCATATGAACTAGCACCGCTGGTCCGTATTGCAGCCCGTAATAGTCACCAGGCAGTAGTAGGATCGTGGTGGGGTCAGGCATCGCTCTTATCTCCGGTAGCAGTGGCTTGCTCTAGCAGCCACGCGGGCCGTAGGGCTTCGGTCTCCAGGTGCCTATCGCCCAAGTTTGCGCTGTAATACACGTAACCAGGGGAAATAGGGCTAGCGTAGACCTTCGCGCGGTTACCGTCTGCTTTTAACGCAGCTCCCCCGTGGTCTGTGCGCTCCCGGCTTTGCTTGATGACGTGTTCGCCTGCGGTAGTGGTGGGGTCTACGCGTACACAGTAGTCGCGGTCGCCCTCTGGGTCCATGTCCACAACCCCCGGGATGTTATAGTCCAGGGAGTTAAGGTCAACCCATACCCCTTGATTCTCGTAGTAGGCCATACTCGATAGACCATTGTCCTCTAAACTGCGGAAGATATCCACGCGGTTTAGCAGCTGCTTTGCATACTCCGAGTCAAATTCGAGGAGCAATGCAGGGGACTCGTTGCCAGTGTTGGGAGTAACGCTCGCATGCACTAGCAGATAGGTGGTTTTCTTGCGTGGCATTCTTACCTCCGGTTGCGGCGATTAGTTTCTCCCGCCGTGCAAATAGTTTAAGCACTATTGACAGCGAGTCAAGGCGGCTTAGCAAGAAAATCGAAAAAGAATCGAAAGAAAATACGTAAAAATAGACGCCAGGGGTTGACGGGGACGAAAAGATGGTAACACGTGGGGTTAAACCCTTCAGGACCAGGGGCTCGCGGGGTGCGCGGATCCCCTTCCACGGTGTTAGTCCTGTAAACGGATCTAGTGGCGGGCTAGGGGATCCATTTTAGCTCGGATCCCCATTTTGTATAGAGCCGGGGTGGCCCTTGGGGATCAATAGCTAGTGCCGTAAGCAGCGAAATCCTCACAGTCCAGCTTTTCGCCACGTAGGATCTGCTCTAGCACCTCGATTATGCGTTTCTCGTCATCACTGTAGCCCGCAATACCCTGGCTAAGCTTAGCCATGATCTTGTAGTACCGCAGATTGTTGACCAGCGTGGCCATGATATCGTCCGAGCACGCTTTCATCAGCTCGTTGGTACGCTCGAAGTGCTCCAGCTCGTTCTGCAAGGGCCGTAGGCGTTCTACCACGTCACTTACGCCCGCGTGATAGCCCTTATCGAGGTAGCGACTGTGCTTTTCGGTGCTAGGGAACAAGGAACGGCCTCGCTTGTAGCAGCCCCTAACCACGTCCCGGAGTTGCTCAGTCAATGATTTCTCGTTGTCGGTTGTCATGATGGATCTCCTAAAGCCTAAACTCGTATTTCTCGCCCTTCAAACAATCCTCAAGGGCTTTGATAGCACAGTCGGTGCCGTAGGTGGGCTCACCTTCACAGCTGAGGACCGAGCGAGTGTTGCGGTACACCTTCAGATTGTTGACCAGGGTGGCCACGATATCATCCGAGCAGGCCGCTAGCACGTTGTCTGTGCGCTCGAAATGCTCCACGTCTTGACGTAGGGGCAGGAGCTTATCCGCCACGTGACGCACGCCGCACATAAAGCCCAGCTTGTACTCCCGGCTAGCGGTTTCCAGGCCGCCGCCGTTGAAGGTGCGGGCGAGTTGGTTAGCGTACTGAATAACGCCTAGGAGACGAGCGGACAGGGAATCGGGTTTGCGTTGTGTGTTGGCCATTGATCTTTCCTCCGGTTTAGGCGAGCACTGCCATAGCAGCGTTTACACCGTCCACATAGGGATCACTATCCACGTCAATTCCGGCGCAGGCGTGAGCCAGGATCATGGACACAACGGCTTCCACGCCTTCGTTGTGTCGCGAGATATCGAGCACCTTGGGCAGCTTCACAGATCCAGCCCCGGTGTCCGTGTCGGCTTCCACGATGATATCGCCGAAGGGCGTGGAAATTATCATTGTCTTTTGCATGGCTTGTTACCTCCGGTTGCGGCGGGGTGGTTTATCTCGCTTTCGCGGCCCGCTGTGCAACAAACATAAGTCGCTTTGATACGGTGTCAAGTCTTACGCGCAAGAAAAAGCGAAATGGGTTTGGGGATCCGAAAGCTCCGCCTCTTCCATGGCTTCCTTGACTACCTCTGGATCTACTTCGCCGTAGAATCCCCAGCAGGAGTCAACGATCTCGCCGTCGCGTTCGATCTGGTAGCCGTAGACGTTCCCTTGCAGGTAATCGTCCAGGAGCTTGACGGTGGATCTCATGATCTCTTCTAGGAAGCGCCTACGCTTGGCGCTGATTTTTTCCCACTGATAGATTTGACGCGCTTCCCTACAGGTAATGAAGATCCACCCGATCTGGCCGCTATCCCAAGGGCAACCGAAACCCGTGGTATTAACGGACAAGCCGGAGTGATCTATCATGTAGATCGGCAACCGGACCACGGGGTGGGATTTACAGTAATCCTCGAAGTCATGGGGAGTAGCGAAGTCGTTGCAATTTCCGAAGTCATAGCCACGATGCCACATAACCACGCGCACGTCGTGATCCCATTCCTGGATCGGGTTTTCCGCATAGCCTGGATCGTCCAGCATGAATTTGATTGTGGCTCCACAGTGAGTGAAGGGCTTGAAGGGATTCGCTAAGATTGCTTCCATCGTATTCATGATTGTTACCTCCGGCTTAGTCTTCGTTGCGGCTGTTCATAGCGCCCAGAATAGCGCCCATGACGCCTTCGGGATCCTCGGCCCATTCCTGGGAATCCCAGTAGGCCACCTCGCCCACAATTGGATCCACAATGCGCACGTAAGCACACGGTTCTGGATACGACGGGCACCGCAGTTCTGCACCCGTTTCGAGGGGGATCTTGGTTTCGTTGCTACTTGGCATGGCTCTTACCTCCGGTTAGCGGGGGTTGGTTTCTCCCGCCGTGCAACTAACATAAGCACTATTGACAGCGTAACAAGGGGCGCAACGAAAATAAATAAAAATAGTTTAGGGGTTGACGGCCCGCGGATCGTGGTAACGCGTGACGGTTTAACCGTGGCCGGAGCGGGGCCGTAGCCCCAGGGCTTACCAGTCGAACACGGGGAGCTGCACAGCCTGGGGCACCGTTGCGTCAAAACGGACAAACGAGCACCCTTCGTCGAAGGCTAGACCGATGATCTCACAAAATGAATCGCTGAACCCAGCGCTGCGCAGATCTGCTAAGCGCTCAGCAATGCTCTGCCCCGGGCAGTTGATCTGTACCAGCCACCCCGCGCGTTCGATAGGATAGACCAGCACCCACCCTTTCAACTCCTGCATTAACTGTTGATCTTCCCGGGTGTGGTGCGATGGGGACACTCGCATAGTGGTTTCTATTCGTGGGAACATAGATCACCTCCGACTAGGGCTTGAAAGCTGTGTCGTTGGCTTCTAGCCACTTCAGGAATTCCGGTGGATACTCCAGGCCACCCGAGCCTATCTCAGCGTCCCGCACCGCCGCCTGGATACGCCCCAAGTATTTGAAGGGCAAGCGGTAAGTGTAGTAATTGGAAGGCGCTTTGGAGCGCTTGAGTTTCCACACGCCGGTCTGGGGCGTGAAGTACAGGTGCTCGTTTTTAGACATTGGCTTTACCTCCGGTTGGCGTTGGTTTTCTTGCGCCGTTAGATACAAGGTAATCATCCTTGTTACGGTGTCAATAGGCAGATTGACTTTTACCAGTTATACGTGGGGAATCCGTCAAGCACGGTGGCGTCGCAGTCGAAACGAACGTGCGTACACTGGTTTTTGTGCGCCGCTTCCAGGATGTTGCGAAAGGCTTTGCTGAAACCGTAGTGTTTAAGGGTCTCCAGGTATTCGTCCAAACCCACCTGGGGCACGTAGACAATGTGCCCCTCACCCAGAAACGTTGCCACGTCCGGGTTATCGTCCATCAGCTCGTTGTCCAGCTCGCTATGGTGGGCGGTGGAAATGGTGAGTACCCGGGTAATGCAGTCCTGGATCGTGGACCCTTCGGGCTTGTAGGGCTTGTTACGCTTGGAGTAGCAGCATTCACCGTACCATTGGCCATCGTGGGGAGTAGCGGAGTGAGTAGGCGCCGGCTTACCACAACGGCAACAGGTGATCTCCAAGGGCTCTTTCCACTCGTGATGGCAGATCTCACAATCTAGCACGATGTAATCCTTGCCCACAAAACCATCCCACAGGATACACTCGTATTCCACCCCGCACTTGGGGCAGTTGGCTTGGGGATCCATCATTTCCAGCTCGTCTTCGATCTCCTGGATTACTTCCTGCGTGGTCTTTTGATCGGTCGTCATTGGCTTTACCTCCGGTTGGCGTTGGTTTCTTCCGCCGTGCAAATAAGATAAGTCGCTTTGATACGGTGTCAAGTCTTACGCGCAGAAAATAAAAACAAATAAAAGCACGGTGGCCCCTTGACCGAGCTCGGATCGTGGTAACGCGTGAGGGTTTAACCCATGGTGCGGAAGAAAAAGCCCCCGGTGACCTTTGCAGCGGGTAACCACTCCCGCTAGTCACCGGGGGACCGGAGATTACTTGTTAACCGTCGTCGCTAACGCGACAGAGTATCAGCTCGTCTAGCCTACCCTCGGCTTCCATCGCATCCATAAGCGCCCAGGGTACTTGTTTGTAGTGACCGCAAGGGCCGCGTTTAGGCGTGAGCCATACGATACCGTGCCAAAGGTGCGGCCGAGCACAGCAGCCGTTGTAACCGTACTTGCCCATGGGCTGCAAGTCTTCGCGCATATCCGCGATCGGTAGGAAGTGGATACACGTTGGGCAGTGCTTGTCAATCTTGACGCTAGGCATCGCAGCCATCCTCCCGCACCATTGCGTCAACCTTGCGTTTCTGCGGACCGTGAGCCGGGAAAGCGATGATCACGTTGCGCTTGCCCCGAGCACAAGCCTTGCACTGCTCACAGGTGAGGCCGCGCGTTACCGCGGGGCAGACGATAACCTTGCGGCCCGCGGGGGTTGTGGTGGCTTTGGTGACGTCCGAGGGCACAATGGCGACCACTGGCCCGATATCCAGCTCCGCGAGTTGATCGGCGTGGTGGAGATTGTCACCCGACAAATTCACAGTGAATCCGTTGGTGTTCATAGCGGCGATCACTTCCGCGTTATGTTTGGCCACAGTAGGCGTCACTCCCGCCGTGGGCAGCGGGGAGTAATGCGTGTAGGTGAACCCACCCCTGTTAGCCCCGCCGTCCCTATTGGCTTCCACGAGCCCCATGCAGCGGGTTTTATTAAGGCGATTCTTGAACCCGGGGAGATCCCCGGACTCGTTGTGTCGCCAGATCTTCGTGTTCTCAGGCAAAGCCTTAACGTTGGCCAGGAAGTCACCCCAGGGGGTACCGATGTCCCCTCTGTCCAGCTTGTTCCACGTCCAGGACATATGGCCGTAGGCTGAATAGCAGCCGTCCCTAAGGGGACAGGAAGGGGGACAGGTGCCCCGGTGAGACATACTCACGGGGATCGGGCCGGTTTTCTTGTTACCGCTTTTTGGGGTGACTGTGTAATGCGGCGTTAGCATGGCTTTACCTCCGGTTGGCGGGGGGTTGGTTAGTTTTTCTCCCGCCGTGTGAAAAAGATAAGCACGCTTGACAGCGACACAAGGCCAATTGAGCAAAAAAGTGAAAATAGTTTTTCGGCGCCTATCATTTTCGATTTATTTTCGCTTTGTGGGTTGACCGCGGCGAAAAGATGGTAACGCGTGAGGGTTAAACCCTACCCCGCGAGGGGCGCTCAGGGCTCCCGAGGGGTCACCCTGAGCGTTAGTCCTCTAATATTCTATATTAGAGTGCGCCGCAGTGCTATTTGGTAGGCTTATCTGATTTTGTATAGAGGTCCTTTGGGGTTTGATGTAGGGCCGCTTGTCCAGTATCGCGCAGCGTTTCAGCAGCCATAAGCACCTGTTCATAGATTGCTAGCGCGTCCGAGGTTTCCGCGTACTTAAACCCCTTTATTACGTCAATTGCATGGATCAGCTGGGCTCGCCAGTCTTCAATGGCTTCCTGCATAGCCTTGTAGCCGGCTTCCCAGTTGGGGTTATCGTGCTCGGTTGCCATCGTGGTCACTCCTTAGGCTGCTAACTCAGTTGCCAGCTCCGCTTCTGTTGTGGCTACCTCCCGCAGGTCCCGCACCCCGAAAAATTCCTTGGCCTTTTTGCGCACGGTAGCGTCTACGTATTGGACCGCTTGTCGACTGCAGCCGGTGAGATCTGCTACCTCTTGAAGGGTGAGGGGATCATCGGAAAGTACCCGTAGGTCTAACACGATCCGTTGCTTTGGGGAAAGGGTCTGGGCGAACTCGTTGAACATCTGGCGCAGCTCTGATTTCCATTCCACGCGGCGGTAGACTTGCTCAGGGGTGGGGATGTTGCCTTGTAGAGTATCGCCAAAGGTGACTCTATGCTCTCGCCTGGAGTAGGATGCGGTAGATACCTCATTTTTACCGCGCAATCGAACAAGCATAGCCTTGACGGTGGGGATGTCTACGTCAAGCGCTTTGGCTAAGCGCTCCGGGGTTGCTTCGATACCCTGGGCTTCTAGGGCAGCTTGCGTCTTAGACAGACCCCACAGACATTTACGCTGGCCTCCCGTGGTACCCGTGCGCACAATAAACAGGTTATCTCGAAAGGCTTCGAGCACGCGAGCCCTAACCCACTGCATAGCGTATGTGGTAAACCGCGTGCCCTTGTCTGTGTCGAATCTGTCGATGGATTCCATGAGGCCCACGTTGCCCGCTTGGATCAGGTCTAGCAGGGTTTCCTTGCAGCCGTTGCTATACCGCTTGGCTACCTTCACGACCAGGCGTAGGTTGTGCTCCGCGAGCCGTTGCCTAGCGCGTTGGTTGCCGTCGGTGGCCCGCTCTAGCAGCGCCCTTTCATCCTCGGCGGATAGCAAGGGGAATTTGCCCGCGGCTTGCATGTAAAAATTGAGAGTATCGAGATCGGTTGAAGTATTGGCCATTTTTACCTCCGGTTGTTAGCGCGCTTTTCTTGCCCGCTCGATATAGGTTAATCACGCCTTGCTACGGAGTCAATAGAAAAAACACAACCGAGTGTCGATTTTTTCGCAGGCGGGCGCCGGACGGCAGGGTTAAACCGTCACGCGTTACCATTCCCCTTTACGTTGTCAAGGTAGCAAAGCGAAAAAATCGGATTATACTGGGGTCGGAAGGTTTCACGGGCTGGAAAAACGATCGGTCTAGTAGGAGATCTGCGCGCGGCGGGGGCCGCCCGCCACTTTTGCTCTAAGAACGTCTGGAAGGGGAGCTGCTGTAAGGGTTTTGAGCTCAGGCCAGATTTTGTATAGAGAGGGGATTGCGTATTTTGTATAGAGGGGAGGGGCTGAAATTCTAGCGTCTTCTCAGCTTTTCCGCTATGCGCGTAGCCCAGCAGCTATCGAAAGCCTGACACGACGTCCTATGGCCACAGGATCGGGATAGGTTATTAAGCTCGGACCAGGTTTCTTTGCAGCTGCGCAGACAATCCTCGTGGCTCTTGATCCAGCGCTCGTTTACGTACGATTGGTAGCCAAGGGGGCCGCAGCTTTTGGTCATCTTGCAGGTGTTCTCACACTTCGCAGCCACGATGCCCTTTGAAGAGCTCGTCTTAGATGCGCTGCCACAGCTAGTCGCCTTCCATACCACAAATACTAGTGCAATAACCAACACGATTCCCACCACGCCGCCAATAGTCATCCACATATCGTCGGGCTCCTCTTGTTCAGTAGAGGCTGAAGGGTCGTCGAATGGGAAAACGTGGCAACGGGGGCAGTAAAGTTTGTTGTGTTCAGGGATGAATTCTACATCACTGTTACAGTGCGGGCATCTTAGTGGCTGCTTGTCTGTCATTTTGCGTAAACCTCCAAATAAATAGCACCCAGATTATAAACGGCTGTGCTTCGGTGTCAAGCTCGGAGAAATAAAAATGGCCCCTAGGCGGGGGATGTGCCTAGGGGCCCCACATGGGTGGAAGCACAAGTGCCTCCATTGTCATTCAGAGTATAACCAGGAGCTCTGGTCCTTGTCAAGTTGGTAGGGAAAATAAAATGAGCCCCCAAGCGGCCAAACTTGAGGGCTCCCGGAGGTAAGAACGATACTCGAAGTGGGCACTCGAAGGCTAGGTGCGGGGCAAGTGGAGAATCGGGCTCCCTTGCGCGCTACCCAAGGAGGCCTCCCGTTATGCGTAACCTTGGGGCCTGAGTCGCTGGCTTCTTTCTCGTTCAGCCAAGTAGAGTATAACCAGCAAAGCTCCGTTGTCAAGTCACCTAGACGTTTTCGTAGGTGCAGAGAAACTTACCGATGCTTACCGTGAAGATCTTCCCCACCTCGTCTGGGTTGGCCTCGTCTTCCACGACTTCGCAGCGCACCGGGATAGGTCTGGGCCGCGCGATCACACGCACCAGCTGTCCAGTTTTACACTCTCGGTAGACCTTCCCTACCTCGACGCGGTTTAGGATCTCCCTAGCTTCTTCAACGTCGATGGCTTTCGGGATACGTTTGGGTGCGAGTGGCATTAGTTACTCCTTTTTGTTCTTGGACGGAAAAGGTGAAAGGTGCGTAGCAGCGTATTTTACGCCTTCCTCTATTTTCTCTTGGAACGTAGGCGTTCCCTTCTTGTCTTGCGTTGCTGGAGGTTCGTTCTTTTCGATCTTGGCGATCAACTGCTCGCTGACGTGCAGGGACTTGAGGACAGCGCGCAGGTTATCGAGAGCTTGCTTGGCCTCGTGCATCTCTGTGATTTTTACGCTGGCCTCCTCCAACTCCTCGGTCAGGTCCGTTTCTTGCTGAAGCGCTATGGAAAGCTCCATCTCTGCAGAGTTACGGCGTTCATTCTCCAGGCGCAGCGCCTGCCGCAGCTTGTAGGTTTCCCTTTGCGCTTCGTCGCGCGCCTCTTCCATAGCCCTCGCTCGTAGCTCGTGGCGCTGCATCTCCTTGAGAAGGGTATTGACCTCTTGCTCAAGTTGGGTGACCTTGTTTGTGGGCGCGTAGTGCTTGTAGGCTTCGTCGAAGCATCTACTTGCAGCGTCGAAGAGGGCAGACCTCTCCATGGAATACTGCCCTTTAATGTTAACGCGGTCGTACAGCTTGCGCTTCAGGAGGTCTAGGAACAGCTTTTTCAGCTCGGCCTGCTGGTTGCCTTTGGTATCGGACATGATATACTGTCTCCGTAGTGATCAGAGGCAGTATAATCGGTGGGATTTACGCTGTCAAGGTTGCCGTGATCAATCGTCTCGGATAACGCGTCCTCGGCAGGCTTTACGGGAGCGCTCTTTGCGCTGGTCAGTGTGCCTGCCAGCTCCCGAGCGGAGCCGGGCAGCCGTGGCGTAGGGATTACGGGGCTTCACTTCACCCTTTTCAATCACGAAGCTATTCTTTTTGCGCTTGCTCATGGGTTTTGTCTCCGGTTTTTGTTGGCTGGGTTGTCCTTTGTAGTTGGGTGTTCGTTTTTACGCTCCAACTCGGTGCACACTTTACATTCATGCTCCCAGTAACCGTTGAAGTCCAGCTTACCCCAACCGTGGGTGAAGCCCTCGTGCACACCCCACGAGGTTTTACAGTCTGGGTTGCCGCAGGGCTTCATTCGTCACCGTCCCCGAGATCCAGATCCTTCGCGCTCCACATTGCGCTCAAGGTCTCCTGGTCAATCTCCCGTACTAGTTTGGACGACAACCAGAAGTGCTCCCTTTCCTTGAAAGTAGGGTTTTCGCTCCACACCACGCACACCTTTACCATAGGGTGGCCATAATCCGGTCCACCGTCGCCTACATCGTAGAGCTCCTTAGGGTTTTCTGCATCCATTACACAGCGATCGATCACTACCCCTGAGACATCCCGGCCGCCGATAAATACCATGTCTCCGGCTTTGAAAGGCTGCCCTTTTTCTTTATCTATCTTTGGTTTCTTCGCTTTAGCCATGGCGTTACCCCCAAGTAATGTGCTCGCCCTTCTCCTGGGCGTAGGTAATCAGCTCCCGAAAGGCCGTCAGTTGCCGCAGGAGTCGCGCATCAGAGCGTCCGCAGTCAATCACCCGGCCGTTCTGGTACGCGTCCAGAACGTAAGGAGCGCGGGCTGACAGCTGGTTTATGAATCGCATCAGCTTTTGCTGGATACGTGGGTACTCTGTGATCTTGATCATGCCGCCGTGGTCGAATTCGATGTCCAGCATTTCCAGCAGCGCCCGCGCGTTGACGTTGGCTAGGTTCACCGAAGGGGTGAGGCACACGTCGTTCATGCCGTCGCAGTAATGCGAGACACCTTCACCCTCGGTGCGGTACCGGCACGGCGTGCAGAACTCGCAGGGGCGCTTCTCTACGATGAAATTGGCGACGTCAAACGTGATAGACATTGGCTTTACCTCCGTTGTTGGTGACAGTGTAACCAGGAAGCAGAGCGTGTCAAGTTTTACGTCGTACTTTTGCGGTTGCTACTCGAAGAGTGCTGCCGCGTTGCTCTTTTCTGCAGGGGCACCGCTCACTTTGTAGGATCCGCTCCAGCTTTCCCTGCATCGTCCAGTTGCTGAGCCATGACCTGAGGATTCCTAGGGAAACCTTCTTGTCCTGTTCTTGCACTTTAGGCAAAATCTCTGCAGCTCTAGCGCCTGGATTTTCAGCGATGAACTGCAGAGCCTTGTTCTTGGTGCGGTTTGAGTAACGTCTCCTCTTCTTTTTCTTCGCCTTTTCGTTCTCTGGAGAGCTGCTTTGCTTAGGTACAGGCAATCGCGCCTTTCTGCTCTTCTCTCCCTTCAGCATGTCGACATCTCTTCTGAGGGATGTCAGGATTTTTGTGAGGCGCTTGATCTCGCTCTCTAGGATCTGTACTCCAGGACTGGGGTGATGGGTTGACATGTTTGCTTCCTTTTTACTACGCCTTTTCTGGTAGTCTATCTTCGTTGTCCTCGATGAATTCGCGGATCGTGTCCGCCATTGCCAGGAGCTTGCGCCACTGGCTCTTGTAGAGCGTTACGGGGTAGCGTTGGATTCCGTAGACGGACACGCCGCCCTTGGCGCTTACTCGCAGGGTGGTACCTTGCTTCTGAAACTCTGCTAGCAGGGCTCGGGTTGCTTCCAATTCTCTTCGCAGTTGATCTTCGTTGGCCATGGTGTACCTCCGTTCTTGTTACGTGCACAGCGTAATCAGAGGTATTGACTGCGTCAAGTTTATCGCTTATTAAAATGGGGCGCAGCCGCTTATCTCTCGTAGGGACACGTGGTCTTTGGCAGCTGCGCCCCCGGCTAATTCGATTCGTCCAATGAAATCCCCAACGCGTGGGCTGCTGATTCCGCGTCGCATACTACGGACGATTGCATAATACCCCATTCTTTGACTTTTGGTAGCCACTCGACGACTTGCGCGTCTGTGAGCCCCACTGTTTCACCCATGCCATCGTTGGCCGCGATGAACATATTGCCGAAGATAGGCTGCGAGTAGCCGTAGTCTGTCGTTACCTGTCGGTTAGGCTCGCATGCGTAGAAGCCCTCGTCGTTGGCCCACAGGTCCACGCCGGGTACAAGGTGCAGGCAGGTAATAAGCCCTCCAACGATCTCTTGCATGGCGTCGAGGGTGTTTTCCATTTCTTCAACGCAAGGCGGCTCACCCATGCGCAGGGTGATAATCTTGATCTTAGCCATCGGCTTCCTCTTCAACAGAGTTAAGGAACGCTACAGCTTCCACCAATCCCATCCCGGTAGTTCTTCTGATGTACAGAATCACCGCAGGTTTGTTGCGCGTCGACAGCTGCCGCAGCAAAGGAAGCTCCAGGTCCATGCCGTCGTTGTAGGCCATTTCCAGAAAACTTCCGACGATGGTTTTCTTCTCGTAATCGCTCATGGTAGCTAAACCATCCTTGAAATAGGAAGGAGCAGCCCAGTCACTGGTTTGGATACTGGGTTTTCTCGGTGAGATAACCGGGCTGCTCCTTCGATAGGAATTAACTAGCGGTTTGTCACTTCGCTCGTGGGTAGACCACGTAGCCCATACCAAGAGTTTCCCACTGGCAGGGTACCTTGGTACAGCCCAGAGCGTCCTGCACGTCGTCGACGGACACAGCCGGGCCTTCCCAGAACCATCGACCCTTATAGTGCATCAATTCTCCAGCACAGGAATCCTGCATATCGCGGACGAACCGCTGGTGGTCTGGGTGCGTGTAGTCTTCTGGGCGTACACCACGAGCTTCGTCATCATCAAAAGCGTTGTCCGTCATCTTGTTACCTCCATTTAGCCGAGAGCTTATTGGAGCTCGATCGTCCCATTCGCGATCATCGTGGCCGTCTCCACCATTTGAGCGAACACCCTGGCCAGCTCTGGTGTCATATCCGCAGTGGCCGAAGCATTTACGTAGCGCTTTCCCATTGATGCTTTGTGTACTGTAACCCGGATATTCGAGTTAAGGTTTTCCAGGGACAAGACTGCTACCTCGTCGATGAGATTTGATTTCTTGATCGTAAACATGGCTCTTACCTCCGTTCGTTGATGGTATCAGTATAAGCGGCATTGTTACGCTGTCAAGTCTTACACGCGTTCCAGGAGCGCCTCGATTTCCCGCTGGTTGATGGGGATAGAGTTGAGCAAGCAAAAGGTGTTTTCGTAATAGGCAGACCAGAATGCACCGTGCCGGGTAATGGTGAGCTTGGGCATGTCAACCTTCACGCTGTGTTCCATCGCTTCCAAGAGGCTCTTGTGCAGCTCTGGCTGCTCTTCCATATTCACCAGGGCAGACTCCTCTTCCATCCATTCGGTGAGGAATTCACCATTGCCATCTACGTTGGTTGGATCGATCCACACTGCATTGCTGTCGGTGAACTCGATCGCCTCTACAGAGCGATCGTAACCAACAGCCGTGTGGAATACGAGGAGCTTATCCAGCAACCGGTTCACTAACTGACCGGTGCATGGTAGCACGCATGCGAGCGGCACGTTTGGGCTTTCTTCGTCAAAGCCTGAGCCTAGCTCCATCGCGTACAACACCAAATATTTATTGTGGGTCATTACGTTACCTCCATGTACATGCCCAGTTTAATCAGCTATGCTACGTAGTCAAGTTGGATGGAAATAAAAATGGGGCCACGCAGCAGAACGTGACCCCCAGGAGGAAAGCGATGCCAGTAACTACTCAGCGTCGCGCGGATAGTCTTGTGGGTTGAGGCCGATGCCTTTGATGGACTGGAGCAGCAGATCGTAGTTGTGCTCGATGCGGCTCCCGAAGCGCCGGACGAACGATCCCAACGGCTCCATGTGCGTCTCTGCCTCGCTCATAACGGCGGCGACATAGACGGTGGCAGTGCATGATGGCATCATATACATGCCGCCATCGTTTTTGCAGCAGTCGATTTCGCATTGGTCTACCCCAGAACCGAATTTGTAGTGCACCGCCTCGTTGTCCACCACCAGAATACCGTCGGGGCCTTCCAAGATGGCCCAGCTGGCGTCGGTTCCATAGGCGGTGAGGTTGCGATCATCGCAGTTGTCTTCGATGAACTTGGCCACGTTGTAGACTTTGACCTGTTTCATTGGCATTTTTGTTACCTCCGTTCGTTGTTGCACCTAGTATAATCGGCTTTGTTGCACTGTCAAGCCTTTACTAGGCTAGTAGTACCGGCATACCGGGCGCTTCCATACGCATCCAGCAACGGTATCTCGGAAGAGCTTTTTTAGGTTGGCCTTGACGAACCCCTCCTTGAGGGAATACTTGTTTCCATCGTAATCCTCTGCGAGGTAATAAAATTGGCCATTAGTGTCCTGCATCTGCTTGAGAACGCGGAGGTTTATACAACCGTTCACGTCAAATACAGCTAGATCGCCTGGCCACAGCATGAAGAGAGAAGGCAGCGGCCCCGCATCCTGGCATGCCTTGCCGAAATCCTCCGAGAAGTAATCCTGGAGATTATCCTGAATGCACTTTTTGAGCTGGGCCTCCGATTCTCTGTAAACAGGCTGCAGCTTCGGGTGCTCAAAGCACACGACCGCCCTTTCACAGTCGTTTTCGTACCAGAGACGGCCACTGTAATGCTGCCCAATGTACTGAGCTTGCAACGAAAGATTCTGCTCCGCCCACTTGTAGGTTACCGCGAGACCTCCATCGCCGTCCTCGGTATCGTACTGGACCACCCCCGGGAAAATATGGACCGCGTAGTCGGCCCTTCCCCATGGGGTTTGTGTTCCTTTCTTAGGCTCGAAGCTTTTCACCTTCACGTTCATGGCTGTTACCTCCGTTCGTTTTTGTTCTTACATTATCAGTATAAGCAGCTTTGTTACGCTGTCAAGCCAAGCTCCTCAGGAGTCTTAGTTGGTTTTCTGCCGCTCCAGTGCGTTGTCTCTGTCCCACATTTTTTGTGCCGTTGCTGGACCCACTGCCTTTTCTCCTCGCAGTAGTAAGCCTCCCAGCACTGGCGCCGGGGTACCCAGCGCCTGCACTCAGGGCACCAGAAGTGATCGTCGTAGCCAACGTATGGTTCCATGCTAGCATCCTCCTGCGCACGTGCACACACGGCAGCCGTTTTCGTCGTAGCTCTCAGGCATGTGGACACTGACGCCCAGTTTCTTTTTCAGCAGTGCCAGAAGCGCGGCACCGTCGGCTTCATTGACGTGCATCTTTTCCATGATGTATCCAATATCGACAGTTTGGTACGCACGAACGGCCATCACGGTGCCTCCGCTTCCGCCGTTGCGCATCCACGCGATCATGCTGCCGAAGTCGCAGTCGTCCTCAAAGCTCACCTTGTCAGAAAGGATGCAGCCGTACCGCGTCCCATTACCGGGCTCCCAGATGACAAAGCGCGTAGACTCTCCTTCAATAAATCGTGTAGGCATCCTCTTACCTCCTTAGAACTGGCCGCTGTCTTTCATGGCCTGGTCAAGCTGCTCTACGAGCTGGATAACTTGCTGCTCCAGTCGCAGCCATGGGGCAATCGTGCGCGTCTTGAACCGCTTGGGGCGATCGTAATAATCAGAAGAGGACCCCACGTAACCGCCGTCTAGTTTTTCAGCTGCAGCATGCACCCGCAACGACAACTGGCGCCGTTTAACTGCCAGCTCCCCACGTCCCATCATTGGGATATCCTTAACATGGGGAGCCTCTGGCTTTACATCGTCCCACACGAGCCGCGCTTGGACGATCTTACATTCGGTACCCGTGAATACGTAGCGCCACCGCTCCCCTTCCTCCCCAGCCATCTCGATGAAGGAGCCCGCTTCCACGAAAGGCCCTAGGGCCTTAAAAAAAGCGTCGTCATCTACAGATGCTTTTTCGCCAGCGAAACCGATGTCCTCGATGTTCCCCTCGGCGTCGGTGGAGTACACCTCCCATCCCATCTCGAACAAGATGTCATCGAAAGACGCGCGTTTGCTGGGGTTGCCTGTCTGCCACTCCATGTTGATGAGGGCCTGGCGCGCGGGCTCGATCTTCTCGGCTCTCATGAAAAAGCTAGTCGCGATGCAGTTGATTCCGTATCCCATGGCTTACCTCCGTTTGTTTCATCCGGCCACAGGATAATCAGACGGGCAGCGTGCGTCAAGTTTGACAGGTGCCTCAGAGAAAATAAGACAAAATGCATTTTCGGGGTTGCGCTAGCCAGAATAATGGTAACGCGTGAGGGTTTAACCCTTTATGGGGAGGGTGTGGGGTGCCCTCGGCGAGGACGATTAAGATAATAAGTTTCTAAGAGCGACGATTTGTTGGCGCGTAGAGTTTGACAGGGAGCCAGGCGGGTTTTGTATAGAGGGGGTTAGTCCTTTTTTACGGAGCTCTCCAGGAGGTCAGCCAGCTTTTCCGCGGTCTCTAGCTTCATTGCGAGCTGGGTATGCCAGGCGTAGCAGTATTCGGCGTCACCAAGGAAAGCATCCAGCCGGTTTTTTACATTTTTCAGCCGACGCATCCGCTCCATTGCTTCTTGTTCATCTTTTTCCGCGTCTTGCTTCAGCTTGCGCACACGCGCAAGCGCATCCTTGCGCCGAAGGTACCCTGGTCCATCGGGATCTTGGAGGAGTTTGACATGTTGTTGCAGTGCTGCAACTATGCCGTTGTCCGCATCGGATGTGGACAGTTGCGCCAGGGTTGTCTTCGGTGCTTGGTCGTGATAGACAGATATGCCGTGTGGTCGGTACGCGTCCAATATTTGATCGATGAGGCTTAGGGTCTCGTTGCGCAGAGGTATCACAACTTGCCGCTCCCGATTACTATGCATGTGGTTGTAGCTTCCTCCGGATGCGCGTACGCTAGGGCCAAAGCGCCGCGTGAAGCTACGTTCCATCTCAAAAACCAATACCACTGTTGTGGGGGTATCCACGCGCCGCACCACTGGGATCTGGCATCCACAATACGTGGAGCTATGGCTACTATAATCCAGCCTGTAATAGGGCGGGATCTTTGGGAGCATATACTTCGGCGCGACCTTAGTCATGGAATTCTCCTAGTTCTCCTTTTGGGGGATCCACTCTGTTTTACCTAGGTGTCGTACCCACGCTTGCTTGACCACATCGTTGACCGTCAGCACAGCCATCGTGTACGTGCGCTCCCGTGCTTTAAGCTCTGTCTTCACTTCATCGAGGTTGCGCAGCTCTAAGAGTTTCGGTGGAAGAATATCCGTTTCCAGATCTCGAAAGTGAAGTTGCATTGTAGGGGGAAGCATGTTGTAATCCTCCGTGATTAGTGCTGGCACAGTATAAGCAGATATGCTACCGCGTCAAGTTCAGCTTCCCGGTTACCAGCAGCTCCTTGTCAGGTTTATGTAACCGCTTGATGCGGTACTCCAGCTTGCAAGCAGCACTGCGCGTAGGCTGCTTCATAAACCAGGCCAGCGAAACAGGACGCCTCCCCCTGGTATACTTGGCTCCCTTGTCGCTGGAGTTGTGCTCGTCTAGGCGTCTAGGTAGGTCGATGGTAACTCCGCAGTACAGAGAGTCGTCTGCGCAGCGTAGGAGGTACACGTACCACGGTTTCATGCAGCAGCTCGAAGCGATGCTCTTTCATAGCCGTGTCGGAGGCGTCGGTAGTGTGGGCCTAGGAACTCGATCTTTCCTCCGCAGCGCGCATGCATTTTTACGAGGAACTTGTAGAAGCGTCGGTCATACCCTGCTGGTGTGTACGGTAACGACTGGCAGATAAATACCTGATCGTAGACACGAGCCAAATCATCCTGCTTAAGGCTGGACCATTGGCCCACCCACCGCATGGAGATCTCTTTGTGTTCTTCAGCAAAGCTACACCAACAGCCGCAGTGAAGGAAATGCCAAGGGTTTACTTTCCCATCGATCAGTTTGGGCTCGAACGGAGAGTCAAGCCAGTGGGCTTCGCGGTCCTCGTGCGCATCGATATTCAACACGTGGCAGTTTCTTGAAAGCACCGGCCAGATGTCTGCGTGGCACTCTGCTACAGATACGGGAGCTCCTTTTTTGATTTGGAGCTCCCGTAAGAAATCCACAGGGCTAGACGTTGACCCCTGTAGGTATTCTCCTGCATCCAATTGGTGTAGCATTCTTGATGGAGCTGTAACCCTGCTAATTAGGGGTCGAGGGTGGTCTCTGAAGAGATTTCCTCCATCGCAGTACACGTCCAACCAGGAGCACGGGACGCAAGATCCAGCTATGTCTCCTGCGCCATCGAAGAAAAAGTCCCAGTCGATGCTAAGAACGTTGGCGTTATTCTTCATCAGTCTTCTGTGGATTCCAGCTTCTTGTGCCCGGCGCGCATGACAGCTCGCAGGTGCGCTGCTACCCCCCGACAGACCCGAGCGTATTCTTCCTCATCGGACCGCGCGGCTTCCTCCGCTTCACCGAGCTCTTGCTTTTCCCACTGCGCCAGCAGTTGCATCATCTCCAGATAGCCAGCTTTCCAGTTGGTTGCGGTGGTCAGGATCTTTCTGGTGTGTGGCGGGGTAGGCATCGTTTTAGTTTACCGTGGTGTGCTCTTCGTTGTAGATCTGGTCCCAGAATTTCTGCTCTTTCTCTCGTGCCTCGTCCCAGTTATTGACCGCCTGCTGGACCGTGGTGGCGGAATCCCCGTAGATGTCACAGCAGGTGCACCCAACGCGGAACCGCTTGCCATCGACGTGGCGGTCAACCACCACATCGGTCTTGTCGCCGCAGTCGGAGCAAGGGAATGTCCCGATCTTGAAACGCCGCGTCAGCTTTGGGTCTGCCTTCCATTCTTGCACGTAGTCATCTGTTGTGTCGTTGTACATTGCCGAAAACCTCCGTTTGTTGATGGCTAGAGTATAATCAGCGATGTTACATTGTCAAGGTGGAAGGATTAAATCCACAATGGCGCCCACGTTAACCGTATCGTCCTTGCGGATACGGAAGCAGTGCGTACTTCCTATATCTGGATCGGCGAACTTCACCGTGAAGTTTCGCGGTTTGTCTGATCTCCAGCTCACGATCGTAGGGCCACACCGCAGCTCGAATACATCCCAAGCCTTTGAGCCGCGTCTCTCAAAGCCCTGCTGGATAAAAATGGAGCTGTCCGACACACCTTTGCTATGCAGCAGCTTTTTAATGCCATCAACAACCGATTGCAGATCAATGACTGGGTTGTAGACCACCGCCTTAACCAATCTAGGTGGCTTTTTGCGAGCGGCTTTTACCATTGATCTGGATCCTCATCTGGCGAGAGCTCCGGTTGATTGTCTTGCTTGCGTCCGACGCTGCTGAAGTCTTTTGCGGTGCCCTCGTACCCACAGCCGCGGCAGCTCATCGGCAACTTTTCTACGTTCTTACCCTTAGCGTTCAGAAACGCATTCGGGTCTACGTTGAACATTCGACCGTTGCATTGTGGGCAGGAATAGTTTTTCAGGCTCAACATCTCAGCCTCCTAGCTCTTGTGGGGAACCAATGTCCGCATTCGCGCCTGCCGCAACGAGATTCCTGTGCATGATTTGGAGCTGCGCGTTCGACAGGTGTATCATAGATGAGATCTCGGCGATGGAATCCACCACCCGTATCGGTGCTGAGTCCACCAGTAGCTTGGCTTCCTTTAAACCAAGCCCTGTTGCTTCCCGCATCACCTTGATCACCTGGATCTTTTTGTCACCAACGCGACGCAGAAGGATCTCCAGTTTCATCTCTGCGAGACGAGCACGTTGTGTAATCGGGGCAGTTGCCGCCTCCACCACCATCTTTGCGATCCCATCTACAGCACTCTGCCCGCTGTCCTGCTGGATATGGTGCATGACTAGCATGACTTCGGGCATGGTCATGGCTTGTAGATCTCTGGCCAACCGCCGTGCTCTAGCTCTGTTCATTGTCTGTGTCCTTTCTTTTGTTGATCTGCCGCGGCCTGCATCTCAGCCAAGGTGCTGAATACCTCTGCAAACTCCTCAGGAGCATCAGGTGACATAATGTGCACCTTGTCTATTTCATCTCGATAGGCGACCGTGCGCACCACTGTAGGTGTTTTCGACGGCGGTATTTGGTGCATGGCATACAGCGCATCACGGAACTCTATGAATGGATGGTCGATGGCTAGCTGAAGCTGCCCAAGCTTACCGCCTTTTCCGATATCGCCACGGCACAGTATGTAGTACATTATCGTTGGAGCTCCAAAACTTCTGCGTTGTCCATTGCCTTCTCGATGTGATCCCACAGGTCGGGAGACTCAGACAGCCATCCTACCAAGTGGTCAAGGTGCCTGCGGGGCCACCCGTACTTGGTGTACGCTACGATGGAGTAGGAGAAGCTCCTAAGCAGGAACTCCTGCACATGCTCTGGAAGCTCTTCCCACTTTTCTGTTTCCTTGAGCATCTGTTGTTGCATGCCCACTCGTGTACATAGTACAACATCCCCAGCAAGAATTCGCCGCATACGTCGTTGTTGTAGCCAAGGCTGAATCCATCGGTTGACGTGCCCAAGCGTGCGCCCGATGACCACGTAGGCTAAGCCAACCGCGAGGATGATTAGGACGTAAAAGAAAATGGAGTTGTTCATGTCGTCTCCTCGCGCTCAATCCTTCTGGGTTTAGCATAAGCTGGCTTGATGTCACCGTCAAGTTCGCTGGCAACTAGTTTGCGTCCGAGGGGTCTGGTTTGGGAAGGGTTGAAGAGAGACCAAGCCCGCTGTTGAGCAGCGTGGCGAAATCCAATGGGTTGCCTAATAGCTCACCGTCTAGCATATCCTTGAGCGGCATTTTAGTCGGCCCCTTCGCCATAACTTCCAGCAAGGAGCCAAGTGGAATGCGTAGGGGTTTCGTGTCCGAGGCGATCCGTCCACGAAGGTTTTCGTAGATCAGAACTCGCGCCAGCAGTGCAGGCTCTTCGCCTTCCATTGAGTGAGTTATCAAGGTCAAGACGTATGCGTTAGTAGCGCTGAGCAGCTCACAAAACGCTTCCGCTTCGTCTTGGTCAAGTGGGAACATGCACACCACGGCATCCTGATCACGGACGAGCGCCATGTGCCCTGGCTGTTCCGAGTCTACTACCTGGAGACGTTCTGGTGCGAAGGACGCCACCTCGGCGATGCTTAGCTTTGAGGGTGGGAATATCACGGTAATGGCGGGGTATTCCACGCCACCGAAGGCGTGAACGTTGAGTTGTAGGCTCGCGTCTGTTGGTATTTCCATGTGGGCGCTCCGTTTCTGTAGTTTGCTTACGTTAATAGTGTAATCAGCGCCCTATCTGTGTCAAGCCTGCCCTCTTTCTACTCTGTAGAGCTCGCTGCGGAGCAGGAATACGTCACGTAGCATGTCGAACCGTTCTTTGTAGGGGATCATTCGGAGAAAAGCCAGGAGCTCTTTTTTGTAGGGCAGTACGATTCCGAAGGTCATGAACTCCCGGCCATCTTCTGTTTCAATCACAGGAACCACTTGCCCCATCTGACCGACGTGGGCAAACTTTGTGATGTGCCCAACCGAGATCGGTTGATCCTCATTGGACACAATCATCACCTTTCCTTTTAGTAGGTCTGTACAGTATGTGTGGATTTCGTCTACCGGGATCATGGTTCCCCTCCCCGCCTGAGATGGAGCAGTGGGGGATTTACCTCACTGCTCCTGTTTTTCAGTCGATGAGCAGGAAAGGGCTATCGCCGTTCTCCGTGGCAGTCAGGTAACTCGGCAACTCCTCCCCTTCCTCATCAGCGGCATCCTCCAGCAGGATACCAGCTCCCCGTTCCTCTGCATGCGCTTCCATCAACCGACGCTGCAGCAGCTCATTGTCAACGTCGTCCAGCTGCGAGCCGGGCTCCATCAGTGCGAAGCGCGCGAAGTCGATGCTGGAGGTGTTCATACGGTCCTGTACCTGCTTGAGGTCCTCTCCGTGCTTCTCCAGGCTTTTACGTACGTCGATAGCCTGAGCCTTGGCATTTGCCACCGCGCGCTGCAGGAAGTCTGCCGCGTCTTCTGGCAACACCATATCGTAACCTCTGAGTCTGGTCACGACGCTGCGGATGCTTTTGTAGTCAGCGTTTTTGACTGCCACTTTCAGCTCGTCCACCAAGCCGCGCAGATCCACCAGCATATCCTGTAGCACTTCCTCGTTTTCACCTTCCACCTTCCAGCGCGCCACGCGAAAACGAATTACAGAGTGCTGGGCTTCCTGGTTGAACTTGTCAATTTTTACGGTCCATTTGCGCACCGCTTTATCGATCTCCCTGCGCGAGTCGCGGGTGCAGAAAATACCCAGATCCCCAGGGACACCCAGATTAGCGATGGCTCGTTTGATACGGTTGCGCAGCGCTTGAGCTTTGTTGTACTCGGCTCGGTTCTGGATCACCCGGTCTGTGGTCCAGGTGGCCTCCTCCCGCTCGTCTTCTGTGACGACGTCTTCATCCGACCGCCTGTAGGTAAGCCCGCCGTGCACGCTGCAGCGCACGTTCAGCAGGTAGCATGGTTTCATTTTCTTATAGGTGGTTGGCATTGGTTACCTCCGTTCACTGTGGTCTGTTTTGCCTGTGTCCTGTACAGAGTATAAACAGCGGGAGCGTCCGTGTAAAGTTTGACGCTCCCGCTATGGTGATTTAGTTGGCGTCGGTGGGAACGAAGACTTGGCGGTAGTCGTCCACATCGATGTTGGAGGCTTCTGGATCGTTGGGATCGTTGGCTTTGCGCTGCTTAGCACCCCACTGGCGCACACGTTCCAGGGTGCCGTCTCCCTGCCAACCTTCGAGGACTGGACGGATCAGCTTGGAAGCATTGACGACGTCTTCCTCGGTCAAGGCCCGGTCTTCGTAGTTGGCAAGCATGAGAGCATCCGTCACAGCCTGCTCAACCTCAGCTGGGGTGTATCCAGCAAGCTGTTTGGCGACCTGTCCAAAGTCCAGCTCCAGCTCAGAGACGAGCTTGTCTGCGGCTACTGAGCGCCACTTTTTGGAGATGACACTAAGAACCTTCACTCGATCCGCGGTGTTAGGTACATCGATCCAGAATTTGGTGTCGAAGCGGCCGGCGCGGAAGAACTCCGCGGGTACCTTCAACGGATCATTGGCGGTACCGATGATGTAGATGGGTTTGTCAACTTCTGCCAACCAAGTCAGAAAATCATTACCAACGCGCGCCGTCGTGCCGCCGTCCGTCTCCGATGCACCCCCGCCGAATCCCTGCAGGCCCTTCTCGATCTCATCGATCCACAGGATGCAGGGAGCCAGCGCTTCCACCACCTGGCGGGCCTGGCGCCAGTTACTCTCAGATTGCCCCTGGAATTTTCCAAAGAGCGCGCCAATGTTCAGCCGGATGACCGGCAGCTTCCAGGCAATGCCTACGCATTTTGCGGTGAGGCTCTTGCCCACGCCAGGAGGTCCGGCGAAAAGGGCGCCACGTGGGCGTGGGGTCTTCGTTTCGCGCTGTGAGAGCACGAAAGAGGAGTGGGCGATGATCAGGTAGTCCTTGAGCAGGTCAAGGCCACCGATGTCATCCATACCCGAAAGCAGGGGCTCAATCCATTCTAGCGCTTCGCTCTTGAGGAGTGCGCGCTTTGACTTCAAGAGCACCTCAGGCTCCACCGTGCCTACCTCAGCCAGCGAAACAGCTAGGGCCTGCTGCGCCTGCTGGTCTTCCAGACCAACCAACGCGTCCAGCACCTGGTCCATTTTACCCTCTGCCTCGATTGCCTTTTGGATACGGTCACCCGCTTCGCCAGGAATAGATTCCACCATACCGGTGACAGTGCGCCGCAGCTCCTCTCGGTTTGGCAATGCCAGCTCCACCTCAATGAATTCCTGTGGCGCCGCTTCTTTGTCCACCACCACTACCTGCACCCAGTCCTGTGGCTTAGATGAGCGTGCCTGCTTGGCCAGGTCTTTGAGCAGCCGGGCAGCCTGGAGTCGGTTGGGAGAGTTTTCAGCGATGTGGCCGGAGAGATCTTCCATGATGACCATGATCGGCCCACCGCGTTTGAAGTCGATCAGGTACTCAAGGATGCCGTCGGCCTGCTGGTCCAGTGGACCGAAGGCTGGGTTTTTGCACAGCGTGGCCAGGTCCGTACGCGGCTTCGTGTCTTTACCAACCTCCAGGAGGCCAGTGGACGACTTCCAAATAAACACACTCCGGAACTTCAGTGCGGCTGCCGCTCCAATGAGGTGCCCCTCAGCTCGCTTTTCTTCGTTGGTGCGCGCCCAGATAAGGCCGGAGCGGGCGCGGATGAGCATCTGAACTGTGTTGGAGAATTTCTTACACATCGTCGTTACCTCCGTTGGCGTTAACTTCTAGGCAAACTATAATCGGAGGTATTGACCGCGTCAAGTTTGACGTCGTATTATTTTTGATGCATCGCGTTGTGCATGTGCACGAAGTTAGTGCCCTGCATTTGGGCCTGCTGCACTGCGCGCCGAAAAGCAGGGTGGTTACGTTCCTGTAGAGCTGCCATCACGCAGACATCCTTCATCCCATTGGGAAGGGCAGCGCCCACCAGGCGTACTGCGCCATTGGGCATTTTTACGACGCGGGCTGTGCCTTGGGCTAAAGCTTCCTCGATTTTGGCGAGCGCTTTGCGCCTAGCAGCTTCCTCGCACCGACGTTGCGCTGCTTGCATTTCTTGTAGTCTTCTGTCACACGGCATGTCGTACCTCCTTCATCACGCAAAGGATAATCTGGTAGCCATGTGGTGTCAAGCCTGTGTGCGGACGTACTAGGGGTATTAGGGGGTAGGGTTACACCCTTTAAGGTAATAGATTTACAAAGAGGGCGGGGATGGCCAGCAGGAAAGCCAACCGACTGGAAATGGATTTTGTGTAGAGAGGCTACATGCCTCCCATACCCTTGTGCCCCACGATGGTGTTGGCCTGATCCAGCAGTTCTGTTGCTTGCTCTTTGATCTCTTCCGCAAACTTCGGCGCATTGGTCACCAGCGTCTGCAAAATAGATACTGCCTTGGTGGCCATTTGCGGGTTCTCGGCCAGAAGAGCTTGGTGTGCCTGAGTGAGCGTCTTGTCGATGATCTTTACCGCTTCTGTCATGCTACGCCGTAGCTTGTCAGAGTCAGTTTCATACGCTTGTAAAAACTGCTGCAGCTGCGCAGTCTTGGTTTGCTTCCGGTACAGGACTCCACCAACACGAATGGCGTCTGCAGGTTTGTCTGCCATGGCTAAATCCTTCCTGATAGTCGTCTGGATTATCCGACGAACGGTTCACGTTGTTTTGGGATGATCAGTATATAGTAATCAGGAAGTGAAGAGACGCAGGAATGAATCAGGCAGCTTTTTCTTCGGCACGCAGCTCCTTACGCACGCGAGCATGGATTTCTTTTGCAGATTTCTTACCCAGCTCATGCAGGGATATCAGCGATACCGCCCACAAGATGAAGCGCGTATGCGGAATCATCATGCGCTTCGCGGCGGCTTGGGTGAGCTCCAGATCTTGCGGGTACATGGTGATGGTGACCATCTTGCGGTCCCGCTCGTCCGGCTCGAACCATTCCGGAAGAAGTTTGAGGGACTTTCCGGAGTTGAAAATACCATTGGCTGCCTCTGTTGCGCAGGAGGCTATGAACTGGGCCCGTGACATCTGGGTGCGGTTGCAGGCTGCAGTGATGATCTCTCTCATCTGTCTGGGAACACGGATTGACAGTGTGGTTACGCTATCGGACATGCTTTCTCTCCTAATCAGTACTAGGACTAGCATAATCATTGGACATTACAGCGTCAAGTTATTTTATTGGATTTCAAGGTTCGGAGAGGAGACGGTCGTCGGATTTGATGCGAACAGTGGCGACATCGCCTGTAGTATTGGTGAGATAGACCTCAGTCTCTCCCCACCAGTAGCGGCAGTCTTCGAGCTCCGAGTCGATCCTGCCGCAGGCTCTCCGCACCACGTTCAGGTCGGCTTGGTTGCCTCGCGTGATGAAGTGCGCCGGGCGAAAGGTTTTCTTGTTGACGATCTCGATACGGCGATTAGGGACGGGGCGCACAGTAACTGCTGCCCCGTCCCTGGTGTCTGCTACTCGTCGTCGAACAGACTCGCCATCGCCGAAGGGACCGCGGCGTCAACCTCCTGCTCATCGTCTGGGTCCTCATCCATGACGTCGTCATCGTCCACCATTTGCTCCTCAGGCGCTTCCGTTTCCACCGCCTGTGTCTCCACAGGCTCCTCGGTTTCCTCAACCCCAGAAGTTTCCTGCACCTCCTCAGCGTCATCTGCGGGGCGCCGCAGTTTCAGCTGCTCAGCGCATGCAGTCAGGAGCGCATCGCGGTCGGATTCCCCTGTCGCATAGCTCAGCGCCAGCATGACCAGCTCCCGAGCAGTGTACACATCGACGGTGTCCTCTTCCACCTCCTTGGTGGATAGTGCTGCCACTACCTTGCGCAGCTCCTTCTTGCCAGGGCGCACTGCTGTTCCAGTGATACCTGATGCCGCCTTGGTAGTCTTGGACTTCTTGCCGCCGGCAGCCTCGATGACACGCTGGACAGCTCGGGGCTGCGCAGCCTCTTTCTTCTTGCGGGCGATCATCAGCGCCGCACTAATAGTGATTTTGTTACCGTCGACTGCCTGGAGGACTGCCTTCGCGGCACCCGCCAGAGTAATCATTTGGTCTACCCAACCGGGACTGCGGTGGAAGCACTCACCGATTTCTTTGGAGTCCAGCCCACGTTGCTGATACCGCTGCACCAGGCCGATCTTCTCTGCATAGGTGAGGTCATCCTTGTCCAAGAAGGACTTGGTCATCATGTCCTCGGCCTGTTCCTCGTTCACATGGAACACGCGCAAAGGAATGGAGATCTTCGCGTTCGGGTCCTTCTCGAAAACCTTGCGCAGGGCTCGGATCCGGCGCTCACCGTCGATCAGGATGAAGGGCTGCTCTTTGTTCGCACGGTCCGGCCGCACCCACAGCGCATCGTACAGGCCGTTCTCGGCAATGTCCTCGGCGAGCTCTGCGATGCGTCGGAACCGCTTGCGTGCGTTGAATCCTTTGCGCACCTGGACCAGTCCGGGGTGATCGATTGAGTAACCGCGGCTGCGATGCACGCCTTCAGGTAGTTTCTGTCCCATAAGTAATCCTCCGTTCGTAATTGGGTCGCTGTGCGACCGTTTTTGTTTTCACGTTTTGAGCTTAACCAGCTCGGTTGCGCGTGTAAAGGTAGCCGGTCAAATTTATTTTGCCGGCAGCTCCAGACGCCCCTCGGCGAAAGCGATGGCGGTTTCGAGCATCAGGATCAACTCCTTGGTCTTCTCAACCGTCATGGTTCCAGTGCCTGACACGTTGACGCCATTGAACGCGCGCCTTCCCGGCCGTTCAGGGACTCTTTGTACGGCTACCTGAATCTCCACGTTGCCTGTGTTATCGGTGGCCAGCGTTACTAGCTCATCGTTGAATGTGTTGGTTCTGATTTCTGCCATAACACACCTCCTGTGTGTTTAGTATAAGCCGCTCTGATACGCTGTCAATATTGAAAGGCAAATTTTTTTACATCCCGAAGAATGTGCTGAGGTGGTCATCCATGCGTCGCCTGAGCTCAGCCTCCATCGTTGGGATCGTCTCTGGTGAGAATGAAACGACACCAGTCTGAGACAGATCCTGCATCGTTCTGATCGTGTCCACGAGCTCCGCATCAGTCATCGTTTTGAAGTAGCCCCGTACTGTCGTTGCATATTTAATTTGATCGTGATTCATCGTAATTTCTCCGTTGTCAGTTAAAATGGGAGCGCCGGGAGTCGAACCCAGATCAGAAGAGCTTGATGAACGGAGGTAAATCGATAACCAAGCCGCGAAGCTCCACGTGTCGGTCGAGGAGTGGTGCTTTTCCGATAGACCACCTCGCTCCTGGGCAAAGGATAAGCAGATGATACTACAGCGTCAAGCTCCGACAGCTGCTTTCTTTTTCCTAGGAGCCTTTTTGGTTTTCTTTGGGGCCGCTTTCTTCTTGGGAGCCTTGGCAGTTTTACTAGATGCTTTCTTCTTGGGAGCCTTACTAGACTTAGCAGACTTAGCAGACTTTGCAGTTCTCTTCACCGTCCTCTTGGGTTTCGCGAAGGCGAGCTCCCACGGAGCTCGCGTGGGGAAGGCGTTGTAGATATACTTGGCGGTCTCCTCGTCGATCTGCTTGGTGAGCACGTGGCCACCAGGGCACGAGGCTACAAGGAAGTACATGGAGGTATTATGTCGCCGTCGCAGCCAAAAAACAGAGTGCATTCCTGCATCTGCTGCTAGGTCCATCCACTTCTTGTTGTCCGCTCCTACCCAAGGCTTTCCGTCAAGGGGGATGTGCACCTTGCTGGTGGGAACCTCTACATCCGGATTGGATTTTTTTGATGGCACTGTAATAACTCCTACGATAGTAGTAAGGGAACGTCAGCTTTGACAAGCAGGTAAGCGAGCTCGGGAGGAGGCATTGTGGCTTATCGAGGTACGCCGAGCCGCTGCGCGTTCTTGTACCACTCGGTGAAGGGCTTCCACTCACCTCCGTTGGGCCCACTCAGACGAAATCCCTTGACGAGCACATTAATGTACCTGCCTTCGTCTTTCGCTTTGAGTACCATACCATCCAGCTTGGCGTTGTAGTGCGCTCGTAGGCGATCCTCAATCGCCAGGATGGTAGCCAGCCGGGGGTTTTGTAGGACGAAAGTACTGAGATACGAATGCGTACGCTTGTTTTCCAGTCCAGTGACCTCGCTTTTGCAGTCTTCGCTAAGACCCTCGGTGAGGAGCTTTTTCACACGGGCTGTTATTCGAGCGGTAATGCTCTCCCAGTTGAAGTCACCGCGTTTGTATTTTGCGTCTTTTGCCACCGCTAGCTTCTTGGGATGTGGCCTTACCGTGAAATCGATCACGACGAACGTTGGTTGTGGCATCTTGGCCTCCGATTGCTGGTTCTGTGTACCTGTATTTTACAATACACGCTCACGAATCAGTCGGTAAGGCCAATCTCTCGCATCATCTCTTCTCGCCACGTGCTTCTGTCCTCACCTTTCTTCGCGGCTTTTTTCTTTGCCGTACCTTTTTTCTTGCTCTTGGTGGCGGCATGCCTCCCCCACAAAAGTTCCCCTCGCTGTTTTGCTTGCGTGTACACCCGGCAAGCTTCTGCCACCGAGATGCGATCTGCTGATCCATTCGTTTTGACGAGGTAATATTCGTCCTGCGCTTTTGTGGTAGATAGTGTTAGGCCACGCCCAGCCTTTGCCAATGGAGTAAATCCTTCTGATCTCTTACCCATCTTTTTTATCCCCGTTCTTGTCAATCCCGTCGCTTCGTTTGAACCTGGCCATAAGGGCTTCCCTGTTCTTCCGCAGGTGGCTCCCCTCTTCACGCCAGCGCAAATCCACTTCGTGTTTCTTGTAAGGCTGCCAGGTATAAAGAGGGCATCCAGTTACTTGGCAGTCAATTCTGCCATCCACCATGTCTCCGCAGCAAATGAAGCACATGGCGCGCATGGCCTCTTTGCGTCCAGGTTTGTTTGTCTTGGTGCTCAATGCCCAAGTCCTCCGTTCACTTCCTGTGCACGTCTGCGGCCATTGCGGTCACAGAAGACGCGGATCTCCGCAACGAAGTCTTCCTCTGAAACGTCTTCGTGCAGCTCTAGTGCGATGACCTGCACGCGTGTTTCTTTTTTACCGTTGCGCTTTTTGATCACGCGTGAGCCGTGGTGCTCCAGGTTGTAGAAGCTGCCTGGCTCCAGTTGGTTTCCGTTAATAATTTCCATCCCTTTAAAAAGCATAGCTCTCCTTACGATACAGCAAGATGTGTTTTAGGTGTGATGATGAAGGGCGCAGCCTCGAACTCCCCTGGAGCCATCACTGCCAGCTGGGCGTTGACACGCTCTCTCAGCGTTGCCGCGGTCTGCGCCAGCCAGCGGACATCTTTCTGCTCGTAACGGTCGTGGGGGTAAAGTAGCTTGGCCAGCGCGGACGTGGTCTTCTCGATAGCAACCACATCCCGTCGGGTGGCCGCTGCAGGCATCTGCAGATCATTTATGAGATGTCGCCGGCTCCGGCCGCGTAGCTTCCCCAGCACCTGGCCAAGGTAGTCCACGATCAACCCGTAACCGGAGCTAAGAGACCGTGGAGTGATCTTGGGGATCTCCCACCCAGGCAGGTAAGCGTGGATCCTGTCGAGAAGTGCGGTGTCCTGCACAACAGTTGGGAGCTCCTCGAAAAGATGTTTGTAGCGTGAAGCCGGGGAGCTCCCTTCGACTTCCAGGTTACCTGTCATGACCAGCGAGGCATCTGAGGAGTAGGTCTTTCCTCCGCGAGCAAATTGCCCACTCTCCAGGTAGTCCTTCAGCATGGAGATTGTCGTCACGCTATCGAATTGTGTATCCGCAATCTCATCAAGCACCACTACCTTGAAGCTTCCGACAATGCCCAGCTCGCCGCTGGACACGTTGGCGAAAAGGGATGCGGCGGACACGTTGGCACCAGACGCAGTATAGACGCTAGGGGAGACGTTGCGCAGCAGGTAGGTTTTTCCTGTCTGGCGGGGTCCCAGCTCGATGAAATTGTAATTCGGCTCCACCGCTGGAAGTAGCCTGGCCAGGAGTAAAAACTTCATGTGGGGTGTAAGTGCCTCTGGCGCATATCCTACAGAAGTGAGCAGCACATCAATCCACTCGTCGACGGTGAACTGTGCTCGGTACTGGGCGAACTCTTCGAGGTCGGGCTCGTCTACCTGGAAAGGAAGGCATCCTGTGACAATCAGCCTGGAGGCGGATATCTTAGTCTTTTTGAGCTTTCCCCTTTTATACTCTAGTCGATACGCTCCCCACAGGCCGCCTGTGAGGAGGCGGGGGTATTTGTCGACAAGTGCTTCAAGAACCTCTACCCTGTTCTCGCCGGTGTAGGTAAGGGAGCCAACCAGCTCGCCACTACGCAGGTCTACACGAACGTTGAGTTTATCGATAACCAGCAGCTCCCCTTTCTTGAGGAGCTTGGCTTTGAGTAGCTCGCGCCGATCTGCCTCCGGCAACTTCCTGGCCACGTCCTCTCGTACACGTACCAGGTCGTCTGCCGCGGTACCTATGTTCACGTAATTGGCTACCAGATGCTCCACCACAAATTGTGGCAGCCTTGGTAATCCCGCATCCCGAACCAGTGATTTGTTGACTGCTAGGCTGCCGAATACCTGCCGAAGCTTGTGCTGTAATTGAGCGGAATTGCTGTTCATGTTGTACCTCCGTTCTGCTGAGCCAAATATAAGCTCGCTTGCCTCGTTTGTCAAGTGAGCGGCTTTACGGAGGGGCTATGGATGGGATTTAATGAGCCGTAGGAATTGGCGGAGCTTGTAGAGGTTGGGGTGTATGAGCACAATGCTGTAGGGTTTATTGTGGAGTACCCGTCTGCGTAGCAGCGACCACATCTGCTGAGGGGATTTGCGCCAGTCCCCTACGTGGTACATGACCGTAATGAGCCTGTACTGGGCGACTACGCGTTGCACGTGAGGGCACAGCACTGCGTGCGGTGGGCGCCAGAATCTTGGCCAGATCCCAAAGTATTTCTGGAATAATTGCTGGCTGAGAAATATCTCCCTGCGAGCTCTTCCTGTTGATGTGCGACACAGGTTAGCGTGGCTGATGCTATGATTTCCTATCGAGTGCCTCGCTTGGATGATAGCTTGTATCCATTTGTAGTGCTTTCGTGTAGGACGGCATGGACAGCGTTGATAGTGTAAGAGTGGGTAGCTGGGGATGAAGAACGTGCCACGTATCTGATGCTGTTTCAGAACCGCCAAAAATCGTGGCGTGATTGGCGTCGGATGGTCGTCAAAGGTCCAGCAGATCGTGTGCGCTCTAGTGAGTATCGTGTGCTGCTGGCACGGAAGATTTTTAGGTGGAGCGGATTTTGTATAGAGAGGGGAAGCGAGTGCTGCGAGGGCCACTAGCGTTACAGGTACCACAGCCTTACTCTAATGGCGTGAGCAACGGCGCCGCAGGTGTTTCCTCTGTGGAGTCATCCTCCGTGGACTCTACTCCGTAGTATTTGCCAGGGTTTCTGCGGTGCATTGGGGTTTGGGAAGCTACTTGTGCGTGGTTCGCCAAGACGCGCAAGATATAGCGGTAGAGTCCCATCTTGCGTCCACTTTTCTGGTTGGCATGCTTGGACGCTTCTGTTTTTAGTTTTCGGTGGAGCGAGCGTGGCATATGCAGCTGGACGATGACCGTGTCTTCGTCGCTCTCATCGTCGATGTTAGGTACATACTCCGTCATCGCTTTTGAAATGATATTGGCTAGCTCTACCAGCCGTTGCCTTCCAGAAGGAGAAAGATTCTGCGCTGTCTGGTATTGGTACGCTAGGTCAGAGGCCAAGCCCTTTTTGTCGCTGCGTATGAAGTGCGCGAGTCGGTGAATGACGTCGTGGCAGGATCCACACAGCCACACGAGATTCTCTGGATCATCCGGAGATCCACCGAAGCCTTTCGGATGCTTATGATGCTCGTGGAGGAGTCGAACATCTACTGGAATCCCGCGGTGAATGTAACACACCGCGTTTTTGATTTGGTCAGCGGCCATAATACTCACCAGTAATTTTGTATAGAGAGGGTTAGCGAATGCGCACCGCTCCTCTATATAACAGTTTTTGAAGATTCCTGGAACGCCTGATGAGGTGCGGTTCAGTATGCTTGGGTACAAGTTCCATGTCTTCGTGTGCTGGAATTAACACACGGCGTTCCCCTCCATCAGGCAGCGGGACGTAGATTACAACGCTTCCAGCGTGTGGATTGTGGGCTACGACTTTTCCCTGCGCTACCGCTTTTGCTAGTTTTTGGCTCATCCGGCTCCTCCTTTGCTCGCGTTGGTGTTACGCATTTTTCCTTTTGCCAGCTCATTTGCAGTGGCCGCGGCGTCGTGCGCTTTATCTATTTTGAACTCTGTTGTTTGTGTGAGTTGGTAAGTCATAGTTCCTGTATTGGCATCGTATTTACCTCGCTGCGCCATGCCTCCTACAGGCTGATCTCCCCCGGCTACAGTTATATTTGGTGCAGCTGCCGCCGCCTGCTTCTCTTTTTCTTTCTGTAAGTAAGCTGCGGCCACTTCACCGTGCCCGATCCCAAGCCCCTTTTTAAGCCGTTCTTGTCTAACAGCTTCCCACTTGGCAGCTTCGGCCCCTTTGAGCGCCCCTCCGACACCAGCACCGTGAGCTCCGCTTTGCCTTATAGCTAGCTGCCATTTATCGACGAGCTCCGGAGTCAGTTTCCTGGCTTCTGCTATATCGATCCCTGCTGCTTTCATCTGCGCGGCGAAAATGGTTCCTTGTGTCTTTCCTAATATGCCGCCTTTTGGATCCCCTTTACCAGACAAAAGCCGTTGGAGGACTGTCTTACCTCCACGATATTTGTACAGTCTGGTAGAGCGGCGGATGAGCTCATCCATAATCGCTTTTGTACGCTCTTTGGGATCTTTTATCTTTGCGTACTGCGACATGTCCATGCCCTTCATCTCTTGCATGACGTCGGAGTACTGCCCGGCTTGCGTACCAGCTATTGATTTTCTTACCCCCTCTGTGTAGAGGTCTACCTGCCGTTTGTATTTCTTTGTGAATTTTTTGGCATCCGCTAAGCGAGCTTTATCTTGCTCTGTCATCAAGCTCGGCCACTTCTTGGACTTTTCGATGATGCGGACGTAGTCCCTGTACGCGTTGATCTCTCGTTTTGTAAGTTGTGACCTGCGGGTAACCCGAGTGCGCTGGATCTCAGCTAGAATTTTCTCTTGCTTCTTGGAGCGTTTATACCCTAGCAGGCTCATAGCTCCGCTAGCTAGAGTGCTCCCAATATACGCTGCTGGGAGCATAGCTGCAGACGCAGCCCCAGCGGCAAAGCCTTTTATCCCACCCTTACCAGAAATTCCCGCTTTAATATTGCCCATCAGACCTTTAGTAACCATTCCTTCAGCTACCATAGTCTGGAAGCGTTCCATTCCTTTTGTTTTGCCTAAAGTCCTCTTTTCGCCCTCGCCTAACCCTCTCTCGGCAAGAGCGCCAGTGAGCTCACCAGCTAGATTAACTCCAGATACCTCTGCAGCGGTTTTCCCTACAGCCGACGAGATGCCTTTGACATCAGTGATGCCTTTAATCTTTTTGAATTCGCCGATCGCGTAGGGAATGGCAGCAGCCACGGCAAGCGGGAGTGCGACCTTTCCTACAACAGCCCCAGCACCGCGGAGGGCCATACCAGCGCCCCTTCCTGCTTTACCTAGCATAGATGCGGCACGCGCTCCCTTTGTCATCGGCGCCGCTTTCGATATTTGTAACGTTCGCACGCCTCTTGAAGACACTCCTGCCGTCGCGGTGTATCCTTTTGGCAGGCGACCTCTTCCACGTATTCTTCTGAAGAGGCCTCTTAGTCTACCTGCTCGTCCTCTGCCTCTACGCCCTCCGCCAAGGAGGTCCATGATGCCGCCGCCTCTGCTCAAGGCCATTCTACCAACAGCAGCCAGTATCCCAACAAGCAGACCCTTCAGGGTGTACTTCAACCAGTTCTTGATGCTTTCTATGGTCTCGTAGGTTTTTAAGGCAATCTTGTATTTTAGGTCGGTGGGTTTCTGCCCCTTTGAAACCATATCAGTAAGCTTTTTCTGCCAATTGGTGGATTCTTTCGCTGCATCACCAGTCTTCTCAGAAGACTCGTTTATGGACTCGTAGAATTCTCCTCCCTTACCAACAGACTCCAGCATTTTCGACGCAAGAAATCTATTCCCACCTGTATATTCAGCTACCATCTCAAGGCTGACGGCGCCCTTTCCAACCCCTTCCTGCATCTTCTGCAGTACCATCTGCATGAGCTTGGAGTCGCCTTTGGCCGCGTCCAGAAGCATTGATAGAGCTTGAGGGCTTTCCATCCCAATCTTCATGCCCTGTATGGATTTCATGGCGGAGCGTAGTCTTACTTGTGTGCTCTCCGAAAACCTACTCATGTTCGCTACTATTTCTTGCGCTGCTTGCACAGAGAACAGGCTTTTGAGTTTACCGCTTGACAGGTCCTCCATCATTTTAGCCATACCTTGGGAGGTAACTCGCATCTCTTTTGTGGTGAACCCAGCCGCTTTCATTCGAGTAAGAAGCGGTACGAGCGCTTTAGCATACGCGCCTACATCTAGAGCTCCGGTTTCAAAAGTATCATTGGCTTGCCTAATAATTTTCAGGAAATCCTCTTTCATGATATTGCCGGTCTTAAGGGCGCGTTCTCCCATATCCTTAAGTTTCTGCGTGTATGTATCGAGCGCGCCGGCCACAAGAAAGGTTTCCTTCTGCGTCTCCTTCAAAGTTTTGTTGCTGGACTCAAGGCGGTTACGCATAAAATCGGCGGCGGTCGCTGTATCAGTACCAAACACTTTAGCTAGAACCACCGTGTCCTTCATCAATCCTTTGGTGGTTCCCTGCATATCTTTGTACGCACCAATCTGCGTTGCGAAGTTTGACAGCACTGCTTTCTGTGCTGCCTCTGCCTCCTCCTTACTAATGTGCAGCTGTCTAATAAGCGTGGCTTGGTAACGATTCGCCGAGTTCACTGTGTCGACATACTTTTGTAGATTCGCGCTGGCCTTTCCAATCGAGGCAGAGGTAGTCAGCATCGCTTTGGAGTGGAGCTCCTGCCCAGCACGTAATTCCTTGAGAAGGCGGTTGTACTGTGCTCCCACACCGATCAGTTTTAGTAGGTCACCAGCAAAGTTTCTGGTAGCTTGACCAGCATCGCTGATCATCTTGTTTACAGTAAGGTTTTGCTGCGCAAATTCCCTGAATTTCTCCTTTTGCTCTTTCAGTGCGTCACTTAAACTGTGGACAGATTTCGTTGCTTCCTTACTGGCCCTATCAAAATTCTGGTAGTTTTCTATGGCTGGTGCCATAGCGTTGGACAGCTGACGAGTTTCTTTGTACGCCTCTGTCTGCGCAGTTGTAAAGTCATCGGTGGCTTTCTCTGCGCTCTTGGCAGCTTTTTCTAGTTTCCCTAAATCGCCAAATAGGGTTTTGCCGTCGTCAGCCATGGACTGTAATCCTTATATGTGCGTACCTCTTCACTCTAATAATATCGCTATGTTCTGCCTACCACTTTTGGTCTCACGAAAGCACGCACAAAGTTAAGGAAGTGATCTTTGTCGGACTCATACAGGTCTACAAACTCAGAGGTAGCGGCCCACTTCGGTGGAAGGATACCTAGCTTGCGCCCGAAGGTTGACTTAAGCATCTCCTGAATCTCAGGGGCTAGTGTCATTGCTAAAGGCAGTCTAATTATATCCGGCGTCTCGCGTTCGGTGGTTTTCTTCTCCGACTCTACCATTTGGGCATGGTAGTCTGCTTTCTCCCAAACAATACCCAGGTCTTTGACAAGCCGGTTGTACTGATCCTCCTGAACCTTGGTTTGCCAGAAGTCCATGAAAAAGAGCGCGGGTAGATTATGGAAAAGCATCCGCGCCCTAGGTTCTACAGGCAAGACCCCAGCTCGCGCTATTACTCGTCCCCAGATTGCGAGGTGGGCGTCTCCTTCTGTTCTTGGGACGGTCTCGCTAAAGGGTAGAGCTCCTCCTTGTCCATACGACGATCTTTCATCGTCCTGTTTTTTAGTTCTAGGAGTGTAGCTAGCTCTTCGTACGCACCGAACTTTTCTTCTAGCATTTCATAGAATACGTCGGCGCACTTGATCCGAAGATCTGAGGGGATATCAAATGGGTCATGCTTGGTACCGCAATGCTCGCAGAGCTTGCTCTCGACTTGTATCTCTGAGCCACATTCACAGAATTTCCTGTAGAGGGCCACGTTGATAGTAACAGTCTTCTCAGGATTTCCGCCTTCCTCAACGTCCGCTTCGGATACCTTGTATTCAGCGTCCATAGGAATGCCTAGTGCTTCGTATATTGGCACACCATCAAGGCCGACAAGGCCAGCGGAGATCATCAGTGGCGCGATGTTAAACCCGTCATCCTCCAAGTTATCCGCGATCCAACGGTCCATGCGCATAGTATTGGGGGCAAACATCCAGGTGGTTCCGGCCCACTCTATGCTCTCAGGCTTGATTCTCTCTAAACCAAGGTTGGCCATCAGCTTTTTCAATGCTGGGTGGCGCCCTTTTGTTTTGGGTGTTCTTTCTACCTTGACGCCATTGGTCAAGCTGTCGATCATACGCCGCGCTTGCTCAGCTGCCGCGTAGTCTCCCTTGTCTCGCGCCCCGTGTTCTTGTTGCAGGAGATACTCCAAGGCGGCGCTGGATTGCGTCATCCTGTATTCGCGTGCCTCTGGACTATCTCCTGGGTGGGCTGCAAAGGGTGATGGGTTCTCTTGTACTGGAGGTGGGGCGGTTTGTTGCATCCTATTTGTCGTTGGAGCTTGGGCGTTGAACATTCCGGACATCATCTGCTCAGCCTTGTTTCTGGCAGATGGATCCTGCGCTGGGGCCTGCTGAGTACGCAAATCCTCAGTTTTTGGGGCTCCTCCTTCAACACTAGGGTCCCCAAACATGGGCGTATCTCCAGCGTGCATGCGGTGCGCCTTTTCCAAGTCCGCTGGAGATACCGGACGTACTCTACGGCCGTGCAATTCCCTGGGAGCTCCTTCGGGAACAAATCCACTTGGGTCGTCGGCGATGGGGCCACCATCCTCCGGGATTCCTAGATCTTGCCCATCTTTAGGGGCTGGTGCTTTACCTAGATTTGGTGCTGGTTGCTGCGGAGGCTCTCGGCGCCTTTGGGTTCCCATAACTTCTCCTGTGTTTCTCTTTTAGCTGTTCAAGAACTCCCAGTTGCCTATGCCATGTCCCCATTTACTGAGGATGACCTTTGGCAGCAGTGGGCAGTAGTAGTGAAAGGCAGCTCGTTTTGTGGGTTGAACTGGAAAGGTTTTTCTCAAGATAGACGACCACTGTGGATATTCTGTGGTCATGTACGGAAGCAACTGGGGGAATTTGTCTGTGTCTATTATTACACCACTATCCCCCTGCATGCGCATGATGGAGCTATGAATGCCAAGCAGGTACATATTCTCCAGAACCAGGTAGCCTCCAAACACGCGGTGCGGTACATAACCTATTCCTGCCTCGGCGCAGTCTCTTAGGACAGACTCTGGAAATCGTTTTCGGCTGAAAGAGATCACAGGAAACTTCGTGACCCCTAAAATAGTTTCGTTGGATAACAGCACCCTTGGTACTTTTTGCACTCCCCGAATGATATCTATGGACTTGAGGAACTCGTCGTCTTCGTCGGGGACGGAGATAAACGATTCTTTTTCTTTGTGTACCTGGTCGGGGATACGCCAGCCTCTATCACGAAACTTCTCTAAGATGGGATCAAGGTGCGTATCATTGGAGGAGAGCTTTGCAGGTTCAGCACATTTGATACGTTTCTTTGTAGGAACCGCGGTAACAGCCGCGCTCCTGGTGTAGGGGGTAAGCTGAACTCGAACAGAATCTATTTCTCCCTTTAATGCTCGAAGCTTTTGCAAAACCTGCGAGAGCGGAACTTTTATGTCTACACGCCTACCGAAAGCGCCGCGGCTGTTTACGTCCCGGTAAACAACCTTGGCCATCTCGACAAGTTTCTTAGCAGCTGGCACAAGACCGGGATTGTCAATATTCGTGTCGAGGCTGTTTGCTAAGCATACGTGGGCGCTGTCGAGCTTTGTGTACACCTCCCCAATACGTTCCACAATTTTCTTTGGCAGTCTTTTTCCCGACGAGGTATGAGCTCGCGTGCAGCGTGATTCTAGCACACTGTACACCCTGTCCAACTTGGTGGCCGCAATATCCACGAGATTAAGAACCCCCTCGATTAAGGAGTATACATGGGGCTTAAGTTTTGGCACAGCTATGCCTCCGATTTGTGATCAGGGTACATGCATTATATTTACAGTTCGGGGCCTCCATTAGCACATAAATGGATCCCCTTTTTCTGACGCCAGTGAAATTGTCGATGGGTTTGAAGCTCGAAAGAGCAGGAAGGACCTTGGAGGAGTTACAGTTGTGCTGTACTTTTTTGTGGTTGTAGTGTAGCTTACACGATCGCACTAACTCACGATCTGGCGCGCGACGTAGTTAAAGTTGAAGTTGGCTATCACCCGCGCATTGCCATCAGCAGCGTATGCTGTTTCATTTCGGTCGGTTAGCCAACAGCCCTTGTACACCCAGATTCGATACTGGGTGACGCCGCGGAACCAGAACTCGTGGGTAGTGAACGGTCGGTTTTGCTCGATGAGATCGTTGAGCTGTTGATCTGCAGAGAGCCCGAGCTGGATCTCGATCTCTTTGTCCCACATCTCAGCAACAGTTGCCGCAATGGTGAGACCTTCCCAACGCGCTGGCACGTAGTCCACCGGTTTCCCCCACGTTCTATCGGAGAGCTCGTACACATGCTCCCCGCCGCGGGCCCAGGCGCCAGTGGTGTCCCAGTTTTGAATACGTCCGATGACAGCTCCATCCACAACGATGGTGATGCCATGGTACGTCTTACTGGTAGGCGCGTGCTCGTGCGAGTAATCGAGCGGCTCGGATATTTGGCCGAAAGGATTGTCTGCAAATGGTTGATAATCAGGTACTGCAGGTGCAGGCATCTTCTACTCCGTTTGCGGGTTCTATGCTAGCGCAATGCTTCAAGCGTCTTTTTCAAGTCCGGAAGCATTGATTGGGCACGAACCAGTTTGCCGGTAGTCTCGGCCTTTTTGCTCCAAGCCGCTCTACGCAGGACACCACGTAGCTCGGCCGTTTCGGTTTTGGTGCTCACGGCTGCGACCATTACAGCGAGCTCTTCTACGAGAGCCCCGTTCGCATTTGTAGGAAGCTCTTTGACTCCCAAGTAATCGAGAGCAGCTTGCTTATGCAACGGTCGTAGTCGATCGCCTATATGGCGAGCTTCTTGATGGTGTCCGCTGATAGCGAGTTTCTGCTGCACTCTTCTCAGCTTGCCGATCTCTACAGCTCTTTTTGAGGCTTCGTCCATCATGACGTTCTCGTCCTAATGATCTCCTCGTTTGCCGGCAGCTGCGCTTGGATGTCAGCAATGCCGAACAATATAAATCTAACTATTCTTTCATTGGATGAATCCAAGTTCGTGACGGAGACAGTGTTTCGGGTTGCCGCTACTGTATCGAAATCGATTTGCGGGCTAGGGGTGTAGTCCCGCAACGCATCTGTTGGGACGTCTTCATCCGCCACAATGAAGCTGTACGTTCCACTGTAGAGGGGGTCATCACCAAACCCTAGGTCTAGTAGATGTACGATTTTAAGGTGGAGCTCGTGCCCACTCTTGTTGTACATCCGCAGCACGGGAAAGAACACCGCCTTTGCGGTTTGAATCATGTCCTCGATGGTGAAGGAAATTTCCTCGTCGGGATCCAACCGGTACGGCCACAGAAATTTAACAGGTGTGAGTCCCATATCTGCCTCTAAATCGGGCTACGCTCTTGGCCTTCTCCATCCCATTTGTTGGTGAAGTCCTTTGTAGGGCGCAGCGGAACGACTGGGTTACTGGCTTCATCTTTGGCCACACGCTGGCGCATGTCCACAGCTTCTCTTACTTTGGCCGTTCTGCCATCAATTAACTCAGCGTCAAACAATGCATAGAGATGGTTTTGTACCTGAGGGTGAAGGAAGAACACGAAGTATCCTTCTTCTCCTTCATTGTAGTCTCCGATCTCTAAATCCTTTCGAAGCATCTCCGTGTCGTCGCGCATAAGCTTTACGGTTGCACGTTTCAGTTGTTTATGCAGCGACGTGACTCCATCGTCCTCCAGCAACAGCGCGGCAACCTGAACCATGTCCTGCGATCCATAGTAAGCCGCTGTAACACGGGCCTTCATTTAGGACTACTGCCTATTGTCCCAGAACCTGGTATCAACAGAGAACAGACCAAACAGGCGTTTGATTGGGTATCTGATGTTGTAGAAGTAGCCGAAGTGGTACAGCCGTCGATCTCTTTCATCCACAAATACGTAGATGTCCGAGCTGGAGTTGATCTGCCGTACGGTGGGTGGGTTGGTTTCCGATCCATATGGAGCGATGACACCAGAAGATACAATCGCCGCGAGCTCGTCTGAGAGGAACGCCCTGACGATTGCGACACCGGATGCAGGACTAGGCGGAACGATTGAGATCAACGCATCGTCCATGTCCCGAGCTACCTTTCTGGTAACGTAGATCTTTTGGTTCATCGCTGAGATCTCTTGGAGATCAGGTGCGCTTGTGTCGACAGTTTGCGACTCGTTGTAGCGGAATACTCCTCCACCGACATCGCTTAGGTATAGGATGGAGGCTCCACCAAGGATAAGCTCCTCCTGCTCGTTGAACGTATTCATGTCCTCGAATGAGGTGCAGTCCTTTCGCAGCAGCGTTTGCGCTGGATCCCGGAAGGCTGCATTTCGGGCAGCACTGAACCCAGCGATGAAGGATCCATCCAGCGTGACACGGGTCGACGTTCCGTCGTCAAGCACGACAGTGCGCTCGGCGCTGTCATTAGCTACCAGTACAACATGCCCACGTCCTGGATTGTCCCCCTGGAACTGTAGTGTTTTCTTCGCGAGGTATATGAGTGAGTCGGGGGTATCCTCGTCCCCCAGAGGAGTACCAATCGGTACACCTACCCAGAGCATCCGTTCCGCATTCTCGAATGGGTCCGCCATCTTTTCGATGGAAGACTTTGAATAGGCCAGAGCTGGGAAGAAATCGATGATGATAAGGTCTGTGATGTCCTTTTTGGTTTCGGTGGCATCAATCGCCCGGCGGAAGTCTGCAGTAGAGAACACTTGGTTTCCTGCTGCATCTTTAACTTGCACGAAATACGCCCCGAAGAAATCGGTATCGAAAGCGATGTCTCCAGCAATCCAAAGCTGGTTATCGGTAGACTTTGGTCCGAGTCCTCGTTCCATGTCGTCTCGGTTGAGGTACCTGATAGGAGTCTCGTACTCGCTGTCCAACCGCAGCCGCTGCGCGCTGATGTAGTAGATGCTTCCTGGAGACGGCTCCTCACCACGATGCTCGTAGTAGATTTGTAGGTCATCTCCTGGATCTGTTGCGAAGGAAAGGTAAACGGTAGGATTGCCTGCGTCGTACACTTGTGTGTAGGAAACAAGGGAACCGTCACTCACCTTTTTCACCCAGTACACCGTTTCAGGTACATCGCTGAGAATGATGTAGTAGGCCAACGGGGTTCCTGTGACACGCCCAAGAGTGTCCTGGAAGATCTCGTCTTCTGGAATTGTTTCGTTGGCTCTTGTCCGCAGAGACCAGTCCACCTCGTCTTCGTTGACAGTGGTGAACGTGAAGATATCGTTTGTTGCGAACTGCTCCTGCGCCGGGTCGATGGTGGGGAAATTCCTGAACGCCATCGTAATACTATCCGGCAAGTCGACATAGATATCGTTGTACGGGACAGTGAAGTTACCGAAGCCGCCTTCGTAGGTGTCTGTGTACCAAGCTACTGTGATTGACTCTGATCCGTTTGTGGTCACCACATTTCCAACGGTCAGTGTGTAGAGCCTGTCGTCTTTGTCGGTGTAGTCCTGTCGTGGAGCTCTAGCGACAAAGGACCAAGTGTCTCCCTCTACGAAGTTGAATGCTTGACGGTGGCGATTGAACTTCGCTTTGAAGTCGTTCAGGAACGCGGCAGCGGTAGCTGTATCAGTGATCGCGGCACTAGCCAATGCCCAGATGTCATCGACCGGGATGTGCATGAGGTTGTCGCCGATGTGTGCTGTGTACAGTGTCTGCAGCTCTTGAGTGGCGGCAACGAGCTCCGCTTCATTGGTGGGCGCCGCGACAGTAGTCTGGTGGCTACCAGCTCCAGCCGGATGGTACACGCCTCCACCATTATTATCGTGCGCGTCATGCTGCGTCTGCGCGTCTGCACAGAGAGTAAGTGCAGTAGCTAGGCTGTTGGCGTCGGCCGCCGTGATGATGTTGGTGGTGTCCGCTAAAGCGTGTCCAGCGCCAAGATTGATATCCACGTAGATACCGTTTTCGAGGTGCTGGTTGGTAAGAGAAGTGGGCGTTGCCTCGTCGACGGCAATCACACCTTCTGTATAGGGGAGCTCGTCGTAAGCGGACCAGATAATGTTGAACCGGCGGTTACCGCTCGGCCCATCACCTGTGGGGCCTACCGGTGGGTAGTAGACCTGCATTTTGTAATGCCTGTCCATGGTGCCGGTGTATTCGGCGTTGGGATTCATCGTGATCGAGCCGGAGTCTGTTGCGGCGGCTGCGGTCAGGTAATTTGACCCCTCAACCGGTTCAGTAGTCTCCGCGAACTGGTTGGTGTTATCGTGAGCACTGGAGAGCTCGATCATCCCGGGACCGTAGCTGTCCCACGTGAACACGTCGTCCGTGTTGAAATCGCCTGCTGTGAAATCGAAGTCTAGGACGATGGCATCGTTGTAGCCGTAAGATGCCGCGGTATCGAGTTGCACGGTTGTGGGTGTTCCTGCGGCCACCGTGAACTCTATGGAACGGCCAGCTGGGATGGCGCCGGTCCCCACGAACGCACCATATTCAGGTACCTTGTTGACTTGGCTGTTACCGCCAGATACTGGTACGATGACCAGCTCGAAAGTCGCATCGACAGCAGCGGTGAAAGCGCGGCAGTACAGCGTATACTGCATTCCGTAGTCATAGGTGTACTGGGAAGTAGTTGCATGTGCAACGGTACCTACACCTGTTCCAGCACTTTTAACAACCGCTAGGTTACGCCCAGTGAGGTGCGAGTTACTGGATCCAGGGATTAGGGCATCTGGATCGCCCCCAGAAGCATTCCCGACGATTTCGGTAACGATTCTATAGTCGACGAATTCCTGGTATTTGTTTTGCCCCTCACTGTCGCCTACATTCCCCATTTGCCGCAATTCATTGAATCCAAGGGGATCCAGGATGTCGTCGCGCTCTGAGCTTTGGTAGTCGATAAGGTAGGTGGCGTTCTTGTCGAACTCTGTAACTTGGATTTCGACTTGATCGTACACTCCAGAACCAGGGGTCGATTCAGTGAACTGCCACTTGTCGGTGGGAACCACTTCGCGGTTCTGCTTGTACAGAAAAGCCTCGGTTTGATCGTCGACCGCAGCGTAGGATAGCGGTGCAATGTACGGAGCTGTCGAGGAGAAATTCAATTCCTCATCTTCGACGTATGACCGACGATGCGGCATATTGAGCACGAGCGCAAGCCTGCTCCCGCGGCCCACATAACAGGGATACCTCGGATTGCCGGGATCAGCAGTTGGGCGCGGAATGCGAACGTAGCCGATATATGTCCCAGGGCGCACGTACCTGGCGTTTGTCAACCGGAAGTCGCCAATTGCCATGACTTCTTCTCCTCTACACGTGTTTTATTCTGCTGACGCAAATGGGTCGTCTGTTTGCTGAGCAGGGTAAAAGAACATTGCAGGACTGCGATGGTCCAACAGATAGTAACCTAATTTGCGTTACAGAACTGTGTTGCCGAACCAGTAATGTACCAGGTAATGCGTTAGCCGGAGACGACTTCCACTTCCTTTTCGCCGATGACAGCGCCTGGAGCTTCAGCCGTTCTTTTGGTCACGATAATTTTGAAAGTACCTAGACGTTTTGGGGTAATCATGTACTGAGTCTGCATGCTGCGTACGATGGCTATTTTAGAGTTGTCGCTGTACACACGCACGGGATAAGGCATGTCTCTGATGCTGAACATCACCTTGCTACCTATCCTGACTTTATTTGGGGCGGTCAACTCCATGTTCCAAGCACGCACGCCTTGGTATCGAGGGTCCGCCAGGTATTTTCGGTAGCTCGAATTCTCGAACTCTACTGTCATGGAAATAGAAGCCTGCCAAAGCTGGTCTCTGGGATCACCTTTAAAGGTTGAGTGGGACTTGGGTCCTGGTGTATGCTGGAGTGGTACTCGAACTTCCCAGTACACCCCACTTTGATCCCAAGGAGGGCGCAACACGTAGTTGCAGGTGTATCGCTGGTCTTGACCGAAAGCAGCTGAGACAAACGCGATCATGTCTTCTATTTGCTGCTCATCGAGCGAAGCACAAACAATTTCTATTGGGATGGGCACCACATCCATGATGCGCGTTACTTGGGTGCCGTTTTTATCTCGTGTGTTGAAGCCTTCAGTGAGGCTCCCTAGGGAAGCTGGAGTGTATGTGTAGCCGCCATCCTGTATGAATATTTGGGGCGGGGCTTCGGCCATCCCCTCAAAATAGCGAGCAATCTGAAGATGTCTGTCCTCGGAGTTTCTAGGAAGAGATTCATTGATGTGGTAGTCAATCATAAAGCTGCACGTCTGGCTCATGTACGGGTAGAATTGTCCACCAGGGCGCAGACATGCTTCCAGGAATTTTTGGAGGGTTAGCTTCGTAATTTTTAGGTACTGTGTGCGGTCCTTGGCATAGAGCCCTTTGATAGCGGATGCTTCTAGATCATCTACTTGAATAAGGTGAGGGAACTTTTCTTGGATTTCGTCGGTCATGTGGGATCCGTGCGCAGGTGAATGCACCTTCCCCGGTGATTATTAAAGGATAACTTCCCTTTCAAATAATTTGGCCCCTAGGACAGCCTAGGGGCCAGGTAATAGTGGGCCGCCGTAAAGTGCGAGCCATCAAAGCGGTGTAGTAGATGACTCACTGGGGCAAAGGAGTCCGAGTAAATTCCTCTGCTTACCAGAGAGTAACCTACTTCCTGGAGACGAAAATCAATTTCAGTGCGTCCCGGGCTCTAGGTGAAATGTCTATTTTGACGTTCACGTTTCCAGTCCCCAAACAAACCGTCTCCAAGAGCTCGTTTAGTTTGTGGAGCTCTACCGCTATCTGTCGTAGAGGGTCTTCCTCAAACTCAGGCTGCACGTTTGGTTCTGTGCTACTAGTACTCATCTCTACTCCTGATCATCCACCCCGATCCCCCAGTGCTCCGACAGCCGATAAAAAGTCTGCTGGAACACGTACCCCTCCGGCCACGACGCCGCCCGTCTACGCCGGATGATTATGTCGCGCCACCGGTCCACGATGCACCGAGCTTGAAGCTCCGCGATCAAAGCAGCCCGCTGGTCGTTGGTGGAGCACAGCTCCCACAGGCACCGGCTCAAAGCCTTGCGGTACGGCTCACTGCTATCGGCGGTGACGTAGGTGTTGTCGTCCGGGATGGGCTGCCCGAACTCCTCGGAGTAGATTTTCTTGCACGCTTCCTTATCCGGCAGCTTGTCGGCCCACCCGAGCTCGCCTTCGCGGTCCCACTCCCTGGGGCTTTTGTGCGGCAAAAAGCCACCAGAACCGGAGTTGATGGTGATATCGCAGCTGATCATCAGGATCCGCTCGAATTGGGGATCTAGGCTCGTGGGGAAGTTGTCGATAGATTTGATGGCGTCCAAGTCCTCGATGCCGAAGTCTTCGAGCTTAAAGCCCACCTTCAGCAGATTTCGTATGGAGGGCTTGAGCGTGTACTTGAGCAGGTACGCGTCGATCTGCGTGTCCCTGCCGTCGCTGCTCCCGAACCAATACGACACCTCTTCGGCGATCTCCTTGCCCGCCCAGGGATTCTCCTCCCTGTTCTGGTCGTTCGCTTCCCGGATCTTCGGCACGAGCTCAGGAGCCCCACCCAGCTTCACCAGCGTCTCAGCTGAACCGCGGTTCACGTTCCAGATGCCGTAGTTCCACCAGTCCTCCAGGGCCACTGGCTTCCCCTCAGAGTCTGTCCCCACGATGATCCCGTAGTACCCGTACCCATCCTTCCCAGCCTCCCACGTGCACTCACACTCCGCGATACGCAGGGCTATAGGAGCTCTCCAGCCACCTAAATCAGGCGTCATCGCTTTCCACGTCGCCTTGCCCACGATCCCATCTACCACGAGCCCGTAAGCTTCCTGGATGCTCTTAGCCACCCGCTCCGTGTTGGGCCCGAAGGATCCATCAGCAGTAGTCTGCCAGTCCGGCCGGTTCTTGATGTCACCAAGCTTGCTGGCCGCCATCTGAAACAGATTCGCCGACGGCCGGTTGCGGTTGCGCTGCGCGGTGATGATGCTGAGCTGGTATGTCTTTGGTGGTAGTGGCACGGGGGGATCCTCCTCGACCTGCAGCACCTCAACGGCCCCGCTGGTTATCTTGTCGAAGCCAACCGACATCGTCAGCTGGACACTTCTGTTCTCAGCAGCCAGCATCACCTCCGAGGACATGTTCTCGGTGCCGACCGCGTTAACGGTAAAAATGCTTCCAGGTTCGAGCAGAATTTCTCCGCTCATCGACGGCCCCTGGAAAGTGGCCTTGAACTGCTCTAAGATGCGGAACACATCTCCTACCTTGGGCTCACTCATCTTGCTTCTCCTCTGGTTCCTCGTAGTTTAGGAGATCAAGCCTTCCGGTCCTGGTGACCCGAATTTCGGTGCCCGGCCGTAGCGTCAGCGTTAAAACCCGACGCTCGGTGCCGCTGCTAACGGCGCTGAAGCTGTAGTCACCGAAGAACTTCACCTCGATGGCATCGTGTACGAGGCAGATGTCTCCCTCTTTAATCTCAATCTCGGCCATTTTCTGGTTCCTCTGCTTTCTTGGAGATGACCTTTAAATCCCCATCGAGGACCTCGATGACAGCAGCACCTGGTTTGAGGTTGAGCTCAATGGACGAACCGTCGCTCACCAAATCTACTTTGATGCGCCCGGACACCAGGACAATCTCCCCTCGCTCGAATTCCACCTCGTCGCCTTTGGCGAGCTTAATCTTGGCCATCGCTATCTTCCTCTCGATCAGCAACTCGGTCCGCGATGAGCTCCAGGTTCTCCTCGATCGTGCAGCCGTCTTCTTCGCAGCTGATGGTTACGCGCGCCGGCCCCACGTGGATGGTCAACTGGTCACCGGGGGCCAGCTTAGTCTTGCGCATCCTCTGGTTCCTCTCGCTCTTTTTCTAGGACGCCCTTGCTCCTGAATACCTCGATTTGGCAGCCTCGCTCCAGCTGCAGCAACAGGGCCTGATCTTCTCCCTCCAGGGGAACCTCTCGAAAAAGGTAGGCACCATCAATTAGGACCACGGTGGTTCCTGTTGCCTTGAACTTGTCTCCCACTTTAAGTTGAATCATCCTCTGGTTCCTCCAGGGGCAACGTCTTCAGGCTCTTGATCTCCACCGGGCACCACACCCGGATCTCCGTACCGTCCTCCTGATAAGCCACAAACTCCACCACCACCTTGGTCGCGTTCGTCGCCGGACCAACCACCACACCCTTGGCCCCAGCTTCAAAAATGATTTTCGTGTTCAGGTAGTCCAAAGAGCTCGGCTGGAGCTGGAGATCGATGCTCTTCTCCGAGAAGACCTCGGTGCCGCTGGCCAGTGTGGGCCGGTTGGGATAAGGCTTACTCATCACCAGCCTCTTGACCCTCGGTCACCTCCCAATCCAGGTACATCTTGGGGAGCATGTCCTCGGGCTTCCAGTTGGCCTTCGTTTCCTCGATGGTTGCGCTCTGGTACTTCCCTTTGCTGATGTAGCCGGGGTCTGTTTCTTCTAGCGGGTCGGTCTTGAAGAAGACCACCTGGCCGATGCGGCGGCCTACGACTAGGGGGATCGTATTGAAGCGAGAGTTGTTGGTGACCTCTAAAGTCCAACGATTACAATAACTTATGTCTCCTAGGCCAGCGCAGCGGGCCACCTCCAAGAAGTTCCGTCCAGCAGAAGACCGCGCCTTCATCATGGTGGTGACGTCGTTGGAGCAGCCACCAATAAATTCCAGGGTGTGTGCCAGAATGGCTTCCTGTGGCCGAATCAAAATGACTTGATCCTTTGGGCGGATATTTTTCAGCAAGCCACGCCCGAGCTGTGATGCTAGCACACGTTCCGCTGGCTGTGCGCGCTCAAGGTTCCATAGTTTCTGGACATGGTCTTCATCGTATGGATTGTAGAGGTACTCTGCAACACGGAGCGCAGGAAGCCCCGCACTGTCACCATTTTGCTCACGCCAGTAGTATTCCCCCAACGTTACATCGTAGCTGTTGGTTCCTACGTTCTCCGGCCTAAACGGGTCTATAACGATCTCTTTTGCTTGGAGGCAGCTAAAAATTGCAGTACGGCTCAATAGACTATAGCGTACAGACATCTCTACATTTCTCCCGGAGGAGCTCGTTCTGCACGAGCACCTAATTATGATTTTACAAGATTGGGTTGCGTATGGAGCTATGCAGCAGCTGGGTTGATCCAAATGCACTCAACGCGCTTCTGGAAAGCCTTGATGACGCCACTGCCTTGGAGTTGGGTATGCTTCGTTCGTGCTGCCGCGTTGCAGGATCTGTCAAACTTGACGCACTCCCAGCCATTCTTTTCGAGCGGCGCGTACATGTCATTTGGGTACCCTGAAAGGATAGCCATCCCGCGTATATTGAGAAGCACGTCTACGAGCTTCTCGTGGTCTTGTGTCTGCATCTCAAAAGAGAACCAACCGTCTCTGCGGGTCTCTTTAGGATAAGGGGGGTCTAAGTAGAACAGAGTGTCTTCTGCGTCAAACTTTTCAACAACGACAGACCAGTCCTTGTTGTAGATTTTAACCTCTTTCATTCTATCTGCAATACGAGGGAGCATTTGAATGGCCTGGACGTAAGCGCTGATTGGCTGCGCCATTCCCCTCACACTGGAGTTTGTTACAAGTCCCCACGACGATCTGTCGAGCATTCCTCCCAGCGATTGACGGGAGTCCACGAAGAACATGCTGGCGCGTTCCACCATGTCTTCCTCAGCTGGAGCTTGATCTTTGCTTTCTAGTCGCTCCTGTCTGCTATAAGGTGTGAGCTCCAGCCGTTGGATCAGCTGCGCACGAAGATCATCATCGACAATGCAACGAAATAAACCGGCGAACCTTGGATCGAGGTCGTTGTAGACCTCCATAGCCGACCTTGGTTTTACAAGCAGAAGATTCGCTCCACCACCAAATGGTTCCACATAGGTGCGGTGCTCCGGGAAATAAGGCAGGATGCGTTTGCGCAGGACACCCTTTCCTCCAATCATCTTGATTGGAGACCTAAGCACGCGTTCACGCATCATCATTCTCCACAGGGATAGGTACGATGGTCGATACTTTCATCTTTTCCAGCGCGGCTACCGTTGCCTCTGCGGATTTGATTGCGCGCCGACCATCCCCCAGCACTACCAGGTTGCTCTCGCCAACAGAGAAAGTTGTGGCACTTGGGTCATCCAAGATGTCAACCGCGTCTATTTCAGTGCCATCGCCCAAATAGGTTTGCGTGTCAGCTTTGGCGACACGCACTGCGAGGACCTCGACCTTTTTGCGTCCAATTCCAGGAAGGCGTTTGCCTTTAACGTTTGGTCGAGTGATCTTGAACTCTTCTCCCTGAAGGAGGATTTCCTCGTCGTCGCTCTGTATCACTACCGTGTCATCTTGGTTGACGGCTCCGGCAAAAATGATATCGTGTTCTGGCATCTCTTTGAATACCATGAACTGCGTGCGCCGCTGATCAGGAGGAAACGCTACGTAGTCTCCGTTGGCAGTAATCACGAGCATGCAGTCGTCGTTCTCCGATGCCACACCTAAGATGGTAGCTACGTTTTTGTCGAACTTGTCTGGGAAAGACAGCGACGCGCTTTGACCGATGTTGTCTTCTGATACCACCGCAAACTTGCTGGGTGTTGCTACCAGGTTGACGTAAGGCCACGCTGCGCGGCTTTTCACTGGCGGCTCCGAGAAGCTGTCGAACTTTCCTTGAGGAGTTACGCCTACGTAGTAAGTGGTTTCTTTCGCGGTAACGTCCAGATCTTCTTTGCCGCCTCGCAGTCGTGTTCCCCGCTTGTCCGCGTACTTGAGCATCTCCTGCAGCCTGCGTTCTACCACGCCGTCTATGTTCTCTAGATCGTCTGCGACCGCACCCAAGCGCTTTTTATGTTGGTCGATGCGCTCACCTAGCTTCTTCTCGTTCAACTTGCGCACCAGTCCACGTACGGTGGTGTCCAATAATACTTGAGCCTGCCGTTCGTTGAGCTCCAACTTATTTTCAAGCTGCCGTAGAATCTCATCCATCGAGTTGGCGGAGTTGATGATCTTCATCACGAGGCTTAGATTCTGCACCGCTATATACCGGGCTTGATCCGCCTCCAGTTTCTTCTGAAGCTCCTCCTGCTCCGTTTGTAGCACGAGCTTTTCTACTTTACGCCTGAAGTTGATGAACACCTGGATGAGCTTCTTCAGCCCACACAACCGCGGACGTTTTTTCGAGTCCAGTACATAGAATTGGTAGGAGACGGATGACTTCAGGAGCGGCAGCACGCGGTCGTTGACGATCTTAGGATCCGTGAATTCCACCACGATGCGGGTGCCTACATCCATAGACCCTTCATCGTTGGCTGCTGATACGAGCAGTTTAGCATCAGCTAGTTTCTGCGTCTGATTAAGTAATTTGGTTGCCTTTTTTGAGGTGAACCCTGGGTCCAGACCGGTGATAACGAGCTTTTGTCTACCGCGCTTTCCTTCCTCAAATCGATAATTGCATGAGAAAGTCAGCTTGCCTTGACCAGTCTCGTAGAGTTCTCGCAACTCGGCTTTTCTAGATAGCAAAACACCTGCCCCAGAGTCCGGCCCCTTGATGTGCTTGAGCAGCTCGTCTGTGGTGCATTCCGGGTTCTTTAGGGTGTGCAGCGTAGCGTTGATTACTTCACCCAGGTTATGTGGAGGAATGTTTGTCGACATCCCCACAGCCACGCCCGAGCTTCCGTTTACTAGCACCATCGGCACACGGGTGGGTAGTAAAATAGGCTCGTCGTGTTCCTCTGTGTAGGATTTCATCAGAGGCATCACGTGGATGTCATCAAATAATCTGTCGGCGAATTCGGTGAGCTGCGTCTCTGTGTAACGATAGGGTGCGGGTGGTTCATCCATCAAGGATGTCTTGCCACCGAAGTTGCCGTGTTTTTCGATCAGCGGCTGTCTGAGCCATCCCATATTCACCAGGGCTCCGTAGCATGCGGAATCCCCGTGGGGGTGGTAGCGGCCGATCACCGATCCAACTACTTGGGCACATTTAACTGGGATGGCTTTGCTGTGTCGTTTTAGCTCATGCAGCGCCCACAACGTGCGGCGTTGTACGGGCTTTAGGCCATCGCGTCCATCCGCGATAGCTCTGTCCTCGATGACGTAGAATCCATAGCTGCGGAGGTTGTCGCGAACTATCTCGGCCGTTTCTTTCTTGGAGGAGACTGTTATTGATAGAGGCATCACTACTCCACGATATCTAGTAGTTCTTTTCGCGCAGCTGCGTCCAGTCCCATGTACAGTAGCACCCGATCTTGATCGTCTTTGCCTCCCCACACCACCTGGCACGTGTCTCGCGTTTTTTCATTCATCGCGTAGACACGTAATGCGTCTGCCCCAGATTCACCCAAGCCCTTGAATCGAGTAATGCGCAGCTTCCTGGGATTGCCTAGCTTCTCCCGAACTTCTGCTGCCGTATCTCCGAATACACGTTGTTTGGCAGTGACGCCCATGAATAGGGGACTGTTCACCACAAATAATCTGCCGGCCTCGATGATCTCCGACAGGTGCTTGGCGAAGAATGCCAGCAACAGTGCTTGGATGTGGTGTCCATCTGTGTCCGCATCCATGAGCAAGTAGATTGCACGGTAACGGCATTTCTTCAGGTCGAACACCGGTCCGATGCCTGTGCCGATAGCCTGTGCAATGTTGGACAGCTCTGTGTTCTTTAGAGCCTCCTCCACACCTCCCTTGCGTGCAGCGTTGAGCACCTTCCCCCGAAGGGGGAGTACTTCTTGGTAGTGGGTATTCCCCTTCAAGCTGATGCGTGCTTGCTTCACTGTGCCAAAGGCGCCATTCCCCTCGACGATGTAGAGCTCGCGTTTGTCCGGAGGGCAGTCTGGAGCGGCACAAAGCTTACCTGGTAGGATGTTTCTGGCTCCAGCGGCTACCTTCGTCCCACGCACAGCCTTTTGCTTAGCGCGGTATTTCTTGCGCTCGTCCCTAAGGTAGACTGCGTTTTCAAGCAGAGCTTCCATGCTTGTTGGGTTGGCCGCGGCGAACTTGCGCATGGCACCGTCTATGACCCGCTCAACGCCCTCCTGTACATCATGATTTTGTAGACTGCGTTTAGTCTGACCACGAAACTCCGGTTTGAGCACGTGGGCATGGACAATGGCGATCATGCCATCACGGATGTCCTCTCCACGTAGTCTACCCATTTTCCCATTTGCATGGTCGGTGACCACACGTTGGATGGCCTTTTTTGCGCCAGCAACGTGCACGCCGTGATCTGGGGTATGGGTAACGTTGACGAAAGAGCTCCAGCGTTCTGGTCCCCCTCGATCTGTCCAGACAACCACAGCGTCCAGCGCATCTTCTTTCACCACGATTGGATCATGGAGATACGCTAGACCATCGGTCTGGGTCTTGAGCATATCTAACAGACCATCTTTTGCATGGAACCGTTCTATAGGATCCCCGTTCACCTTGAACTCTATGGTTAGCCCAGGGCACAGGTAAGCGATGTCACGTAGCCTCCCCCGTACAAGCTTCGGATCCAGCTTCGCCCTTTTGAAGATGGTGTAGTCCGGACGGAATTCAATCCTGGTGCCGAAACGCATCTTGCGCTTTGACCGCTTAACCTTAGTTACTGGCTCACCACGCTCAAAGGTTTGCTGGTACACCTTCTCATTCTGCACAGTCCAGACGATGAGCCTCTCGGATAGCGCATTGGTCGCCTTGACGCCCACACCATGCAGCCCAGCTACAGCACTGGTGTACGCTCCATGCCCAAACTTTCCCCCTGAGTGGAGCTTCGTTAGGACTGCGGTCAGCATCGGTAGCCCAGTCTTTTTGTGCTTCTTTACTGGGATGCCCCGGCCATTGTCGATGACAGTGACCACCTGCTGCTCGGTGTCTATTTTTACGCCGATCGCGGTAACATGTCCATCCATGTACTCATCCACCGCGTTGGCTACTACCTCCTCGATGATGTGGTGCAGCCCTTCGGATCCAGTGTCGCCAATGTACATGGCCGGGCTTTGCCGCACCGGCTCCAGATTCTCCAGAATGCGTATCTGGTTGGCATCGTAGTGACGTTTTTTGGCCATGCGTTCTCCAATGGTTTCCAGGGAGTATAACCAGAAGTCTTGACGTTGTCAAGTTATGCCCAAAATTGGTTGTAGCGGTAGCGGTGATCTAGGTATTTCATGGCGAGAGGAAGAGGGCCTTTTTTGAGATCTATCCTAACCTGCTTGGATCCGCACGCTTCGCAGCGCTTGTTGGTGGGCCATTTTTTCTCCGTCCTCTTCTTTTCACAAGCCAGGCAGCGTACAGTGTACACCTCATCCACGACTACGTCCACTTGTGTTCCCCAATTGGGACCAATAGTGAAATCCGCGACGAAGGGGATAGTGAGCTCTATCTCAAAGGGAGCGAATATATGAGGGTCAGTCATGATCCTATCTACTTCATGAATGTACTCCTCTGTGTCTGGCCACGGCACCTCCGCGATGATGCTGTCATGGACGATGTTAATCAGCCTCCATGGCTTGTTGTGCTCCTCGATGAACTTTTGGATATTGATGCAAGCCATCAGGTTGGTGTCGGAGGCGATCGATTGAATGGGCGCATTTCTACATACCCGCGCCTCGTAGGATTTGTACTTTCCTATGTCCGTAGGGATTCTGCGCTCCCCACCTCCGTAGCTAGGTACCTTGAAAAATGAATTTTCATCGTCCGCCACGAAATTTGATATGAGGTGGCGTCTTCTACCAATCGGCGACTCCACAAAGCCCGCCTCCAGTCCTTGTTTTTCGATGGAATGCAGCCATTTCTTGGCTTCAGGGAATTGATCGAAGAATTTGTTTTGGAATACTTCGGCTTCGCTATGCGACAGCTTCAGACGCTCAGCTAAGCCATGCACAGACATACCATAGATGATTCCAAACACAATGGCCTTCGAGGCACCGCGCTCATCGTCTGAGATGTCTTGCGGCGGCTTACCGAATATCTTGGACGCTGTCTGACGGTGGAAATCCCCAGCCTTCATCAGTTTGATGAAGTTTTCCTTAGTAGGATTTTTCGTATAGGCCGCTTTTGCGTCATCCACAACAGCGAAAGCTTTATTGAGATCTGGATCTCCTGTAATCTGCGCCAGCCACCTTACCTCTGCCTGACTGTAATCAGCACAGATCATGAGATTTCCATCTTCCACTGAGTAGACAGACTTCACAGCCAGCGCCGTGGGCGTTTTCCCTTTCGGGATGTTTTGCATGTTTGGCCTGTCGCTACTGGTTCTGGACGTGGCTGTCTTGTGGAAGTTGAAGTTTGCGCGAACCCGGCCATCCTGCATATCTGGATGGGTCAAAAGCATTTTGTAAATAGAATCGATGTACGTACCGCGCAGCTTATCCAAGGCAGTCCACTCTGATATTAGGTCAACCTCTGCTACCCCTTTATTGTTTTTCCAGAACTCTTTTCCAAAAGAGTAGCGACCAGTCGCTGTCTTGGACGTGTCTAAATTGAGGATGTCCACGAAGAGGGCTTTCCGCGAAGCTGGTTTGTTGACGTGAAATGCCCACGGCGTGGCGGAATCGTTGTTCCATATTCCCCGCATTCCATGCGTCTTACCGCTGCGCCCCAGCAGCATTTCATTGGCCTTTTTCACAGAAGGGAGCCCGCGGAGCTCATGTATTATTTGGGATTGTCGCCCTACTATGGGGGAGTCCTTATTCATCAAGTAGCGGAGGTGGTCTTGGTCAGCCAGAATTCCATTTCGTTCCATCCGGGCGGCGAACATAGAAGCGGGTCCATGCATCACCAGCCCAAGCCTGCGCAAGACGCTGTTGTAGCCGAGCTGGTCGGCCATGATGTCCTCGAACGTATGGATCCTGTGCGTGACGTAGCAGTCCATGCCATTGTACTCGCAGAGTGGTCCTAGAGGAGCATCACGCAGCTTCCCCTGGTTCCTCATCTCCACAATAGGCGCGATGTCCTCATCTTCGTAGCCGCTGAACCAAAGCCACTCGTCCGCAAGCGCTTTCAGGCCGAAGGCGCTACCAGCTATAGATTTGCGGTTCTCGTTGAGCGCATGGGCCCGCAGCATTGTGTCTTCTAGAGGAAGATTCCAAAGAGGAACACCAAAGGCATCCAGTGTCACAGCGCACTCAAACTTGGCGTTGTGCGGCACCACGGCACGAAAGGACACTTTTCGTGTGGAAAAGAATTTGGTCAGCAGGCGACGGACCTCCACGAACTCGCTGCCTCCCCATGGGCTCTCTGGATGCTTGTATGGAATTACGAACGATTTATCTGGGCTAAAGGCGAATCCTATAGTGAGTACGTCATTCTTCACACGATACGCAGAGTCGGTTTCGTAATCCATTGCCACGATTTGATCTGCAGGTAGATTGAGCACCATATGGGATAATAGCTTGCGTACGCGCTCCACGGTGTCTATTATAACGACAGGATCCCCACGCTTGGAGAAATCAGGGGTTGTTCCTCTAGCGCCCCAAAACATCCGCATGACGTCTTCCTCGAAGACGCCTGCCTGACTTGGCTGTCGGCTGACGAAAGCAAAGTGGTACGTAATGGTAGCTGGGAATTCTTGCCCGTCAGGGAGGCGCACCAGGTATTTTCTTCCGCGGAGCTTGTAAATTGAGTCTGCAACATTAATGGGCATATTTGTGGCTGGGTTGATTGCTAGCCCCTTAGCGGCAGATTTTCCCAGCAAGACTATCCGCTTGGGCTTTATTCGCGCAATGTCCCTAAGGATGTTGAGCCTGCAGGAGTTGATTTCTTCTGGTGTGGGAGGTCGATCCTTTGAGGCGTCCTCTTTGTCTGCTGGACGACAGCGGACGATATTTCCGTACGCTACGCCCGTCTCTTCGCCCCCGTTTAGCTTACGCACTAACCGGCGCAGGATCTTGCCTGTTCCCCCGATGACAGGACGTGCTAGCTGATTTTCTACTTTTCCTGGGGCCTCGGCAATAAACATGACGTCCACGTCGAGATCCTTGCCGGCACGCTTAGGACCTGGCCATACCTCGGTAGTGACTTGGTTGTGTACGTGCCGATTATGGTGGAGGGGACAGCTTTCGCAGGTGTGCTTAGCGTCTGGTGAAAGGATGTACGCGTCGTCGTCCATGTCTCTGACTGCCTCCCAGTACCGTGTCCGCGGTACGCAGTAAATTTACTAGGGAGGTGCCAGCTGAGCCATGCTGTATGAATGGTGCAGGGTTTCTTGAAATGGCTTGCATTACCCGCTCGACTTGGGAACGGATCATAGTAGCTACCGGTCCCGAGCAGTTATAGCGGTAGATGAGCGCCTGCACATCCACATGGCCCTTTGCTTCGCTGTCGTACACCAGAAGTTGGTATCTGCCGTCCACGTTAGCTGGCCACAATTTCAAGCTGGCACCGCCCTGCTCTAGTATAGTACAAGGTGCCGCCTCGTTTTTGGTGGGGACGCGGCTTCGACGTTTGCCTCTACAACAGGCCATTATTAAATCCTCCGTAATTAGACGCTCAAGTATAGAGGCCCTTTAGCCGCCTTTACTCCGGCGTTCATATGTAATGAAGTCCCTCTATGGACTATCTGTACCTCGCTGGACTCAAATTGGAAATGATCCTCGATTATCTGTCTGGCCACACTAGAATCGAATACTCGGCAAGAGAAGATGTCCAGCATAACTGCTTTTTTCAGTGGCCAGGTGTGTGCAGCGATGTGCGACGTCGTTATCATACACCAAAAAGATGTTCCTCCCTCGTCGCTTTCGGTATCAAGCAAGTTTTCGTTAGGAGGCACTGTTGCTGCTTGAGGTTTGACCAGATAACGCATATTCAAGCTTTTGACTAAACGGTCGAAAAGTTTGAGCATAGGAGCTTTCCCTAAAACCGCCTCGTCCCTAACGTACCCATCGATGATTAAATGGTACCCTGCGAGCGTTTTCATGGCAGCTGCTCTCATCAATGAAAGTCATTAAGTGGGTGATGTTGTGCAGTCCTATGAAGCGCTGTATCCGGGGCTTGAGGAACTTTTGGGAGGGTGGCATTCCTTGGGCCAGTTCTTATCGCCGTCGAACACGATGATTACGCTATTGATTTTGTAGCCGCCATCTTCGCGCCGTTCTTTCATCAACTTCTTTTTCATCGTCAAGCTGCATATCCAGTGCGGTCCCAAGCTGTCAGGGTAATGGAGGATTTTAGGGTGCAGCAGCATCGTGTTCCCGATCGTCTCTGTCTTGTACGTACCAGGTATTACGTGGCTCAGTTGATTCTTGCCGCTTTCCTCCACATTCACTTTGGCAATAGGCTCCAAGAGAAAGACCCCACGAGGAGTACCCGATCCAACCTCTTTTACTATTCGAACATACCAGAACTCCTCTGCCCCTGGAATTCCGCTGGCATCTTCTATGTGATCCCACGATAGAACGCCCGTCTTCCCCAAGGTGCGTGTGATGAACTGGTTGTTGGGAGAAGCATCTTGGCGTGGATTTCTGATGAATTTTACGAGGGTAATCATGGAAATAATTTCTCCGAAACCGGGAGCTTGAATTAGAGGGTTGGGTACGGCCAACGGGAGATAAGAATTCTCCCTAGGTCAATGTATTCCCCTTTATTGACATCGTAGGTAAGTCGGATAGTGTAGGGTTTTCCGACAACATCGAACGTTCCACCGGACCTGTCTATGGTGGCTGTATGTGTGTCCCAAGATCCAGTTCCCGTAACCACTCCATTGGTCACTGTTACTGGCGCCTGAGCGACGTCGTATACTTCTATGGTCAGCTTTGTAGAGGGGGAAGCCGCGAACCTGGTGTAGACGTCTATATATAATGGACGGTAGGTGTTGTAGTACAACGTAATGTTCTGAATAACCTGTTGCACAGCAGGCACCGCTGTTGGAGAATTCTCCACTCTTTGATAGACCACAAAGTTGCTCCCGTCGAAGTCAGACTCCGTAACAGTGATATTTGGACCAGCGTTTGTGGTAGACGTGCGCGTGAGTTTGGGTATGAGCTCGATCGGAGCCGAGTTTATATAGTCCCGTGTATAGTCAGCCGCGGTGCGCCGCGGGGCATTTAGTAGATGGGATTGTTCTAGAGGAACCCCTCCACCTGGATGGTACACCCAACCAAGCACCACCCCATTATCGATCTCACTGTCGCTGAATATACCTTCCTCCAAGCTATACTCTACTGGTACACCACCTATAATGGCTCTGTCTTCGTGGGTAGCGATCAACGTGTAATTGGTGGCGGTGCCAGGAGAACTAAACAGAATTGTTTGGGTATCAGTTTCTCTCCAAACGATGCCGTCTTGTAGCAGGCCGGAGCCTATTGCCACTTCGAGGTTCCCAGCGGAATCCACAGTAAGCTCAAAGCCTAGGTAAACGCCCTTTTCGTTGAGCGTTCCATGGATGATGTTTTCTTGGCTATAACCAGCTGTGCCACCGAAATTATAGTACCGTTCCTGTCCCATACTAGCTTACTCCTCTAGCCAAACAAAAGCATTCCCGTGTATTCGGCCGAGGTTAAGTGCACCTTGACCATCGTAGGAACAGCCCCAAGATCCGCTTCGTAGGTATTCATTTGTCCTGAAACTGGTGTTGCCGTAACAGCAGGTTGCCACGCTGTCCCGTTGTGGAATGAAATCTGTGGTGGATCTTGATAAGTAGGGTAAAAATCTGTACGGTTTTCCTGTAACGGTACCAGAACGATCCTCCACTTTGGCCCAGAGTTGGTTCTCACAACGAGCGCCCGCGTGACATACTGGCCGTAAGCTCCAGGCCGGAGCTTGCTGATGTTGTTCACTGGTAGCTTGCTTAACGCTGTTGCGTCCCGTTCAGTGTTTGGGATTTGATCGTGGTATCTGGGCCTTCGGAAATCCTCCAGGTATACGGTTTCGTTTCCGCCTGCCATACTATTGGCTAGGTACGTAAGGGCGTCTGCCTCTGGGCCCGTGTTGAGATACTCGCGCACAGTTGTGTCTACAATGCGTTTATCTCGTACCTTAGCCATCTGGATTCCATCCCACATCACTTCCGCGATGTGGCAGGCATCATGTAAATTATCATAAGTGTCGTATGGATTTATGAGAGCCCACATCATAATCGCGCTATTCGGGCCATCATTTTGCCGCTCTTCGATGATGAATTGGTCCACTTCCGCAAACAATACATCGGTGACCTGCAACGCGTTCTCCTCTAACGTATCCCTCGGAATAGGGCCAGGAGTTTGCCATGTCGCGCCAAACTCAAACAAATGCTCGATGGCGGTTCCGGATGAGTCCTTTCCGTACAACCTTATTTTAACCGATAGGTTTGGGTCGGAGGTAGCGTCCGCCAACCCACAACACACACGTGAAGGGCCGTAAAAGGAAATCGAGAACGTGTCGGATACACCTATAGCCTCTAAGCGCTTGTAGCAGTAAAACACCTGCGGCGCTTTGATAAGAGCTCCTTCATTGTCTATGAGTAGCTCGTACACCATGGGGAATTTTTGCGCATCCGCAAAGGGTTCCTGCGTGCTGCTTAGTTGAGTAAACGCCCTTCCTCCAGCTATTACGAGCTCGTCTTCTTCTGGGTTATTGGTTGAGAACGTTACTTCGTTTCTTCCTGCTGGAGGCTCGCCAGCGACCACTTTAGTGTAGTACATCCCAATGGCTTCGTCTACAGGGGGATCGTAGGGAAACACCACTCTGTTTGTCTCGGCGACTATTTCTGCGGCCCAGTCCTCACTAGAGCTTTCTATCCAACAGCGTCCTAAACGAACCGGGAAATTTGGAAGCTCTACGTACTTAGCGTTCGGGTACGTTGTGTACGTTCCACTTCCATCATCGGTTTGTAGTGAGTTGTAGGGCACCGATACCTGGCAGCGCACGCCGGGGATTTTTTCTATAGACCTGTCATCTGATATTATTATTCCATGGTCGAGGTGCAGCTCATATGGAGCAAAGGCGCCAACAGCCAAATCATTTTGGGAGATGCCGTGAGGGTTGTTGTCGGTTGGGGGACCGCTTCCAACCTGCTCGCGATGCTGAACGTCGCGAGCAGAGAACCAAGGCCTGTTCCAGACATAGCTGTCTCTAGTGTGGTCGAAAGATGGCTGGACCTCAACCTGTAGGCTAACCGGATCCTGGACGCTTTGCATTGTCACGATGCAGAGGGGTATATAGTCAGCCCGTGTGTCAGCATCGTAGTTCAAATAAACGTCAACGGTGTCCACATTTATTTGGTCGCTCTGCGGGCTGATACTTTTTTCGCTGCCCATTCGAGCAGTGTAGGGAACCACTGCCTCCCCATAATCATTTAGTTCCTGGTCGGCTATCTCGACGATATAGCGCAGATAGATGACATTGGCCACCCCTATAGATGGATCAGACAGCTCTATTTGACGAACCGTTTCGGTAAGAGCAACCCACATCCCACTTTGGGTAACCGCTAGCCCGGGGGTCACATCAATGGTTTCATTATTCACTGCGTTCTCTGTTACTCTAAAAGGGGTATCCTCGATCGTCTCGGCCAAGGACGGGTCCAGTGGAGTAACTATCCCGAAACTCGGATCCACAAACCACTCTGGATGCCCGATCATCAGCTGAATGTGCTGCACGAACTCGGCATTGTAGATGTCCGCCTGCATCTTGAGCCGGTCGAGAGATTGTCTGATGTTCCAGTTTAGTCCTGGTAGCTCTGCCATCGGTGATCCTCGAAAGTTTTACAGCCTCAGGCTGCCTGTATTGAGTTTGTCGGTCAGCCCCATCCTGAATTGTAAATCATCCAGACGTGGAAACAGCGGTTTGATCATTATGCCAGTTGAAGCGTGTGTATAGTCCCCGGTTTGCTGGCACACGTATTCATAGGACAAAGCGGACACCTGGGGAGTGGATATATTCCAATCTCCCATTTGTATCTCACCTGGAGAATTTTCTCCACTAAACAGTATGTCTATGCGTTCCACAGGCTCGTCTGTAGCCTGCAGCTCTGCTGTTACCGTGGTTAAGGTAGCAGCTGGTATTGTCCAGTCTGGAAGCCAATCGTTGGGAAATAAGCGTAGCCTAAGCTTCACCAATTGATCTGCGTATACAGAGAAGTTCCAGCGCATGCCGCCGGAGCCTCCAATCATTCCTTGTATCACAAAGGTGGGCTCCGTTATGTTCGTGGTGATGGGTATATTTCCCGCGATACCCTCCACCCGGCTCGTAAGCTTGAACGAGTTAAACACTCCAGGGAAATCAGCGTCCACGGTCAGGTCTGACCGATTGATGGCAGCCGACGTACTTATAGCGACCTCCACAGCGGTAGTGTCGTTTTGTATATTAATTGTCTCCACCGCATTGGTGCCGCCAGCCATGTCGGACCACGTCCATCCGATGGTCTGTAGGTTACTGGACAAAACTATTGGTTGATTTCCCCTTGGGCTGACAATATCGTTTGTCAGATTTATTTGAGCTCCGACACGGCTGGCAGTTATTTTTAGCGCGTCAACTTTGTTTATAGCGGTTTCTGTTGGCACCGAGACATCCACAGGGAACACGGCGGAGCTGATGTCCACAGTCACGTATCCAGGAGTAGGAGTGAAGGTGGAGCTGTCCTGGATGTATTCAAAAAATATTTCGGTTCCGTAGCCATCGTTCAATGAGAACCAATCATTATTGTTGATCAGTGTTGGACTGGCAGGTAGTATCCACCCTGACGCGGGTGACGATGGGGTTGGTACATAAGATGAATTTGCTTGGTACTCAAAGTGAACCGCGTTCACACTATCATCAATGAGGAACCAATCATTGTTGAACAGCAGCGACGGATCGCAGGTTACGATTGATCCAGAAGCGTAAGTAAACGGCGGCGTTATGTTGGGCACAGCAGTATGCTTGAGCCAGAATTTCCCGTCGTTGTCTAGGTAGGCGATGAGCCGCTGCGTATCCCCATCGTAATTGAGGTCTCCCCGTACCTTTTCCCAGAACAAAAATTGGTCCGCTTTAATTGACCTGTCCAAGATAAGATGATTCTTCTCCACTTGCTCTGGAGGCCCTAGCTCCACACGCCCAGCATTGTATTTTTGTAGTGTCCGTACTTCCTTTAAGTCGGTATCCCTTATGAATGGGGCGGACATCCAGTCCACGAGAAATGGTCCATCGATCGGATGAAAGAAGCCCTCGGTTATGGGGAGGTTCAAGACTTTAGACCGGTAAGCAGTGAACGCTCGCATTTGGATTAGTTCTTCGGAGACGAGCGATCGGTGGATACCTCGATCTAGGGTGACCTGGTACTGCCTTATATCATTGCCGTCGATGCTTACTAGGAAATAGTCTTCTACCGCGTATTCTTTGAATGACAGCGCATTTTCTGCGCGAGAAGATATAGCTATATGGTCCCCACGGACGACGAAGTCAGGTGTATCTATGTTGATCACCGAGGTTCCAGCAGAATAGTTTCCTTGCACCTCTACGGGATTGGAATAATGAAATACATTTTGCCCTGTAGGGTGGTCTGCTAGCAGCCTAGTTTCCAGTATGATTGTGTCATTTACTAGGTCTGCTACCTCATGGAACTCGCGCTTGCCTATGGTAATGTAGCCACCGACGCCCACCCATAGGGGGAGCCTGTTTATTACAATTCGATCCATTTGGTAGATGGCATCTTGTGCCAGTTGAAATCGGTTGTCCGGGGCAATGAGCGGAAGAATAAAGCCGAGTTTTAGGCCGTACCTTATTTCTCCTTCCCCAAAAATATCCAATGGCAGGGCCAGACCACGTGGACTCAGATGAGCTGTCATACCCTCATAGAAGGCTCTGGTGAGGGCGTCGTTGAGTGTATTCAGCAGGCCCATCTAATTCCACTCCTCGGGATCGGAAGCACCCTTTTCCAGATGAGTAACTCCCAGGTCTATGGCATAGCACACCGGACCGCCGATCACCGCGGCGATTATTGTACTAATGATCATATTTTGGAGGTCAAATTGACCCCACAGAAAGTAACTATCGCGCCACTTGGTATTTACCAAGGCATACAGGTACATAAGCCAGTGAGAGCCCATTCCACACCAAACCCCCAAACACAGATAGCAGGAAAGCAGTTTGCGGAAAACGCCTACGCGCAGTATGTACTGACGCACGCGAAGGATGCCCACTTTTGCGGATTTGGTAAAGTCTTCCCTGGTAGGGGATTCTGGGAAGCTGGCGGCTGGGACGCCAAATATCTTGGCATCAGCGATCAGGACCGCTAATCCGTAGGCGGTGACGGAAAAGATAATGAATGAGAGCATGGTAATTTTTTGCTAGACATCTTCCGCGGGCAGCTCTGAAATGGTTTGGAGGATGTCTCGAAGTTGATCGTACGTAATTTTGATGGTGTTTCCGTAGTCGTCTCTGACCCAGATAACTCTTCCATCTCTTGCCACGCTCGGGCAGTTTCCTTTCCTACGGCAACAAGATGTCCACGTGCGCTTGTTTTCCGCCATCACATCACCATCGAATTATGTGGGCATTTGTAGTAGTCGATGCCCCCTGCCCTTTTGTGAGCGCGTAGGTTAATCCAGTCACGATGGCCATGCCAATGGTCACACCAATGGCGAACCCAACCAGACCTTTGTTTTGGGACCACCAGGTATTGCGGGACTCAGCCTTTGCTTTGAGGTGGTTGATTGTGGATTCGTAGATGCGCCGTTGAATCTCAGCCTTTTCCCGAGCCGCCTGGAGCTCAGCACGGCGACGGTTGCGTTCCGCCTTCAGAGCTATGTAGTAGCGTGTCTTATCTTCATCCATCAGGTTCCCGTTGAAGGGAGCTTTTGTGTCCTTGGGAACCGTGACAGACTTGCCAGTCTTGTAGCCAAGACGCTTCTCCAGCGTGTCGTCCACGAGCGGTCCGAGCTTGGCTACCTCTGCCTTGGCCTGCTTGTAGGTCTTAATGGGCGGAACTTTGGTGGCCGCACAACCAGATCCCAATGCGGATCCAACCGCAAGTAGCAGCATCGCGATGGCGATCAATATCCACTCACAGGAGCTTGTTGAGCTCTTCCAGTCTCTTGACCTCATCGTCGATCTCCTTGATCTCCTCTAGCTTCTTAACAACGGCTTCCTCGGCCTCTTTAGCCTTGGCCACCTTGATCTTCTCATCCATGTCCGCTTTGGAGACCTCGTTTTTGGATTTCTGGACGGCTTCCTTGACACCAGAAATTGGGCCCTTCCCTTTCAGGAGGTAAAGGATCCCAATAAGGGCACCAATGATCGCTAGGATACCGCCGCCCCAGATAAGGACCTTTTTCCACACAGAGCTCTTGGCTTTCTTGAGATCCTTTTTCAGATCCTCATCAAGCTTAGGCTCCTCTTTTTTGGGAGAGGTTTCCTCAGCTGGGGCGGCCTCAGTAGCCGCCTTGTCCGTGGTAGTCTTATCGGTGCTTTCCTCGGGCATCGTAGGCGTTAGGGAGACTACTCGCCCCCCTCCTCCTCCTTCTCTTCCGGCTTTTTTGGCTCTTCTTTATCCTCTTTCTTCTCTTCAACCTTCAGCGCCGGCTTGTCTTTCTTCTCCTCTGTGCGCGTCTCGCCGAGCTTGGCTTCGATCAATGTCTTGATGTACTCAGCACCCTTGTCCACGATACCAGAATCCTTCAGGTATACGAGGGCTTTATCGGCCGCCATGTCTAGTTTCTTGGCACCATCGATAGGATTGTCTCGGAGCTTGTGCGCCTGCTCGTTGGCGTAGTTCAGGCCCATGACGATGGCTTTGTCCACCATTTCATCAATCTTCTTTTGGGTTTCCACGTCGTGCACCTTCATCTTCTTCAGAAGCAGTTTGACGAGTGGGGTGAGGATGATGGGCAGCGCGATGGATAGAATGATGAGGAGGATCTGCAGCAGGATGCCTCCAATGGTACTTCCCCAGGAATCCTTCTTCGCGCTCTTTTGGGGCGCTGCGGCTGGAGCCGGAGCCATCGAGGGCTCAGGTGCCTTTGGCGCAGTCATCGCCGGTGCAGGGGCCATAGCCGGCTCCATAGCAGGAGCTGGGCGTGCTGGAGCTGGCATCGCCGCGGGAGCAGTACGCCTTGCAGGCGCAGTGGGGGCCATCGTAGCCGCTGGGGCCATAGCCGGCTCCATGGTAGGGGGCGCGGATGTTGGAGCTCCGAGAGCTCCTGGGAGCGCTACACTCACCACGAGTGCGGCTGTCAGAATAGACAGCATCCTTTTGTAGGTTCTTCGTTTCGACATGATCTCTTCCTCCTGTGTCTGTGTTTTACAAGACTAGGCTTCGTTCTCCTCGGGAGTCTGTTCTTGCCCCCGATTTCCTACGTTTGGCTTGATGATCGCCTGCCACATAAATCCATTGTTGAACGCAAAGACTACCCCACGCCAAGTGAATGTCCCGGCCTCATTTTCGAGTCCCTGTTGTATTGAATAGTACACCATCATGGCAATGATGAATGCCAGAACTATTCGATGGGGATTGAACTGAACGTTCTCCCCATCCTCTTTGGCCTCGAAGTAATCCCAGAAGTATTTCCCCAGAACCCCAGCTACGAGGGCAAGGAAGTAGAAGATCTCGGCGTGCCTGTCTTTGAACGGCTGCTTAGGTTTCTTCTTGCCGTTTGTTGCTGGAATGTTCAGGAGAAATCCCTGCTGATGCACCATAGGGGGGAACCCTGCATCATACTTGTACATCACATTGAAGTCATCCAGTCTAGGGGGATCCTGGGCGTAGTTGATGTTTGGCAGCGCTTTCTTCATAATCTCTCGATAGAGTTTTTTCTTGAGCTCCTCATCCAGTGGATGCTCGGGTTCGAGCATCTGGAGATTAGTATTCTGCTGCGCTAGGTATGCCTTGACCAAAGGGGACTTCGGATCCCCACAGGTAACATTTCCGTCTCGCACAAGGATCAGCTCATCTTTTTTGCACTCGTTGTGTACGATGGCTTTTTCAACACTAAGCGATCCATCAGACACGATCAGCTTTAGTATGGGTGGGGCTTGAGGGGGTCTTCTTTTTTCTACCACTCGGTGGAGGTTCGTTCGGTTAGGCCGCTTTTTGATGCTCTTGACGTTCGCTCTGGATTCTACGAAAACGGTGTTCACAAGAATTATGCCAACTACTACAGGTGCCAATATACTGATTATGGACAGGGCAGTAGCCCACTTTCCTTTGGACTTGAACGTGTCGCCAGTTGGTGTTTTTGATTTGATTACACGGTTGCGGACGTATCCCGCCAGATACACGATGAGGACGAAAAGCGCCCCCATTACTAGAAGAGCTGCAAAAGAGACAGGCATGCTGTACGTCCCTCCTATTGGTCACTACTCCAAGGTGTTGGATCGTCGCGTAGAGGAATAATAGGCGCGTTAATAAAAAGTAATGCGTGGTGCTCTATAGAAGGAACCAGTTAGAGGCGCCGTCACTTTGTACCATCAGAACAGCGTACTGTATTGCCAATGGTCTCGTCGCTATACCATCGATGGAGTCTGCTCCAGATGCAGCAAGCGTAACCGCTCCTACACCAGCATCCACTTTTTTCACGACTACCACTCTTCCAGCATTTGACGCCGCAGCAGGAAGCGTGACCTGGATTCCTCCTGCCCCACCAGTACCAAAGACACTAAGAATTCCGTCGGTGTCTGTGATGATTAAATTTGACGCGGTAGAAGAAGTCGGCAGAGCTAGTCCACCCACTACTTCCGCTATTCCAGTACGTAGCCTTAGCCGTGGCGCCCCCGACGTTTGGAGGATCATCTCCTCCGTAGAGTTGCTGTACTGGACAGACCCCCTTATTTGGGCATCTACATCCCCTAGGTCTAGGGCAGCAATATTTGCGTTATCCGAGACGATGGCCACACGCGCATCGTCCCCGGTGGTTGTATTTTGGAATGCCGCTACAGTGCGACCGCTAAGAGCTGGTGTACCAGCTACGCCATTCCTTACTACGTGAAGGGGCACTTGTGGGTTAGTAGTCCAGATACCCACCTCGCCTGTATTGAAAACGAAATTGGTATTGGCATCATCTACGCGCATCCATGTACCGTTGGTTGCACCGTTGATATCTCCCAAGTCCACGGTGCTTACAGAAGCATCCAAGAAAAGGGCGGTCCCCGCATTGGATCCTACTCGAAACAGGCTGCTTCCAATCGGCACCGAGGCATCGTAAACATTGACGCCGTTTCCAGCGCCCCCGGCGAGCTCAATGGTTCTGTTTCCAACTGGAGAGTTATCGTACGCACCCTGCAGCGAATCCGAGGATGCTGGAGGAATGGGATCTGTATCCTGCACCCCTAGCAGGCCCTTCTTCACCATACGTCCAGTGCCTGGTGTGTTGAGAACCGCGTCGTACTCGACAAACTCCAAGCTTAGTTCCTGGCCTTGGCGCAGAATTTTGTTCACTGGTGAGGGTACAGCAAGTTTCTGCGAGGTGAGGTTTTTTACTATTACTGACATGTTCGCTCCTTTACCCGAGGATTTTCTGCGCCACTTTGATTCCGTGTTCTCTGCGTTCACGAATAAGCTCAGGATCGAAATTCAGAGATCCCCCAGCTAGTACGTGCTCAGGAACGAATAGTCTGAGATCAATCTTTCTTTTCCCCTTTGCAGATGGGTGTCCAGCTTCCACGAGTTTGTTGATTGCTTCCGCATACTGCACATCACGCAAGTAGATTTCGCTAGACATTAAGTCTACGCAACGCATTCCTACATGATACGCATTCCGTTTTGTGCCCAACCAATTGTCGTGTGGATCCTGCTCGGACGTTACAGCAGGTCCAGTGAGGATAATGTCTATAGCATCGCATCCATATTGAATGGCACTCTTGAGCGGGGTTACGCAACGATAGCCACCGTCCATCCAGAGGTCATCATTAATCCACATGCCTAGTAGAAATGGCTCCAAGGCACTGCTGGCTGCTATCCATTTCCAAAGGTCTGGTGTGTCTTGCGCAGCTTCATAGTACTGCCCTTTCCCGTACGAGCAGCAGCCAATTCTTATTTCTCTTCCAGATGCACATGCGTCGATGTCTTTCACGTGCGTTTCGATGATATTCTGAAGTGGAGAGGAATTGTAAAAGGCGTCTTTGCTGATTAAACCAGCTAGCTTTCCCCAGATCCACCTTTTGTAGATATCTTTGTCGCCTTTGATGTCCAGCCAAATCTTGTCTAATGCTTCCACCGCTCTGTCGAGCTGTCCAATAGGGTACTGAGAAATCATTCCGGCTTGCAGTGCACCTACGCTCACACCTGAAACAAATTCGTAGTCTTCTCCTGTTTTTGCAAGTTCCACTAATACTCCGAGAGTGAATGCCCCCTTCGAGCCACCTCCCGACATTACTAGTCCACGTTTCATATTTTACACAGCTCCGTTGCTTGTGGCGCTCCATCTGAAAAGCATGGCCAGCGCATTTATTTCCACAGCACTTGCGGGGCTCTTTGTTTTGCTCACTTCCATCCCTAGCTTCCAGTGGCGAGACATCCACTCTACTAGGTAGGCGTCTATCTCAAATATTCCCCTTGGGGAGCCTAGATTTACGTTTCTCACTAGATAAATTGGGTCTGGCGCGACAAGCAAGAGAACAATCCTTTTGTCGTATAGGTTTAAGCTTGAATCATCTGTGTATACTTTAATCTCTTCTGTTTTCTCATTCACCACCCACGGACCGCTGTTATCTGGTATAGGCACAGCCGCTGATAGGTCCACGTCGTAGTCTCCATTACCAGCAGCCGGAATTATTATATATCCGTCCACCAAGGTGCAGTTGCCTGTTCCGCCTGGGTTCGGTGTTATTGATGTAGCATTGAACCCAATGTAAATAGAAAAGTAATCTGTTCCGTCAAATTCTGCCACCGGGTTCCAGCTGAATTCCCCGTCGTGAATGTATACAGCTTCGGCGAATACTAGCTCCACAGTCTTCACGCCCGTTTCTGATGCATCATATGTAATGCGCGCTGAGGTGCCTTCGCCTCTGGCTATGGGGTCTAAAACGTCCCCTTTTGAGGTGTACCACGTGTAAGAGTGTAGAGGGGCGGGGGTCGGAACGATGACCTGTTTGCCATCTTGCTCAAAAACCGCGTTTTTGATCTCAACAGGAGTAAGCGGGAGGTCGTAAACAGGAGGAACATCGATGTTGCTGTAGTCATCGATATGCGTTCCATCACCGCTGGTCTTCCTGCTGTACCAATCCGGATTACCCCATTTACCTGCTCGATACTTGGTAATCAGCCCATCTGGGGCACCTACGATGCGCTCTGTTGCCGTTGGATCGAAATCGGTTTGGTATGTAGCCAGAGATATATCTGTGGAGCTGAGTCCCAGCACGTCCCCGTTTGTGTTTAGGAAAGCGTAAGGCATTTGTCATCATCTCCAGAAAGTTCCACTTAACGTGGCGTCTACCAGCACAACGCTTCCTGTGCAGGTGTCGTCTGGGTTTCCACCGGTGGCATCGCGGAAGACTTTAATCGCTTTTCTGTACCCCGGTAGCAGCGTGTATATAGGTATGGAAAAAATAGTTGACGTTAAGGTATTGGCAGTAGCTGGTACAGTTATTACTTGTGATATAGTAGTATCTGTGATTGACCCATCAACCAAGTCACCGTCTTTTAGGTCTGTGTGCACTACCTCCAACTCAACGTTCCCTGCGCCACTGTCTGAATACCAACTTAAAGTGAGCTCAAGCTCGTTGGATGTGTCCAATCCTGTTGGAACTAGGATGAGTCCTCCCTTAGCGTCTACAGCATTGTTTGTGAATACAGCTGCTGTAGCATTAAGTGATATGTTGACAGATACGGGTATGTTTACGTTACCTGGGGTATTTCCAGTGATGGGATCCATCAGGTTTCTGTGCCAGGGTATTGTTCTTTCCTGTCTCGACCTTCCAGAGCGTAATGTCTGTCCATATGCATCAACGTAGGCACTATTAGGAAGTGCACGGGCCCACTCTGCTGTTGGAGGGCTTGTAATAGCAGCCACTACACGAAGACGAGCCCAGTACTTCGTGTACCCATTTAGGCTTTTTTGCTGCATGGCTTCTGCAGCTGCAGCAAAATTCATATGTTCATGGTCAGTAGCCCGTATAAATGCTGCTATTCCATATTGATTATAGGGCCATTCAGCTAGGTAGGACATTGTGCGGAACTGTACCCAAACAGCACCATCCCAGTACTCCCCTATGATTAATCCTGCTCCAGGTAGCATGGGGGAGGTTATTGCGTACTCTATTCCGGAGAACGGCTCATCTGCACCAAAATATGCGCAGTTGTTTATAGCACCGCCTTGTATCAGAGAGAATGTGGATCCCGATTTTGATCTAGCTGCCTCTGTATTATCTACCCACGTGCCTATCTCTCCGCTGCTATTGGATAGTACTACCACCCCTTTGAAGTAAGGAGCTCCACGCCCAAGGAACGTAATTGCTGGATGATCTTTCGCCCCAACTGATAGCGAGCCTAGTATTGTTTGCCCGCGGTGTAGATCGTCTCTATTCAAGATGGAGATCGCGTAGTTTTTGTACGCTCCTGGCAGCGATAGTTTGTCCTCGTCCGCTATCCCGGAGAAGTTGAAAACTCCATCTGTAGTAGAGGACAAATCGATGTCCAACGAAGTGCTGCCGTGTATCTCGTAAGAGGAGCAGGAAAGCTCTGTGTCAGTGGTGCTGGATAGCATCCGCACCCCTGTTGTACAAAAGTCGCATTCCCCAGCGGACGCTTCAACGGAACCATTGTTTGAGCTGTATAGTCCTATGGTACAATAGTTAGAATGGCTTCCTTTTACCTTCATTATGGAAGAAGCTTCTTCGCATCTATATCCATACCCGACCAAGGTTGTGACGTCTCCGCTAACTTGGCATCCTATAGCACTCAGCATACCACCGCCCTTACAATAAAAGGCGGTATCAATTGGGTTCGCGTTTGAGCTGTCTGCTGCGCATATATTACAGCTCAGAGACGCACCGCTAGCATCTACTAAGAAGCCAGTTTGGCAGTTCTTAACGGAGCACCCGATTAATGTGGCAGTCTTGGAGGCCGTGACAAGCTGTACAGCAACTCCATTGACTCCGGTCACGCCAACGAATGCTAGACCATTAACAAGCTGCGCTCCACTAAGCGTTAGAAACGGTTGGTTCGTTAGCGTTGGTGTGAGAATGGTGGAACCAGCATAGCCAACTCCTATTAAGGACACATATTCTGGTAGAGTAAGTTCGTCCTCTGCGTATAGTCCAGGATACACTAAAATAGCTACAGGTGCCGACGCGCTTGGAGTTAGAGCAATCGCTGCGGTGATGCCAGCTCCCACTGTACTGTAGTCGGTACCGCTTTTGGCCACCAAAACCGTTCTTCCCGGATCGAATCCTCCAGACGCCCCAGGCAGCACAATTATGGAATTTCCATCAAAATACTTGAGCTTTGCATCGGTGGAATTGTACCACAAATCGCCAGCAGCGGGCGTAGACGGATCCGTTCCCAGTTCATCCAGGTAGAGACTATCGGTGCGTAGTGGCATCTTTTATGCCTCCCCGTAGGGAGCAGTAGTCCAGGTCACCTCTATGAGGCCGTTGATGTTGTTGGCTCCCATATTTATGGTAAACCCAGCTGTTGTCTTGCTCTCAGCTGAGGGGGTGAATTGGACGTGCACGCTAGTTACGCAGCACAATGTGATTGCGTAATTAGTGTTGGAGTAAGCGCTGGTAAAAGCTACGGATGCGGTTTTTGGGTTTCCACCAAATGACGCAAATGGGACCGCCCCGGCTTTCATGTTGGCGCCTGGGCCAGATCCGCCCCCTCCACCTGGAAGGTTTCCAAGTTGTGCCTTCTTCTTATTGAACCCGTCCGCGCTATCCTCGATTAAAACAACGTCCGCATTTACAGGAGCTACTTTTTCAGCAAACGAGTTGATGTCAGCTGCCGCCCGTTTGAGCTGCGCATCGTTTGTCACGTTTAGCAGGCCAACATCAGATTTTGTAACCACGTGGGGGTTTCCGGCTACAAGCCCACGGTGGGTAGTATTTGCACTAACATCCGCGTTGGCAGATACTCTTCCTTCTGTGTAGTAAAGATTACCTGCTTCGGTTACGTCATCAGTGTCCAGATTTCCTGTATGAGACCCTCCGCCTATTGCATGCGTGGTTGCAACATCGTCGTACGCGTTAGCGTACGGAATAGGAGCTCCCCCAGGACCATCTATCCTTGTGAGGTTTCCTCCAGCTAGCGCAGCGTCCAAATTCGTGCTGCGTAGGATATCTTGTGGGTAAAAGGCTTCACACAGATCACGCTCCCCAGCAGCTGGTATCGTCAGCTTACGCAGGTCATTTACGGTTACTGCGCCGCCAGTTGTATTTCTGATCCAGAATGGCATTTACCCTCTCCAGGCTAGCCACAGTATAACTGCTACGTCCTGCGCCGCTGTTCCAGTCGAGTCCACTTCGATCCAGAGATTATCATTCTCGCTGAGATCGATGTTCGCGCTATTGTTTTTGTAGACGTTCGTAACCGCGTTAAAATTGAAAACCGATGCTCCATTGACGAGGATATCGAACCGCTTCGGATCCGGTCCGCTTCGCTGCCTGCAAGATATGCGGGTGATAGTAGCATCCTTCGGCATCAACACCCCTGTCCCTGTTCCAGCTACATCGATCCCATAACCTTTGAGGAGCTCTCCATCCCCGCTATCATGCCCCCACCCCAAGGCAAACTCGTGTGCTGATAACCATTTTGTTCGAGCTCCGTCATAGACGTAAAGGATGCGCTCTCCTGCCGTATTGTCGTACCAAATCTGACCGTCGTATGGGGACCCTGGAGCAGCAGCACCGATTGTTCTTACGTCATCGATGGTCTCCATGGCAGTCTGAACTTCTGTGTCTGTAGCACTCAGAATGCCGTTGAAGTTTGTGGTATCCAGGTCTAACACATCGGCCGGATGGCCACTTGTACTCAGGTCTCCAAGGGACGCGTGCGTGATCGGCACGAAGGATCCGGCTGGCAGATTGGTGATGGACCGGAAATCGGCTACATCTTGTATCTTGGCTTTCCTTGTACCGCCGAAAGAGGTGCTTGTTTGCAGAATTATTCTGTATAGAACCTTCATTTCTTGGAACGGCAGCGTTCCGAAAGTGAAGTTTGGTAGTGTATTATTTTCTCTGGCGCCAGGAAGGTTATTGTCTTGGCGCTGCCCCTGTAAAGCTATGACAGGATTTTCTACGTGGTTGGTGGCGAAAAGCCAATAGGCAACATGGTAGCCATTTGTAGCCTCTGTCTGCTGCCAAGTGGCACCGGTATCCTCATTCCAGTTGACCATCCCAGCCGCGGTGTTTTTGAAGTAGAATGTTGTGGCGGTGTCTTTCCTCCAATAACCTGAGGCACCCTCTCTGTAGTAAACAGGTATCTGTGCAGGGTCCGCTAGTATTTGCTCAAAGAACTGGGACGGGACCGCTGCGTGCTTGATGTCGATAGAGATATCCTCATCGTAGATGGTTCCATCGCTCACACCAATGGTGACATCATTATCATTGTCGCTGTTTAGCACATATCCAGATACGGTCAATCCATCAATGTAGCGGGTACCGTTCGCTCGGTGTAGATACAGGTGCGTGCGCCAATCCAGGGTTACTGTATGCCGTTCTTCTCCGAGCTCTCCTTCTGTAGTAGTAGTATTCCAGTGCACCGTGGCAATAGGTACATGGGTTTCCAGGTTCCAGGGGGTCAATGAATCCTGCAGCGCAGCCGCCGCATCGTAATAGATGAAGTGCAGTCCGTCTGTATTGGTTATTACCTTATTTTCCGACGCTAGTTTTGTTACCTGTGCGCCTTGGTAGTAATATGAGAAATTTGCGCCTACTGGGGCGATAGTGAAGGTTAGCGTTCCATCATCGAAGGAGATCGTCGTGTCAGTTTGGTTGAGGAATCCATGCGGGTCCCCGGTAACGTCTCCCAGTGTTTCCGTTACCCAATCCTCGTCTCCCTTAACTGCTTCCCAAGCGGCGCCACTGTATCTGTAGAGGGTTTGCTCATCACTACGCCAAAAGATCTCCCCAGTTGCAGGAGCTCCTGGAAAAGCGGCGCCACTTGGCGCGATAAGCTGCGTGGTGGTTTCTAGGTTGGCTACTTGGACGCTTTCGATGAGTACCCGATCACCAGAAACCAGGTCTAGTGCACGCCAGCCGCTTCCAGCAGAATTCGGTACTATGATGGTGTAGTCGGCCATGATGGATATCTACCGTTCAACAGGCTCTCCTGGCTGCAGTAGAATCACGCACCTTTGCACAGTAGCATAGTTGGTGGTATCGAGGATTATCCCAGCTTTCGTCTGGAAATCCTTGCTGCCATTAGCTGGAGGAACATTGGTGAACTGTCCGGTGTTGTTGTAGGACAGAAGCGCAGCATCTCCAGCGCTTACTGCAAGCGCATTATCGAACTGGACCTCCACTTTTCCACCAATAATGATTTCTCCTACTACCCCAGCATAAACCCCAGCTATGGTTGCCGACGTAGAAGATCCGGTTGCGCTTGATGCATCGGTTGGGGACACAGTGTTGTTCGCGCTCACATATGCAGCTTGGTACTGTGCCATAGCTGCTGTGGTAAGACCAGATAGGAGGAACGCGTTGGCAGCTGCGCCTCCGCTATGCGTGTGGTATGAATCTGCGTTGGAAGCTGGGCCACCAAAAACCGTGTCGACACCTGTGGCTGTCCACAGAGCCGTCGTGAGAGCCACACCACCGATAGAAAAGCCTGTTTGATCTGGAACGTCGAGAGTGGTGACGTTGGTTTGTAGATCCACCGTCCCAGCAGTAACGTTTAGGTTTGCTGAGCCGGTATTGATCGTCAGAACATTGTTGCCAGACGTGTCTATGGTTCCAGTGGAGTCAAATGACAGCGTGTCGTTAAGGTCAATATTGCCTGAGCAGTCTATACCGTTTGCATCCACGGTAAGCGCAGCGCCCGTAACGTCCAGCCCAACAGTTGCATCCAGGTTTTTATTAACGGTAACCACCCCTGATCCATTTGGGGTGATCGTCAAATTGCCGTTATTGGTGGTCTGAATCAGACCGCCGTTGGGGAACACTAAATCCCCGTACATGGACACGGAGGCGTTGTCGTTGTCCAGCGTCATCCAGGTTGTAAACGCCTCGGCCAGATTCTTCGGGTCTGTTGGGTTTGCTTTGTACTCCAGATGAAAAAGCGTTCCACTGTTGTCGTTGCGTGCACGCCACGCCAGCTGGTCTGAACCGTCTGCTGATAGCCACACTGTTCCGGAGCTCTCTGAGGTAGTAGAGACGCTGTCTTCGTTGACTACCCAAACATTGCTGTTCGTTCCGTCGGCGTTTAGATCGCCTGTGATGGTCGTGGCATCGACCGTAGTGGCATAGATCGCCCCCAGCCGATTGGCACCTGTGCCGAAGTCAAATCCTGTAGCCAGCACGTCGGATGTGATGTTAACCACACCACTGCCGTTCGGGCTGAGGTTCAGGTTCCCGTTATTGGTGGTTTGAATAGTTCCACCGTTGGTGAGGGTAAAGTTCCCTGCGGTGTCTATGTTGCCGGCGTTGTTGACGTTGAAGTTGGCAGTTGTAATAGAGAACTGTCCGTTGGCGGTTCCTGTGGTGTTGATATAAACGTTGTCGCCAACAGCTGGGCCAGTATCTGCACCTATTTTGATTGTGTTGCCGCCGTCGCCCAGGGTAATATCTCCGGTGTAGATCACAGCCCCCGCTATGGTCTCCCCGCCAGCGATCACGACGTCGCCTTCGGTATCTACGGAAAACAGATTTGATCCAACGCTGTTTTGTACCTGGAATAGGATGGTATCTGCAGGCTCGCCTCCAGCAGCCTGTACTACGAGCTTTGGATTAGTACCAGCCGCCGCTTGGAAAGTCCACTGGCCTGAGATGGTCTCTGCAGCAGATTTATCTAAAAGGTTGGAGCTGAGAATTCCTTCGATGCTGTCGAATCCACCTAAGGTACTTCCTGCACCAGCTGATATATCAGCGCCCGCGCTAAATACCATGGTGGCAGAAAAGTCGGACGATACATCCACGTCCAGTGACCCACCAGTGATTTGGTGCGTTCCGGTGGCGCTTACTAAGAGGGACCCACCTCCAGATAAACCAAAATCCCCACCTCCTGATACCGTAAGATCGTTGCCCGCGTTAACGTTGACCGCATCGGATACAGTAGCGCCGCCAATGGAGAGATCACCTGTTCCAGGAGATATTATACCAACCTTCAGCGTATCAGTATCTGGAATCTCCAGCTTGCCGAGACCGGTTTCATCTATTGCTAGTGCGCGGCGATTTGCCATCTCTCACCTCTACATCTCTAGGAGATGATTTCCTCGTAAGACGGGATTTGGGCTTTGGTATCCCAATCGTATTCCCTGTGCCCTCGGATGCATTTTAGAACCCATGTTTCTGTGTCGGGTATCGTAAACACCTCGTCCGGGGCAAATTCGATTTCGAAGTTGACGGCACGCACTCGATACTTGTACTTGCCGCTAGCCATTGGCGGAGCTTTACCTATGTACTTGAACTGTGCCATTATGCCCTTCTGGTCGGTTCGCCGAGCTGCACCATTAAAATAGTAGAAGTCTTAGCGTACCCGACACGTTGCACTATTCTGTTCGATCCTATCGGCGGAGTAGATGTAATTTGTCCAGACGTTGTGTCCACAAAGTACTGTGATCCAACACTTAGTCCACTAAACCCGTCGACCTCTCCAGAACGCGCAATTATACATGATGTACCTGTTGGTTTCTGAACGATGATGCCAATGGCTGGCATTGTGGCACTGCTGTTTGCGTTGGCTTCCCGCGCTAGGTTTGACCCAGCTTCGTATACTACATCTCGTACTGCTTCCCCTAATGTGCACGTCCAGGCCCCTTCAAGGACTTCTATGCGCGGTACTGGGTCAGACCCAACAAATGTATGGGTGCTTCCATGTGGAGGCACAGGGCCACCACTACCGGGACCGATTACTACACCGTCCAAGTCAAAGGTTGGATCACCATTCTTCATTCGAACGAACCCGAGGCTATCCACCCAGAACACGTATGGAGTTAAGCGCAGCTTGGGTTCTAGGTTCCACTGGGAAACATAGTCACCGCCAGCTCGGTCATCCAGATCCTCGATGTATATGACACTTTTGCGTAAATAATCGGCTACTCTACGATCGTTTACAAATTTATCGTACTCTACGTAAGGGAAGTGCTTGGTTTCTCGTGGACGTAGGGTATAGTTGGCCGGTGACGGCAACGATACCGTGCTGTTCAATAAGAGATTGGTGACGCGAATAGCCACGAGCTGTTACCCACTAGTTGATGATGAGAATGCGTTTCTGCTGATTTTTGGCAGAACCACCTTCCCTTGTAGCCAACCGATAATTTTCTGTGCGCCTTTAGTATAGTAAAGTATATTTACCTCTTGATTAGGGTAATTCGCGAACTCGTTGTATTCCGAGATTGCTAGGGCTCCCATATTAATGGCGGCGATCAGGGTTGTTCCATCTTCCGTAAGCAGGTTTCCGTCCTGGAGTCCGATTACATCAGAGTCGTTCCATCCAAAATCGGACAACTTTTGCCATGTAGCTGGGAGCGTGAAATTTGCTATGATCGCTTCGAGGAACTTAGCAAAGCTTCCGTTGAACAATGCATCTTGCGCATTGGCCTGTTCAATCTGGATCATTAGTTGATCTAGATCGAGGACACCAAATGCCTTCGCCAGCCCAGCTTCGTTAATGGCTTCTTGTAGAATATCTTCTGCCATCGGCTTACAGAATCGCCACAAATTGTGGCTGAATTATTAGCGTGCTAGCGTCTTTGGCAACACCAATAATTTGAATGGCGTCACCATCGCTATGCCCAGCTACATTATTGGTGATTTGTCCAGCTGTAGTATCTAGGTAGTATGTATCTCCTGCTACTAAAGAACCAGAAAAGACGGTGGCCTCCCCAGCGAATTGAACAGTGGCAGTGGTTGGATTTGGCTTAGCTATGCAGATGCCTATAGTCAATTTGGAGCCTGTCGGTGTGGAGGCATCCGCTTGCGATACGGTGGACGCTGCAGATACGTAGACAGCGTCGCTTATACTTACTGTGGGTCCGCTAAATGTTCCTTCGACAGTACCTCCGCCTCCGCCAGAGGTGAGATCGATCCAAGTGTTTGGCGGAGCTATTTTCCACCATAGGGTAGCGTTGCTCTGTTTATAGAACTGCCCTATAGGAAGGGAATACAACCATTGTTCACCAGGTGGGCCAACAGCAGAAACCAGGTTAGGGTTGCCGTCATAGCCGAGGGGAGTGATTTTGTCGTTCAACGTGGACAGCGGTGACCACGTGATGACACGGCGTTCTATCTCAAACCAATTGGAGGCGGGATCTGGCATTAGATAGTCTCCTCGACAGTTAGATCTGTGTCATCTGAACTGGCGCTCGTTGCTGCCGTGTCGAGGATGCGTGCAGTAGTAGGACTACTCCCAAGCGTGCCGGCAAAACACCAGCTATTGGGGTCTGGTGTTGCGGTCGTGTTGAATGCTCTTCTATTAGGAAGATCCTTCGGAGTCCATGATAAAGTGCACTTGGTGTAGTCGGCTACCGCTGCATTGAATGTTGATTCGTTCTGGAACGCGAGCAAGGTGATCGTGCGAGAAACGAATCCTCCTATGATATAGTTGCTGTCGCCGGTGTAGGCGATTGTTACCCTGTTTGCCAGATTGGTGGCGGCCAGCGTTCCATAAGCATAGGTCCCAACGGTGTCATTGTCGTGGCACTGTAGGTCCCTGGTCCACACTTCTGGGCCCCCTACCCATCCAGCTCCCTGCCAGGTACCTCCCCCTGCAGGTGGATTAGCGATTGTGGGCGCGATACGCAACCTTTGGTTCGCGGTTAAGGTGATCGTGTGGTTCTGCGCGCTTGTACCGTCGTTGCCGCCTGTACGCAACCTCGATGGCTCTGTCATCTGAACCTGCGCGAAATCGTGCGCAATGTAGACGACAACCGCTTCTGTTGTCGTGGCGTCATTGGCAGCTCTATTCGCGGTAATCCTGTAGTTCACCGTGGAGATGTTATACCCACCAGCAATACGCGCTACTCCAGCCTTGTTCTCGGCATATACAGTGGAACTGGGGATAGATAGCTCGCCTGTTGGAGATGAGTAGCTGATCGTGTCGAAGTCCGAGCAGGTGGAATGGACTGTGACCGTCTCCGCGTCTTTTATTGCTTCCTGTGTAGCAGGGTACGTGATGCTTAGCTGGCTCATCACCTCCACATAAGGATACGTGTTGTTCAGTTTTACGGTATCCTTTCCATCCACAGTCCCACCGCCAGCATTGGTGTATACCCAGTCAGACCAGGTGCCTGTGGACTTTTTAACGCGCAGCCTAGCCGGAAGATCTTGGGTTACGAGCCCTCTGTTTGCGATGGTGGCTGTAAAGGTATAATTGCTGGTCGGAGCTACAGAGAAATTCGTGTAGACGCAGGCGCCGCTGTTTTCTACTTCTACCTCTACAAAGTCAATATCTGTTTGGATATTGATGTCAAACGTATCCCCCGCCTTGAGCTCAGTTTGGGTTCCTGGATACCCACCAGTGAACTCAAGTGTAGTGATGAGTGGTTTAGCATCTTCGTAGACCACAATCTCGTAGTCGTTCCCGTCTTGATGGACAGCGGTAATCGTTAGCGGTAGCGTAAACCCAGATAGGTCTACCGTTCCCTCGTACGCGGTAGGGCTCTTCTGTGGTGCCGTGCTCCAAGTAGTGGCGAAGGTATTGACCAATACCTCAGGTCTTACCTGCTCGTGCCCGGTGTAAGCAAATACATGCACGGTGATCGTTGTCACATCTGGACTGGCAACAGCGCTCACTACGCGTGTGCTATTTTCGGCGAAGGTGCATTCGATGTTCCCCACATCCGGAGTGAGGTTCTCGATGAATATCACCCCATCCTTGTCTGTGACAGGGCCGCCTCCAATAAGAGGAAAATCGGTTGTCCCGTCCCAACCATGTGGGAGGTTGTCCACATCATTCCAGTAGATGTAGCGCTCTGCTGGATCGGTTGACGGTGTGGTGGCCTGCTCGAAAAACCGGAACCTCTTTGACTGCCCAAATTCAGAGAAGTACGCGTTGCGTGCTACCCAAAGGTCGCGTCCAACGTAGACGTCTCTTGGGCGGTAAAGCCGCACGCCATCATCGAACGATCCGATGTCAAACTCATTATCCCGAACGAATTTGAGGTGACCACCGAAATCAAAATTCCCGTCTTGGTTAACAAGCAGGAAATTATAATCCCAGGCGTCATTGGATATCACGAAGTAGTCTATGGTTCCTGGATCGTAGGTGATCCGTACCGGACCAAGGGACGAGTCTAGGTCAATAACGCTGCCATCCCGATAAGATTCGCGAAGCGGCATATGCAGCGTGTTGTAGTCGTGCTCATGAGCTACAGCAAGCGGAGGTGCCAGCTCAAAAGTAAGAAGCAGCACGTAGGTGTAAACCCCGCCAACATACCCCTCACTCTCCAGTGTTATCCCTACAAAGATGGTGTTTTCTGGCAGCCCAGCGCGAGCGAGGATTTCATCATAGACGCCATCCGTATTATTGCGCACATAGACAACTGGATCTGCAATTACTACCAAACTGCGCAGCGTTGCACGCACCTGGTATATGCGTACCGATTGGGTTACTTGGGTGGTAACTTCAACTGCCATAATATGGGTAGAGCCTGTTGGTAGCTAGCTGCTTGACACAACTAGGGAGAGCACATAGGTATGGTGGTCATTCACCACCGAGTAGCTGACTTGGTTTATGGCGCTGTATACCGTCTCCTCGTTGAGGCCTGCTCGGCTAGTAATTTCCGGCAGGAGGTTATTATTTTGGATGAAATCCGCTGCGGTAGGTAGTAGCTCTTCCATAGATACTACCCAAGCAGTTACTGTGGATGGCACCCCGTCTACAAGGGAAGCGACAGCGGACATTGTGATGATGCCGCTTTTAATTGGATAATCGTCTACCCGTTGCACCATGATAGCGGCTCCGCTAGGCTTGTATTCCGTGCACTACGAGCTCTCGGATAAACCAACTCTGCACGAATTTCCGTTTATCCAGCTGTACCTCCAGCCGGAATTGAATTCGAGAGGTGGGTGGAAGAGCTCCAGAAGAGCAGCCCACCTCTCTAAAATCTTCGCTCTCTGCTAGGCGATAAGAAACCGAAACCATTTCGGTGGGGATGTCTCCGCCTACCGTCCATCCCGTGATAGACACCGGCACGGAGAACTCCAGCCAGTCAAAATTGACGAAGTTGTCGATCTGGTAGGCGTTCAGATTGAAACGGTGGAGTCTTTTATTAAGACTGTCCGCACAAATCATGACGTCTGTTTCTTTGTCGTCTAGAAGCACTCGGTCCGCGACCACTCCTTGAGCGTAGCCCACAGCTCCGTAGATATCAGTGGATAGACGATTCAGGGAATTCAGCTCGTCTTCAAGAGCGCGATAGCCGTAAGTCTCTAGGTGCTGGAGCGTCCGATGATCAAACTTTTCTATAAGTCCAGCGGCGCCATTGGCGATGTAGACGTATTTGAACCCTCCCACGGTGCTCTGCACGAACACTTGAGCTGGGGAGTAGAGAGCATAACCAGATCCTGTGGGCTCGATATATTTCACGCAGCGTGGAGTAGCGCCGCTAAGGTCAAGCGCACCAACTTCGTTGTTCCCATTGGTTACCCAAAGTAGGTTGTCCTCGAAGAAGACGTCCGCAGCGATGTCGATCTCCAGATCCAGTAGGCTGCCGGTGGAGGCGTAGTAGAGCAAATCTTCTACGTATGTTGGGGTAGCTACAGCTGAAACATCGTATACGACCACAAATCCGCGGTTAAGTGTTGACCCAACCGGCTGTCCCTCCCTATTTAGGATGTACAGCAATCCGTTGGTCTCGTCCACTGCTACCCCAATAGGAGTGTTCAGGTACCCGGTTATTGCATCTGGGGTGTCGATCACACCTATTCGAGAAACGAAGGCGCCTGTGGCGTACTCGTAAATGTTGCAGATGTGGTGGCTGTACATGGTAATGGCGATGTATTCCGTGCCACCCACAGAGAACGTGCAGCAGGCGCTAGCGTCATCATACTCGTCGTTTACCAAGTCTGAGCCGAAGTTTGGGAATCTGTTCAACAGCTCCACTTCTGGGTTTAAAACCAGCACGCCACCGTTTCGGTCGGAGATCAGATAGCGGTCATTGCTTCCTGTAACGTCTCGGAACCAGATTTTCCTTGGGTCATTCACCACTCCTTCTCGGAAGGCGGATAGAGTGGTTGTGAATCCCCTTGTGTCAAACTTGATGGCACTGTTCGGTGTATCCTGGATCAGCATGCCCAGGCTGGAGATTATATCCCCATAACCCAATGTTATCGCCACGTCTGATGTCAGAGAGTCCACTCTGTCTAGATAGGACTGCAGGTAGGCATCGTCTTGGAAGACAACGTTCTTTCTTCTGAAGTCTGTGTCCGACAGAGACTGTCTGAGCGTGAGCTTAAACTGCTCGAACATCGAGCTTCCCATAATTGCCACCTCTCTAATACGAGCGCTTTTCTAAGAAGTAACTTCCGTCTACTGGCTACTCAGATTTCTCTGCGCATATCTTTTCCAGGCGCTCCACTGTTTTTTGCAGATCATTTATCTGGCTTTCCAGTTGCCTGGCGCTGTCGTCGCTTTCGCGACGCAGTCTTTTCAACTCGTTTATCTCCGATCTCTGAAATTCTGCGCTGCTTGCTAGCTGATCGATTTTTTGAGATCGAATCTCCAGCTGCATCGCAACCGAGTTTACTTCCTCGAAGACGCTGCTAATAGTGGTTGTAAGCTCCGCCACCCTCTGCACCAGTGCACGCACCTCGATATGCAGGAGCTCTCTATAAGTTTCTACTGTGTTTCGCTTGGGAGCCTTACCCTCATTATCCATTGTACATTCCTCATCAGCAGCACCTTCTTACCGTTTTACGGTGTGTACGTGACCGATACGCTACAGTTATCGCAAGCTAGCGAACCGCTATCCAATTGGGTTGCTGTGAGGTGTTTGTCTGTGTTCACTGCACGGGAGGTGGACCATAAATTCCCGTCTTTGTCTAGAAACGCTACGAAATACGTGGAGCAGGCAGAGCACTGTATCAGCTTTGGTACCAACATGGATATGTTGTCAAGCGTCTCATCTGGGTCGGAGATGTTGTAGGACATGGATTGCACACCACCATGACCTGTATTCATACCAGGAACAATTTTGTTGTGCTCACCGGCATCCAGTAAACCCTCGACGGTTTCCACATCAGCGGCGTCGATGAAGAACGCGTAGTCCTGGGCAGTCTCGGTACCGTCATCGTCCTTGGTTACCAAAAGCGTGGCTGTGTTGAATTCTTTTATTTTCTTGAGAGGTTTGCCTGTGGACGAGAAAATCCTTATGGAGTTCACAAGAGCAGCGTTGGAGGTATCTTTATTGATGATCATCCTCTTCTCCTAGGTTACCATCCACATCCGGCGGCGAAGTCGGTAATCTCGTATTCTACATATGCTCCGTAGATGGTGGACAGTGCCACCGCTCCAGTCGCCACGTTTCTGTATCGTATGATGTAGTTCCGCGATGTGTTGTCCATAGTATGTGTTACTTCATCGCTTATGATCGTCTCAGATGAAGTGGTTGTTCCGTACTTAGAGGCCACTAGCGATCCATACGTGCTGGTGGTTAGTGTTTTGTAGCGCAGCTCTATTAATGGAAGGTTCGTACCGGTAGCGGTACCGCCGCCTCCATACGCGCGCACGGCGAAACGTTTTATCACGGCTCTGTGCGGGACAATCACTGGGAATGAGATGTAGTAGTTGTTTCCGACGGCGATGGAGTACCAGTAGCCAACGTTGGTGTAGCCTCTGTAGTAATAGTCTCCTCCAGCAGTGTTTCCTACATTGTCTGGAGTAGCCCACTCTAGTGGTATCTGTCGTCTGTTCTGGCAAGACGAGTGAAATCCGATTTTGTAGGCGCTTCCTTGTGTGGTAGACGAATTCCCACTATTCTCCGCGCAAAGGGCAAACACATCTGTGTTTGTTTCTGCCAGGAAAGCTTCGACAGCATGTTGTGGGGTAGATTCAGTCGTGCTATCGTTGGTGACTTTGAGTACAGGCTCTGTGGAGCTATTCCATTGTGCGGCAGTTCGCGTAAAGGAGCTGTATTGTGAGGTGCACACAATTCCCGCATAAAGGTTGTCTCCGAGTACAACCCCTTGATCGTTGATGCCTGAAGTGGACTCGGAATCGGAGTCCAGGTCTACCAAGTTGACGTAAGCTGATCTGCTGTCCGACCCGTTGCGTGCGTACCTGACGTTGACTCCGTACCTTGTCGTAGCCGTCGTGATGCCAGATGAGGTGAGGTTTATGTCCACTGCCCCACTAGAGGGATCCACTGTGGGCATATTATCGTAGTCACTTCGAATGTTGCATCTGTACGCCCGGAACCCATTGTTGGTGCAGTTATCTGCATAGTATCCAATATTCCAGTTCGAGTTGGCGTGAAATCCGTACGCCATGGCAGGTGGCGCATACGAATTGTTCCTTACGGAACGAACACCAAACAATTCACTGGTATCTCCACTGACCCCTGTTTCATGTGCAACCACTCTTAGTACATCATGGTCGCTGGCTGAGGCTATAGAAGTAATTGTTGATGTGATAGTTGCGTGCTGTCCTGAGTATCCGCTATCAAACGTATGTGCAGCATTCACCAGTCCACTGTATAACCTAATTCCGTAATCAGTGTCCTCTAAGCTGCTATCTGTTGAGAATGCTAGCTTGATAGCGTTCCCGTTTGCGGTGTTGTCCGAGAAAATAAATCCATAGTAGCGCGAAAGGATGCTATCGTCAGCATCATCTGTACAGCTGGCCCTGTACATCGAGAAGTAGTCATTATTATCAAGGCCGGTCCCAGTTGACGCTCCGTGCGAGCGCACGATATCAAACTCTACACCACCAAAGCCGTCGGCCTGGGAGTGCGTGTGCACGTTCTCTCCGCCATCTGTCCAAATGGCGTAGGTGGCTTTTCCTACCCTTACGTATCCATATCCCGATCCAATGTACAGGCCATAAGCCGCTGTTGTGGCGGTAGCGTTGTCTGTGAAATCTGTATAGATACCGTAGTATCCAGATGTGGACGCGTCCGTACCATCTGCACTCACGTCTATGCGGATACCCACGTAATCATCGTTTGAGTTGAGTCCGCTGGAATCAGCAGTTATTAGCAGTAGATCTCGTTCAGTACTTCCAGTCCCAGCCCATGTATTGGATATATGATGTTTAGGCGCGGTGGAATAAAATCCTTGGTCCAAAGTGCTGTCTAGTATTAGGCCGTAGTAGGTACTAGCGCTGCCGTTTTTTGTCGCCCTGATCGTATGGCCTACAGCTGATCCTCCTGTATCGTTAGCATTTCCTATAAGATGGGTGTGAGTGCCCTCTACTGTTCCAGTGGTTTGCCCCGATGTGTACGTGCGTGGCGTAAGATGGGCGCAGCCATACTTAGTAGTTAGTGCGAATGCTCCAGTGGGGTGCTCGTAGTCGATCTCAGCAGATGAATTGGCGTAAATACTTCTATCCCAGTCGACGTCCGCGAAAACACCATACCGTACCGATGGTGAGGTTGAACTCCCTTCTAAGTGCACACCGTGTACGTATGCGGCATCATGATCAGAAGCGTTCCCGGTGAACTTCACATTGAGGATGTGCGGGATGTTGCCGGTGGCAAGGCCCGATCCCATGGAGGAGAAATTTACGCCATGGATGTCAACGTCTGTGCTTCCACCAAAACCACTGGTCTGTGTTTCGCTAACGTAGACCTTTGACGTTGAGTATACACCGTAGGTCCAGAATGCATTGGCAATGAATCCATACCTGGTTGCGCTACCATCTTCATCAGCGCAACTTGCGTACACACCGTAGAAGTTTCCTCCTGTATCCGATGCTGATGGATCTAGCTCTGCCTTTATGACTTGGTACGTACCTGTAGCTACCCCACTGGAGTTTCCAAGGAAGCGCGCTACGTAGTCTCCATCGCTACTAAGCGAAACCGGGTTGTAGGTTGGAGCCTCGCTATATAAACCGTAATCAAGGGAGCTTGTCAGATATATTCCATAGAATGTGGCGGAGCTGCTATTTTTTGTGGCCTTACAGTATGTTCCAACAGCGACACCGTTGGTATCAGAAGAATTTCCTATGAGGTCTGTCGACACGCCGTGAATGGACCCAGCTGTCTGACCAGAGGTATAGGTCCTGGTCTGTAGGTGTAGATTTGCAAACGTTGATAGCGAAATCCCAGCGACCGGCCTAGCGTAATCAATTTCCGCTGGATTGTCTGTGTAGATGCTCCGGTCCCAGTCACCTGTAATGTGCGTTCCATAGGTGGTGGTACTGCCACCATTGCTCGTAAAGTTGGCATAAACTCCTTTAAGGGTGCTTCCTGTATCAGACGCGTCTTCCGTTACGTCCACGCTGTAGCCGATAACAGTGTCGGAAGTGAGACCACCACTTGCGATGCTTAAGTCGAATCCTGTGAGGTTATCTTCCACATCTATGATGGAAGTGAGATGCTTCGTTGAAGAGTAGAGGCCATATCCCCAATTTGCATCGATGTCTAGTGCTCTAGCAGTAGGACCAGTTGGGCCATCAAGATCGATACCGTGTTGTGCAGTACTATTATGATCTACTAGAAGGGCCGCACCTCCTACTGATGCGTCTGTAATAATATGGCAATCTCCGGCTTTATAGACGGAAAACCTTTCATTAGTAGCATCCCACACGGTTAGCTGGGGTTTAGTGGCGCCTACGCCAGCTTGAGCAAAAACACCAACCCCACCGGAATTGGTGGTACGCGTCATCACGTTTACCGCGTAACCACTATTATAGGTTGCATTGGTCGCGGACTGTTCTACGAACAGCGCGTTCTGATCATCAGTGGTACCGATATTAGCTATTTTTACCAGGTCTGAATCGGTGCTGGAACTAGGCAGGTCGCGGTGTATGTAAACGGCCCTTCCTTGGACAGATGTCTGCTCCACCTCGAAAGGCTTGTTGACGGTGTCAATAGTGAGCACACCGTCGGGATCCACATCGTAGACGTCGTCCCAAGAAGCAACGTTGCTGGTTCCGAAGTCGAGAGGTGTTACTCCATCATTGCTGAATTGCCATTTGGTTGACCCGTTGACGTATTTAATGTAGGGAGACGTGGCAGATTGCTGAGCTGTGATCGTTTTGTCGGTGTCCGCTGCCGGTCCTAGCTGTAGCTCTTGTGTTTGAACCTTTGTTCCTCCGCCAAACACTGCTGTGCTGGCGTAGACATTTGCTGGTCTATTAGCAGATGACCCACCAATGCTCCCTCCTCCATCAGTGTCCCATAAAAGATCGGCGCTCGAAGAGCCCATGAGGTAAGCATCTCCGCTTTGCTCAAAACGGAAAAGTTCTTGGTACACCTCTGTGGCATTTGTGTACCCCATGGAGAGTAGATTCGCGCCTTGGGGAGGGGAATTGGTCTGGATGTCATGAATGAGGCGGAGGGCCACATCCGCGTTCTGTGGGGTGCCACTGTCACGTAGCTTGAAGTTTACGCTCCAAGCGCCAGTAGGGATATCCTCGGTGGCTTTGTAAATCGACAGGATGTGGTCGGAGTTTTCGTCATCGTCTATCTTCAGAAAGTCCTGCCCAGCTAGACCATCTATTTCCAGTGTGGGGGCGGTGGCTCCTGTGACACTGCGTATACGAGCCTCTCCGTAGTTTTTGACCTCAAAAACAGTATTGGCCCCTGTAGTCCTGTCCAGGGTGAGAATATTTCCTGTGTTTTCGGTGTACAGGTGGTGAATAGTGTCATCTCCACCATAGACACCAAATCCAGCTTCGTACCATACAGGGGTTTTATTTGCCATGGCAGACTTCTTCGTGGGAAGTTAATGGTGAGGAGCTGCTAGTAGCTCGCGATTCCAATTGAGGGCAGGAAGGCCGAAACCCTCCTGCCCTCTCAGGAACTACTACGAACTACAGAGCCACAGGGGTTCCGATCTGGATCAGGATTTTGCCGTCGCCAGCTCCGGTTCCGACATCGGTGATAACGCCCACCCGCAGAACAATACCACTAGTTGGCGCTGTTGTAGTAACTTCACCAGCAGTACCGCTAAGGTATACATACTCACCCTGAGCATCTCCTGAAAGATCAGATGATACTGTTACCTCGCCTGCGGTGTCTACGTACACGTTGCCTGCAGCAGCCTCGGTGCTACGTGCGAATCCGACTATAATGGCGGAATCTGTAGCATCCGAATCAGACTTACGCACTCGGTTCGCTACTGTGTCATCGGCGTCGATGTACACAGCATTACCAGCTGTGACGCCTCCAGTCCCAACGACCCTATACAGAACGATTTCGCTTGCGTCTGCTTTAAGCTCGTTGAGCGCGCCGATAATGTTCGTCGCTGTGAACGTAGACGCGAGGTCTTTGTCTCCAGCGTCGCCTGTCGTGGTTCCGTTGAACTCGATGACTGCGGAACCGTGCGCTTGGAAGGAGATATCGCTGGCAGCGTTGTCCGTCGCGGTAAGCACCACGTCGCTAGCCGCTGGGGCTGTGAGGGTGATGTTGCCAGCAGTGGCGTCGATAGTGACGCCACCTGCATCCGCGCTCACGGTTGTCCCCGTTGAGCTGTCAAGCAGTGTGGTGCCTGCTGAATCGATAGCCACCGAGGTGGAACCGTCCATCGTTACCACTGTGCCGTCCAGGTCCAAAGCCGCCACAGACTGGAGTCCGAGGGTGCCTGAGGTCGTTGTGGAGATTGTCAGGTTGCCTGTATCGTTTGTCCACGTGGAGGCGCCGTTTGAGTTGATGTCCACGATACCAGCAGAGGTAATGTCGATCTCACCGGAGGTAGCGGTGGAGATCTCTAGATCCTGGCTGGTTGCTGTAATAGTGCACGTAGCACCACTACCATCCAGGTTGAATCCTGCAGCGCCATCCATATCGAGCAGACCAGCAGAGTCCACGAACAAGGTGCCGGAGGTCGCTGTGGACACCGTTAGATTCTGGCTGGTCGCTGTAACGTTGCAGGCAGCTCCTGTTGCGTCCAGGTTGAATCCGGCATCTCCATCCATATCGAGCAGACCAGCAGAGTCCACGAACAGCGTACCAGAAGTAATGGTAGACAGTGTGAGGTTTCCGCTCGTGGCACTCACGTTCGACGCCGCTGTACCGTCAATGGAAAACCCATTCGTGTCGATCGCGTCGATCGTAACGCCATCTCCGTCGATGTCCACAGCGTCCACAGAATTGACGACTATGTTTCCGGAGGTGGTGGTCTGCAGAGTCAGATTATTGCTGTCATTGATGATGGAACGAGAGGTGCCATCAAAAGTGATGTTGCTGTTAACCTGTCCGTTAAAGTTAACGTAAAGGTTGCCAGCAAGATCGCCAAGGTACACTTGGCTGCTAGCCGTATCGGTACCCAAGAAAGCCGCCGTTCCGGCATCGTTGGTCACATACCAATCAGACTCACTTGCACCTGTGTCGTTGGTGCGGAAGACCAGGTCCTTGTTGGTTGCCATCTCAATAAGGGCTGGGGCGCCGCTATTGTCGTAGGCTTCTTGCAGGGTTTCGCTTACGTCACCAAATGCTACCGCTTCCCACCCGGTTGCTGTTCCATCGGTATTGATGTACGCGTTTCCGTTTGTAGCTAGGCAGAGAGAACCAGCGGGGGCTACCGTACCTGAACCGGCACCAGTGTCTGGATCATTGGAAGATACAAACAGCTCACAGGTCTGGGCGGTACCCTCCGCGTTGGTGAAGCTAGCGATCTGGCGGTCGTCGGTGGTGTCCAGAGCGGTGATGTGGAGAGCCGCGTTGGCATCCAGACCACTGTTCATGTTGATACCGACTTGACCGACACTGGTGTCTACATAGATGCTGTCGACATTGACGAAGAAGTCACCAGCTGGGGCCATCGATACATTGCCAGAAGTGGCAGTGGTTAACGCGATGTTTCCAGATGCCGCATCAATTGTGACACCACCAGAACCGGCGTCGATGTCCACGGCTCCAGTACCAGAAGCCGTAAGGTTGGCGTCGCTATTAGCCGCAGCGGTGATCTGCACGTCGCCACTGGTGATCGTGGAGAGAGTGAGAATTCCACTTGTGACGCTCACATTCGAGGCCGCTGTACCATCGATGGAAAAACCATTCGTGTTGGTAGCGTCGATCGTGACCCCATCTCCGTCGATGTCAACGACATCAACTGAATCGATGACCACGTTCCCGGATGTGGTGGTGGAGAGTGTGAGGCTCGCGCTGTCAACCGTGAAATTCGATGCCCCCGCTGCGTCCAGCGAAATCTGGTCAGTAGCATCGAGAAGGATGTCCACCCCATCAAGCTCTACGTTTCCTGTGTTGGCGCTTTGCGTGGCATCCAGATAAATGCTTCCACCTCCGCCAGTGGTGAAGATGGAGATATTCCCGGTGTTGTGCTGCATTCCGGCTGAAATGTTCGTCAGCCAGATCGTTTTATCCTCTGCTCCATTGGAGGCATCCATTTGAATGGTGCCTGCATTGGTGGTCATCTGAATTGACCCAGAGGTTGTGGCCCCGCCGATCATACTCGCGTTGCCAGTAGAAATGTGGACGTACTCGTTTGCCGTCCCAGTACCGCCATTGAGCTCGACCGCACCATCATCCGACTTCAGCGTCAAGACGCTAGCTGCCCCCGTCGCGCTGACAGTCATGTCCTCGGCGTTGGTAAGTGTGCGTCCGGCTGTTCCATCGAAGGTGATGTTTGTTCCGACGTTGCCCAAAAAGTGGACTTCCTTGCCGCCGGACGATCCAAGGTCGATGGAGTTGTTGGTGTAGTTGGTCGCGATGTAGTCAGCGTTCCCAGCTTCATTGGAGATGACCCAGTTGGCCGCGTCGTCATCGATCTGGACTTCCCAGTCGTTGGTCAGCAGCTGCACCGGATTTGCACCACCAGAAATCTGCTGGTCGTACGCACCCTGCAAAGATGTCGGAGTTGAGGTACCGGTCTCATTCCACTGTGCGCCACCGTAGAAGTAGAGCTTACCGCTCGTGGTGGTCAACGCGACATCACCGTTGGCGCCCGACATAGTCGGTGGCTCGTCCGGGGTGACGAATACCTGTGCGTTGATCGAGTCCTCGTCGTTGGCTAGGGTCAAAATGGCGCCGTCTGCTTCACCATAGGTGAGAGTGGTGCCACCAGTTTTCCCTACCGTCACTCTAGCAGCCGCGTCACCTGAGTACACCTCGAACAGGTTGTCGTCTGCGTACGCGGTGAAACCGGATCCACCTGTATTTGAGTAGGTAGAATCCAGTGTGAGGCTGGTATCCGTGGCGATTGCTGATACGGTGTACACCGTTACAGAAGAAGCGGATTCACGGATCTCGATGGCATCACCGACGTTCAACTCGGTAGTGAATGACGTCCCCGAGCCAGTAACCGTGGCGTTTCCGTTGGTAGCAGACACCGTCCCGGTCAGCGCGATCCCGAGACCTCCTTGTGCAATGGCGCTCCCCTCTGGGATGAGCTTCAGGTCGCCGGTTGTGGTGGTGATGCTCTGCGCCGAGCTGAAGTTGATTGAAGTGTCCACGCTAGCCGTGATGGACAGTGTGTCACTAGAAGAATCACCGATATCGGTGTTTCCGTTGAAGGTGGCGCTTCCAGTGACTGTCTCCGATCCATCGACCTGCAAATCACCAGCTACCGTTGTAGTGACGCCAACGTCACCAATGGTGATGGCGGTTGCCTCGGATGTACCGAGGCTCAGAGTGGCTGCACCGGTGGTGTCGATCCCGGTACCAGAAACCGTGAGGTCGTCGATCGCCACCGAAACCGCATTGGCGGTTCCAATGGAAATCGTTTTTGTGCTTTGAGCAGCTCCAACGTCAAAGCTGAGTGTGTCGGCGTTGGTGCTACCAAAAACGAGGTCAGCACCGGATGACGCGCCATCGATCGTGGTAGCCGTGACCGTTAGATCGTCGACACGTACCGATGTAGCGTTGGTCTGCCCAATAACGAGCTGCTCCGATGCATCAGCATCAATCGCCGCTCCAAACTCAATCGCGGTAGCATTAGTGCCACCAAGAGTGAGGGCCCCCGTGGACGAGTCTAGGCCCAACGCCAGCATGTTATCTGCTGTTGGGTCGAGCCTCGTTACCGTTCCCGAGGAAATATAAAGTGCGCGAACGTCTGCCATGAGTTTTTACTCCTTCCTACAGTTTGCGAGCATTGAAATAGTTGCGGGCCTTTGTAACCCACGGCCCAAGTGTCGTCTTGTCTCTGCCCGCAGGTTCCGGTTTGTCGCCGGACATGTTCGCGTACCGGACGACCATTGCCTTTTCTTCTCGGGTAATCTGCTCGGTACCACTAACAGCAGGATCTATGGTTGGATCCCCCGTTGTGGACTCGAATAATTTTACGGAGCCCGGATTACCGATAATCCAGGTCCCGTTGACTTTTACGGCTGGTGGTGGCATCTGCTCGATGGAATCCATCATCCGCTGGTTGGTGGTTTCGATGATATCGGTGGCTGCTGCGAACGTCAGTTTGTACAAGTGGCTCGCGCCATCCGTACGTGAGGCGAAAGTCACCGTGATGTCTCCAGAGCCATCAATAAATCCTTCATCCGTTAACGGCGTAATCAACGAGCTGTTGATCTTGTACTTCGCCATACTGACTTCCTCCCTTACCTTCTATAAATTTGGACGCTTGTGTATCTGGCGGTCCCGTCAAAACACAAGCAGAAACAGTTCCTGCTGAGGTTCCGATATAGGATAACTTGTTTTCAGAGTGGAATGGGATAGGCAGATTTTTGGAAGGAATTAGCTGAAATCACGTTCTATTTCTAATTCCTGGAGAACACTTTCATCCACTTTGGAAAGGGCTTCGTCTAATGCGGCTGCTGACAAATCCCAGACAAGAGCTTCCCAGCCTTCGTCATATTCTCTGTCTGCTTCTAGGCAGCTATGGATGAACTCAGTGTTGTGCTCCAGATACCATTTTCTGAGCAGCTCATCTGCGAGGTTGGACACGGAATTCTTGGTGGCGCGCACATCCTGCACAAAGGCGATAGCTGCTTTTGGGCTTTCGCCTGTATTGCTATCTCGCACAACTCCGATCAGGACAGGAGTATTATCATCCAGATCATAGCTCCCCTCTCCGCTGACCACGGTAGAGGAATTAAGCATCCGTGTGAGATCGTCCACTTCTGGATCGTTGCGGATGTAGTCCGCCCGTTTGGTTTTCCAGTCTGCTAATGATTTCCCAGAAGGCATTTTGTTCTCCTACGGGTACTCGATCTTCAAGCGATACAGGTGCACCGTTTTTGGGTGCCGGCATTGGCATGGCATGTGAGCCAGCGCAAACATGAACCAAGTGCCCACTTCTGCTGGAATGGGGGACCAAATTATTTCGGCAAACAGCCCAATCTCTCCTATGGCCTCGATGGCCACGTCTTTTGGCACTCGACACCAATAAGTAACTTCCCAAGGGTCCACTGGGTAATTTGTGGTGTCGTATGTGATACGCTCGATGCGTCCCCTATAGATTTCATTGGCCAGCGCCGTATCCGCGGTATTCACCGGCACCACAGTAGTCGGTGTGGTGGGGTTATACCCTCCCGTGCCGATAGCAAAGTCACGGATAGCGTAGATAGTGCCGTCCGTCTTCGACCTGTCTATATAACCAGTAACCGGTGTCTCTGCTAGATCGGTGAGTTGTAGATCAGTAGGGTCTGGGGTGGAGGTGACAAAATCTGGTGCGGTTTGGATCTGTGTGCGTAGTTGGGTTAAAAAAGCCTCCCCCTCCAGGATAACCATCCCGTACTCTGTGGCATCTATCTCAGCTACAGTCCAGGGGCTACCGGTAAACGGCGATGTGTAGAAATCCTGTTTTATGGCGAACCAGTTTGCTCCAGTGTTGTTGATAGGGAAGGTGCGCCCTATATAGGTCTCGTTGTTGTATCGGAGAATCGGCGCTACCAGAGCGCTTGTAGTGGCGGTCCCCAGACGCAGCGTAAGGCGCACTTCCAGTGCGTATACCTGCTCCCCAGCAGGAAGAGCTCCAATAGAAGGCCCGACAGTAAAGGATCCGTAGAGCAGCGATTCGGCTGCGTCTGCATCGGCGCCAATGTAGGACGCTGCATAGTCTGGCGGATCCTCGTCGATGTCTTGCCAAGGAGATTCGCCCGCTCCAGGGACCAGCGCCGGCAGCTGTTGATGGTAGCCGTCCGCAGTTGGGAACATATCATGCGTGGTGAGCGGCGTATATTTTTGGAAGGTCTCTGCTCCAATAGAAGTGCAGCGCAGATTTCCTCCGAAGTTGATGATTCCAGCCTCCATTAGGTCCGCTTCCGCAGAGGTCCATGCCGTGTAGCCAGGTGAGCCTGAAGGCCAACCTGTGTTCGGATCGTTGAGGAACTCTTCCTCAACAAGATGCCACACGTTGTCAGGAGGGATTACCCAACCGTCAGTACCATGAGCTCCGTAGTAATCTGTGCCAGCGGATCGCAACACCACGGCTGCCTGTGCGGGGGTGTCCGCGATGTTCTTCACGACGCAGCTCACCTGTACCTTGTCGATATTTGGTGGTTTGAGTGGGGTTTGTATGTCCGTGAGCTCAAATACGGATATCGGTTCCCATTCTTTTTCTTCGTAGACTAGAGAGGTGCCAACCTCTCCTACAGCAAAGATATTTGTGCTTAGGGTTCCCCATACATCTAAAAGGTCGTTTGTTTGATGAGTAGGTTGCTCTATCCAAGCCGTTCCTGTCCAGCGAAGCGCTATGCCATCGTGGCCAACCGCAACCCGATCAGTAGTGGCCGTGTCTCCCCAAACACCACGCAATTCCAGGAGGGTACCTGAGGTCTGTGGATTCCAGTTGAAGCCGTCGTAATTGAGGATGGTGCCAGCCCTACCAACAACGTACACATTGTTTACTGCGTCTCCCCATAAACTATGGAGCTCCCAGATTACCCCAGAAGGTTGTGTGGCCCATGAGATCCCATCATAGTAGAGAATGGTACCATTTGATCCACAAGCGTAGACCTGGTTTACTCCAGCTCCCCACACGTCGTTTAGGTTATTGAGCACCCCAGAAGCCATGGATGACCACGCTACTCCATTATAGTGGAGAACGGTACCCGTTACCCCTACAACGTAGACGTCGCTGGTGGATGTGCCCCATACGCCGTATAGGTCATCTGTAACGCCTGAGGTCATCTGTGACCAAGTAACCCCATCCCAATACAGAATGGTTCCGAACTCTCCCACCACAAAAAGATCGGTGGCCGACGTTCCCCATACGCTGTGCAGGTTGTACTCTCGCAGGGAGGTTATTCCTGTATCTATGGGATCCCAGTCAGTACCATTCCAATACACAATGGTGCCTTCGGTACCAACCGCGAAAACATCGTCCTCAGCAAACCCATAAACGCTATGTAAAATCCAGTCCAGGCCGGTGTCTTTAGCAGCCCAAAGCGTTGAGCTGTGGATGTAGCTTTGATCTCCGTCGTAGCGCCCAACAGACACATGTGCTCCAGTCGTGCCTGGGAAATTCGCCCACTGTTGGTGATTAGGCGCACTCGTGACATCTGAAGGCGAAAGCGTTTGGTGCGCGTACGGCTCCACATGTACCTGGAGCTCTAGCTTTGTGCACCGTAGCTCAGAGCCGCTTTCATACACCAATCCAGCTTCTAAGCCGTTTAGCCCTACCGCTGTCCATCCTTGCCCGTTGGGGATCTGGTGGTAGACATGTGCCATCTCGACGTAGGTATTGGAAGTGATCTCGTACTCATCAGTATCGTAATCTACACCAAGGTGCCTAAGACGAAATTTAAAGCGCGTAGGAAGAGCGCCATTGACTCGGCAGGTGGCCACAAGTGTGGCACCAGATATTCTAACAGGGCGTACGTAAGCTCTGGTAAAACAATCGTCAAAATTGACTGTGAAAGGACCAGACTCCGTCGCGTAAACGTAAGTAGTGTCTCCATCAGAGTTTGCTTCATTTATGGAGTCCCACATAGGAAGACCTGTGTTGGACGTCCAAGGAACCCTGGACCCCTGGTTATAAAATCCAATAGCGTCAGGGCGCAGAATTATTTTTGTTGGGGTAGGCGGCATTATGGCACTAGAGCTGGATGTTTACGCGGATCGCGTAGGCCATTGTGTTGTTTTTGCAGATGATGGGGAAGTGCCCGATGGCCGCCAAAAAGGTGTCATCGATCTCGTGCTGGTTTGGTGACCAGACAATTTTTCCCCAAATGCCTATTTCGCTAAGCACTTCATTGGCCTCTGTGGTATCCATCATGCAGTAAGCACAAGCCGAATTTGGGTTAGGGTGCTCATACTCAGTGATATTCTTCGCTCCAGTAATCATCGTTTCGATGATACCGGTTGCTACCGGATCTGTGTACGACGATGGCGTTGTTGAAATGAACCCAGCTGAACTTACTGAAGCCACCGTAAGGGTTTCTGTGCCACTTCCTGTGGTAACCTCAACCAAGTATCCTTCCCTCAGATACGTAGTCAAGTCTTGGGTGCTGGTCACGTTTGTGTTGTTGGTTATTACCCCCAACGTTCCAGGAAGCGCTATTGGTGGGATCACCAGAGGTAGTTCTAGTGTCTGGGCGTCAGGGTTGGCTGGAACCGCTTCCTTGTAGTCGAACGGATCTACCCCACCCTGCCCAACAGAGAATTCCAAGAACTTCACGGCTGTACCATCCGTAGAACCGCGGGCTACCAGACGCATAAGCTCTGTGGTGGCTTCGGCGTCGATATCAAATAGCAGTCCAGAAGCTCCAGCGGGGTCACCACCGAATGATGCCGAACCAAAAAGGTCTGTACCAAATTTCGCCATGGAATCCTATGGGATGGTGTAGAAGGGAAGCCAGAAATCTTGGTTGGGTCCTCCACCTGTTGAAGCATCGACAGCTATACGAATGAAGCCAGCGATAGTGCCAGCGGTAAGACCGGTTACGTTGGTTGCGGTGGTCCCGGCTGTGTACGTTCCTGCTACTTCCCAGAATGGCTCGTCTACGTCTGTTTGGTTAAGGAGTAGAAGTGGTTTGGCAATCGTGTTGAGCGCAGTTATATACGCAGGGGATTGTGCGTAAAGTGAGTAGTCCCAACCATTGCCGGCAATAACTGCTCGGCTGGAATGACTACCTCCCTGATCCGTGAAGCTCAGGTTGATTCCATACATCCCCGATGCCAAATCTCCCCCACCCGCATCGCTTTTCAAATGCACACGAACACCAGACATGGCGGTGCCAAAACCAAGCCCCCCGGAAGTCATGGTCAACTCGAATGCAGAGAATGATGTTGTTGGGTCATCTGGCAACGAGGTGAGCTTACCTGCTTTGCTTATTTCAAGCTTTGGTGTTGTGGCACCTACTACACCGTCGTAAAATGCAGCAACCGGCCCCAGCTTGGTCTGCCCTACCCTGAAACCATCTGTATTACTGTTTATCTGTACATCAACTTGGCCGCCGTCACTGCAATGAAATACACGTGTCCCGGTTCCAATCGTTCCATCCCATACTGCAAAAGCATCGCCCGCTCCAGCATTACCTACGTGGAGTGCTACGTTTGCTGTATTCCCAGAGAACTCAAGCGAAGCACCGCTTATGCTCAGGATTTTGTCGTTACTGTAGAGCTGGTCCCACGTGGTGTATGCTGTGCTCTTGAGCTCGTTGATCGCCCCCACCAAGCTCTGCGCAGTAGTCGATGGTACCAGCTGCCCGCTTTCATTCAACTCGATCGAACTGGAACCACGAGCTTTGAAAAGGAGCCTGGCTCCCCCTTCCGCAAATAATCCAAGGTCATCGTCGTTCCTGATCTCGCGAAACCCCGCCGCGTCAAATATTAGATCGCCGGCAATGGGCCCCTCGATTACCACGTCCGTTCCACTCCCACTTGCACTCCCAACAATCACCCGGCTTGTAGAACTATCAACGCGAAGGAACTCTTTGCTGAAGGTTACGTCCCTGATAACGAAGTCTGACCCAGTGGCCCTAGGTGTCTCCCACGTGAGGTCGCCAGCATTTATGGTCATCGTTTTACTGGCAGCGTACAGATCGTTCCATGAACCGATCCCGCCAGCTCCTGTGGTCAGATCGTAGAACGTTCCTACTGGATCTCCTCCTTTATGGTACGAAACATTTTTCGTACCGGAGTCAACGAAAATGCCTGATTCACCTACAGCGCCAGGCCATGTAGCGTGCTCTCCAGCGAAACGCACGCCCTGATTGGGAGTCCCACTAATAGTCAGCAGTCCCCAGTCTACAGTCGAGGTGGCCGCATCGTTCAAGATACCTAGCCGGGTCTCGATAGCTATGACGGTATCATTAGTATTGTTGCGGAATTCCGCAGCAATATTTATCTGTGGGTCTACTGGAGGTACGTTGTCTATAAACGGTCCCCCCAGTGTGACTGCGTCGTCAAGCGCGACTGGGTATTTGGTGGCCATATTGCAGGGTCCCTCTTGTAGCGAGGAAGAGCCGGAGAGACCTCATTAATCAGGGGATACGATTTCCCCTGTTTCGAGGTTCACTTCTTGCCCCTCCTCCAATCCCAACTTCTCTTTAAGACCGGCGTACGCAGCCTCAAATTCCTTCAGCAACTCTGATTGCTGGCTTTCTGCCTCAGCCATTTTCTTTGGAAGCACATCCATCTCAATGGCCAGCGCGTTTTGCCTCTGCCTGAATGCGTCGATGGCTCCCTGTAGTACTTGAACTTTCAGACGCGTCGCATATATCTTCAAACGCTCTGTTTCGTAAAGGTCGGCGCCGTTTTTTGCTTCTTCTGTCATGGGTTACTCGCCTCTTTGGATTTCGCCTGTTGCGATGTCGAATTTGTCAATACGTGGAGAGAGGCCGTATTTTTCGTTCACGTTCCCCATCAGCTGCTGAAAATGATTCTCAGCTCCCTCTGCTTCAGCCTGCACTTTCTCCAATTGCATTTGCAGTAGCTGGAGCTTGAGCTGCGCAACATCTTTCTCGCGCATACGAAGATTGATGATCATCAGATCTTCGTTTTCGATTTTGTCTGCAGAGGTGAAATCTTCTTGAGACGGTTTCTTGGTTCCTTTTTTGGCCTTCGTTTTTGCCATAGGTCGAACTCCTTGTCTGACACTGGTTCTGTGTCTCTATTTTACAGTGCGCTGTGTGTTTCTAGCGACGTGACTTCAACACTGGTCTATGTGGCATCCAGAATGCATCTAGTGCGGTTCCATGCAGATCTGCTGCGGTGTAGTAATCTGAATAGTTAGCACCAGCATAAAACAGATTCATGCTGGTTCCCCCTGTAGGTCCACCCGATATTTGCAAAACAGCTTGGTTCCTGTAATCTGGATCCTCTGGGCGCATAGCCGTCCCGTAGCATACGTATGCAACAGGTCCTCCATGATCTCTGTGGAGATACACCTGATTACTCGTTGCGAATAGGGGCTCTCCTGGCATATAAGGAACCGAAACAGGAGGTTCTGTCTCTTGGTCTATAAGATCGAAAACCGTCAAGAGGGCATTACTGAGGGCGGTGCCCGATCCAGGTACCAGTACTGGCATGCTGAATCTATACGTGTTCGTGCCGAAAAATAGACCCCTTCCTGCACCCATACCATTGTCTGGAGCAGAAATATACGACTCCAACGTGGATATGGTGGATGGACTCCAACTTGGTGGGTATCCAACACGAAGCCCCTCAAGAGAAGTCATACTGGAGGCATACGTTATTTCGTTACCTTGTGTATAGCTTGCTGTGGTTCCGTACTCCGAGAATGTTTTTCTACTGCAGCTTGATGAGAACGGCAGTTTGATTAAATCTACCGACCGTTGGGTGTTCCACGTTGACCCTAAAAGTAGCTGTGCATTGTTGTAGAAATACTCAGAGTCCGAGACCACTGAAGTATTCCACATTAGTCCTGTGCTGTGCTGTTCGACATAGTTTAAGTGATACTCTACTGCTAGTCTATCATAGACACCACCAAGACGTACTAATTCATGGGTGATCACCGATCCAGGATGCATGAAAAAAGCCATGTCCTCGATGGCCGTTCCACTGTTGATTGGAATTTTGCTTGTATACCGAGGCTTCTTATTGTTCATGTCCAAGTAGCCAGCGGGTGTTGACACCAGTGCTGAACCACCAAGGGACAGTAAAAATATACCGCTGCCGGACGTTGGGAAAAAGCTGGAGATATCCGCGTTGGTACGTATACGTTTAACAATTTCGCCGCCGCGTGTGACCGGGTTTATCCAATAGCTGGCGTTGTTTATAGCAGCTAGGCTCCAGTATTCTAGGAACAGCGTTGGATTGCCTGTGGTTTCTTTATAAGAAGACGGCGCAATCACCGACGTCTCGTCTAATTTTTTCGGTTCGCCGTGTGCAGCGAGAGGTGTTAGCCCGTTTATGAAATGGTGATACCGCCTAAGGTCAACAAAGGCGACATAGCTTGGTTCATACCCAGGAGCATAGCTCAGATGGCCAGACGCCACGCCGGCCCTAGACGGGTCGATATCGAAATCCATGACTCCCGTATGGTAGTTGGACGATATGGAGTCGAACATTTGAGAACGTTGCGGGAAGGGAAGCCTGAGAATAGCAGCTGGGGCTAATCCTCTACCTTCTCCAGCACGTTCGTTTAGCTCCACCGTACCTAGTGGATGCTGCGGCTTCACCAGATCTGTTACGTTGTACTCCTCAAATCCTGGAACGCTTACAAGCGATAGTGGTGAATGATTAACCGGCTGACCCGACCAGCCATCTACCCCAGAGTAATACGAGCAAGCCCCAGACTGGCTTACAAAGAACTCGCTATTGTTTTCCACCTGCCCGTGAAGCATCTTTTTGGCTTTAGTGAGAGCTCCAGGCAGAACAGGGGTTTTTCCGCCGTCGGACATCAATCCTTGGTAGGGTGTGTACGTGTAGTGAATTACTACCTGGTCTGCTGCAGCGGAAGTGAGAGGTTTGTGTGCCGGAGCTATCACGAGCAATCTGGTATCTGTAGCAGCCGTAGTGATAATACTCATAAGATTGCTATTCTGGTATCCCCGTATTCCACCCCCACCAGCACCCCCTAGCCCTGTGTCTAGCCATGTGTAGTCTGATACCGGATCTGGTCTCGTCCACACACAGGGCATATTTAAATAGGTCTTTCCGCCAACCGTCAAGTTGCGCCATGTAGCAGATCCAATGCTATAGGCGGCTGCAACACCTGCCCCGGGAGGTGCACCGAAATCTATCTCGTTCTCCTCCCACTCGAAATAGGCTTGTACAGACTTCCCGCCTTTGCCTATTTCTACCCACTTGTTCACATCAGCAGTCTCGAAGAATATGACAAATTCGGCATCAAACGTGTGTGGGCCACCAGAGAAATTGACCGTAATGGCATTTCTAGCCGCAGCCATCGTCATGCTCGAAATGATCGTTGTGACGTCGCTGCCGTAATTTGACCTGGTAGACATTTTGTCGATGCCTACCATGGTAACAGTGCCGCTTACTCCAGAAGACGCAGTAACGTCCGCAGCGGTTATGGTGACAGAGCTAGCTGCTGCTATGGATTTTCTCACTACGGTGTACATAGGACCCAAATGCATCTCTTCGTTCGTGCCGCTTGGATCCTTCCTAACCGAATGCACGACGTCTGGGATCTCTGCGAGACCGTAATTCGCGGAATAAGGGCTTCCTGTGAAGCTGCGATCGTAGTGGACCCACCACGATAACACAGCGGTCGCTGGCGCACTTACGCCCCCTGGATGGGCTCCGAGGTTAATGTGCCCTTCCATGGTGATAGCTCTTCCGGTGCTATCCATCGCGGTAACTTCAAACCCCTGCCCATCTAGGTAAAAGCCTGGTTGTGTGTTGTCTGCTTTGTACAAAAATGGGATTGTATATACTGCGTTCGACCCATCTATGTATTTGGCTGCGGCAGGGGAGAAATCAATGCTGCGTTCGTCCGCTTCTTCTCGTGTTGACCATAAAGGAGGACCGTAGAAATCGTTGTCAGCTCGCTCTGCGTACAGTGCTGCTGGTATATGCCTTACTATTTGAAAATACTGGTTTGGGATAGCAGAAGAGTGTATTTGAAGAACACCACGAGGTAGTCCAGGCCCGGGGCCTGGTTCGTACGTGTAATCGTACAGATCCCCAGAAGAGCTCGCAAAGAGGTCGAATTCGACACCGACCAAGTGCAGCTCTTTGGCATCGCTCCATATTTTTCGGATGCTATCTGGGGGCGTTAAATTAAAAGCCCCTGCTACCGTTCCTAACGAGTCGGTTTGGAGGATTCTTGCCCCTCCCACCGTTCCGCCAGTACCAGCACCCTGGTATTTGTTTGCCATGCGTGTTCTAAGCTGCCCTCGCATGGCAAGATCCATTGTGTGGTCGATAAGAGCTGGGAGCTCTTCCGTATCTAGATCTGCACGTCGGCGCAGGTCTACCAGATCATCCTGATGGATCAGGGTAGCATCTGTACGTGTATCTGGGCGGCTTACCCCAGTACCATTAGGGTTGGTGTTGAAATCCCATGGGGAGGTGTTCCGGCGATGGATGAGGCATACTGGAATTGCCCATTCTGCCAGGAACGGGTGAATGCGGTCATCGGCGTCTATAGCTATAGCGCGGGACCAGAGACCACCGTCTTCGTACTGAAGACTCGGAGGAAGCGTCACATCGCCTTTGGTCCATCCGTCCAGGGGCATGATCTCATCTTCATCCGTGTAAGCCGTGCTGCCTATACTGCGGAAAACAAACTGCCACTGCACAAAGCCCTTTTTCCATCCTTGTCCGCGCATTGTTCCAGCGATGCCCGATGGAATGAGGGGACGGTGCTTTAGGCTCCTGTAATAGTCAGTGACCGCGGACCCTAGCTCATTATCATACAAAGTGATATTGAGCTTTAAGTAGACCATGATGCGCTCATGCGACGCAGCAGGTGGGGTTCCTAATTGAATGTCCACTCCGCCCGGAACACGAATGCGATCCTCGATGCCGCGCATGCGCACCTTGAACGTTTCGTCCGCAACGCGAATAGAATTCGCAGCACCTACGGTTTGGATGATGGTGTCGTAACCTTCTAGCCAGCCGCTAGGCTCATCGTGTGGGTAGTGGTCTATGCCGACCGGTGCCTCTTCTGTGGCATGGATTTTGTCCATGAGTCCACGGGTGGCTTGGTCGAGATCACATACAGGGTACACAGGGAATACGTGACGTACTCCGTCTCTAAAGAGTTTGATCCCGTCGCCACCTCCAGGGTTTTCCGTAGACAGGCGCTTTACCACGAACAGGGGGATAGCCCAGCTGTACCCATCAGACGCGATTGTGGACGCACCAATCCAGACGCGATCATCTGAGCCTGCACCGGCAGGCTGCGCAGAAAAAGCATTTCCGTCATGGTTCAAAATGGCAGCTACCATCGTAGCATCCGAAGGATTGTACAGCCCTACGGTAGACCCCATGTCCGTCTTGAAGCCCAGACGATACTTTACGACACGCCAATCATGGTTGTCGGACTCAAAAGTATTTACATCGAAGTTGTCAGCAGTCGGTGCTACAGGGATGCCCGCTTTCCATTGGAGCTCCTCTACCTTATCACTGATCTCTCCGATTGTGTACGTAAGCGTTCCATCTGGGTTCCTGTCGTACGTCCAGGTTTCTGGAGCACTGATGTCCTCACGCCATACTTCAAGGAACACGAGGTCGTAGCGGGTGCCGACGCCTGGTTTGGGATCCAGTGTAACGTACTGACCATGCACCTCCATGTAGTGGCCGTTCACTAGCGCGGAAAACGTGTCCACCCCGATCTGATCGGCAATGCTAGGAGTCTGTTCGAAAACTAGGTCGGGTTCAGCAGCGTAGGGGCTCTGAGGGGGCCTTGGACCACCAATAACCCCAGACCCATTTTTGATTCGATCGCGCTCGGAGTCCGCGATCAGCTTGTTCATCAAAGTGGTTTCGGAGTTATAGGAGCCAGTGTTGAGCGGTTCCCAAATAGTGCCATTCCAGAAGAAGAAGGTGTTGTCAGAATCGACGAAGTAGAAATCGCCGATGCGGTTGGCCTCTGGAGCTCCGGTAGGAAGCGCTGCTGGATTGGCTACCTTACCGCGGAACCAGTTGCGGCCTAGCGGATCCACCTCATCTCGATTTGTGAGGTCAATGTCGTTTACGGTGACACTCACGGCAGCAGGAGCTAGCGTGACCACCCCGTATACGATCATGTAGTCTTTTTCTGGATGCGCGTTGTATACCGATTGCTCTAGCACCTGGTAGGTGAGCGTTGGGGTTGCAGGTACACCCCCTTCGTTGTATTTGGCCCACAGGACCACATATTGAGTCTGGCCCGCAGACACAGGAAGCGTGGCCTGTGAGTCTTCCACCACAGTCATGCCGTCAAAACTGACGGCCACTGCCGGGTCGACGATGACATTCAAGCCAGAAGGGGCTGGATTAAGCGCACCTCCCCACACGATGCCTCTGTGCACAATGCGCCGCAACCTGTCATTTAAATCTCTGGTTGCGTCTGGGTTTTTCCAAATAAAACTGGCACGGAGAGTCATGTGCTACTCCCTACTAAGCTGGATTTCTATCCCATGAAGATGCTTATACGGAACTCTGCTGAATCAGAGCCAGTAAACACGATCAAGGGTCGGTTGTGGATGGCAAACAGGAACTGTGTTCCAGGTATCTCCGGATCTCCGGGTGGAACGTACACGAGCTCCGCCCACAGGCCTATGCTACTCACGGATCCGATTAATTCACCTGCTATCACAGGGCAGACGAAAACAGGACAAAAATCAGAAACGTACTCGATGGAACCTATTGGTTTTGGGCCAAGGAGGTTCGCCCCATCTAAATCCGTGGCATTAGGATCTACGGCTAACGCAACTGTGGGATCGGCTGGGTTATGTCCTCCACTTGTAATGGAGAAGTAGCTCACCTTGTAGGACTTCCCAGATACAAACATCTCCCCGATACGGCGTTTCCCTTCGTTGGTGATGACTGCGATGGAATCATAGGCCATAGTATTCCCTGTTCAGCTCGGTAAAGGCTGGGAATGGGGACAAACGTAGGTAACCCAACAGTTTCCGACCAGTTGAGCCTGGATTACTCTTCATCTAAATATACTTTATAAACCAGGATCTTGTATGCCGGACCTGAGGCGGTTTTTCGTTTAACTGTAACGATTATCTGATCCCCAGCGGATGCGACGTTCATGCCCGTCATAACGGGCGCTTGTGTTCTTGTAGTCTGGTTAGCTAATGTTTCTGCAATGTATGCGGACTGCCACGATGAGCCGGCTTCGTTCCAGTACCACAAATCTGACAATCTTTGGACGGTCACCTCACCTTCAACACCAGCGATGTCCATTTTGTAGACTACACCAAGTTTGTAGGTGGTAGGTCCAGGTTGTGGTAGTCTCTCTATCTGGTAAATTTCGCAAATTACTGAGGTGCGTTGAACAGATAGCTCGCATGCACGGCGGCTTTGGCCAGCTGTTATGCCGGGGGGATCGATCAACACGGGTTTAACTATATCCCCATCGGTAGTGTTGGAATTTATCGTGTTCTCAGCGAACTCCCACCCAACCCAGCTTTTGAAAACCCCTCCCCGCTTTTTGTAGTGCTTCCACGCCACGTAGTCCACCTGGGCTCGCGCTATAGATGCTCCAGGAGAGGGTGTCCCAAACGAAGCAAAATCCGAGGTAGTGGTGATGAACGTAGGCGCAGGAAAATCGTAGAAGTTGGCCTGCAGGATCGGGGTCTCATCATAGTTCATGTACACACCTACCTGTCCGTAGGTGGATGGATCTGAATCCCTGTCAACCTTTAGTCGTAGGTGGAGCTCTTCGTCCTCAAAATCATACTGGTATAGTGCTAGGTATTCATCGGCAGCCAGTGGATTGAGTAATGGGGAAGTTAACCCCAAATACTGGATGCCTCCCAATCTTACCGCTACTAATTCCACGAAAGCCAGACGTTCTATGGATGATGACAATCTGCATACGTACACATCCGATGCAGGGGCTACGGCGGCAACAGTTATTCGAATCTCTATCTCAGTGATGTAGTCCTGCCTAAAAGTGAGCGGGTCTGAGATGGAAAACGTGAAATCGCGCCAGTCTGCCACGCTGGAATCAGATATGAGCAAATAATTTCCTGTGAGCACCACAGATTGTGTTCCGCTTGTCGACCAGCTTCGGTCCCCCGCAATGGCATCTGGTAGTACCCCATCGTAGGGATCGTAAAACATAATCGAGTCTACGTACTCAACCTCTAGCCATAGCCGACTCACGCGCAGCTCCCCATTGGTTGGGATAACCGACGAATTGACGCCCACCCCTAGATTCGTTACTTCAGCCGAGGTGAATCTGGTCGTGGACGTCCAATCCTCGCGTATTCTTATTTCTCCATCAATCCACGGAACGCCTGCAGGCAGAGCCACACTACCGGCGTTCCGTGGTGTCCCATTTTGAACGACAGTGAATTGTATCGACCCTATGCCAGAATTAAATGGGTCTAGCTGCCCGATGCGATAATGCACTGTTACCGCCATGATGCGGCCTACTTCTGGTTCCCATCCAGACCCGCAGAAGAAATCGGACAGTTGAGCAGCTGTTGACGTCGACACATAGCTGCTATCGTCTGATTCGTGTCCTACTGCTTCCCAAGAGGTTGGGGCACCGGTGAATCCCCATTGATCAGATGTTCCTGGTGCGGTAGTAGGGATGACGATTCTGGGCATCTTAGTTGCTCGCTTCCGCGCGTAGTACTACTAGGATCTGGTGCATAGTCAACGCGAAGCTCATCATGTTATCGCGGGTGAAAGAAATTACCATGTCGCCATCCTCGTCTTCGTCTGCGTATGCCGCAGTTTCGAATAGCATTCGCGTGAAGCTCTCTAGCTGCTGCGCAAGATGCTCCCGGTCCTTTATGTCGGACGGTGAGAGCTTGACGGTGTATGAATCTTGTTGGTCAGTCATAAGTACCCGTTTTAAGCCAGCTTATCGAAGTAAGGATTATCTAGTAATCCTGGGGTATCTCCTCCAAAGATGGGGTGGTTAGGTGTCACCGTGCTTGTTACCGTATCCTCTAGCCCCATAGTAGTAAATATTACAGTGTCGGGCCCTTCCATGCAGCAATTCACATCCTCAGCTCTTTGAGAAGCTGTGGTTGGATAGCCATCCAAGCATTTTCCAAAGTCGAACGATTTTTTTGTGGTGGTGCCTAGCCAGTAGTCGGTTAGGAGGTCGACGTCATAGATTGTATCAAATGGTCCGTAGTCTCCGTCAAAATCGGTTCCGCTGTCGAAGTGCTGATACGCGCCTATTCCTGGATGTTCGACAACCTGGTCGAACGGTGTGGCGAACGCACAAATAGCTACCTCGCAGGTAAGGTCAACTCGGCCTGCAACGACAATATTGTCCAAGCAGCCTAGATAGTCCAGTAAGGCCGTTACGGTGCAATTTGGGGATAAGTTATCGAATAAATGCTGCTCGTACAAATCGGCATTAACTGCCTGCACAACCGCTTTGTCCTCGAATCCATGAACCAATGCGTACGCGTTGTCGACATTATTTATAACGCGCATGAAAGCATGCCACTTGGCCAGACATAAATTGGGAACCCATATGTGCGCTTCGTACCCATACGCGTCATCTGCTGAAGTAACGGGTTGGTACAAATCGGGCTGCCATAGCTGTGGATTCTTCGCGCCTTTCCAAACTGGAGTCGTGGCTGTAAATGCGGATACGAAGTCAGTCACCCCTCCCTGCGTCCCAGACGAGTTGAATAACGTGTTGCCGAGCATGCGCACTGACATTATCCGCAGCGAGCGTATGTCTGGTAGTGATGTGCTTTGCCAAGGTAGTTGATACTCTAGGATAAATGCATTCCACGGAGAGGTGAGAAGGTTGAAATATTTTTCGTTGATGCGACCGGCTACCTCATACTCTTCTCTAGCTATTAATTCAAAGACCGACGCCATATAGGTGACCACCACCTGAAGGTGTACCGGTTCGTCCACTCCATTTGATACCGTGATGAAATTGATGGCGGGCGGCTCGAAGAGATCCAGGAACACTGATTGTTCATCCTTAGTGGGGATGATGGTTCCCATGTCCACATCATTGATCTCGATGTTGACTGGATCACTCCTATCAGTGGCCAACAAAAACCTGCTCGGTTTAGTGGACCGCGGCATATTGTATTCTGCATGCAGGTAGAATATGCCAGCCGGAACGGACTGGGTCATCTGGTATGCAGGAAAGGTCCACGGAACATATGCTGGGTAAAATTCGAGCATGGTGATCCTACGCTATATTGAATTGCGGATGCAGAACCGGGAATTCATTTCTTCCATTGAAGATGATAAGCTCGATGTCAGTTGTAGCTGTGTCAATCCTATTAAATATGGTGACATTGTATCTGCTCACACCGGCTACAGAGGTAAGCACCGCCTCCTGATAATCTCTAGGATCCAACCCATGTACGAAGAGGCGTCTATACTGCGTAGGTGCTAATGGATCGCGCAGGTACGATTCCGTGTAGTCGATTATCTCGTTGATGACTTCTTCTCGGTCCTCCACCGAGGTAGTAACCAACTCCGCTTCTATCTGCACTGGGATCGGGTAGCCTCTGCGGACTAGTACGTCCGTACCAAAAGGCATCGCTCTGTTAGTAAATGACTGCTGCGCGTCGTAGATGTTTTTGTAGTAGAAATATCGGATCTCTACGGTCTGCCCTGCTTCTAGCGAGAGCCCGTTCAGGAACACCCTATCTCGTGCGTTTGGAGAACTCCTTCGCACCGGATCTGTGTCTTGTATAAACTGAAAGGCTGCTGGGGAGCCATCTATGATCACGGAGTTCACAGCGGCAACAGGCGGCTGGTCTATTGTCACAGACTGCTCTCTCCCCAGCGCTGTGTACTGCATGACGTCTTCCACCGTTTCGTCGGTGATCACGTAGACGTCGTATCCGGTTTTACCGTTTAGGTGATTGAGCCGTTCAAAAAGCTCGAACTCAGACGACGATATCATACGGATGTCTGTAATACCAGACGGATCGCTTCCCTGTACTTGAGCAATAAGGTTGCCGGCTAGATCCTGGTCTATGCCTTGGACAGTATTCCATAGCAACGCTCTGAACTGCACTTTATCTAGAGGATCGTTTCCTCCGTAGGCAGGCTCAGTATTAGTTACGCCATCAAAATCCTCTAGCTCAGACAGCAGAGTAGTTATCACGCCTTCAGGTAGATTAAAATCCTCACCGATCGATATCGCTTCGGCCTGTACGTTTATCTCGTACCTTTTTGTGTCGGGGTTGTAGTATATGTCTGCGTTGTCCCCCTCCATGGTGCGATCTTGTGTTATCGCAAAAGTATATCTCCCGTCTTCCGTACCGACCATATCACCTTCATACGCTGTATATAAAGTGCCGGCCTCTGGCCTGGAGTTTCTCCAAAGCGTTACGACTACATTAGCCAGGTCCCCCACGTCTGGATCTATGCCATAGTTTCGGCCAAGCGCGTCTATATCATCGTCATCTAGATTTTCTGCGTTCTCTAGCTGATAGATCGTTTGCAGGTAAGCCGCTTGCGTCTCTGTACGAGAGAGCTCCTCGGCCGCGATAAAGGTGAACACAGCAAACGGCCCCTTCAATATGTCGATGGTGGGGTCTATGTTTTGAAACGTCTCCTGCATGGAGAATAGGATGTCCTGTGTTTCTCTCGGTACAGTTGCCATGCTAAAACCTTTGTGTGAAGATTAGGCGTAAGGTTCAGCCATCGAAGATGGCGTTACAAAAGCCTGCAGGTCCAACTCGTCCAATCCAGGAGGAAGTTGCTGTCCTAGGCTAACCGTGAATCCCATAGGTACTTCTTCGTAGCTAGACGTTATCACCCGAAGGTAAAAACCGTAGGTGAAGTTTCCTAGTTTAGAGGCCCAGAGTTCCCGTACCTCATCTATGAGCTCGTCATCGTCGACGTAGTCATCCTCATCCTGTAGATCCCTGAGACGCTCTATAGACTCGTCTACAGCACTACGTATACGCTCTTCCACGGTAAGTGTAGTTAAGGTTGACGGATCCTCGTCAATCGCGTAGAGCTCGCTCCCATTGTACCAAGATTCCTCTATAGGATCCCAATTATTCAGTAACGATTCTGCGATGTCCTGTGCACATTTTTGGATGCCGTTTATGTACACAAACCTACCAGCAACGCTGACCGCGAGGTCTCCGTCTGCCACCATTATGGTAACACTCATACCGTGTGCTCCCTATGGGTACGAAGCTAGTACGCGAACCCAAGAACGGAGCTCGCGCTTAGCATCAGAGTTTATTGCCTGCCTGAATTGAGCGTCCACGATAGAATCGAAAGTAGCGTGATATACTTCAGCCCGATCTATTTCTATCATACGCCCAGCAGTGGTGGTCATCGCCTGTAGCATAGGTTGTAGGCCATCACGGATAATGACGTCATCAGCACCGTCCACATCGTCGACGAATTTTGCACGGAAGGTGTTGAATTTGCCTGTAACTTGCTGCAAGTCGGCTTGGATCGCGTTGCTGTTAGTAATCTGTTGAGCGGCAAATTCCCCCAACAAATCGTTGTAGTCCTGCGTTAGCGCACTTTCTTGAGCAGCCGCGAAAGCTTTCAGGTACTGTATTGCCTCGTTCTTTGTGCTAGACCCCAGTAGGATGAGGGCCCCTTCGGTATCCGTGGATATACTGGTTACCGACCCCAGCTCCGACGAGTAAAAATCCGGCAGCGTCTGCTTGCGGTTGAGCCGGATTTTCCGTTCTTGTTCGTCCGTCAGTGCCATGCGCTTTGCCTATAAGGTAACTTCCAGCTAAATTACCTCAGATATTACGTCAGTTAGGGTACCAATTGAAGGGGGTGTACAATCATTTGTCTGCTGCGTAGCAGAGTCGCTCACTGCTGAAGCCTCTCCCACGTCGTTGAAGAGCTCCTTGATAGCTTTGTCCAATTTGCTTATCGTTTCTAGTTTTGAGTTCAAGCTTTCGGTGATGTCGCTCATGACCTGCTGAACCCCGCGTGTTATTTCCTGCGTGGTCTCCACCGCTGTTTTTATTGCCTGCCCTGTAAAGTTTTGTATTTCCTCTGTTACCTCAGTTTTGGTTTCGGTCTTTGGGAATAAATCCATGTGTGGGATTGTGTCCGTGACAGCCGAAATTGAGGTGGAGTCGTTCATTATACCTTGAACAGTTTTTGGATCGCAGTCCTTGTTTGGGTCTTTTCCATCTTGGCAGGGGCTCTCATCCGACCCCAAGTCAGTGCTTCCTAAAAGGTCGTTCATCAATGAGTTCACCATACAGAGCGGCTTCTCCAACGTCTTCATGATGGACTCAAAGGCAGAGGTTAAAGTCTCATCTAGGGTGTCACTTAACTCCTTGAGGGCGTCTCCCAGCAGCGACATTGGTATCGGAATGCCGCCTATGGATATGCTCCCTAGCCCACTGCTACCGCCGATGCTGCCTGCGCCACCAACACTGACGTCCCCAGGCAGTGGGATGTCTGGCTGCCCGCTCACGGAAGTAGAGGATCCCAAGAGGCATTCTGCTAGATCGTTGTTAAGCAGATTCTCCGTCATGGACATCATATTCTGCAGCTTGTTCAGTACCCCCTTAGCGATGTCCATTAGACTGCCGATGGTACGATCGAATACTTTGGTGGCTGTTGACGCTACAGAAGACAGGGCAGCATAGGCTGATTCGATCTTCTTGGATAAGGCAGGCAACGCGTCAAATGGTAGATTTGGGAGGTCTAGCCCAGGGACGTTCGGGCTGGTGAATTGAGGTGAAGAATATTTGTCGAAAGTGCTTTGTAGCTCATCCCCCGTCATCCCAGCTGTATCGATCGCACTATTTATGGCTTCCCACACATCGTCCGGATCTTGAACTTGCGCTTTTGTGGAGACCATGTTTCTCTGCTGTCTAGCGCAAGCCTTCCCTCTAGAAGTGAGTTCCTTGGCAAGATCAGCATCATTCCCGGTTTTAGATAAATCTATGGCCTGCGCGGCTACTATCGGCTTCTTTATCTTCGTCCGCATGCCATTCGGCAAAGTCGGGCGATTGTTTTGCAGCATCCGTTGCAGCGTTTCAGCCTTTTCGGTGGCATCATCTTGAGCCGGAGGTTTTATACCGGGAGCGTCTTTTTTAAGAAGCTCATCAATCTCATCGTCGGTGAAACTGAAGAGAGAAAATAATTCTGGATCCTCCACAGTCGCTACAACTGGGATCTGGGCATCTCCTATGTACTCCTCTGTGACAGGAGTTTCTCCCGCCATGATGTCGTCTACTAATAGATCGTCGTACCCCCAGTAGGAGATCTTATTGTAGGACACAAGGCTTGGCTTTGATTCTTCTACCCAAAGTATGTACCCATTCAGCTTGGATACATCACCGTCGGCGTAGGTGGTAGCGGTATCCTCCAGGCTTCTGTTATACGATCGAAAAACCTCTCTTACGGTAACGAGAGGCTGTACTTCTCCGCAGACATTCTCGTATGAGGTGTACTCTACGTTTTGGGTGAGAAATAGATGCGGTATCTGTTGCGCATCGCTCAACCTCTGCAGATAGATTTTCAGCTGGTCTACATCCTGCCCGAGGGCGTTGTATAGGACGCGAATACCTACCAGATTCGTCCCTTCCACCAAAAACAGCTTTTTGTTGATAATGACGTAGTCATCATCCACCGATTCCAAGTACTCCACGGCTTCGGCGTCCGATTCTACTACCGGGATGTTCACAGATCGCATAAGGTCTTGGTAGGTCTTTTTGCCGAACTGCTTAGCTATTTCATCGGCAGCCTGTTCCGCATCTTTGAGCGGAGCTCCTTTTCCGCCGGACAGAAAGGTCGTGGGCACGACTATTGGTGTGTAAGATCCATCCCCAACGAGCTCGGAGGTTACGAGCTCAGCTACGTCCGGATCGGACATCCAAACGGCCAGGGTGGTGGCTGTGTTGTATGTTGGGTCGATGTGCCCAGAGGAAGCCACAGGAAGTATCAGCACTATTGTCTTTTCGGTAACCTCTGCCGAAGGCGGCCTGTCTGTGAATACTCCTCCTACAAAATCAGGCCCGCGGTACGCGTACTGTATTGATATCTCATTGCCCCCTGCTCCCTCCTCAACAGCTGTCCACTCCACCTTATTGAAGTCGCTGTCCCCTAGAATCACGCTGGCCTGTATTTTGTCCCCTGTGAGCTGATCGAGCTCATCTTTAAGATCGGCAATTAAGGTGTCCGCCTCGTTTTGAACATCCCTGAGAGTACCGTTTACCAGCGAAACCGCCTCGAATGTCTCGTTCTGTATTTGGCAGCCAAGATAAATTGATGGAGACATCTTTTATTCCTACCCACTAGCCTTCACTTGTGTGCTCGCTACTTGAGAAATGGACCCGGCGGCGCTTCCTACGGCAGTAGCCGCCGTTTGCGCTGCAGTTGCTACTACTGGGAAGGCAACAGAGAAACTTGGATCTGTGGCCATAATCTGCAAAAACGCTTGCAGCGCAGATAAAGCTGGGGTCATCACGGATGATACTCCAGGAGCCAACGCTATGGGAATGGAAGGGGCGGCACCAAAGCCTACGTCTGGACTGTTCATCCGTATTTGAGGGGCTTTGCAGGTGTAGTTTGTCGTTGCGTTAACGCCGACCGACTGTGCCTTGGTGCTGGCGGATGTGCCAAACTGAAATACTCCTGTTTTGAGCGCCGTCAGCTTGATGTCCTTGGCGGACACACTTAACACGTTTTTTGCTCCCAGGTCCACCTTGGTTTCCACCGCCTGCGTGGAATTAACGAAAACTATGTTGAGCTCTTCGTCCACCTCGAAGGTCAAGTCCCCTGTCTTTTTATGGAACCATTTACGCTGCTGTCGCAGCTTTTTATTGGTTGAGGACTGCGTGGAGAACTGTCCCATAACGTCGACCACGTGCCCTTCTTGATTACTCATCAAGGAGGACCCATCCGACTTATTCAGCCATCTGCTGTACTCTACAGCGAATTTGCTGTCCTCAGTACGCACGTAACCTTGGATCAGGTTTGGTCTCTGCTGATCTGGTCGCTTTACCACACCAAACCGTTCTTCATGCGCAATGGTTGCAGGTGCGGCTAAATGGAGCCGCCTGTTGTATGTTGGAGCGATAGAACGTATGTCCAGGTGCGTTTGGCGTAGCTCATGTCGTAAGGAGCCGCCACGTAGTTCTATATCGCCTAGGCTACCAAAGAAAGCGTACGCGCGCCCAGCTGTCATCACTTCTATTTCACCTGGGTCTAAAGGACGATATAATAGTTGGCCCTCTCTGTAGAGCTTCGACTTGCCAGCAGGATCTACGTTGACGTAGCCACTGATTTCTTCACGTACGCTGTCACCTCTCTGCATGGTGAGTACAGTGGTCCCTGCTTCCGGAAGCACGCGTATCCAACTGTTGGACCCCATGTATGGGTGCATGACTCGCATACGCGTCCGTCCTGGATTAAGCGCCATGCCTAAGGATAGAAATTCGGTTTCAGGTAGAGAGTGTTCTACTACCGCTCGTACCGGCAGGCGGCGATTTCGATCCGCTTCGTCGAGCTTATCGATCTCGTATAACATCTGATTAGATGAAATCACCATTGCTTGCCTCTACTTGTAGTAAATGTAGCCAATTCCAAGTCCGCTAGTACGTCCAGCGGTGGCGCGTATCTGCTCTAAATTCAAGGCGCGTTTTCCTGCGGCCCTCACTCTAGCACGCGCTCTGCCACGGATATAGGAAAGTGGGGTACTCCCTCTAATCCAGCCTCCTTTGATGTGAGCAAGAACCCCTAGCGCGGTGTATGTTTTTCCTCTCAAGGTTACTGTTTTACCTTTCATGCAATCTTTCCACCCACTAGTGTATGGAGAGAGCACAGCTTTAAGGTAATTCCTATATCGGTACCGTCTACCGCTCCAAGCGCTTAACCTTCTGCCGCAATCTTTCGATGCTCTGTTCCAAACATTGACCACCTTATTCAGCTCCATCCGGCAGATATTTCGGTACAACGTCTTTCTGGAGTAGCGGCTACCGTGTAGAATATTGTAAGCAACCCCCCGGAACTTTCTATACTTACCGGAGAAGTAGGCAAATGGATGCTGTCTCTTCTTTAGATTTATGAACTGCTCTGGATTGAAAAATAAGGTGATGTTGACGTAGGTCAGCGGTATTTTAGTTCCGCGAACCGCGGCCCCAGGTACCTTCGAGTCCCCCACATATTGCTGGTAACGAGACCTCTTTTGGAAATACTCAACCACGTCCTTGATCGTGATGTTCTTCTTTTTTAGCACCCTCCCTAACCTGCGCTGCCAATAATCATTTGCGCGCCGGTTCATCTTATCCTTAGCCTTTGGATCTGTTCCGCGCGCTTTCCACATTCCAGCGGCCATGGCAAGCGTTGAGTCTATGTAATACTTATTCGCGGCTATAGCTATTTTGGTCTGATGCTTGTCGCTCTTGCTCTCAGCCTGCCCTTGTGCAATATACATGTTCACGTGCAAGTGCGGGCCCGTTGCTCCAGAGGCACCTACGTAGCAGCAGGTGTCTCCAGCACGAAAGACTGGATTACCTTTGGTCCCCTCTTTCACATCCTTTCCAAGCACCTTCCCTTCTTTGCGTACAAGATTGTTTAAGTGAATGTATCTAAACATGCAGCGTATGCGGCCACTCTTTTGTCCACCCTTAGGTAGCTGGAAATAGCCCCAGCAGTCGATCCACAATCCAGTACCTCCGTAATACCATTCCAGTCTAAGCCCATTTGGGTTGGTGCCGTTGTTAGTTAGTCCCAACCACATGAGGTACTGATCGACATATATCTTGTAGTACGGTCCTATTTTGCTTCGATTTCTGACTCTGAACGCACCGGCGTTCTTGGCTTTATCTGCTCGGATCCATCCATAATTGGTAGCCCCTTGAAGAGGCCCAACCTTCATGCCCGCATCAGCATAATCTATATCTATCGGTGCCAGGCAATGTGTACCAGTGGCGGTTTTTACATCCAGCCCGCTGTGCATGTAATCCTTTTTGCTGTGGCTCCGAAATAGTTTTCTATACCCGCTTCTGGTGGCAACACGGAAGTAACCAAAGGCCTCGTATTTCTTATGGTTCAGATATTTCCATGGGCTATTGACGTACTTCATTGGATCACTGACGTCCAAATCCGTGCGCGTATTTTGGGGGGTCCCTTGAGGCTCATCTTTCTTTGGGGTCTCACTCATGACGATGCCAGCTTTATTCGTAATGGTGGCACGCTTCTCCTCTTTTTGTGGTCTGGATGCCTTCGTTCCTGATGGTGGCTGAGTCGCGAAGTCTGCGCCAAACGTGCCAGCGACGCTAGCGGAGAACGCGCTCGCTTGTCGCGCCCTGTTTGCCAAGCGGCTCGTGCAGCTCGACGCGCCGCTACCCGTCTTCGTGGCGCTTTTGCCTGAGCGTACGCCTTCCTTAGATTGGAAAGAGGACAGCCCCGTGAAGAATCCTGTGTAGTCGATCGGCTGCCTCTCGCCGCCGGCAATGAAACGAAAGGTGCCGTCACGGAATAGCCAGCGAGTATAGGTGAGGTTTAAATCTGTAGTGCACTCCCCGTTGGGGGCGGACATAGTGTGCGTGACTGATTGAGGAAGACCGATCCGTTGTCTTGGGATGAAGTGTATAGGCCTGTTAGGCAAAATGTACGGACGAAACTGAATGGCCATGTTGAGGATATGTGATCTCCCCAATTGCCGCTGAATATGAAATAGCCCGTATACCTGCAGTTGGTCTAGGGCTTGTGTCTGCCCAGCAGCTCCAGGGGCACCGACGCCTGGTATGCGCAAATTGATATTCTCTACACGCACGCCTAAGCGACGGGCTAGGATAGGAGCCATGATAACGATGTGGCGGAGCTTGTTTGTAGGGGCCTTCCCTTTTGTTACTTGGTCTATCTGGAGATGTGGTTCCAGCCCTTCCAATACCCAAGCGGTGGGTATTTCCTGTGACTCCTCAGCAATAGAGGAGTTCTTCCAGGTTTTCTCAACAGTGTACGCTCCAGAAAAGTCGGAGCCGAAATCTGCAGGCATCGCATTATAATGAGGTATCTCGAATACTAGATCGCCGTACCCTGACACATAAAATTGGTAATCTAAAGTAGAACAAATGTCGTCCAGAAGCGCTTTGCGTGTTTTGTAGTTCAGGGAGGTTGAATTGGTGCCAACGTTACCGAGATGCTGCTGTACAATCGTCGCCGCACCAGTCCCTCTGGCTGGACGCAGGAGATGGTAAAATACGTTGTACGGAGAAAAGTCTGCTTTTAGAGCGCTGACAGTGCCTCTCCCGACCTCGGTGACCTCAGCGAACGTCATCGGTCGTCCGAGAACACCGAAGAGAGCGGTGCGGTTGAAACCGTCCAGTTTGGTTTTGTCGGTTCGGTAGCTGTCTATGTTTACCTCTACGCCGCGGACTATGCGCTGCTGCTCACAGCATAGGTACTCCACCGACTGCTCAAATGACTTACCCGCTAGTGGGTGTGGGTTTATTCGATCTGTGGCTGTAACTAGGTCGGCGAAGATACCTGCCTGCTTTCTACCGAAGTGGGCGTAGGCAATGAGCGCTTCGCCCATTGTGTTCACACCAGGAGATTGTGATGCCAATCCAGCTGCCGTTTGATCCCGTACCGATTCCTTGAATTGACGAGCTCGATTAAAAACCGCTGGGTTGTCGATAGAGAGCTTGACTCTTTCTGAGAGACTGCGCTCAATAGTCGCCCGAAGATCACGCATACGCCGTAAAGCGGCGTTAATAGCCCTTATAGCCCTGTTTTTCCTAATCCTCCTAAAATTACCATCGGCGATGTCCTGCTCAATCTTGCCCATCAATTTCAGTAAATAAGCATGAAGGGCCTTACCTACGTCAACGCCATCCGCTGTAGCTCTATTTTTTATGCCTAGGTCTGCAAGTTTGTACGTAGCATTCAACGATCCTGCAGATATACCTCGTTGCTCCCTTACTGCCAGTGCGGCGTCCAAGGCAAACTTCTCAATATACTCATCGGTTAGGTTACTGGCTATGTTAAATAGCTTCTTCCAACCAACCTCCTCTGCGAACCTCTGCTCGAATATCACTCCGATTCGATCCTGCTTGCTATTCCAATCCAACCTTTGTTTGAGCGTTTCCTTTTCTTTCTCTAGCTGCGCTAGTTTCAGGTCAAAGTTTTCTAGGCTCTTCGGAGGTTCCTTAATTCCATACCTCTTGGCACACGGAACATTGTAGTAGTTTGATGCATCCGTTTTCATTTCGCGGCTTAGCTTCGCGAAGCAGTTTATTTTGATAGTTAACAGGGAGATCTCTTTACGCAGACGAGCGATATTGGACTTTACCTTGTTGCTTCTTGGATCAGTGAACTTGAATCCACGGCGTTTGTGTCCCTGGCTCAAAAATGGATTTGCTCTGCCTGCCCTGCGCATCCATACAGGGAGCTTATCGATTACATCGGGGACATCTCTATCAGACAGGGCCTTCCATATGGCTTTCCTCCTATTTTGAATATGCGACTTTTGTACGTAGGCAAGTCCCTGCTGCGAACCTTGTTGTCCATATACACCAAACGTCTCAAATAGCGCCTTGTATGAGGTAAAGTATATAGCTACATTGGTAATAAATTTGTCCCTGTAGTCGAACGCGCTGAACCTTTTTTTGAGATCGCGTATCAAGTAAAGCGCGTTTCCTTTCTCACGCTTTTCTTTGAACTTCTTTGCTGTCTTCGTGACATCGATCTCCTCTATCTCAAAAGTCAGCTCTCCTCCAGATGCTTTCACCTTTGTTTTTGGGCGAAGTTGTTTGATAGTACCGTCCTGATACGGAAGAAATCCATAGTAGGTCAGGATGCTGCCGACCGCTCTGATTATTCCTGTGGCCGCGTCAGCCATAGCTCTGTCCGCTGTAGATACTGCCGCGTTGGCGCACTGGCTATCAAAATTACGCCCGGCCACAGCTTGGCCACCTATGAGGATGTCCGCGCCTTTGCACGGCTTTATCATGAGACCGTTGACCCCGTTTTTGCACCCTAGCTTTATGCATTGCGTAAAGATCAACGTATGCATATGGTTCATAGTAAACTCAAACGCGAACGTCTCGTTAGCAAATACCAATGGATTGAACCATTTTGGATTGTCCACTGATTTGGTCCACCATGGATACGCTTTCCTAAGCCGGGCTTCTACTTTCTGGGCCACAATTTTTGCCCAACGCAGATAGTTTTTTCTTATGTGAGATGGTTCTACGTTACTGGTGTCTGTTCCTTTTTGATCAGACGGCTTTTCATCTTTTTTGCCTGTTTGACTCCTATCCTTCACAGACGGTGCTCCGCTTTTCGTCCCAGTGTACGATGTGCGAACGCGCATCCTTTCCATAAGCCCGCGGTAGTCATAACAAGTAATATTCACTACTCTCTTTCCACCGACAGGATCATCGTTCCATGTGTAGTCTTTGATGAACCCAGTAAATGCAGGCATCCAGAGGTCGTACCATTCTCTGTACCCCCTGCGCTTCACAGCGGACACGTGAGGAAGGCGAACGAATATTCGTACGGTATCATGCTTATCGAAGATGCATGAATAGGGGTTTAGTGGATATAGCCACATTCCTGTGAACTGGTCTATTTGTGGAGCTCCTCCCTTTCCTTCGGGATCCACCGCCTCGTACTTGGTTTTATAGATGCGCCACTTTGCGGCCTCATCCACACGGTAGTTGCTGCGATAAACGGACTCGCTGACAGCTGTTTCTTTGTTCCCGGTTTTACTGAGGCGCCATGCACTGGTTGAGTACGGTCCGGCACAGATGTTCATCGGGGTGATGATGAAGGCATCCTGATTATTATTGAGCACAAAGCGCGCGGTGTTCATTCCGCCTGTAGACTCAACTGTCCAACTAAGATCACCCTCGACGTAGTGGGTTACCTCGGCGCCTTCGATAAATACTCTGTACTCGTTCAGCTGATTTTCGTACTTCCGCTCTTTGTACTTGATTGCATGCGGTAGTCCGCATATCCAGCTTCCTGCAGCTCCTCCGCGTATTGGAGGAGATGTCTTTCGAAGCTGAAGTGCGCTTATTAATGGCAGGCAGCGCGGACCAGAGATCTCCTTTCTTCCCAGCAGAAACCGTTTGAACTTGTCGTTACGTTGCCTCTGGGCAGCCTTTTCCGCCTCCCGTTGAGCCAGCTCGCTCGTCCTCCGCATTATCTCCTGCGGCGACGGTTGAGACTGGACCATGGATTTACCCTGGCTTCCAATCTTTGGATCGCGTACTACTACAGTATCGAATGCACTGGAAGTGGTTACCAGACCGCCGCTCCCCATACCATCGCGCTGCATCCCACCAGGAGTGCGCACTACTCTCTTGCCAGAAGTAGATTTGCCTGCGTTGGCGTCGGCTTTTTTGCCGGTTTTAGGATTGTCCGACACAGCTACCTCGTACGGTTCATACGTTGCTTACGTTCAGCAGTCTGTCTGAGATTTTTGAACAGCAGATCTAAGTCGCTTCCAATAAAGGCTTCTCCAGCTGATCGGCGCTGAGCTGATGTAGCCGGTTTTTTGGCGAACATGTCGCGAATAAGCGTGAGGTTGATATCCTGCTCAAGCTCCTCTAGCTCAAGAAGTTTGATGAGCTCACCGGTCAAACGTAAGGTGTTCAAGCTGGAGAACATGCTCTGGAATTGCGCGGTGCTGAATTCTCTGGAAGATTCGCTTGCCGCCTCAGTTTCCTGCTCATCCGCTTCGCCGTCCTCGGGTTCCCCTGGTTCCTCTTCCTCACGTAGCTGCTGTTCTTGGTGAAGCAGGACCAGATCGTACTCTACTCTAGCAGCTGCACGGGCGGCGCATTCTTCGCGCACCAAAGCTGCCTGGAGTATTTCGTAGATCTCCAGCTCCAAGTCGTTTACAGCGTCATGCTCATTTTGAGTCATCAGGCTGCCCTGCCGGCTTTTCTGCTTCTCGGTTGATTGTCCCAGTGTTAATGTCGATTTGATGCGACTCGATCTGGTACTTCTCCAGCAAAGCGTCACCGAAGCTTTGCATCAACCTCGTGGCTTCCTGTAGCTGCATTCTGGTGTGCGCCAGCTGCAACTCGAAGTAGTCCAAGTTTCTGCTGAGAAACCTGGCTTTCATGAAATCAACCTCCTCCAGACGATCCGTCATGTGGGGAGGCACTGGTGCCAGAATTGTTCCTTCTTGCTTATCCGCCATCTTTTCTCTCCTATGCTTCTGTTTTCTGTGTTCTATTGCAATGTGACCAGTACTGTGATTTTTCCTGTTGCTGTTTCACCAGGCTCTCCAGCCAACGCTTCCATCGCTTTGCCAACTATAGTACCAGCCTCAGGTTTATTAGGGGCCTTCTCTGCATGGCCATCTGTCGACGCAACCAATAGGTCCCCAGGTGAAATATCTCCGGCGGAGGTGGTACATTTGGTAGGAATTAACCCACAGATGCCCAAGAGCACCCGGTGCTCCAACTTCACCACGTTGGCTTTGACGCGCACGTTACGTTGCACATGGATCTTCTTGTCTTTGTTTACCCCCTTCAATTTAATACGTGTGCGATCTTTTTCGCTGTCGTAAGCGGATTCTTCTACTTCGTACCCTTCGCCGCCAATGGTGATCCACCCCGAGATATCATGCTCACCTGGAGTTAGCACCTCTTCCATGTCTCCATCACCGATTTTGGTTGATAGGTCTATGGTATTCTCCGTGTCTTCGTATTCACGGTAGTTCATAGCTACAGCGGGTTGGGTAGACACAACGCCCACCACTTTAGTGGTGCCGCTTTCGTCTGTTGGGACGTACTCTCCACCATCATTCACCATCAGCACCGACCCCTTCTCGTAATCCTCCGCCACCGTGACCCACTCAGCAAGGTCAGCACCTCCGTTTGTAAACTGCGTCCCGCTGAAGCATTCTCCAGAAGAGGAAACTCGGAACACCGGGGTGACCAAGACGCCATCGTGTGTATAGCAAGTGAGTAGATTGTAGTTCCCTAGATTGCGGTCGACGTCACTCCAAACCTGCACAAGATGTTGCCCAGATGGAGCTGAGTACGATGTTTTCTTGTCACGGAAGTAAGCGATTATTGAATCCACCCCAGCGGATTGATCTGTCCCAAGCACCGTAAATATAGGATTTGAGTAGTACCCAATAGTGCGCTCGAAGGTTCCGTCACCACCATTAAGAAGAAGCCTGAACGTCCAATCGCTCCGACTATTCCTCATGTACAATCCACGGGGATTGGTGTCGTAGTTGATCCGGAGCTGATAATCCCCATCGATGGCGTCTGGTTGAACTAGAAAGGCGTCGGTGCCGCTAAGCCCTCCATAATCTCCAACGTATAATTGAGGCTTCGTATTAGCATAGGTGAACCCGCCAAGGGAAACAGGAGCAAGTGGAGGAAAAATAAAAGACGGGTCGTTCCCGCTGTGCAGTGTCTCACCAAATGACCAGAAACGCATCCAGTACATCGAGGCAAAGTCCATTGTGGTGGCTGGCGATCCACACTGCAACCTCACCCCAGGAATATCGCCAATGGCAGCATCAGGCCCTGCTTCCAATTTTGCGAAGTTGTACGCATTTAGGCCTACTGGCTTTCCGCCACCCATGTACAGCTTTGCTGTGTACCAGGTATCATCGGTACCATACGTAGTCAATATATTGGTGTCAGGCCCTATTACTGCAGAGATGTCTCGCAGCTCAGTAGACGGCCAGTATACCGTCAGCATCGCGTTATCTGGATCTTGGAGCGGAGGCTCTTCTTGCCAGCGTACCACACGGAAAAAGTTGGTGTGATCTTGCTTTGGAGCAGGAAGCGCGTCTGAGTCCACGAAGGCAAACAAGTCATCCACAGAAGAAATATTTCCCCCAATGTTGGCCCCAAAGTTCAGACCAGAAACGATCGCATCCATCTCTGCTTCGGTGAGCCCATTATGAAGTTCACGCAGAGTTTGTGCAGATGCATCATCAGTGATCACACCACTAAAGCGCAGTGCACGAATAATACCGTCTGCTACAGCTTCAGTCAGAAATGGAATCGTGGCCATGTTTGTACCTCAATCACAAGCCTCTGGACATAGTAGTATCCTCGGAAAACCTGAGGATTTCACACATAAAAATAACTAGTTTTGAGTGAACGCCTTCCATGACTCAACCGCCGCTGTACCTACGATTCCAATTTGCGTTCTCATCCAGGCGAATCTGTAGGCGCATAGTGTCTTTTGCATCCCCTAGATGACTTTGCACAGCTGAACAAAGCTTCTCTAGAGCTTTCCACTTCTCCTGCAAGATAGCGAGCTCGGGTAGAATGCTCGCCATAATCACCTTAGCTGCCGCTGCGCTAGTACTTTTGGAGATCACGCCAGCGGCTGTAAGATCGGCCCGAGCTAGTATTTCTGCCTTATGCAGTGCTCGTGTAACCCTGAAAATATAGAATTGCATGACAAGCACCCGATCTAGCCATGCTTGAGCTTTTTGCAGCGCTTCTTGCGCCTTGATCACTGATTTTTTATCCTCCACTGTCACACGCTTTGGAATGGACTTCGCAATGTTTATATAGGAGCGCAATTCACCGACGAGGGAGGTAGGGACCTTGAATTTATCTGCATTTTCTTCAAGGCCAAGCAAAATGGCCTCCAGCTGCTCTCGTTCTCTTAGCTCATCTACTTTGGATTGATCTAGACTAGCTTTAGGCACACTTCACCTCTAGGACCCGTTGGAACCTACTTCTGTTTTACAAGATGAAGGACGAATCTCTGAAAGCTTCTTTTCAGCCTGGAAAACTATTATTCAGCATAGGAAGCATGAACGGTGACAGATTGGTGTGATGGTAAAATGTGTCTGTGAGACAATGGAAAAATGGATCTAGCCAAAAACAGAAAAGCCCACGCGTGCTGCGCAGGCCTGTAGATGGCTTATGGTTCAGTTGCCCATTGGTATTTGGTGGCAATTGGTCTATGACCGCAATTGAACCGTCTCCGGTTCTACCAAGGTTCTATTTGGATGTCAAGAAAATAATCCCCTCTCCCTCACGATTTTCTCTGGAGATATCATACGTTATTCACCAGGGGTTTACTAGGAGCATTCAACTAAAATGGTCAAAAATCTGCGATAAGGCGCACCAATCCATCCTCGCTGGTACGCAGCTAGCAAATTCCCCCATAGGCCGCCATCTGCGCTTTTTAGGGAGGAGCGCGAGGCCGCGCCTCGATGCAGCGGTTCTGTATTTGAGGGGTGCTTGATAGCTCCGCAACCGATGGATGTAGGATGTCTTGACCACGCCGCCGTTTGGTACGGATCAAGGAAAGCGCTACCAATGTAAGAATGCACGCCTTCGCTTCGTACAGCGGGAGCCGTGGCTTCTCTTGCAGAGCTTGTACATCTGCTCGTTTGTGACAGAAAAGCTGCCACCGTGGCTCGAACGTAAGATTGGGCAGTCGTGGGAGGAGCTCGTGCTCAAAGGCTGGCAGCCTATGTAGCTGCATCCTCGTCGTGCTCTCGCAATGGTCGTGGCGTACCTCTACCTGCTCTGGATGCCTAAGCGAGTATGACCAGAGACGTCTTAGCATATCTGGGAGACGCTCCGCCAGCTTTTCGGCTACCTCTAGTGGTAAGGTTAGCTCAGTGCAATCATTGATGGTGGCCGCACGTACCTCGTCGGATCCCTTTCTTAGTACACGCCGAATCCTGAATCGGTAAGCTTTTTGGGGGGCGCACTTTCTACGCCATTCTGCACACGCAGCTTCGCGCACAGGGCCAGACGTGGCGTGACACTTGGGATGAGGGTTGCGGTAATTTGCGTTCTCACATAGTAATTCTAGGACTTCCTCTCCTAGGTAGTCCTCGAAGCCTGCATCCTGCCGGCGCAGTTGGAGCGGAGTTCTGCATAGGACACGCCTCTCTCCGAGCTCCATGTAGTAGCGATATTTGTCTGGACCCCGCTGCAGCCCGGCGCTGTAGGATAGGAGATGGAGGAACGTGCGGTAGAAGGCGCGCAGATGCTCTTCGTCGGAAAGGTTGTAGAAGAGCGGACGTGTTTCTTGGTGAAACCTGTAAGGTTTTCTGTATCCTAGCTGGCTAGTCCCTGTGGCGTGCTGGTTGAGCTTTGTGATCCCCAGTAGGATGGTACTGTGGGTGGGCAACAAGTACGTGCATACTTGTTCCGGGACCCCTTTCCACCACTGTCCGGTTTCAAGGGATACCAGGAAACGCGCTTCTCGCGCTCCTGGGAAGGATAAGCTATGTGGCCGACGGGGGTGCACCTCCTTATTTTACAAGGAGATCTCCCGATTCTCGCCGCGGGCGTCCTGGGTACTGTCGTTCTGGACGGTGTCTATTTTGACGTCGACCTTTTTTGTCTCCGTCTTATTGGAGGAATCTTCATTAGATTCGATTACTTGGGCTACTAGCTCATGTCCTGGATTGAGGCGGCAGGCACTCACCTTGTTCTGCGTGCCGTCGACATTGTCTACGTCGTAGATGTCGACAACCCCAGCATCCACAGCACGCTGGAACAGCTGCTGCTTGAGCTCAGGGGTGCGCATCCCGTCCAGGCGCCACATCACCTTGTTGATGAAATAGCGAGCTCCCACGAAGGGCATTCGATCTTCGCTGCTATGTAGCAGCCGGATAAGTGCATCGAATGGGTAAGACTCGATGTTGGCTGATGGTTTCTTATCCACAGGCGGCGCTTCGTCGCTGTCGTCCTTGAAAATGGCGCGGCTCGGGAGATAGATACAGCTGTCGCGCGACAGCACGCGCCGGTCACGTGGGTAGTTGCCTACTAGAATGACAGTGATCCCCCTGCTGATTGCTTGTCGAGCCAACGCTGTGTAGTCGGTAGGGCCGACAATCAGGATGCAGATTTCAATGCTGCCGTGCAGAATTTCTGTGTGAGCGTCAAAAAGCAGGTGGAGGTTTACGTCGTCTTTCGTTACCCCCTGTGCAGTCGTGGCCACCGGAGTAATGCCCCGTTTCAGCCATTCTTCTGCATCGAGCCCATCGGCCTCCTCCATCACAGTGGTGTAGTAAACCACAGCTTTGGATAAGCGCCCAGATGTACGAGCAAACTCCTCAATGGGGGGAGCTAGTACAGAGTCCTCGTTGTGGTTGTCGATCAACACGGCGTCCAGATCTACAAAAAGCCCGACATTGGGGCGTGATCTCATACCGATGATGCGGTCCTGTAGGGAGCTGAATCCGCGGTCTGTGTGTTGTCTGGATCTCTTGTTGTGCATTTTACTATTCTCCTCGCTAACGCCACCCTGCTTGTCTGCGTTTCCCTCTTCGTCGTCCTCTTCCTCTGCGCTTCTTTGCGTCCAACGCGCGTAGTAAATAGCTGCCGGCATTGGTGTTGCTCATGTCCGCATACGCCACGGTGTCTCCCATCTCTTCTATGAATGGGGAAGGCATGCAGTCCATGTATTGATTGAAGCGGAGCTCGCGTCTAGGCCATGTTACGGTGAGCTCACGCTCCGCCCGAGTTAGAGCGACGAAAAATATACGTCGTTCCTCTTCCAAGTCTTCTTGCAGCTGACCCTCGGACTTGGGGTTACCGTAGTCATCGGTGTCCTTTATAATGGGCATAAGGCCGTCCGTCGCCCCCACTACATACACCTGCTTGAACTCCAAGCCCTTCGCAGCATGACACGTCATCAGGTGCACGTGGTTGCCATCTGTTTCCTCGTCTGTGGATTGCATGAGGGCAGCCCATTCCAAGAACCGCAGCAGTCCCGCTCCATGGGTGGCGTCAAATTCATGGGCTGCAGCAATAAGCTCCTGGAGGTGATTGAGCTTGTCGATGCCCTTTTCGGTTGAGTCCTTCTTGAGATGGGTGGCGTACCCCGAAAGTTTGGCGGCTTGTTCTATGATAGGTGCGACCTTATCTTTGGGCATTGTACGCAGGCTTTTGAATATTCGCCGCAGCTCCTCTGCCCCAGCTCTGGCTTGCCCTGTGAGGACTTCGTCATGCAGCCTCTTTTTGAACGCTTGCATGACAGTTAGGTTCCTCTCTTCCTTCGCTGTGTAGAATTTAGCGTAGCTCACTTCCCCAAAACGCCGCGGTGGTTTGTTGTAGATGCGGATGAAGCTGCTTTCGTCTGCCCCGTTCACGACGAGCCGCAAGTATGCTAGGATGTCTTTTACTGTGGCCCTGTTGTAGAATCCGATGCCGCCTACGACTTTATGTGGAACATTGTGGGTGACCAGCAGTTCCTCGAATATCCGCGATCGAAAGTGAGCTCGGTAGAGCAAAGCGAAGTCTCGAAACTCTGCTTGACCTGCGCGTACGGCAGATGTGATCTCGTCTACCACAGCCGCACCCTCTTGCCTATTGTCTTGGTAAACCACACATCGGACAGGACTTCCTTCCTTGATCACAGGTTTGATGCTTTTGTCGGGTCGGTCTGGGTTGTGCGCAATGACGGAATTTGCCACCTCAGCAATAGGAGGTGTTGATCTGAAGTTCTCTTCTAGGAAGTAAACCGAGACATCCTTGTAGTCTCTTTCCATGAGCTTCAGATTTTTGGGCTGCGCTAATCGAAAGGCGTAGATGGATTGGTCACCATCTCCCACCACAAACACGTTCCCCCAGTGGCTAGCCAAGTACTTCACCATCTCGTACTGGCTGACGCTTGTGTCCTGGGTCTCGTCCACTAGTAGGTGCCTTGTCCAGGTTGAGTATTTGGTCCGCACGTCCTCATCATCTCGCAGTAGGCGTACAGTGCGCATGATGAGATCGTCAAAATCGACGGACTGATTGCGGCGCAGGAAGTAATTGTACTTATCGTAAACCTTGGCGTAGAAGAACTCTTTTTCATCCCCTCCGCCTTGGTCCATTAGCTGGTCAAAATACTCGTCGGGAGTGATCAGGTGGCTCTTGAGTCGAGATATGAATCTCTTAGAGCAATCTGGATTCCGCCAGTCTTTCCATCCCCTGATCTCTTTCTTGTCCTTTTCGGTAACTATTGCTGTTGCCTGGACCAGGTAGGACTTGGTGTCGTCGTCATCGCAGATCGTGAACCCGGAGCTGAGCTGCGCTCTTTCGTGCTCTGCACGAAGGATTCTAGCTCCCAGGGAGTGGAAGGTGGAGATGACTATTTTCTTGGCACGTGCCTTCGGAACCGCGCCTTGGACACGTTCTCGCATTTCGTTGGCAGCCTTGTTTGTGAACGTAATGGCTACCACGTGGGTTGGTGATATTTCGTGGTGTTCCACAAGGTGCGCTATTCGGTGAGTGATCACCCGGGTCTTGCCTGACCCTGGTCCAGCAAGGACAATCGCTGCTCCGTCTAGGTGCTCTACTGCCGATTTTTGCGCAGGGGTTAATCCAGTAAGGTAATCTTGGGACATTGTTTGCCGCCTTATTAGGATACGGCGTCGCTGGCTTCCTTGACCTTCTTCATCGCCGCATGATGCCTACGATTTTTGGCTTCGTCTATCGCTGCTTGAACATCCTGTTCGTCGAGACCGCAGGGCTTGTATCCGTAGTACGTCTTAAATTCTCTGCGGAGTGTCTCTAGCTTAGAGAGTATCTTCTTCTCGTAGTTCTGTACGTCTTTCGCATCCTCGTCTTTTTGCTGGTTCGTCATAGACCATCTCTCCAATTGTCTGCGGTTTCTAAATGCGTGGCCCCATCACTGAACCCCGCCTCATCGTGCGCTCTGGTTTTTCCTTTATAGACTAGCAGGTAGTCGCATACACCAATGCCTGCCTTATACAGGCGCATGTTGTCGTCGGTAGCTATGGGAGCTGGATCCTTACGTCGCACATCTTTTTTGTCGGTGTAGCAGATCGCTACGTACCATGGATAGGCATGGATAACTGGTGTGCCCACAAACATCAGGATGTACCCGAGCAGCCGCTCGCGACTAAACTTAGCTGAGCGGCCGTAGACGCCCAGAAGGGATACCGTGTCCCCGTGCTGCTTGATGGTCTTGGTGACCATCTCTTCGTCGTGGGCCAACCCCTTTAGCTTCAAAACGAAGCCGTTGTCCTCGCAGGTAGTGAGGAAAGTCTTGTCGTAGGCGTCCCAATTTTTCGTGGCCAGCTTTATTAGTCTCGCGAGCTTTCCACGTCCTCTCTGTGCTTTTGTAAGTCCACCTGGGATAGGTAGTACTCGATTGTGCCGTCTTGTATATTTTCGGCCCTTACGATTATTTGCGCGCGATTCCATGATTCAATCCTTAGCGGCGCAACATCTGGCGCCAGCGCGACCACTTCCGTAAAGTATAGTTGATTGACGTATATGATGTGCGGCTCACCATCTCCGAGCTCGATCCTCTCAGATGGTATAGTGGACAGAGCTTTGTTTTTCTCCTGCCTGGCCGCCATCTGCACCTTTTTGGGAGTCACTCGGATATTGAGTACGAGTGGAGTACTGTCCGACGAAACACTTTTGATGTCGTTCAGCGCCTCCATCATATCCTTGCGCTTCACTGAGAACTTGCTGTCACAGACTCCAGCTATCGTGCTCTGGTACGCCTGCTCCGCATCTTGGAACGGAAGGTCCAGGGTAGGGTAGAATACGTCTGCGTCCTCTGTCTGGAATCTGACCATGGAGGCCATCTCTTCTTCTGCGCGCGTGTGCACACTTATTACTACCTCTTTTGCGGTGACGCTGTCAAGTATTCTTCCCAAGGCAGTTGGCTTCAAAATAAATTTGGTGGAAGTCCGCACTTTTACTGTGGGAGATATCCGGACAAACCGTGCATAGCTGAAGAAGTCAATGCCACAGATGTCGAGCCGGTTCGCCTTTTTCCCGCGTCGAAACTGGAACTGCATTCTGAGGTCATCCACCTTGAGGATATGCTTCAATTCTACCATAGAAGCCGCGGCGGCCAACATAGCGGTGGGTAATTTGACCACCGCTTTAAGGTTAGTAATGTCCGGCTGCGCGGTCTTGAATAGGTCCTCTGAATCCGTATCCAAGGCGAGATTGAACTTCGATTTTTTGTTGGAAATCTCTATTTGATCTGCGTCGTTTTGCGCGTCGAGCGTGAGCTCTCCTGAGAGGCGCAGTTTCGATATAGAATCGAGCTCAACGTACGCTCGTCCGGGCCGCATCACTGTAGCAGGAACGGCGAGTTTCACGTAGGCTCCCAGAAAAGTCGATTCCACGAACAGCCCCTTTTCTGTCACCGTGAGCCTCCCCTTCATGGGAATAGGCTGCTCATCCTTCTTTTTGGTCTTGGGGTCGCTTAGTCTCTGGAGAGCTAGTGCAGCCTTGATGGCTTTTTTGAACTCCGTGGCCTTAGTAGTGGCTTTCATCGTGCTTCACGCTCGTTTCTGGTAAGCAGCCTTATCACATTTTCTTCGATGAGGATGTCATTCTGCTGACAAAATCTATGGAGCCTGCTCTTCGAGGCCGCGCCGGTCATGTTTTTTACGCTCAGTGCGTCCCTGGCACGTACCAGATCGAAGTTTCTTTGGGCCTCTCGTCTATGTTTTACAACACGCTCAAGCTCCCTTGTACTAATGACCTGCTGCGCTTTGGCTGCTCGGTAAGCATCTCTGGGGCAAGTTCCCATGGCCGCGAGCTTTTTTATCGATGCTGTGCGCATGCGTGGGACCGCTCGGGGGATGTTGTCCGCCGGATCCCCCAAGAACGCTTTTAGACAAGCCACGTTCCTCGGAAGCACGCCCAGCACTTCCTTGCATTTGGATGCATTTATGATCCCAAGCTTTTGAGTTTCCACCACAATTCTGTCACCCTGGATCACTTGCCATAAGTCTCTATCTTCGCTAACCACGGTGATCTCCGTTTGTGGGTGCCTATTTTTTGCCCACACTGCGATAGCATCATCAGCTTCACCTTGTGGAGCTCTCGTCGCCCGGATAGCTAGATTTTCCAATAGTTTCAGAGATTTCATGTAGGTTTGCATGACCTCTATATTCTGCACCCGTTGGGCTTTGTAGCCGTCCCATATCCTTCGTCGGTGCTGCTTCCCAGCTCCCTCTAATGCGCATACTAGTGTCGCATTTGGGTACCTTTTTCGTAATTTCGCTAGCATCAACATCAATAATTTCATGGTCTTGGACTGACGTTTTTTAACATAATAGTCATGCAACTGCTGATTCTCTAATGATTCCAGTTTTCTATCTGTGTTGACTGAATAAAATGCACGGTAGACCACGTTCGGCCAGTCCATTACAACCTGTTGATTATAATGAGGAAATATTCCGGTCATGCCTGTTTCCGGTATTGTGCTTTTCATTTTGACTTTCGCATTTATGGTTGACAATGCACTTACCAGAGTATATACTATGAATGTAGGAGTTGTAATTCTTTTTTGAAAGGAGCAGCCGCCATGAAAAATCAGCAGCAGCTCCGCGTGAGCAAAACACAACACCAGCTGCTTCGCCGGTACCCTCGCCACCCAGGCGTTTGGAACTCTCTAGGTATCCGTCTAGGGGGCGACACCCGGGTAGTTGTGGGATCCCGCAGCGTTCGGCTCGTGAGGCCTGGGTCTCGTCGGCGTCAAAGTGGTTAGCTAGCATCGCTATCCCAGAGACTTCCGTCGACCTTAGCGTCGTCGATACTGCTTTTTCTCGCTCCCAACCCTCCCACATTCTCTGTTTCTATTCGCATCTTTTCGAACAGCATATTGGCGGTGAGCATACGTTTGCCCGTGTGCCGCGCCTTCGCTAGTTTGAGCTCCGTTTGCTTGACTTCCTCCTGTTCTTGCCCCCACTTCCACCACATCCAGTAGTCCGTGTTTTCTTCTATCCCTTTGCCGTACTTCACTCGTTCTTCTTCTGATAACTGCGTCAGCAAAACGGGAACGCATTTGAGCCTTTTCGCCATGCCTTTGAAGTATCGACTGTACTCCAGCTGCATCTTCCACTGATCCATTCCTTGTCCGTGCATCAGTGTAATGTAGTCGATGTAAATCGCATCGAACATGTATGGAGCCAGATTTGCCTCCAGCTTCTGAGGAGTGAACAGTGGATCCTTGACATCCCAGACGGTGAACGTGCAGTTTTTTCGTTGCCCGTGCTTGTGAAATAGCCTGTAGTTTTTGCTGACTAAGTTCCGTTCTTGTGTAGTCAGGTCCTTTGAGTAGCGTATCTTGTTGTGCAGTACACCACTGATGCACGAAAGCATCCGCTTGATCAGCTCATCCTCGGACATCTCCAGCGATACATAGCACACATTCCTGTTGGTGCGTGCATACTGGTTGATGGCCATCTGCATTGCCATCGTGCTCTTGCCGCCACCAGAAGGTGCAGAGATGGTTACCAGATTGCCCCTTTCCCACCCTCGCACGTGGTTGTCGAGCCCTTTGAGTCCAGTGGATATGAATCTATTCGGCCGGAACGTAAGCAGGTCGTCCAGCTTCTTCTTTGCCTCCGCGGCAGTTTGTCTCTTTCCTAGGTGGAAAAGCGGCTGCTTGTCGAACCCCCCGCGAATGCCAAGCAAGGCACTCTCCATAGTTTGCGCGATGGACTCGATACCCTCTTCATCCACCGCTCCAGCAGCGATGTCGTTTATGGTCTGCTGCGCGTCATAGATGATGCGTATGTGGCGGTGCGTCTTCAGCTTCTCTAGAAGACCGACTACTTCAGCCTTTTTGTACGACCCGGCGGATTTACGTTTAGCCGGTGTGGCCTTGATTAATGTGCTCTGAGACTCAGTTAATGCTGGGTCTTCGCTGAAAGCCTCTGCATCACCTAGGTTCTTCCCAAGGGTCAGCAGTGTGGTCATACGCTTGCGTATTGCCTTGGCGTCTTCTGTTCCGTAGTCGTCCTCGTCGGTCTCCGTCAAGATCTGCGCTTTGATGCGCTGGCTGCGTGTTTCCAGCGCGCATATTAGGAGCTTCTGCTCAACGATCGCATTTACCAGATTGGCCATATATTACCCCTCGTCGATCAGATCCTCTGGGCGCGTGTCTTTCACTTTGAGCACCATGTCTGGGTATTTTCCAATTTTCTTGTAGGTCCATGTCTCTGGTGCCGTATTTCCAGCAACCACAAGTATCTTGAAGGCATACCTGAAGCGTTCTAGAATGTCCCGCACCGTTTGCGCCCGTTCTGCCGTGATGTCTCCTAGGATGTTATGCACCAGTACGCACCGGGGTGCTTCCTCAAAGAAAGGCACAGTACTAGCGGAGTTGATTATGGCCGAGTTGAACCCTTTGATTTTTCGAAGACCATTCAGTATGAGGTGTGCCGCATAAAGAGCCCCAGTGTCTGTGGGTGAGGAGGTTACCGTGATGAGCGGACTTTTGCGAGGAGGCTCCTTAACGATGGCCTTGATCCAATGCTTTTGGGCTACCGCAGAGATCTTTTCTCCACGAAACGGAGTCACCTGAAGGCTGAGTGAGCTGAGCCTAGGCGACCAGCAATGTAGAGGTACACCTGCCGACGCCAGCTTCCTCTCGTGCACACTTTTTGCTAGCAGCCTGTCGGGATTGTCTAGTCGCCTGCCCTTATTTTTTGGCACGTGGCCTCCTCTGCCAAATACCCACGCCCATTGTCCTGGTGCGGTCTATCTCTATTTTTCGTATCTTCCATCCGTTGGCCCGACAGGTTCGGACACGACTTTTATACGCACCGTCCAGCTGACCTCCGCTGTCCACGTAGTCCCTGATGATTGGATTCCTTTTTCCCTTCAGCCAGCGCCTTGCTCTGCCGTATCCTTGCTCCGTCACCGTCTTCGATTTTGCCGGCGTCACAAAGTGCAAGCAGTCTACTGATGGTAAGTTTACAAGCTGGTTGAGGACTTTTCCGGCAAAAATACCCTGATACTTCCCCTGGCGCAAATCTTCGTAGATGGCCTCGCGTACGCGCTTCGGCGTTTTCCCATCTACATATGCCACATCGTAGTTGTCCTGAGACATCATCTCGTACAGCTTGCGCGCTAGTTGCCGCCTCTGTGAGATAGCGGCCACAATCCGACCATCATCGAAATCCTGTCTGAGGTATTTTTGGATGATCTCGTAGCGTTCTTCGTTCTTGACGAGCTCCGCCAGCACCACATTCCATTGGTAGTAGTCCGGGAATGGTTTTTGGTATACCCATGCTGGCGCTTCCACGCCGGTTTCGATGAACCACACTGTAGGAGGCATCTGACGTGCCTTTCCCTCCGCTACCACAGGCCCCACTGTGTCGAAGATAAGGTGGTGCCTGTGGTCAGTGCGTTCTATGGTGGCCGACAATCCCAAGAATGAAAACGGATTTATAGCTTGGACGACTTTGGAATATACCGGGGCACCGAAGTCATGTACCTCATCTAGGAGGAGCAGCCCAAATGAATTTCTGTGCTTGCGTAACCAGCGTTTACCTCTTTCGTATTGGAAGGTTTGCACGGTGGCCACTGTGATGGGGAACCACTGCGATTTCTTTACTGCCTCGCTGATAGACCCCACCAAGCGCATTTCGTGCTCTTCTTCCAGATCATCGATGTTGGTGTGCCTGCGGATCTCTCCTATCCACTGCCCGATGCCGTCGGTTTGCTTCATCATGAGCAGCGTTGTTTGCTTCATACGAGCAAGCGCCAGAAGGCCCATCACGGTTTTTCCAGACCCTGGATCCCCTTTGATGATTCCGTATCCCTTGCGCAACCACTCATCGACGCATCGCGCCTGATCTTCGTAGCGGTGATCAGCTTTCGTTGATGGATTGATTTGGAGGTCCACTCCGAGAGGGGAGACTGGTCGCAGGTCTCTGTAACCCCTTCTTAGTAGAGGCAGGAGTTTGGATAGATCTCCGCGAGGCAGCGATAGCCCGGGTATGCCGGAGGCAGTGAAAAACTCACGGTACGTATTGAGAGTGTGTACCTCAACTTCTTTGTCTTTGACTGGCTCCCCAAAGGAATCCAGGACAAGATCCCCCAGCTCGTCTTCCCTAGGGACGAACCGGAATTCCTTCCATTCGTAGTGCCATCTTTTGAGTAGATTATCATCGACTGCGTCGTGTGGCACGAGCAGCTTGTTGGAGAGAATACTTTTTGGCATTGCGTAGTAATGGGCTAGGTAATATTCTCGATTCCAGCGTACCGGTCCATTATATACGGAATCACGCTGGGGTCAATAGATGGCGCCTCTGGATCCTGTACAATTGAATAATCTTGCTGCTTGCTCGACCACAGCATGATTTTCAGGATGGAAAACACGTCGTCTCTTGGGTTCAGGCTACAGTTGATCCTCACGATACAGAGCTTCTGTACAACAACCACGACGGCGTCCCATACTAAGATACTGTCAATCCTGCGAATGCCGCTTCGGCTGATAACGCAGAATAGGTTATTCTGCGCATAAGGAGGAGCGAGGCGGTACACGTCGTCTGGGACAGGGACCGTCCCAAATATTGGAGCAATCATCATAGCAATCGGTATGATGTGCCGCCTCTCGTATCCGACAAGAAGGTCAGTCTGCTTGGTGGGTTCCCCCACCTCGTAGATTCTCGCAGACTCCGGTAGCTTCAGCAGTCGAGGATGGCCTGCCGGTGGCGCATACTCATGATTAGTGGGCTCTTGCCGCACAGTAGCATACTGCTGCATGTCCCGTAGCATATCCTCTGGGTTTTGTGCGCCATTTGCCATTAGTAGTCTCCCTTGGGCTTTATCTGGATTTCTTTTACTTTGTTGCACACATTACCGTCCGCGTCCTTTAGGTCGTCATCCTCGAAGCCAAAAGAGGCGTACAGATCCGTTTGTCTTGCTCCTACAACGGACACCTCCCCATAGAACGCTGCGCTCTCATTTCCCGGTTCTAGCTCCTTTTTGATCAGGGAGCCAGATTGTATCCCTACTACTTTAATTCTGTACTTTCCGTGCCCAGCTTCGTCTATGTCCCACGCTACGACTAGTAAGTGGTCAGGATGACCGCTTAACAGGAACGCCTGTTTTTCCTCTGGGTCGAAGTTTATTGTGTGCGGCTCTTTTTCTCCAAACCGCACGACCACAGGATCTTTATTTTTCTTCGTTTTTCTTGGCGCCATCGTTCTTCTTTTCCTGGTGCCGTTCTGCTTGCTCCAGTCTCTCCCGCTCTTTTGCAGCACGTTCTCTAAGTTCCTGCGCGAAGTTGTCTTGGACGTGCTTGTCCCACATTTGCGCGTCTACCCACGCGTACTGCTGGTCGGTATCGAAGAAGCCGTCATGCTTCATGACGTATGCACGGTATGATTTACCGGAGTGAGAGGACTTCAAGACCAGAATCGGTTTCACGACGGCCGGTATGAGAGGCCCTTCTAAGGCGTCTGTTACTCCAACCTCGAAGTAGAAGTTGGGGAAGTTTCGTAGGTCTATGTTGAACTCCCGTTTGAAATCCTCTGGGGTAGCTTCGTCGGTGCGAAAGAACCTTTGAACCGCCTCAGCTACTTTCTCCGGGCTTGACAGCCTCATAAAGAAAATCCAATTTGGCAGGATATCATCTAATGTATCAGGCATCTGTTTCGTTCCCATGCTATACCTTTCCTGGAGGAGGTACTAGCTCTATGTTTTCTGGCATCTCGTCTTCTGGTATAGACCTCCCATCTACTACATCCTCAAATTTACTTACGTCTTCTCCGCGCTCTTTCGCCTCAGCGATCATATCCTTCATCTGCTGCTCGGTGAGTATTTCTGGGTAACCTTCAAAGTCCCCCTCTTCATTGGATCCCTCAGACACGCGTTCTCCGACTCCGTCCAGTGTGAGCGGCTCCACGTGTTTACCCTCTTCCAAATTTATGGCTTCACCATTCATTATGGCTTCTAGGTGCAGCTCAGCTAGCTGCATGTCCATTACGGAGTCCGGTTTGTCCACGAATACCATGACAATAGCATCCACTATTTCCACTTCGTAAGGAGGATCCTCTTTGTCAAAATCCACGTATAGCATCAACGTTACCGAGTACCTACCCTCTGGCCATCGGTCGATGTGTAGATTCTCTAGCAGACTGCTGTCTGCTAAGAAATTCGGGCATGCGAATGCCGGCGTAAAGTGCGGCCCGTCTACCACCTCCCATGTATTGGGTTTGTCAAATGGAACGTCTGGAAGCTCATCCACGTTTTTTGGGAACTTGTCTATACCAACACTTACTGTAAAGAAGTGTGAGTATATGGAGTCCAGGGTCCTATGGTCCGCATCCACAAACCCAAAGATAGTGAGCCCCTTTTTAGCTATTTCTTCCGAGGGGAGCTCTGGGTCTGCACCTGTTTTCGTTACGTGTGAGATTCGCTTTGAGATAGAGTTCCCGGTGATCTCCCCATCGCTTGTCTCTTCAATGGTGAGTATGTCTCCTACCACGATCGGGTTACGTGGGTTGCTCACCATCAGGTCGAATGTTTTCAGTCCCTCTTCTACGAGCCTGAACTCTTCTGCGTCGCACGTGATCCGCAGCTGCTGCGGTATTCTATGTACCTGCTTTTTATTTTTGGTTCCTTCTGTCATTGGTTGGCCCTCAGCAGCTAGTGTACCCGCATGATTCACACCACGGGCATTTTCCTGGTATTTGCACGTAAGCAGCTATACCACAGTCTGGGCAAATGTCTGGGTGGGCGCCTACTATGCTGTCTGTGTTCTCAGAGCTGTCAAACGCGCTTGTGCTTCCTTTACTCTTCACTATAGTGCTGATTTCTGGACCGGTCTCGTCTTTACCAGTTATCTCTTGGATGAAGTCTTCGAGTCGATCCTCTCCAAGGGGTATATTTGACAGCGGGAAATTCCCGGACAAGTAGTCGTGGATGATCTGCGCTATTCCGTCTGGAAGGGATATCACCTGGTTCGTGCCGAATCCTACAGACCCCTTTCCCGGAATCTTGTGTAGTTGGTCTCTGATAATCTCCAGTCTTGTTTCCTGGGAGATGTATTCCCCGTTTGGCCAGCGTAGGATGGCAGACACGAGCCTTCCTAATGCTTGTACGTCTGCGGATACATCTCCTTTGCCGCTGACGAGGAACATGTCGTACGGGTCACCGCTTTTTGGATGCATGCGTATAGTTCCATGTACCCTCCCCACCGGGGTGTCCTTGCTGTGGGTAACGCTCAAACCAAAGTCGATTTTGGGTCGTAGATCCCCAATGCTTGGATTTTTGTACTCGTCCACTACCTGCACCGGTATGTACCCGTCATCCCCCTCGGTTTCCTCAGTCTCCGCTGACTTATAGTAGAGAACTTGCCTGTCCCGCGACTCGTCTCGATACACCGTTCCACCTTTGCACCCGAGCTCGTACATTAGCATGTAGGCCGATGCTACATCTTGTTTGGTAGCTGAGTTGGGGAGGTTGACCGTCTTAGAGATGGATGCGTCCACCCATTTTTGCGCGGTAGCTTGTGTTCTTACATGCTCTTCAGGAGTGATGTCTTTAGTGGTCACAAAATAGTCTGGAGAGTTGTCGCCGAATTGCTGGCGTATCTCTCCAAGCACACTGGCCTCTTCGTTTGCAGATCCTATACGGCTCCTGGCGATCCATGAGGGAAGGAAGTAAGGCTCGATTCCTGTAGTGGTGTTGAGCATCGTTCCCACAGATCCTGTAGGTGCCACAGTATTGAGTGTGACGTTTCTGACTCCATGCTGACGGATGTCAGTTACGAGATTGTGGTCCTCTTGTAGAGTTTGTATGAAACCGGAGCTGACAAATTTTCCTGCATCGAATTTAGGGAAAGGCCCGCGTTCCATCGCGAGCTCACAGGAGGCACGGTAGCTTTCTGTAGCTAGCAGGCGGAACAGCCAGTCGGTGAATACGAGCGCTTGCTCGGATCCGTATCGTAGCCCTAGTCGTATGAGCATCTCTCCGTAGCCAAGGATACCTAGTCCTACTCGCCTCTCTGATTTTTGCTGCGCCTCGATCTTCGGGTCGTGGTACACGTTAAGATCGGTGACGTTGTCTAGGAAGCGTACTCCCATGTGAACCGCACGTATGAAGTCTTCCGACTGGAACGATTCCATCGCCTCTGCGGCGGCAACTTCTTGTGGGGGTAACTTACCAAGATGCACGAACTGCGAAAGGTTGAGGTGAGCTAGATTGCAGATACCATATGGGGGCAAGAATTGCTCGCCACATGGATTTGTGCAGGTAAGTCTATTATAGTAATAAGAGTTGGACAGTTTGTTAGCACGCTCCAGAAAGAGGATCCCTGGTTCGCCACTTTCCCATGCGTGGTCGATGACAAGCTGCCATAGCTCCTTTGCCTTCATGGTTTGGAACACTTTTATTGGACGTTCCTGCTGCCGCCATTTGTCGATGTTCCCATCCCATTCTTTATCATAGGACGGGTGTGTGATGTCGGGGAATACCAACTGCCAATCATCGTCATTCTTTACGGCATTCATGAAATCATCGGATATCAGCACCGAGACATTTGAGTTTTCTAGGAGTCCTTTGTTGCGCGATATCGTCTGTCCCCCTGCTCTGAACTCCATCCGTTGCGCTTTCGCGGTGACGAACTCGATGATGTCTGGGTGCCAAATCCATAGGCCCTGAAGAGACGCCCCTCTCCTGGATCCCCCTTGTTCCACGGCCCCGGTTATTTGTGAGTATTGTTCCATCCAACTGACGGCGCCGCTTGATCGCCCATTCACCTTCCGCACCACCTCGCCGCGGGGTCTGTGTGTACTGTTATCCCATCCAATCCCACCACCTAGGCTGAATGTGTCGAATAACTGCTCCCAGTGCTTTGCTATCCCTTTTCTGGAATCGTGGGGAGCTGGAAACACGTAGCAGTTGAAAAAAGTGAGCGTTCGATCCTTACAGCCAAGACCGGCCAGGATTCTCCCTGCTGGGATGAATCTTCGCTCTACCATCGCTTTGAATACCTCGTCCCTAAACGCTGTATTCTGCGGCTCGTCCGCTATGATTCCGTTGGATACCCGACGGCAAACATCCTCGTAAGTTTTTTCTAGCAGCACTTCGATCTTGTCTCGTGGAACTGCTTTCGCCACCTCCCACTCATCTTCGTTTTTGTCGCGATCCACCAAGGCCACATCATACCGCCTATCTCCCGACTCGCTCTCCACTATTCTCAGCACGCGCCCCAACTCCCTGGACTCGATTTTCTCGCCGTCTTTCTCGAACACCCGCTGCAGCGCAACAATCACATCGTCCCCATCCTGCACTTTAGTGGTAGCATCCTTACGCGCGTAGCGATCTGCTAGGATTCGATCTTGATAAGCACCCGATTGAGACATGGGCCTCCTCGATTTATCGGCAGGAACTCGTAGCTGGGTATAAATGCGCTAAGGTTCCAAAACCGTTGATGTTTGCCGTAAGTTAGGGCACGAGGCCACCCGCCTCGACCCCTTCCTATTACTTTACAAGATGTGCAGGAAATTTGGTGGGGTAGGCTACTGGCGTGCGCCGCAGTTTGGGCAGACGTCTACGTCGTGCCCGGGGTGCTTGACAGACCCGGTTCTAAACATGCGACGATTCATCGGCTGCCTGCAGTCTGGGCAGCTCGTTGAGCTTTCCTTTGTTGTGGCCGTCGACCCTTCGCGATCGTCATGCTTATTTGGGTTTCTTCTTTTCATTCTTTTTGGACTCCTTAGCAGGCGGCTCGGTTAGCAAGTCCATCAGCTTGTCCGCAGGTAGGTAGAGTGCCAGCTCCGTTCCCACGGGCCCCTTCGTGGGTTTGGTTTGACAGTCCAGCCGGATGAGCTTGTCTTTTTTGCGTGCGTTGGCAACGCGGATTACCTCGATACCCTGGGCAGGCGCAGCAGGTTCGGGTACCTCTTTGAGGGCTTGTTTGAGCTCCTGCGCTTCTTTTCGAGCATCAGTAAGCTGCGCTTTCAGGGCCTCGTTGTCCGCCGAAAGGTCGGACTGGCCCGTTTGGAGCTCGTTGATCCGGTCCCTTTGTTTTTGGACCTCTTGCTGCAGCGCAGCTACCTCAGGCGACTGCTCCGTTGTTTGCGGTGCTTGCTGTACTGGTGCTGGTTGATACACGTCGGTATGTTTCGCGCGGTCTGGGTGAAGCCGTGACATATCTCCGCGTTTTAGCCGCTGCATTCCTTTGTGCCCTTCCATTTGGTTTCTCCTCGTTTTTAGGCTCTGTAGTGGGCCAGCTTGTGGTCGTGCGCATACTTGGCAACGTTGGCCGCGTCTACTTCATGTTCTGTTGGTAAGTCGACCCATTCTTCGTAGGTCCATATGTTGTATTTCTTTTTGACGGCGCCTTTGACGGTTCGTGTAGACAGCTGCACGTCGAAGTTTTTTGCTATCCACTTCTTGTGCTCTGAGGCGGTAACGAGTTCACAGGGGATCCGGTGGTGGCGACAGATCATCCGAGCCTGCCCAATCATCAGATTGACGAGCTCCATGTTCTTTACGGATCCCTTTCCAGGCCGTTGGTGGAAGCGTTCGATGCAACAGAGGTCTGGTTCCGTAAACCTCACCACGCGCTCGAAAAACGCTGCGGTGTGATCCAGTCTCGCAATCTCCTCTGCCCCTTCAATAACCCCATGATCTTCAAGACCTAGGTCTCCATAGATGGCCCAAGCAAAGTTTACCTTCCCTGGATCACAGCCCATGACCCTGAAATCTTGGTTGTACTCTGGATCTTCACTGGGGCGTAGTAGCATAATGCAAAGGGTACTGCATGTAACGCTCGGCGTCAATAGGTGATGATGGCGGGTGGGTTGAGGGGAGTACCTATAGAAAGCGTGTGCCGCTTGTGCGCGTCGAATCTGCCGTAGAGTTCTTTGAGTGCCAGGATAGAGGTGGGGAGGTCTGCAGCAACGACTACAACGCCATTGACTATGTCTGGGTTTGGGTGTGCCGCCCCTACTAGAATGTGAGCGTTGAAGTCGATTTGAAAATTTCCTATGAACGCGATAAGTGTAGGTAGGTCAATCGGATCCGCGGTCGTCATAAGGTTCGCGGTATCTTGGGCACTGTGGACGGCCACACTCAGCAGGTGATCGTTGAAAATTGTTTTTAGGTCAGATGCTGTCCTAAGCGCAGACGGGAGGTCGAATGCCCCGAACTCTGGGGGTATGTTGCCCTCGTCATTCACGACGTGGCAGATGGTTAGGGGGCGTACAGTCAGTTGCCCTTTTTGCACATACGAGGCCAAATTCTGTTTTGCCCCTGGGGGCCAGTTTTTGAGCTCGTTCTGCAGGATTGTTGTCCACGCTTCAGGCTGCAGTTTTATGTATAATGGGCGACCCTGCGCACCAAGATAGCTTGTGGAGAATGAAATGAGGCTGTTGCCGACGTTTTGTATTTGAAGCATCGTTGTGATTCCTTATCCGAGCGTTTCTTAGTACGCGATGATTGCTCCGGGGTTAAGGATCGGTCCTCCAGCTGAGAACTGCTTTTTGTGTCCGCTAAATCGTCCATAAAATTCTTTGATGGCTGCAATTGCTGTAGGGAGGTCTGTGTGTAGCGTGCTCACCGCATTCAGCACGTCAGCATTGGGGTGTACTCCAGCGGCTATGTGCGCGTTGAACTGTCCTTGTGCAGCTGTGATATATAGTAGCAACGTAGCCAAGTCGGTAGGGGTTGCTCCAGTGATCATGTTTCCGGCGTCTTGCGCTGTGTGCACCGCTTCGCTCAACACGTGTTCGTTGTACGCTTCAACGAAACCCATCATCGTGGAGATAGCAGAGGGTTCGTCAAACGCAGCAAACTCCGTGGGTATGTGCCCCTCATCATTGACCACGTGCACACATATTGCCTCGTTTACGAGCAGCTGTCCTTTCTGTACATAGTCAGCTACGTTCTGCTTCACACCGGAAGGCCAATTACGAAGCTCTTCCTGCATAATAAATGCGACTTCTCCGGACTTCAGTTTGATGTAAAGGGGCCTTCCTTGGGCTCCTGTGTAGCTTGTGGAGAATGAGATGAAGTAGTCGCCGATGTTTCGTATCTGAAGCATCGTCATAGCCTGGGCTCCTTATGCGGGAACGTTGATGTAGGACTCGTGGTGCTGTACTAACCGGACTTCAAGGTCCCAGCTAGTAAGCTGTCCATGGGGTGCAAAATCTTTGGTGGAAACTATTTTCCAGCGCGTGTCCCCTTCGACAGAAATGAAGAAATCTTCTGTGGTGATCGATTTGATCTTGTTGTCTGTCCAACAATTAATGGTGCTGTAATCGTCGAAAACTCCCAGCTCTTGTAGAGCAATACTCTTGGCTGTTCTGGGGATGTTTACAACGATCAGGTTGTCCTCGAAATTCTGGTAACGCAGGTAAACAGTTTTCAGAAGAGGCGATTCCTGAGCAGGGGACTGGCGTTCTAGCTCCACGCGGATGTCGACCCACGGATTAAATAGCCGTTGGGCCAGGTTGTCTTGGGTTAGTCCAACGTACGAAAGGTCGGAGGGTCCGCGCACAAAAGCTCTAAGGGTGGTGCCCTCTGGCATGTCGAAGCCCGCAGCTAGTGCGTCTACAACCCCAATATTGCTCGTTAATCGTATTCTTGCTTCTAGGGATCCCTTACGTGCACCGTTAATTAGCTTGAACGGGATAGGCTTCCGACGTTTGTCCCAGTCTGGCATTATGTTAGAGAGGCGAAGACTGCCACGGGTGACGTCTATTACTTCCACTGTGGTGCCGTATTTTTCGTAGCCCCCTACCCATCCTACACCAAAGCAAGCACTACAGTGGCGGTCTGGGCTAGTTTCAATGTCAAAGCAGCTGCATCTCCTTGCTACGTTTAGTGCGCGAAAGAGCGCTACGTAGAGGGGGACAGTCTCCACCGCTTTCTTATTGCGTTCAGCTATTCTAGGGATCAGCTGCTCCGTGGCAATGTCGTGCGCATGGTGTGCTAGCACCTGCGACCCATCGGAAATGAGCGCGCGTTCCCCTGGCCTGTAGCTTCGTGTAGGCACAGTCTCTCCACAAACAATTTCGCTCTACTATGTTTAGTAGAGCAAAGTTCATTTATAGGTAACCTGATTCCCAGCAGTTCTTGTTACCTTCTATTATAGAGCAGTGAGGGAAAGTAGTTATGCAGTTTACGCGAGCTACCCACGCTACGTTTGAGGCCGAGTTTGTGGACCAAGATGGACAGCCTTTGGTTCGGGCTGATCCAGAATCCTATCCGGCAACCGTCGTGAAGGATCCTCAGGGTACCACAATTGCAACTGGCGTAGGGAAAAATCTTGGCGACGGCAAATACCAGTGGAACTGGTTTGTCCCGGCCGACGCCGAGATTAATACGTTGGACTCTCCTTGGTCCATCAGTTGGTTCTTTCTCACCGATACCGGGCAGAACAAGGACTACCAAGAGACCTTCGATGTCGTCGACCAGATCGAGCCAGAGCCAGAAGAGCGCGCATGGACCTATCTATTACGGGAGAATTCTTCTGAGCGTCTATTCCTCAAACTGGATAAAATCCCGCAGTCTCTTAGTCTGACTATTTTGGATCCCAACAATAATCCGATGCACAGTGTTGAGGGGATAAGCGACTCCGAGGCTCATGGTATGACGATTACGCCACTTCAGTACAGGAAGATCTCCTACCTGAAGAAAGATGGGGTCTATCACTTCTTCTTCGACACAGAGCCGTTAGCTGCGGGGGAGTATCTGATTTTCTGGCGTGTCCAGCAAGAAATCATTTCTCAGCCTTACGATGTGCAGCAGCTTTTGCGCGTGCCTATAATGCATTTCTGGCGGCTCAATCAGCCTCTGCGGATGCTAATTGATAAGCTGCAGAAGAAGATTGGGTGGGTGCAAGCCTATTCAGACGCAGATATTTACGAATACATTTTGCGTGGTGTGGACATGGCCAATATTGTGCAGCCCACCACCAACTGGACTTTGGGTTCGATTCCTCAACAAGGGTCTCGTGGCGTAATCAACGCAGTCCTATTGTTTGCAGCGGTGTGGGGACTGAACGCGCAGCAGATCCTAGAGACCGAGTTGCAGTTCGATCATGGTGGTCAAACTGTACAGCTAACCTACAACCACGATTACGGGGGAGTTCTAGGAAACATTAACGAATTGCTTGGTAAGTACGCAGAAAGCAAGCTGCACATCTACCGTATTGCTCAAGGGCCGGGCAGAGTAGGCGTGCGCCCGAAGAACTGGCGCTTTACTCAGAGAGTTTGGCGTGTCGATGACTGGGGAGCTGCTACAAGCCCCTACGATGTCAGCGTTTTGATGACGTCCTGCGGATTGTAGGGGACGTCATCGCAAAAGGAGTCCGAGATGAAAGATTTTCAGCACATGAGTCTCCAGCAGATGGTGGACGAGAACGTCCCAATCTACGTACGAAACAGGAGTGCACGGCAGCTCGACAAATCCCATATGCTGGTTATCGAGTTTCCAAACCCAGCAGGTGGACGTGGGTCAACAGTGGTGATTCCGGCGATCAAGTATCCCATCGATATCTCTCGCAAGGTAGCGCCTCCAGCGGCCATCCCAATGAGCCGCGCCTTTGTGGATTGGTTAAATAAGGGGGTACTTGAGCTCGTGGATCCAGATGAGGCCAGGCGTATTTTGGCTAAGCCTGAAGTACGCGCAGCCGTTGCTGCTGCCTACGAGAAATTGAACCGCAAACGTGGGGCGGGTCTGCAGCGCAAGAGACCGCAATTCAAGGTACGTCACGGAGGAGCCCGTGAGACCAGGTCGTATGCAGATCTAGATTCCGAGATGTCAGCGAAGAGTTTCTACGGGGATACTCCTGAAGAAGCCAAGCTGGAGTCTGAGATTGTGGCTCCGCAGGAGGCGCTTACTTTGGGAGAAGCTGATGCGAAGGTAAGCCCGAAGATTAAGCAGTTCTGCGCAGATCTCCTCGAAGAGCCAGAGCTCAAAAAGGATTTCCTGACCGAGCTCAAGAGTTGGGACGAGGATGAGCTAAGCGATGAGGAGCTCGGTTACATGATGCAGAATCTAGCTGCTTTCGAGAATATCGCTGCGTACCTCCGATCGTTGATGGCCCAGCGGGCCACCACAAAAGCAGAAGCTAAGCCCAAGAAAAAGGCACGTAAACCGCGTAGGTCGGCTCCCCCTCCATCAGAGCTTGATGACTTGGGCGACGACTGGCCAGAGTAGGTGATAAAGGTCCATGGCGAAAGTCAGCGAAGTAAAGCAAGTTCAGAACTTCTATAAGAAAAACAAGAAAAGTTTTCAGAATATAGAAGGTCTGGAGGCTGGTGCCACAGCCGGAACTAATTTTGGGTTCCTTGAGCGTGACTACACGGAGCCGCGCTCCGCAATGATAGTCACGAGCAAGGTGTGGCTGGCCCAGAATAAGTATATAGTTCTGTGGGTGAACCCCCGGGAAATGGGGTGGACTCTTGGTCGCAGGGAGGCCATTTCGAAAACAGCTACTGGGGTGGTACGCAACACCTGGAAAAACCGAGTTCGTGGTACCTACTACGATGAGCCTCTTTTGAATATCACCTTTCAAACGGGTAATATTCTTCCAGGAGTCACCGTTCCATCTAGCAGATTTGGTACGCGCGTTGTAGAATCCACTCCTGTTGCCACACCAAATGAGCAAGGGGTTATTGTAGACAGGTACGAAAAGGTTCGGAATAAGCGTGGTCCACTCCAAGCTGATCCAGCTGCAATCGCTGACATGATCAAGGCCCCTCCTGTTCCTCCCGGTCTGGAAAATTTTTACGATTTTTTGGGCCTGATCGACCAGGATGTTCTTGCTGGGAGTGGAGAAAATCGTCATATCCTTTTATACAGAACACGTGTTTTTCCACGAATGCGCTTGGAGGGCTATTTTCAGGGAGAGCTTAGCTTTACGGAGTCAGCCGACAACGCCAATCGGCTGACATGGAGCATGGCTTTTCAGGTGTACCATAGCATTCCTAGGTTCTACCATCCGTCGCAGCTGAAAGCTGCGTATTCGGATGCGGTACGCACGCATGCTTTAAGCGATTTCCTGCCCAAGAGCTTCGACTTCAAGAAGTTTGATGAGGGTTTCACGGATGAGAAAGATCAGTATCTAAGCGACCCGACCACTTGGAACAAGAAGAAGATAGAGACCGATAAAGGAAGCGGTGCTCAGAAAAAGGGCAACGCTTTGGTGACCCCGGAAGGTTACACTGCTGCCGGTTGGAAAAAGAAGATCCAGAAGCAGAATAAGCAGACGTCGGATAACTACCAGAAGCAGCTCGAATCGCTTTCCAGGGTGTTTAACCTAGGGGAGCCTTTAAAGAGCAAACTCTTGAAGTACATGTCCGACCTGGAGAACCAGGCACTCGCCGATGGGAGCTACGTGCCTCGTAGTGTGGTGGATCAGCAAGCAAGGGCATGGTTGGCTTCCAACGATCCTGATGGTGACGGGCAGCTTTAGGCTGCCAAGGTCGTCTCCATTCTTTTTACCAGTCGATACAATCTATTCAAGTGGGGCATCGGCATATTGCCCGGATCTTTCTTTTCTGGGCACATGAAATGCTTCACCGGGAACATCTCCATCAAACTCGCAGCGATGTCATAGCGAACCCCTTCTCCTCCTTCGTCCCCATCCATAGCTACCACAACGGCTTCGGCATTCGCATTGATTAAGTGGGTACGATTACTGTCGTCGTAATTTCTCGTTCCCATTATTGCCAGCGCGGGGATGTTGTAGTTGACGAGCCGCAGCGCATCGTACGGCCCCTCTACTAAGACGACCACTTTCCGATTCATGGCTATGACCGCGTCTAGCGGAAAGAGCACATCCTTGGAAGACATGTTTGGTGCATTTCGGTAGGGCTTCAGGAGCTTCTCGCCAGGCGGCGCCTCGTCTAGCCGTCTCGCTACCCACCCCTTTACCTCGTCGTACATCATTACTGGAAATAGAATACGTTCCGCACGTATGCGTGGATCGTCGTCGAACCACCCAAAGGCTCCAACGCGTTTTAAGGTTTTCACGCGGAGCCGACGCCACGGCTTTGTCCAGGGGCGTAGCCCCCAAGGGAGGTCCACTTTCGCCATGGCCTTTTGGTAGCGCTTTTCCATTTTGTGCGCGAGCACTAGAAAATCGTTGGGCCGGTTCTCCTCTGTGAGCGTGTCTACTTTGATGTAGTTGGCGATGTAGTCCCACTTGGATCCCTTTACGCCGCAACCAAAGCACAGAAATGCGCCGTCGAGGCGGCGGATACTCAGGCTAGGGGTCTTGTGGTCATGTCCTCGGAAGCAGAATGCTTTGATGTTCTCCTGGTTGCTATCTCCCATAGAGACGCGCACCCCCGCCGCTTCGAGCTGGGCTACAATAAAGGTGGACAGATCTGATTCGGCCATCGTGCCTCACATTCGTCTTGTAAACTAATAGGTAGTGCACCGCATGCCTTCACCTTGGTTTTACAGCATTGGAGTAGTAGATGGGCATTTTTGACATCCCAAAAGCAGAGAAATTCCCAGCTGGACTGGAAAAGAGCTTTGGAGATATCCGCTACGGCCGCCGGAAAGTCCGACAGCGTGAGTACGAGGAGCTCCGCGCCAGCAATCTTCCTGTGTGCCCTCGGGCCTACATTATATACAGGCGCTCACCTCTGCGCAAGAGGCCTCTCGTGGAGGAGACTTTCATCAGCGAGACAGCCACGTTGTTGGGTACCGCGCTGCATTTAGTGCTTCAGAAGTGGTTTGGTTTGCAGGGGCACCTTTTTGGGAACTGGGTTTGCGTACACTGCAAAAAGATTCGCCGCCATCAGCTGGGAACGCAGAAGTGCGTCGAGTGCGGGCGCGAGATGATTTACCATGAGTACGCAATCAAACCGAGCAAGTACGCACCTTTTAGCGGGCACATCGATGGCATCCTGGTGCTGCCTAATGGCACAATTTATCTTATCGATTTTAAGGGTAGCAGTGTTCCAGCCATCCGGGAAATAAAGAAAAATGGGCGTCCTAAGGAGAGCCACTACTTGCAGGTGAACGCCTACGCTCACGCGGTCAACAAAGATCTGAAGCGTTTCGGGCTGACTGAAAAAATCCAGAAGATAATTATTATCTATGTAGACCGCGCCCAGCCTTGGAGAACGTGGTTGCCCATGCAAGTCCCCTTGAGTAGGGAGCTCTACAGGGAGGCTGTTGGACGAATCCACTACACCCGCGAGTGCCTTAAAACCGGTAAGGTTCCGCGTGGTTTGTGTGTTAGCCCGTCGGATGAGTACGCAAAGTACTGCCCCTGGCGGCAGGTATGTTTTTCGCCGGTGATCGAGGGACTGCTCAGCGATGATGTTGAGCCTGAAAGCAAAAAACAGGAGGTGTCAGAGCAGCAGCTACTCGCTTTGGCTGCTTACTTAGAATCTCATTAGTTGCCACTTAGTCACTGAAAGGATGCTTCTCATGACCGACTACAGAGACGCCCCGGAGCCGGATGCTCCTGAAGATACAGTTACAGAGGGAGAAGATTTATCGAGGCAGGACGCTATTGATTTTGTTGACCGAGAGATTGATAGCACGGAAGACATCGAGAGTCTCAGCGTCGAAGCCTTTGTCACTTTAGCCATTCTTCGGGTAGTGCGCTCGCCCGAAGATGTTCGTGTTCATGTTACGAGGTCGCAGCGCATGGTAATTTTGGAATACGAGGTTCGGGAGGACGACATTGGTCAGGTAATAGGGCGGGGTGGCCATACAATAGATGCGATACGTTCCCTAGCCAAGTCTATCACCGGGAAGGTAGAGGATTCTTCACAAGAGGAATCTGAGGAGCGCCCTCCACATAATCCTGTAGAGTACATCATCAAACTTATCGATGATACTGGATCCCCAGTAAGATTTGGGAAACCGAGGGGAGATCGTAGGCGCCAGGGGCACTTCCACCGGAACCGGCGGGGGAGGTATCGTCGTTAGGGGATCTCAATGAGTCCTCCGCTGCGGGGAGGCCGTGTGAACTGTTTGACTGGGATCCTCTTTTCGCGCGCTTTCTTCTCCATTCCCGCAGCCTGCGTAGCCGCCGCGCTTTTGGCTTGCGCTTCCACTTGGATCCTCTCCGCAGCGAGGTCGTCTCTTTGTTGGAGCGCCAGCCGTGAGGCCATCACCAAATGCTTGCAGAGGTGGGGGATCATCTGTCGATTGCGCTCGCGAGGCAGTTGCCCATTCGACAACTTAATGGAGGAGCTGTTGCGCCTAGTGTTCGCTACTTCACAATTAAAGGTGTAGTAGGGACAAGAGCACCATACCCAGACCGGCGTATCCTTCCCTGGGGGGCCAAAAAACCGTACATACGAGGCACGCTTCCCATCTGTGCATGTCAAGTACGTGCGTAGTTCGTTGTAAAAAGTTTTGTCTTTTCGGTAGGATCGCTTGAAGCCTTCCCTACTCCCCACCCCGTATTCCTTGCGGATCACGTGACATTGTGTGTTGGCACGCTTGATGATCTCTGGGTTGAACCGTGCCGTGAGCTGCGCCAGCTGACCTAGCGTCATGCGATTTACAGGGGTGGCGGCGTAGCGTTTTTTCGCCATTTTACGCTCCAAAAGTGTTGACTCAGATCCATGACTGTACCATACTCGGACATGGATCTCTAGAGAGTAACTATCGCGGGATACCTCCTGATGCAGACACAGTCGACCTCGGATGACTGGCAAACGTTCAACGCTTTGGCTGAGCGCACGCTTCAGGAAGCCCCTCTTCCTAAAGATGAGCTCACCAAACTGTTTATTCGTATCGAAAAACTAATATATTCGGGGATTGGTTATCTATTAAACACGACCACCTTTACTGAAGACAACCTTTGCTATCTCCTTGCCGAGATTGCTTCAGGCGTTATCAAAAGCAGGAAGGTGTACAAAGGGCGCCGGATCCGAAGGCGGATACCACTTACCGAAGAAATCGAAATGGGATCCGAAAACAAGCGGATCTTCGGCATCGGTTTCGATTTGTTCAAGCTATCGCGCATGAGTAGGGAGGAGGCGGCACCTCTGGTAAAGCGTATTATTCGTACTCTTCGTGTCTCTACCAGCACCTATGAAAGTATGCTGCTCACGTTTGCCAAGGAGGGTCAGAGGTATCGGGATCTGTCGGATGAGCTCACCGAGGTAACCCTTGATCTTCTGGAGCAGCGCCGTAAAAATAGCAAGCGCGCCACAAAGGGATCCTTGGCCAAAGAAGAAAGCTTGACCCTGGAGGCTTCCAGGATGATAGACGAACTGGAAATCGTGGAGATGAATGTTGGGTGCGTTGAGCGTAATTTTCTCTACGGTACCATACGAGCCATAGACCTCATTGTTCGTGAGATCCGACGTTTGCAGGAACGCATACTGCGGGCATACTCCAGGCTCATCTTGAAGCCTGTGCGTGATAGAGCTCAGGGAGAGATGGAGGCTCTGGATTTGTTTCAGTCCGGCAGCCTAGGTCTCGCGAGAGCCATCTCTTTATATGATGTAAGAAGTGGCACCAGTTTCCCCACCTTTGCCACTTGGTGGATTCGACAGAAGATTTTCGGGAGCATCAAATTCCGCGGCCCGCTAATCAAGCTACCTGGGTCTGTGCTTGAGAAGTACCAACAAATACGCGCAGCTGAACGCCACTTCAGCTCAGACCCAGAAAAGCACTCTTCCTACACGGTGGAGGATATCGCAGCTTACTGCAAGACCTCTGTGAAATCTGTGGAGCTCGTGCGCAAGAAAGTGCAGAGCACGCAGGTCATATCCTTGGATTCGATGGTCTATGATAATGAAGAGGGCTTCGAGAACGAGTCGGCTACCGATCGAGCCCTCCTAGATGATTCATTAGAAGAAGAGGAAGAATTTGCAGCACGGCAGGACTTTGTGGAGTCTGTGTTAGACCACCTGGAGCCGGACCAGCGCAATCTAGTGTGTCTTCGCTACGGAGTTATTGACAGCGTAAAGGTTGAGTTAAGTCCTCGTCAGGTTCTGCGTGAGACATTCCGTCAAGCAGCGTGTAGAGCAATTTTGCAGAGGTCTATGGCGGTCACCGCGGATGAGCGTCTGTCTCTGCTTCGTCCAGAAGAGCTTCCTCCCGAATAAACTTCCTGCGTGTAGGATTTCGCTTCTGTCTTGTAAAATACGAGAGTGCGGCAAGCAATAGATTCACAGAACCAGAAAACTGCTGATTCACGAAAGGAGTGACGAGCATGGCTAAGAGATCGCGTCGGATGCGTGGAAGGCATTCGATTTCAGATGCACCAGGAGGCAGCTATGGGCCTAAGTGGCACGAGATGCTTACGTACATCACGAAGCCAAAAAAGGGGAAGCTGCGAGAGGTTCGTATTGCTGGAGGGTTTTTTGTAATCTTCCAGCACTACGTGAAATTCCGTAACCGAAAGAATGCGATTTCTGGTTACTATGAGCTGTGCCCAAACTGGAATTGGGAGACCGGTGAGTTCAGGCAGGGACCTGATGCCACCTGTCCCATCTGCGCAGATTTCAACGATCGAGACCTTCCCGAGCACTTGAGGATGTTCGGTAGCTTCCGCTACTACTTTGACGCCTTCGACGTCACGATGGCTAAAGGTAACGGTGGCGAGACGATCTTCGGTGTCGCCTTCGTCAACAAGTACGGTAAAAACGATTTGGCGTCCCTCGCGGATATTCTGGGCAATGAGGTGGATGATGAGGAGAATGGCATCTCGGTCCACTGGTTCCTCGATGAGAATGCAAAAGACGCAAAAGATCGTATGCGCTTCCACCAGGGACAAAAGATCCCGATTCGCTACGATGAGGACCGCGGCCTTTATTTGATGAAGGGTGGCAAGAAAAAGATCTTTAAGGGTGAGCCGACCGACTTCGCGGAGATCATCACTCCCAAGTCTGGTGATGAGATCAAAAACGATCTCCAACGCAACGGCTGCTACCGTGAGCTGGAGAGCTACTTGGAGTCTCAAGGGGACGACGATATCTCTGCAGATGTTCCTGGGTGGGGTGACGACGGTGAGGAGGCAGAGGAAGAGAAGCCGAAGCGCAAGCCGCGTTCCTCTCAGAAGAAGTCGGGCAAGGGTGGCGGCAACGCTAAAGGAAAAGGCAAAAGCAAGCCTAAGTCCAAGCCCAAGCCGAAAGGAAAGGGCAAAGGTAAAGAGAAGTCCAAGAAAGCCGAGGAGGTGGAGACGCCTCCAGATGATGACGAGTGGGGATCTTCCGACGAGGGTTCACCTGGCGACTGGGATGACGATCTAGGAGATTCTGGTTCCGACGCCGCAGATGAGGACTGGGGCTCGTCCTCTGACAGTGATGAGAGCTCAGGCGAAGGTTGGGATGATGAAGGCTCGGACGACTCTGGCTCCGAAGAAGCCTCCGATGACTCTGATGATGGTGATGTGGATGGTTGGGGCGAGGCTTCTCACGACGACTCCTACTTCGGAGACGATGATGGAGACGATGATTGGGGGAGCTCCTCCGATGAAGCCGGCGACTCGTCTGACGATGATGGGGATGCGGACGACCCTGAGGACTGGTAGTTAGTAGAGGCAGCTGCCTGTGATGAATCTGGTGCAGTTAAGCGCGCGAAAATATCACGGAGAGGTAGTGCGTGTTTCTTGGGACGTAGCTATAGCCCTCAATAACCTCGGCGCGGAGCACTTGCTGCTCATCTCGCAGGAAGCCGATGAGGCTGAAATGCTACAAAGCGTCGTCACCGGGTTTTTGGCTCACCGGCAGCTGCCTCTATATGCCGCCCATGTTCTAGTGAGCTTGGGTAATGATGCCGCCACACAACTCGCCGTCGCAGTGGTTCCTCAAGTAAGGTACTACCGCGATGCTGCTGAGGTGGGGCGTCGATGGGGCACCGTAAATTACGAGGCTTTAGCCTCCCTTTTAGGGCTTTCTAGGTGAGCGCACGATGGCTAAAAAAGAGAAGGATGACGCGAAAATAATGTCTGCAGTGGACGCGGTTTCTGTCGCGTTCGAGGAGCTGGACGACCTTGACTGCATTAACCTGCAGCAGGGGAAGCGCGTGCGTGATGCCATGTCCACCGGAAGCCTTTCGCTTGACCTCATTAAGGGTGGTGGAAACAAACCGGGCCTCATGGAAACCATTTTCGGCCCAGAAGGTTCCGGTAAATCAACCCTCATTAATTCGTACATCGTCAGCGCACAATCATTGAACATACCTGCTATCTTGTACGATCCAGAATCTGGCTCAGATCCGGTGTACATGCGCACGCAAGGCGTTGACCTGCGTTATCAGATCTCTGTTAAAGAGGGGAAGAAGACTGTCAAAAAACCCGGATTCTTCTACACACAACCAGAATGCGGAGAAGACGTCTACCGTCATATCTTACGGACGCTGCGCCGACTTCCCATCGTAGATGATGGACCAGCTCAAATTCTTTTCTTGATTGATAGCTTTGAGGGGATGGCTAGCGAAGAGGTCGATGAGAAAGGTGAGGGTGGGCGTATTGCGGATGAAGCGCGCATGCATTCTTACTACCTAAAGAGAGTTGTTCCACGGTTGCGCCGTCGGGGAGCCATCTTGGTAGGCACCAACCAAATGCGTACCGCAATAGGCACGTATGGGAATCCCCAACAGGAATCTGGTGGGCGTGCACTACGTTACTGGCCAGGATACAAAGTTCGGGTTTCTGTTAAACGTGTGGAGGCAGACAAGATTAAGGTGCAAACGCTTCCCGTCATTTGGCGTACGACGAAAAACAAGGCGTTCCCTCCACATCGTAGTACGGACATGCGTATCATGATGGGACGCGGTCTCGATCCAGCCTATGACGCGCTGTACTTCTTGAAGCAGCTGGGGTACATCGAGGTACGTGGAGGAAAGACAAAAATCCTGCTACCCGGACACGGTAAGGTGTTAAGTTGGAAAGACTTCCGGCGTACTGTAGAAAATCCTGAGTTCCGTGCCAAGTGCTTTGCAATGTTGCGTAGTAATGATACCTATCGGCGCTACTTTGAGCATAGCAAGGAGTCAACCTACTTCTACGATGCCGACTACACATTCGAAGATGAGGCGGAAGATGAGGCGGAAGATGAGGAGAAACTGGCACAGCAGGTAGAAGACGATGCTGCTGAGTACGACGAGATGCGGCGCAAGCGACGCAAACGGGGAAAGCGCCCGCACGGGAAGTCGAAAAAACAGGATCACGAGGATCTCGCCTTTGACGAGGAAATGATGTTCGATGAGTAGGTTGGATCCACAGTCGACTTCGGACTTGCTGCGCACCATATTAATGGTCGCGCGTAAGCTAGGCGACGATGACTACGGGTGCTTTTTGTTTTCCGCAGCACCTGCGTTTCAGGAGGATGTGTGTGGGTTGGTTGTACGTAGGCCAGGAATGGTCAAGTTCCGCGGGTCAACCGTCGAAGCCAAAGAGCTAGTGCACCGTTTCCATTTGTTGGGCTATTACGTACTACTCTACAAATACGATGAATTATCCTCTTGGTACTCTTCTCTAGACGCGTTACCCGCGTACCGGGAGCCGTTGCAGGAACAGCCCTTACTTGAAATAGCGGAACACCTTCCTCCACACCAAACTTACGTAGAGCTCTTTGGTAGCGGATCGCCGATGTTTGCTGCAAAAGCGCCCGCAAATGTGGAGGTTTATAATGATGTGTATAGTCATGTAGTCAATCTGTTCCGCATCCTGCGATACCCAGAAACACTGGGCAAGTTCTTTTTGCTGAGTCGTTTGTTCCCTCCGACACAGCCGATGGAGGAGTCTCAACTGCGGAGCCATGTACGATATGCAGAAGAGAGCGATCTTGTACTACTGGCTTATAGTTGGTTCATGCACACCTACCCAGTACTCTCTGCTTTTGTGGGGGCGCAGAGTCAGCAGACCGCATTGCTGTTTGATGGGAACACATCCGAAGTAGCTGATGCATTGATCGCGATAGATTCCAATTTCCTACTCTTTCGCGACCGCCTGATGCGCATGCAGTTCGAGTATAATGACTGGCGTCGTGTGCTTACTACTTACGACACAGATAAGACATTATTTTGGGTTGACGTGCCCACTTCTGGGCAGCATGCTCTTACTCCAGAAGAATGTGGGTTACTTGTCAACCATCTAACTTCCTGCGGAGGATCGGCAATTGTTTACATCAACGCTGAAGACCGCCATGAAATACTGGATGAGCTTTTAGCAAGCGAGGCGTCTAAGAGGCGCTCACGGTGGAAACTCATTGAGTTTAGTAGTTGCTGGATTTACAGAAAAGCCTGAAACCAGTACACATCATCAAACGCGCGTTGGCGCACAGGAGAGATTGAGATGCCTAGGAAAGCAAAAGATTCTGGAACCAAGTCCCCCAAAAGCAAGCGGCTCGCTCCGGAGAAGATGGCCCGAGCTGCGCAAATGTTTTACAAGGAGGTAGGTCCCAAGGTGGTCACCGCCTCGAAGATCAAACAATTCTACGCAAGCATGGGCCTGCGCGTTGATAGTCAGTTGGTGGAAGCACTGGCCAAGGACTTCACCAAGACGATGCTGGGCGCTGCCAAGCGCTGCGTCGGGAACAAACGCGGCACCGTGAGGCCTATGGACCTGTAGTTTTGGGGGACCGCGTTGCCTCGTTTTCTCCATACAGCGGACTTGCACCTGAATTCGCTGCGGCGGTTTAGCAAGTTCTACCTCGACCGGGCGCAGATGATGCTGCGGGAGATCCTGCGTATCGGCCACGAGCACTCGGTGGATTTTATCCTCGTGGCCGGCGATGTTTACGACCGTCGGGACATTACTCACCTGGAGCGCCAGCTGCTGTCGGAGTGGTTGGCTACATCGGATATACCTATCGTGGCCATCAGTGGCAATCACGATAAGCGTTCCAACGAGGTGGGAGACACTTGTTTGAGCTACCTTTCCTGGCTCAGTGAGAAATTCCACGAGCATGTTGTGTACGACGGTGCACCACTCATTGTGGAGATACGCGGCTGCGCGCTTATCCTCGTACCATTTCAGGGATGGATGGATCAGGAGCTATACTTAATACTGGATGCACTGGTTCCTAGGGCAGTGGAGTCCGATTTGCCGGTGGTGGTTGCGATGCACGAAGCCGTTCAGGGCTGCGTCACTGACGTGGGAATGACGGTTACCAAATCCAACCAAATTCGCTTGGACGACGCATTTCCAGACGTAACGTACTGGGCTCTTGGTGACATGCACGTGAATCAGCAAGTAGCAGATCGAGCATGGTATTCAGGGTCGCCGCATCAGACCAAGTTCGATGAAGTGCAAGAAAAGGGCGTTCTCATCGTAGACACCGATGATCCAAGTAATCCAGAGTTTGTTCCTGTTCCGTCCATCCCGCTTTTGATGTTGACCGAAGAGCCATTTAAGTGGCCAGACCCCACAGAAGCTTTGGTGCAGTTCCGCCCAGATGGTCCGTCACCCGAGTATGTGCTACCGCCGAACGTAGAAATACATCCTAGTGTAATCGTAGGCGGCATCGAAAAAGAGACAAAAGAGCGACAGCTGGTAGGGATTTTCGACGGTCTTGATGACGCTTTACTGCGGGCTTCCCTTCCAGGTGAGATGCTTCCTTTAGCATGGCGAATCGCTTGTAAACTGGCACGCACGCTGCAAATAGATGTAGAGCTACCAGAAAGATACCAGACTTCCACGGAGCCCACAGAAGATGATTAACGTTCAGCACTTAGCTGTGAAATACCGTCCACGCACTCTGCGAGAGGTGATAGGACAAAAGCAGGTGGTTGGGAGTATTATTGGAGCACTGCGGCGTAAGAGCATCCCGCCGGTGATCCTCCTGCATGGACCCCATAGCACAGGCAAGACCACTATTGCCCGTCTGCTGGCCAAGTATTTGAACTGCGAGAAGCCCGACAAGGATCACACTCCTTGCGAAAAGTGCTCCAGCTGCAAGGCGTCGAACGATGTACTCGCTGGGCGTTCCGTACACACCGATGTTACTGAGCTCAACGCAGCGCTTCATGGGGGAGTAGACGCAATCCGGCGCTTGGAGAGTTTGGCTCCGCAAGCCCCTCGTTACAATGTGCGCATTTTTATATTGGACGAGGCGCACGGTATCACAGCTACAGCTTTCAGAGGAGCTCTAAAGCTTTTCGAGGATCCTCCTCGTCGAGCCATGTTCTTCTTGTGCACCACAGATTTCGAGAAACTGCCTAAGCAGATTATCGATCGCTGCCACATCTTTAAGCTGACCCCGATCGATACAGATCTTATAGCGAAGCGTGTTTACCAAGTTGCAATAAAAGAGGGATTCAAGCCAGGAAATCCCAAGATGCTGAAAAAGCTGTGCCAGCAGATTGGTGCAGCGTCCGACGGTCACATGCGCCAAGCACTGGGGCTACTAGATAATATCAGGAATTATGCTGAAGGGCAGGAAGGTTCCATCAATTGGGATAAGATGCTGCCGGAGATAATCGAGAACACTCCGGAGCTTGCCCCATATGTGACGGCTCAGCGCTACGTGGCCGCAATTTTTAGCGGGAAGCATCCTCGCGCTTTTCTGGCCATCGACAACACGCAGAACCATGACTATCTGGTGCGCCGTGTATTGGAGTGCTTTGATTTAATCGTCTCCTCTTGGATCGATGAAGAGCACCTGGTTGACCGCGGGAAGTATTGGATGCTCAGAGGAGTACATGTACCTTCCAAGGACGTTGGCAAGAAGGTGCTGCTCCAGTCTGATGGGATGGAGGAGATCATGACGATTTACCTTGATGCGCTTGATCGTATCAAGAACTATACTACTGATCCCAAGGTTACTGTGCAAGCGGCAACACTGCGGGTCATGAAAATCATCCGTAGTTGGAATAAACTGAGCAAGAGCTGATAACATTATCATGGTTCGCTTGGATTACGAATCTCTGGAATTCGAAAATGCCTACATCTACCGGCGCTGTTCTGTGCCGCTGGAGAATCAAGGGCTTGTGCTGATCCGTGGCTTGAATATGGACGACGCTGGCTATCTGGGTGCTGGCAAGAGTTCTATATTCGAAGTCTTCTCCCAGATACAGATAGGAAAGGGTGGTAAGCCTGATCGGCGTAAAGGGGATCATCGATCTGAGATAGTCAACTCGTTTGTAGGTGGTGACCTGGCTGCACGGTTAAAGCTGCGTGTGGATGGCCATCCTTACGAGATCCGTCAATATCGAAGCCACTACCGCCATGGCAACAAAGTCTTCATTATTGACAGGCAGACCGGCAAAAATATTCTTCCTAGGAGTGCGACCAGAGCACCTCATAAGTACGTGCGCGAGGAGCTGCTGCGTTTGGACGAGACTACGTTTTTCAATCTCATTTACTTAGTGCAAGAGCTCAACAATGTGATGATTCACGGGTCTGAGTATGACCGCCGTAAGCGGCTCACTGTGATGTTCGACCTACACGTATATGACGAGCTTCGTGCCGCGGCAAACCGTAGTTTGGGTTTGCAGGAAACCGCCATGGCGGACATCGAGTCAGTTCGATCGGAGCTGTTCGAGGTAGAAGAACGCTTGGATGACGCACCAGATTTAGATGAGCTGGAGCAGGACCTTGAGGAGACACAGCAACAACTGCAGCAGTATCAGGAGGAGCACAGCAGCGATACCAAGAAATACACTACCTTGTCCGATCGTGTCGCCAAGCTGCAGCGCCGCGAGGAGTGCCGAACTCAAATAGTGAAACGGTTCCATGCAAAACCTTACGCATTATCAAAGAAATTCCCCAAACCAACGGATATAACTGCTGTTGATGTCACTGCCTGGAAAAAGAAGCGGGATAATTTGAACGCCGAGCTCGCCAGCGTGACTAATGATTTATCGAAGCTGCGCAAGCGTTCTGTTTTGGAGGGCCAGCTCCGTAAATTGAGCGGGCGTGACCTAGAAGAAATCCAGCAGGAGCTGGCGGAGGTTAAAGCGCAGCTGACCTACTTGACGAAAGTGGAGCTCCCTCAATCAGAGGAGCGTGCGGAGCTGCTGGGGAAGCTGACCAACCTGCAGGAGCCTGATGCTGATGTTTCCGTCTTGGAGGAAGAGCAGCAGGATACCACGTCACGTGAGCGCTCGCTTACGAGCTCAATAGAAAGCCTGAGTCTGCAGTTACAGGGTGCGGTTTGTCCTACTTGCCATCGTCCTTTTGCTATGACGGCAGAGGAGATAACTGCCAAACAGGTTGAGCTCAAAGACCTTCGATCTGAGCTGGAAGAGGTGACAGCTTACTCGAATGAGCTCAAGAAACGTATTCGAGGGGCACGCATTTTTTCACAAGTGCGTTTGCGCATGAAGGCGATAGAAACAGAGCGATCTCCTGATGAGGTCATGAGCGATGTTAGGGAGAACACTAAGCTTGAGCGGCAGCTTACAGCCGAGCATGAGACGTCTCAGCGCCGCCTGCAGATAGAAGCCGAGTTGGCAGCAATGCCAAGCGAAAGTAAGGTAGAGCTGGAGGATAAGTCCAAGAAGATTGAGCGCCAGCTTACCAAGGCGGCCACGTGGTTCGACGATGCCAAGTACATCCGCGAGCGCCTAGCGGAGATGGAGAAACTTCCGCGAGGCAAGGTCCGAGAGGCGGAAAAGGATGCTCGTGAGCTACGCATCCGGATGCGTAGAGCCTCCAAATTGATTTCTGAGACAAGCTCAGAGGTAGCGCACTTAGAGAGCAGTGTTGATGAGATACGCCGTCTGCGTAGGCGTGCGACTACTCTGCGCCGCACAATACTTAAACGGGACTCAGTCATAAAGGAAATTCAGTGCTTAAAGGCGCTCCACAAAGCGTTTGGTTCTGGTGGATTGAAGCATGACCGGTTTCAGTCGATATTGACCGATGCAGCTGAGCGTACTGTTCCATCTTACGCCAACATTTTGTGGCCAAGCAGGAACGTCGAGCTCCAGCTGGATGATCAGGATGGCTCTTTGCAGCTCCAGATGGTCAGAACCGACACCAACACCATCACCAACAGCAGTCTGCTTTCTGGTGGAGAACGCCACAAGTCTGGGTTGGCCTTCCTCTTCGGGATGCGCGATCTGAAGGAGATGTACACAGGAAGCTCCGCGAACATCTTGGTAGTGGACGAGCCTTTTGGGAACATGGACCCTTTAGGGACCGAGGGTCTTTTGTCGATCTTCTCTATGCTACGTCAGAAGTTTTGCTCGGTCTTCGTGATCAGCCATCGGCCTGAGGTGCTGTCCCACCCAATCTGGGACCAAACTTGGTGGGCAGTCCGCGAGAATAACGATGCTCAGCTTTATTTCAATGAGCTGCCAGCGCGGTATCAGCAAATCGCGAATGAACTTGTAAAACAATAAGGTACTCAATGCTCGCTAGGATTTTTTCGCATTTGATCACCACACGCAGCGACGTAGCCATCAGCTGGCTGTGTGCTGAGTTGAAAGCAGACAGTGTGGCAGCATTTGGGATGAGCGAGCAGCGTGCGCATCTTACGGCAATGCGTAATGATGCCTCGAAAGAGTTCTTCTGGGATGACCAGAATTTGCTGCGGCGCCTAGAGGGTTCCAAGCACTCAGCGGCTGCTTTCGCATTGCTCTGGGAACTATGTCGCATAGCCGATCGCTGCGGCGATCTACATGTAATGGTCCGGTCGTACGTCAAAAAGAAAACAGGCGTGCTCGTAGAATCGGTGCCGTTTCTTCTTACCCCTGAGGGACTGAATTTGGTTTGTGATAGAAAAAGTTGTAGTGGATCATCAAAAAAGTCCGATCAGGTGCTGATGAGTGTTGACAAAAACCGTCTGAGTGTGCTAGTTCCCATAGGTAATAGTGAAATGCATGGGCTGCTCTTCGGACGTCTTCGGAGGATTTCACCATGAGCGATGCTGTTTCAGTGAAGGCGGTCGGGTTCGCCTTTTCCAGCCCGGAAGTCATTTTGCTATCGGCAAACCCACACCAGCACTTCCATGTGTATCCCCCGAAGCGTTCCGGGCAGACTGTGAAGATGTCCTCCGACGGGCGCCGCAACGTAATGCTGCTGCTTAGCATCGATAAGCTAGGCGCTCTAGAGAAGTGGGCCAAGAAGCTGCATCGTGTGCTGGTGTTTGCCCGATTAGAAGATCTCGCAGATGTGGGCATCCCGGCACTCGACGCTGATACCGATGAAGATGGCAGGGCAGTGCCAATGCGACGCCAGACCGTAGAGGAGCTAAATGGGCGCATCGAAGCCGAGGCCGTGCTTGTATCTGTGAAGCAATCAGTGCCTACTGTGAAGCGTCGAGCTCGCAAAGCAAGGGACTCCGTTGCCTACGAGGGCCCAACCTTTCGGGAGCTCCTGCGAGGGATGCGGAAGCTCGTCACTGAATCAGACGAGTTCTCTTTCCAGGAGGATGTGGGAATCCCTGCTATCTATCGTCTTATGCACGATACTTCCCAGGAAGATTTCAAGCTCGCGTGCAAAAGGATGATCTCTGTTGGAGAGGCGCCTACGGAGAATGTGAAGGCGTTCTACCGTTGGATAGAGGGTATCGATGGTCAGGGACCAGAGCTATCGAAGGCTGTTGACGCGCACGCTTATCCGGAAGATGAAGAGGAAGAGCTTTCTATAGAGGAAGCTGCAGAGAGATTTGGTGTGGATGCCAAAGATGTAGCAGCCGTTGCCAAAGTTTACTCTCGCTTACAGGAAATAGGCAACGAAGAAGACGAGTAATTTCCAGCAATCCGACACACAGAAGGAGTTGTCATGTCCAGCGATGACACTAAACCGACAGACGGTAACAATGATCTCTTCGAGAGTGCTTTAGGGCTCGACGACGAAGACGATAACCCAGAAGAGGAGGCATCCCAAGAGGAAGAAGAATCCACCGAAACCTCGCCAGAAGATACTGCCGATCCCAGCACTCCCACGGAGGAAGAGGCCTCTTCAGAGGATGAGGAAGAGGATGAGGGCTCAGAGGTCACTTACACCGTGCAAAAGGGATTCTCGGTGGAAGGGCGCACCTTCAAAAAGGGCGATGTCATCCCTGTGAAGTGCAAGTACTGTGCTCTGTGGAAAGCTGAATGGTTGGGGCGTGTTCGTTGTACTCCAACCAAGGTGATGAAGGACACCGGCCGCGCGATGAGCTCCAATCGGTTCTCCTGCCAGAGCTTTTTCATTTGCATGGAGATGAAGCCAGAGCTGGATGCCTTTTTGCGGATGAGCCTTCCTGAGGTGCAGACCGTGCGAAAGATGCTCCCTGGCATCAAAAAACTGCTTGTCGTTGATGAGTGGTTGTCTGGGTGGATCGAGAAGCATGATTACAAAGAGAACAGTGCCGAAGTTCTCGCTTCCGCCAAGAATTTCGTTACGGCGTTTAGCTCATCTGAGCAGCTGAGCTATATGGATCAGTACATCCGCTTCTACAGCACCGCCTTGGCCAGGCGGGAAAAGGAGAAGCGGCCCCGCAAACCCAAGTTCGAGGCAGGGGACTGGGTGGACTGGACGGATCTAGAGACCGGGCAATCGTTCTCTGGTATCATTTTGTCGATGGGTAGAGGCATCATCAACCTTGCTGGTGTGAACGCGCAGATTGGACGTAAGTTTACGTTCAAGCTTGCCGAGTGGAAAAAGACGCGCAAGCCGAAAATCACGCGCAAGATCGCTGCCGCTGAGTAATGGGCACCGAATCAGTTCGTTCATGCTGTAAGATAGGAAAAAGCGATGCCTCGTGAAGGAAACCATCTTGAAGATCTAGATACCGGCACGCTCAAATCTGCTATCCTTGTCCTGGAGGATATAGAAGCGGCTGACGGCAAAAACGCGCGAGAAGAGCTGCTCCGCGTCAATAAGGACAACCAAGCTCTGCAGGAGATCCTATACTGCTCCTTGGGAACAGAGAAGTACCATATTCGTCTTCCGGACAAGATCGATTCCGCGGATAAGCTGCTCAATCCGCTTCTGTCCTTCAAAAAGTTCTTGGTCGTGCTGCAGGTCCTGAATGCTCGAAAGATTAAAAGCACGAAGGAGGCGAAGGCCAAGGTAACGGGGTTTTTGCGCAAATGCCATCCCCGTTTGCGCAAGTGGTTTCAGCGTACCATTAATCACAATCTCCGTATTGGGGTGAGCGGCACCACCGTCGAGAAGGTTTACGGGACAGGGTTCTGGACTGGAGCAAAGGAAGGAGAATTCCATTACCATGGCTGCTCCTTAGCCAAGAAGATGGAAGACGCTTATCCTGGAGACAAAGAGCCGGAATTCCCTGTTGCTGTCGAGTTCAAGCTGGATGGCGAGCGCTCGATGCCGTTTGTTTTCTTTGACGACGGCGACAACTACCATGTGGAGATCTACACCCGCGGCAAGCTCCGTAAGGAGCAGGTGGAGTCTGTCGAGCCATTGATGCTGCAGTTTCTGGGTGTTGCCGAGAAGCTGGCAGAAATTAGCGGCATCGAGGATTCCGGGGGCATGTTCCTCGATGGGGAGTTCTTGGCCACGGATTGGAACGAGACATCCAGCGCCGTAGGGAAGACCGTCAACTTTGACGAAGCCGCTTTCTTGGAGCAGATCAAAGTCATTTTGTTCGACTGGGCGCCCATCAGTGCGTATATGGCGAAGCAATTTGACATGCCATGGAAGAAGCGCAAGCAGCTGCTTATGCAGGCTGCCGGCGCCAAGCGTCCTTTCGAAAAAGTTATGCGTATCGAGGACAACGTCTACGTGCTTGGGCATAAGATAGTCCATAACATGGACGAGCTGGAGGCGTTCCACGCTAGGTCACTTGACGGTGGTTTCGAGGGAAGCATGATCAAGGTGCTCAACGCGCCTCATGTATTCCACCGTAAGCATAAATGTATCCTTAAGCTCAAGCCGGAAGACGAGGAAACCGGTACCATTACCAGATTGGTCTCTGGTGAGGGGATGCACTCTGCCGCTTCCAACGCAGACCGTCAGCGCGTACTGTCGCTCATGCACGATTGGCAGGGAGATGGAACCTGCGATGGCATCGAGAATGATGGATCCTATTTTCATGCTATGGGGATAGAGCATCCGGACGAAGCCGTGAAGGAGCTGCGTTCCATAATCAAGGATTCCGTTGACAGGCGTGTGTCCGTGCACCTGGATGATGACACTGTTTCGTATCGCTACGGAGAGCGGCTAGGGTTTTTCGAGGTTGACTGGAACGGTGAAACCATTCATGTTGGAGGTGGCCTACGATTCAAAGCCGGGCAGGATGATCGGATGCGATTCTGGCAAGCTCGCGAAGATCTCGTCGGCACGAAAATAGATTTCAAGGTCCAGAAAGATCAAACAGACGTAGCGAAAGCAAGGTTCAACAAGTTCGTCAGGTTGAGAGAAGATCTCTAGACGACACAGATCCAGTAAAAGGAGGCAAGTATGCCAAGGAAAGCAGCAAAAGAAGTGGTGATGATTCCGGTACGTGGTGCCAAGCTGGAAGTGACTGAGGGCACTCTTACGGGCGACTCCGGGGACATGTACGTGCTGGAGGCCATCACGAAGAGTGGTCGGGGGCGCGGGGTGAAGTATCACAAATCCACCTACTACATCCCGAAGCATCTCATTTCCTACTACAAGACGAAGCCAGAGGAGCTCGACTCCGACGACGTTCCAGAGGATGTCAAGGCTTCAACTACCACCGCAAAAAAGGCCACCAAAACCACCCCCACCGCCAAGCGCAAGCCTGGTCGTCCGAAGAAGACTGAAGAGGCGGAGGCAGCCCCAAAGAAGCGTGGTCGCCCACCGAAGAAGGATAAGGCGGAGGCCGCTCCCAAGAAGAAGCGCGGTCGCCCACCGAAGAAAGACAAGGCAGAAGCAGCTCCCAAGAAGCGGGGCCGTCCTCCTAAGAAGAAGACCGAAGCAGCTCCCAAGAAGAAGCGCGGTCGCCCACCGAAGAAAAAAGCGGCAGCTTCTAAGCCTAGATCGGGCCGCGCTGAAGCGCTCTTCGAGGACGATTTCTAGGCCGCGTTATAGTAACATTACCCATTAATTACCCCCATATTACCTTCCTTTCTCACGTACCGGGTTTTTGTTAACCTTGGTTGTATGCCTGTGGGGGATTCGGATGGCCCGACGAAGGATCCATCGAAAATGTGTGTCCTACCCAGTTTGTAAGGACTTGCGTGCGCTCCTCAAAAAATTCGGTGTTCCAAGAGACACGGTACAAACCAACTGTGCTCCAGAGGAGGAATGGCCTTGTCATTTCTTGGTAGACAACGCACGGTTGCTTTATGAATCCATTTTGCCAGAAAACTCAGAGGAAGCCTTGGAATTTATTTCCAAGCTGTTCCTTAAGCAAGAGCACCTGATCGATGAGAACTTCAAGCGCACTGCGTCGGAGCCGCCTTTCTATTGCCCCGAGCTTGAGCTTGATGTTTACCAGCCATGCAAAGTGTCTTCATGTTCTTTTCATACACATAACCCTTGGACCCTGAACTGCATTCTTTTTTATCGCTTGCGCCAGGGGCGCGATGCGTTGAATCTGAATGAGCTGTCTTTTTTGCTGAGCCAGGATGTGAGCGTTTTGCGCTCGCAGCTAAACAAGTCATTTCGGCAGTTGAGTCAGGGAGCTTTAAAGGAGACTATCGATCGTGAAACACGTGAGGAGCGTATTACCCGGTTGAACCCTCAGCATGTTTGCGTGGTGTGTGAGCGTCGCATAGAGAACAAGCGGAAGCTGGTCAAGAAATCTGGATTCCATTATTGCAGCCAAGAGTGCGCAAACCTTAAGCCCCCTCCGATAATAAAGCTTGAGCAGGAGTTCAAGCTACCCATCGACAAAATTCTTCACTTGTGTGTAGAGAAGTTCTCCAACGTTAAGTATATGTGTAGTGCGTTGGGGGTTAGCGCTTCAGCCTTTGAGGCTTGGTGCCAGAAACACCAAGTGAAAATTCCCTCCGCCAAACAACGATAACCTCGTCGTCACATTCTGGCGAAATCAAGTTATCTCTAGGTGTAGTTGCGGCTCCGCCCAAGCTGGCTTCGCATGTGCTTTTTTCGCCAGCTGCAGGAACCCAAAACATCTTAGACGACCAACCATCTGAATTTGTAGGAGAAGGAAATGTCCGGTTCTATCACAGGACGAATTGCTGCACGGTTCAGCGACAAAGTCAACCGTAGGGTCGCTAGCACTCGTAGCGGACGCTGGGATCTGAAGCTGGCCGACTACAAAGTGATCAGCGAAAAAGAGGCCCGTATTATGGTGGCCTACGCCCCTGAGATGGGCGCACCCAAGCGTAGCCAGGTGGATTCCTGGACCACGACTTCGCTCAATGGACATCTGCGGCTGTCTTTGGAGACGTTGCGTCATTACCCCGACCTGTGTGTCGTGACTGCGGTGGTGGCCCGAAACGAGCGCCTGCGCCCCTTTAACGCGAGCCCACAGAATCCCAGCGTTCCCAAGGGAATGATCGCCGTGGCTAGCACACGCTTCATGGATGAGGAAAAAGTCATTTGGGAAGTGATGAGCAACAAGAACGGCGAGCGTTACCTCAGCCGGGCCACCAAAGATGATCTGGATGAGATTCTGCGTGAGCGCCAGACCCGCGAGCGCACTGCTTCCATCCACCATCGTCTACGCCTGGCCGATCTGGTCACCGCCGGCATCCATAACCTGGAGCCAGGGGACAAGGTGCGCTTTTCCTACGAAGGCATCTTGCAGCAAGGCGAGGTTTCCAAGGTCGGCAAGGACAACGTTACCATCAAAGCCAACGGTACCTCCGTGACAGTGGATCGTCTGGCTGTTGTGGACGTGTACGAGAAATCTCCCAAATCGCAAGCCGAGCAGGACAAGTTCCTGAAGGATTTCTTTGAGCGCGCTTACGGTGACAAGGAGTTCGCCGACAAGCTCGTCGATACCGGCTCCGGCAAGAAATAGCCTACCTTTAGCAAGGGGATCTAGCAATGAAAAACCCGAAGTTTATTCGAGTGCATGGCACCCTATACCGTCGGCGTTCTGCTGAAGTTCCCACGGTCATTCGGGTGGGTGGTTACTTCTACAAGCTGTCGCAGCATAGTGAGGAGCGTGCCAAGGCTTTAGACATGATTGAGGACTTTCAGCAGGCTCTGCAGACCGCCGTCGAATCGGTTCCAGAAGGGGATCAACAGGCGGATAAGGTACGTGAGCTCTTCAAGAAGATCAACGTTTCTATGGGCAACGTGGCCGCGCGTGTAGCCAATCACGACGATGAGCAAGCCAAAGAGTTCTGGCGCCGCACCGGAAACGTCCTGCTGCAGGCGATGCCGCTTATGAAGAGGACATTCACCGACGTTGCCGCGCGGTGGTTTGGGAACCTGGCGATCCGCCTGGACGAGACGTTGGAAGAGCTTTTCCAAGCTGTCGAGTCTGCCGAGCTAGCCAAAGAAGAGGACGCTGAGCCGGAACCGAAGAAGCAGATGCACGCCAACTTCGAGCGGCCGAAGCAACGGAAGCACCCGCCGTTCATTCAGGTTAGCGGCAACCTCTACCGACTCAAAGCTGAGTAGGTCATGCCTGAGAAGCCGGCTGCATACCACGTGACGCTCACTGCGGTGCGTCACTATAAGCCTGGATCCGGGCCGCCAGAGAAGCCAGACATTTGGAACTTCTCTCAGATGGTTTGGTCGACCAAAGGCTACTCTGGTGCCCTCGTGGAAATGCTCAACAAGTTCTTCGAGTGGTACCCGGATAATGGTGTTATCTTGCCCAACGGCAAGCGTGATAACGTCGTGCTCACTCCCGAAAACCGCGGACGTGCTTCTGGCTACTTAAAAGGTAAGCCGCAGCACGAGAGCGGAAACTACCGGCTGGAAAATGATGATGCGATCCTGCATGTCAACAAAATGCGTGCATTGTCAGGAGAAACTCCGCAACGGTTGACTCCAAAGAGCGATAAGGAGTACTCCGACGCTCTGCAGAAAAACATCCAGTCCATAGATCCCTACTACGAATCGGTGGTGCAGATGCCTTCTCCAATACGCGGAAGCAGCGAAGTCCCCAAATACATCAAGTTGAACGGGTGTCTTTACCGGCAGGCAGCCGAGCTTTTCGAGGATGCAACTCTCGAAGACAGCATTGGGGTATTCAATGAGCAAATGGAGGAGGTGACCAAGGAATTGGTCCAAATCTCCGAGATGCTTATGGATGCTGGTGAGAAGCTGCGTGAGGGCGATACAACATTTCCAGAGGTGATCCAAGAGGCAGCTGTCCGCGTGTACAAGATTCTCATGGAAGAGGTGCTTGTTGCACGAGATATGGCTCGCTCTATTAGAGCCAAAATGCCGAAGAAGCAAATGGTGGCCAAGACACTTCAGTACAAGGGCGCCACCTATGAGCTCGTTGCTCAACCTCACAAAGGAAAGCCTGATGTGAGAGAGGAGCAACAAGAAGAGTTGAGCACAGGTGAGCAGGTAGCCGATTCCCACCTTCGTGCGGTTATCTCAGATGCGCGTGCAGTGCAAAAAAGAGCACATGAGCTTATGCACTCACTGCACAACATGGGGAAGCAGGCGCGGATTTGTATGGAGCGTGATGGGGAAATTTCCCCTGAGCATGTTGACGTCATGCAGTCCGACAAGCGGATCGAAGAGCTGTACGCTCCGATGCGTTCCATGGAGAAATCCAACCGGCAGCTCAATTACACCGTAGACGCCGCGATCTCTTCTATGAAGGGCGTTGTTCACCAGCTGGACGCCATGGTAGATGAGTGGCATGCTGCGCGTGATACCATGAATGCTCCAAACACTTCCCGAGAGCTCACGGAGCCGATGCTCCTTTCCGACAACCCGTCCGCGGTGTTTGATGAGCTTGGTGGTCTGTAGGGTTACTGTGATGCACAAACAATTCACCAATCCATTTAATAGGCGTATCGAGGGTGCGATGCGTCGACGCATGGCGAAGGGTACTGAGCGGACCACCAAAGAAGATGCCATCGCAAAGCGCATCCTTGGGGACGAAATCCGCCGAAGGATTGCTGAGTATAAGGAACGGTTTGGCGAGGACCCGGATCTATAGGAGGTTCCATGCGCCGTGTCAGACTGAGTAGTCGTGGGGCAATACGTCACGTGAACTATGGTCCAGGGACCGCGGGTACCGGACTAGCCCCTTCTCCGGGTCGCGTAGTGCGCATCATTCCTGGTATTCCAGCAAACAATCGAGGCGTACGGCGCCCTTCGCATCCGGTTAACTATTTACCCTTCCATCCTTTCCGTACACATACCCCGGGCTATTACTAGTCATGCCCAAATATCTGTTCCATACGACCTCATTACCAGGGTTGCTCTCTATTATGGGCAGCCACTCTGTGCAATCAGAGGCGCCATTTGTATCTTTTTCTGAGATACCTCATGTGGGCGACATCAGCCACAATGATGTCGTCATTGTCTTCAAGCACTCCAAACTAGCTCCGCAGCTCCTGCAGGTGGACTACACAGAAGACTGGTACAACAAGCATCCCGAACAGGCAGCCTACGTTGCTGGTGAGGGGTGGTTGGAGCAGTTCATCTATCCAGAAGAGTGCATCGACAAAGATGGGTTTGAGGACGAAGAGTGCATGGAGGAGGCGTACAAGGAGGGGGAGATTTCTTCCTTCCTATTTAAAAGCGATGAGCGTGAGTGGGTGTCTAAGGAAGAAGACCATCCAGTAACCTTCGACCCAGAGGCGGTGGACCGGATCTTGGTGGTGGATGAACGTCAGGTGGACGCGGTGAAGGGCGCTCTGGAGGATGCCAACTTTGATCTTCCTGTGGATGTTCGGCAGGCGGGGGTACGCGTAGCATCGCCATCCCTTCCTTCTGGGGCAGGATTCCTCTTCACCGATGGTATTCGGATCCTACTCCTCAAACGCAGCATCGACAACGATGAAGCAGGCACGTGGGGTATTCCTGGCGGTGGTGTTTATAATGGCGAAACCCCACAGGATGGGGCCCTGCGTGAATGCATGGAGGAGATTGGTTCCGTACCACCGCACAGGATTCTGGATTGGTTTGTCTTCCAGTGCGATGATCCGCACTTCGGTACCTTCGAGTACACCACTTTTCTTGCGCAGGTAGAGCCAGCTTTTGTGGAGGGGTTCCTACCTGTGCTGGATCATGAGAGCACAGGGTGGGGTTGGTACGATGAAGAGGGGGTCAAAGCGCTCACTCTGCACCCCGGCCTTGACACGTTATTTGAGCACACCACCCCATTTTTCCAGCATATTGACAACCGCACCGCGCAGACAGAAGAAGAGCTGCAGAAGCTGCCCATCGACGTGCTGGACCGCATGGCTTTTGGGGTAGTGGAGGGCGTCCAAGAACTTCCTGTAGGCGATATCAAGATCAAGTACGCTGACGACTACAACAACGCTGTGGCAGAGATTGAAGAGGGCTTGTGGGAAGGGAACGAGTCAGCGCTGGAGGAGCCGGTAGAGGTTTCTTTGGAGCGGGGCATCTATTGGCTGGAAGACGGTCACCATCGCTATGTAATGGCTAGAGGGTTGGGACGCGATACCATTTTGGCTGATCTGTCCATCAAGGACAATCCCGTGAGAGCGCTCATGCGACGGAATGCTATCGAGGAATCTGTGCAGTTACCACGTACCATTCGTTACCAGGGAGCAACGTATCAGGCTGTCACCGCAGGCCTTAGCACCGTATTATTGAACAGGGCTGTATCGGATGCTCAGAAGAAGCAGGAGCTGCGTCCGTACGTCGACCTGTTCATGAAGCAGTTAGGCCGAAAGGAATCCTACAAAAAGAATGCGGATAAAATCCTGTCTGCAGTAGAGGCCCTTTTAATGGCACCCTTCGCTCCGGCTGCAGAGTCTTCGGTGCATAGCGTGAAGGAATCAGTCAAGGCTTATGATCATCTGCAAAACCAAGTGAATGCCCTAGAGGCGTCCATGGGGGACGATCCCCAAGAGGCGATCAGTAAGATACAGAAGCTATTCGACGACTTCTACGCTGAGACGCTCCCCAAAGTCCCAGCTTGGCATAAGGCATTTGGCGAGACCGCCAAGGATTTACTTATCGAACCAGGACTGCTCCCAGCCTCCGCTCGGATGTTGTACTACCTGAAAAAGGCTTTAAAGGAAGCAGAGCGGCTCAAGCTCCTGAGTGATGAGGGAGAAGAGGTCGACAAAGATGAAGTCCGCGAAGCCTTGGATGAGATTCTGCGTGAGCCTGTTTGGGTGAAGGAAAAGCAGAAAGAAGAAGCTCGGCGTAAAAAAGAGCAAGCTCCAGCGAAAGTGCAGCAGGAGCTGGAGGGGTTGTTCCCAACAAAGGAGAAGGGAAAAGAGGCCCCGGTACCGCTAACGAAGCGGAAAGAGGAAGCACCCGTCCCGCTTGTTCGCCGTAAGAAAACTCCTCCTGAGCCAGTTCCTGCTAAACAGGAGCGCGTGCCCGAACCACAACCGGTAGCAGAGGGTGGTGGTTTCCTTAAGCTCGACCCAGCAATTGTTAGGAGGCTGGTTAATGTCTAGCCCCAAGAAAATACGATTCCGCGGCGCCATTTATGAGGCAGTTGAACTTCCCCTCGATCTCCTTCATGCTGAACTTGTTGAGGCAGCTGGTGCCGCTCCGAGAAGCAAAGAGGAATGGCAGGAATTTGCCAGCGACGTCTTCGATTTCTACAAGAATCAGCTAAGCGAAATGGGCGCCCTACGCGAGCTGGAAGATGGTATGGGTTCCTTGCGCGAGCTTCTTGCTTCTGCAAAGAAAGATTTCCGAAAAGCAAAGCACAGCAAGAACGTTCTGGACATCTTGCAGGCGCTTGTATCCGCGCGCTACCTAGCTGGAACAACTTCACAGTCATCGAGTTTGGTTAAAGGACTAAAGTCCATAAAGAAATGGGCCAAGCAGCACGAGAAGCTCAAGAAGAAGATGGAGAAGATGCGTCAGCCCAAGCAGAAAATCAAGAAGTGGTTCAAGTAGGTGCCGCGATGTCGATGAAGAACCCCACGAAACTGCGCTATATGGGTGCTACCTACGTGCGAGCGGATGCTTTGGACGTAGGGGAGCTGAGCTCGAAAATAGAAGAGACCAAGGATTATGGTGTGGGGGAGTCAACAATTTATCCTCCACCCGCTGCAGGTAAGAAAGAGCAGGACCGCATAGCAGCCGCGCTGGATAAGTACCCAGACATCACCAAGATGACAAACCCGGTGGTGCAGCGTATGCGCCAAGAGCTCTCGGACATGCAGCGCCTGGCTGCTGAGTCCGCGTCAATTTTGACGAAGCTGTCACGGTTTATAGCTACAGCAGAGGCCGAAGATGTGGACATGCCAAAGAATCCAGAGGAGTCCCCTTTTCGGACATTTGCTGCCTTCCCAGGGGTCATCGATGCTGTCACCTTGGGTGGGGAGCTCCCCGAATACCTGAGCGAGCTTGGGTTTGACATCAACACCCTAGCGTCCAAATCCAAGGCGCTACGTGAGCTCGGGCAGAAGGTGGCCGTAGACGCCCAGAACGCGATCACCGGCGCACTGAAGGAAACAAAGGAACCCAAAGACAAAGAGGAGACGGGTGGCCCAGAGCGCACACTTGAGATGCCGGAACCAGCAGCTGCTTGACATTTGGCTGCTGTGATGTACAAATACTCCCCGAGGTTAGAAACCATGCACGAGACACGCGAACATAAGTGGATGCCGTTGGAGGCCCAAGGAGCCTCAACGCCCTCGTGTCTCCCAGGGATTGAGGTCTCCATGACCGCGAATCTGTTCAGTGGTTATGCACTCGATCCCAAAGAGCCTGGCGGCTAACCTTGTAACCCGAGAGGATCACACGAGAAAGGCCGCCCGGCAACGAAGCTAGGCGGCCTTTTTTATTGCGCGAGCTCCCATAGACCGTAGGGACACAGGTTGGAGTTGGAGTAGCAGGTCCTACGGTTTGGGGTGAGACTAGACCCAGTTTCGGATCTCATCTGATTCTGCGGCTTTTCAATAGCAAGCTCCCGCATGCCATCGTGGGGCCGCTCCTTTCAGTCTTTGACAACTGAATAGCAAACGATGAAAACGCCTCCCAGGTGGGGGAGGGCAGACGTAGTCCGCGTCAATTATTACACGTCCTCCCCCACCTGATATTTTTACTTGTAGAGTCCTTGCCTGCGGAGATCGTTGGCGAAGTAAGTGACAAGAGTTTGGAAGTGTCTGTAGTTGGCTTCAAGCTCGGAATTGTTTTCTTTTGAGCTCAAAGCTTCGCGGGCCACATCCGCCGCGATCTGAAAGAGATCGAAGAGCCTGATAAGCGGGGACTGGTCTATTTCTTCCTGCGGCACGTACTCAAGCAGGTCTTCTACTGCATCCTGCATGCGTTCCACACCAGCGGCCATCTGGTCTCTATCAGACGCACACCTGTACAGGTGGCCTTGCACCCTGATGAACTTAGGTGGTTGTTTCTTCTTCATCACGCGCACCTTTTCTATTCTGGGCCGCCGGGCTGCGGAATGTATTCATGGAGAGGGTATAGACGGTCGAGGAGAGCTATCCAGCCAGTACGCTCGGTACCATATTGGACGCCATAGTAAATCTTGTCGAGCATCTCTACAAAATCCCTGAAGCGCTTTTTGTCTTCAGGTTTCTCGTAACCATACTCTTCGAGCAGCTTCACTATTTCCTGTAGAGCAGTGTGGGCTTCTGTGAGATGCTTCTCGAAGCGCTCGCGCGGCTCATAAACCGCTTTTTGGAACGCTTTTGTTTTCTCATCGTACTGAGCTTGTACGTATATGCGACCGCTGAAGCGGATCTTTTTTGGTGCGCCCATGTTATATACTCCGGTTTCTTAGGTAGCGTACCCAAGCGGCTTACGGGGCCCGCCTGCTAAGCGGGTGCACGGAAACGTGCCGTGGGTTCGAATCCCACCGCTACCTCTACTTTGCAGCTTTAAGCATGCGATCTGCCATACCGTCAAAAGCCTTCGCCACACCCATAGCGTTCGCGTAGTCCTTCTCCAATCCAAGTCGCTTTAGGAATGGAGCAAGGGCTCTGATGTCCATAGCGATGTCTGCAGCAGCCTGCATCGCCTGCTCAGCATTCATCTGTGCTTTTTTGTACACCTTTCCGGCGATACGTACTTCATCAGAATCGTCCAGGCGCTTGTACAGAACGCCTCCCACCTTGATCTGCTTCGGAGGAGCTTCTGGCTGCACGAGCTTGTACAAGTGACCACCCATCTTGATCTTCTTCGGAGGAGGCGTGGATGCCTTAGTTTCTTTTCCCTTGGTGGATAGAGCATCCATAGTCTTCTCGACGGTGCCCTCTGGATCTTTGGCGGTTTCAGGATCGTCCTTCTTTTGCTTGGCTTCCCACTCTTTGACTTCTTTGCCCACTTCAGATTTCTTGTTGTCTTTTTCCTTTGCCATGAGGTGCCTCGAATATTAGTTGTGGGTGAGAACTACTCACCAGGGGTTTCTTCGGTCTCGCAGAGGGATTTCAAGCTGTCCGCGAGTGTGCAGATTTGGTCGACTGTGATTCCAGCGCCGCCCAAAACCATTTTGATTACTTCAGCAGCGTCGGGAGGTATATCGGTGGCAGCGAACTTTTCTTTCCACAGCTGCGGGTAGTCCACGCCAAACCGTGCGGCAAGCTCCTCCGCTTTTGCCCGCGTGTCTTTTAGAGGATCGCCGATAATCCCAGGCATTGGGGTTGTCTTGCTAGGCAGCGCGGACTTAGCCCTGTACACCCATTGAAGGTTTGCGTAGTCCTCTTTCTCCAGCTGCCCGTCGTCTCTTTTTCTTTCCATCGCACGGGCCAGGTTGTGCAATAGGACACCAAGCACACGCTTTTCGAGGTCGAATCTGCTAGGTTCTTGTGGATCCGCCTGTACATACAGCTGGCCTTTGTAGCGAATACGAGAAGGTGGTTTGGTCATACTGATCCCTCTTACACAGCTTTTGGGGGTTGCATAGGATTCAGTAATAGATAACTTGTTTCGGTGAGTTGGCCGAGATGGTTTAAGGCGGTGCACTCGAACTGCACTGTACCGAAAGGTACCAAGGGTTCGAATCCCTTACTCACCTTACCGGATAAGCGACGGCCGGTAGGCTTGGCCAGCCAAATCACCTAACTGGGTCACAGAGATCTTTTGGTGGTACGTCGCGCAAATCTGGCGGGGTGTCCGAGTGGTTGAAGGAGCCGGGCTGTAAACTCGGTGCCGCAGTGCTAAACATCGTAGGTTCGAATCCTACCCCCGTCATACCGGACAGCGACGGCCGGGAGGCCCTTTACGCCAAACCACCTACCTAGGCTATGGGTGGTACGTCGTGCGCCATGGTAGCGTCGCTCCATAGACGTGACGGCGCGTGGTCGGCAGAGAGTAGAGGATCGCAACCTCGATTTCTGTCCGATCACGAACGGAGCGATAGTACAAATGGCAAGTGCACCGGGTCGTAACCCCGCAAATCTAGGTTCGAATCCTAGTCGCTCCATTTCCTACGCAGTCTTGTAAAATACAGGGGATGCCTATTTACGCTGGAATAGGGAGCAGGAATCCGTCTAGCAGTGTTTCTGCTTTGGCCCGAAAAGTAGCCCGATACCTCGCTGTTAGCGGGCATACCCTACGAACAGGCGCCGCAAAAGGAATCGACCAGATCATGGCCGAGGCAGCCTTGGAGGTAGGCGGCCCCGTAGATCTCTGCCTTCCATGGGATACTTTTTCGAGAGATTGGGTGCGGCGCATACGTGATCGGTTTGGATCGCTGGTCCAGCTGGAACCGTTGCTTAGTAGCGATGAAGAAGCATTCCACTCGGTACAAGCATTCCACCCAAATCCCGACGCACTGAAACGCAACGGTCTTCGGTTGCACGCCAGGAATTACCGAATTCTACATCCAATCGGAGGAGGGCTTGTACGTTGCGTGGTAGCCGCACCTCGGAATAATAGTGGCGGTACCATGCAAGGCGTACGGATCGCCGAGACATTGCAGGTACCTGTTGTGCGGTTGGACCTAGTCCCAGCTATGGACGTCAAACGTTGGTTGGACAAACGCCTTGGAATGAAGAAGCCAAAAGGTGCAACTCTGCTACAGGCACAGCGCCATGTGCAAGAAGCACTAAAACCTGGCGCCGGGGCAATTGATTGTCCCTGCTGTAAACAGCGGGTCCAGCTCTACAGGCGGCGCTTAAACAGCGAGATGGCGCGCTGGCTGATCCTTCTATCCAGGGTGTTCCTGTCTAATGGGCGTAGGTGGGTAAGCGTTAAGGATTCACCTCTTAAAGAGACCCGCGGAGGGGACTACGCCAAGCTGCAGCACTGGGGTTTAATCGAGCAGCGCCCAAACACTGATGAGAAGAAACGTACCTCAGGGTATTGGCGCCCAACTACAAAAGGGGTCAATTTCGCGAAGAACCGTACCAGGGTTCCTTCTCATATCTACATCTTCAACAACACAGTTTACGGGCAATCAGAAGAAACCGTTTCCATAGTAGACGCGCTAGGCGTGAAGTTCGACTACCGGGATGTAGTGCGCACAGCATTGAAGAGTAATACAAAGGAAAAGAAATGAACATTCAGGAGCGGGTTTGGCCTCCACAGGAATTGGAAATCGGTCCGATCGAGACTAGTTGGTGGACCTCTTTTACTTCCTACGAGAAGGAAGACGCTGTACCTACTACAGGTATAACGTTATCCTTTCCTAAAGGGTGGAAACCTGCTTTGCAGCTCTATTTCTGGAGATGGTCCGTTCAGTTAGGCTGGTTTATTGAGTGAGGCAGGTTGTCCGAGAGGTTTAAGGTGGTGGCCTTGAACAACTGGTTTGTAGTTATGTTCTAATAACAAAATTATATACCAGGAGTTCAGCATGGACGCAAAAAGCAAGGCTGAGTGGCTACGGAAGCACAGATACTGGTCATACAAAGAAATCTCTGTCCACCTTGGAGTTCCTAAGTCTACTGTTTGTTACTGGCTACGCGACATTCAGCTTACGGCGGTGGAGCAGGCAGAGATTGGCGCTAGAACTAAGGAGCTAGTTAAGCATGCTGCGATTGCATCAAACAAGCGCAGAAAGGGAGAGAAAAGGCGTTACGCGCGCAGACGTTCTAGTGCTACTCGTGGGCCCAGCCACGCAGAGCGTGCTAGGGAGAACAGGCAGCATTTATTGACCAAAAGTAGGGAGCGTGTAAAGTTGCATGGATTACAGATGACCCAAGATTCCTTGGCTTTAGTAGGAGCTGCTATTTACTGGGCTGAGGGGGAGAAAATCGGCAGTATGGCTTTATCCAACTCCGACCCTGCGCTCCTACAGTTGTATGTTCGTTGGTTGACTACTATTTTACGTGTTGATCCAAGAAGGTTATCTTTTAGGGTGTCCGCTCACTTAGATTGCTCCTTTTCTCACAGTGAGCTGGAAGAATACTGGCGTACTGTACTGTCTATGCCTAAGGCTGTATTTGAGAAGCCGTATTCGATTCCTATTAAAAATAAGAAGAGGAGAAAAAAGTTGAAGCATGGAATGCTTCGTGTGCGCGTTTCGCGCCCATTGCGTAGTCTTGCTAAGTATTACTCGGTAGCTGAGATCCTTGGTGTGGACGCCGAGTCCTTGTTTGTAAACCGTGTATCACCATTACACGTTTTGGAGGAGTGACCGAATTGGCGAAAGTGCTTGGCTTGAAACCAAGTGTACCGAAAGGTACTGGGGGTTCGAATCCCTCCTCCTCCGTTTGAAAGCCATTGGGCGAAAGCCCCGGGGGTTCGAATCCCTCACCTGCCGTTAAGGAGGCGAAGATGAAAAAGGTATGGATCGCAATCATTGTGCTGTTTGCTCTCGTCATGGCTTGTGAGAGCGACTGGTGTCAGGGTACGAAGGTACACAAGCCGAAATCGTACACAGAGACCAAAGGTAAAACGGAGCCCTACTACGAGATGGGCAAAAAACCCTTCTATATCCCCATGGGCTGCAGCTCCTACGAGTGTAGCTTCAATGCTCAGGTTTACGTGAACCTGTTCAATCCTACGAAGCGTGAGGTGAAGGCCGACGTTGAGTGTGGATTCAAGCAGGGCGACTACTTGGCGGGAACCAGCAAAAAGGATAATATCACTATCCCCGCTGCGACCGACTTGAAAGGTACTATGCGTCGGGTCGACATGACGCAGCAGTTGAGCGTGCAGAAAGGATCCGACCCAGAACACCTGGAGATATCCTGCCATGCGACGTTCCATTAGCCTCCTCGCAATCTTTGCGTTGCTTTTGGTTGGGTGCCCACGGAAGGGGTACCGCAGCTGGTTCTCCAACGTCACCAACTATAAGTACGACGTAAAGAAGGCCAAAAAGACACCTGCTGGCGTGCGTTACTTTGCGCCGGCTAAGGACGACACACAAGCCTTTCGCGATAAGCTGGACGTGCTTACACACGAGCTCGCTGCTTGCCTCCCAAAGATCGACCCGAAGTGGCAGGTACGTCGAGACTGGTTCGTGGTTTTCGTTCCTCCCGACTGGTACGTGTCTACTTGTAGCAAGCAGCAGCTTGTTCCGTCTACTCCTCCTTGCAGGGGTTGCCGCAAGAAAGGGTTGGACATTCCAGACAAGTGCTGTGGTCTTAGGAAACCCACAGCTGAGTGTCCATGCGTCTGCAACATGAGAGCGGTGGTGCAGGACAACTACGTAATAGTCACTTCACCAAACCTGCTCCTTTACAAAGCAGAGCTCGCACGGTTGATTACGAATAACAATAACGTGTGGGGGCACGAGCAGATTCGAAAATGCCTGTAGCTCTATTTATTTCACCGGTGCCAAGGAGGTGCAACTATGCTCGACTTCCTGGTGATTATTATCCTCATGGGGATTCTACTTTGGATGACCCGTCCGTCTAAACAGGGAACGTACTACCTGAATAAAAGCATAGATACCCTACTGTTGCGCCAAAAGAAGAAACGTCGTGGAGAGGACAAAGATGAGCAATGAACCGTTCAATCCAGGTTGCCCGAAGTGCTTTGACCAGCATCCTGTGGTGGTGAAGTCGGCAGATGGGAAAAAGACTTACGCTCGCTGTCGCTGCGGCAAGTCTGAGGTAGCCACCGATCATCCTCTAGCGTCCATTAGAAAGGCGTGGAATGAGGAGCTCACGCGGGACGACAAAGAGAAGGAGTTCCTCCGGCGCAGTTGCAAGAAAACGCGAAGGAGTCGGTTCCTTTCTGGAGACTAGGGGTGCAGAATGATTTTCACCATCGGGCATACCATTTCTTACGCGACTGCATTCCGAGAGGAGCCAGAGCTTTTGAAGCTCGGTCGTACCGATGAGCACCCCGGAGGCGGCGTTTGGGAAACTCGGCAAGCTGCGCAGGACTTTTTGGACAGCATGCCAAATGAATACTGCCCAAACTGGCAAGCCAAGGACTTCTCTGTTTATGGTGTAGACGCCGATTGGGAGGAGGACACCTACGAGGATTTCTTCACTCCTTGGCGACTGCTCAAAAGAGATGCCCAGTTAATAAAATTATCAGATTAGGCAGCAGGAGGTTTACTTATGCCTGTGACACGACGTGGATTTTTAGGCATTGGGGCAGCCATTCTTGGGAGTGCGTTGCTTCCCTCAGTGGAATCAGACTACGATCCGGAGCACGAGGTGCTCCTCACTCATCTGGAGAAGGAGGGCTTACGTGATGGTCCTCCGCAGTTCGAGAAGCTTGGGAAGTTGATCGCTGAAGAGATTATGGCGACTATGGAACGTCCAAGTTTTACCGACCGAATTTTTGGGAAGCTTGACATCCCTGCCGAGATTCCCTGCTAGTAAATTATCAGATTGAGGTGGGTTGTCCGAGTCTGGCTTAAGGTGCTGTCTTGGAACGGCAGTGCACCCTAACTGGTGCCGGGGGTTCGAATCCCTCACCCACCGTACAAGCCCAATTATGCTACGAGGCTTTTTATGAACACTTTATACTTGGTCATGCAAAAAGAAGTGTACCACATTATTGTTTTGAATTCTGGGGAGCATGGTGACCGTACCGCATGTGGAATTGAGACCTACACAAAAGACGGTAACACCAGCTATGGAACGCGCCCCTCCTACGTTTCGGAAGAGCTCCCCACCGAAAGTCGCTTTTGCAAAGCTTGCGCTAAAGCTTTGGTGAAGCACACCCCCGCGCCCCTGTAGCTCAGTCGGCAGAGCATCTCCTTGGTAGGGAGGAGGTCGCTGGTTCAATTCCAGTCGGGGGCTTCTGGTCCCGTAGTCTAGCGGTCAGGACACCGGCCTCTCACGTCGGAAGCCCGGGTTCAATTCCCGGCGGGATCATTTCCAATCACATATTGTAAAATAAGGCTATGCGGGAGTAACTCAATTGGTAGAGTGTCAGCCTTCCAAGCTGAACGTTGCGGGTTCAAGTCCCGTTTCCCGCTCTACGTTGGATGGGCCATGTCAGAGGTATTCTCCAAAGAGGAATCCGATCGTTTCTTCTCGCTGAGAAAGAAGGGATGGCGGGAGTGTACCTACCGAGAACTAAGTTGGGCGCGTAAGCTGCTTTTACGTATAGTAGAGGCTAAAGCTGTCCATCGATTCTATGGCAGCGAGGAGGCACTGACGTGGGCTTTTCCTCTCGATTTCGCGTCCCTTGATAATCTTGTGCGCGACGCAAGGGAAACCTTCCAGCGGAAGGTGAAGCTTGTTTAATTACGGAGGCAGCATTATCCATGGCAACTGTCAAAATGATCACAGCTCCTGAGAACAAAATCTCCGTCAACGGCTACTACGACAAAGTTGTTGATGGTGGGTGGGTTACTTTTGAGCCAGAGGCAGCGATAGAGATCCGCCGGGATCCACATCTTCCGAAAGAAGTACCTACTGTGATCATACATGAGGGAAACGAAAAAATCGATTTGGTGCGACGTCTTAAACTCTACGAACACGCGTTTATCGGGCTAGCGTTGTGGTGCACTGCACTCACAGCCGTGGCGGTAATTCTATTTTTGCGGGGGTAGCTCAGTTGGCAGAGCGACGGCTTGCCAAGCCGTAGGTCGCGGGTCCGAATCCCGTTCCCCGCTCAACTTTTCCGGCAAAGCTGCGAAGTAACTTACTTTCTAAATAATAGGCTAAATCGTATGTTTGTGTTTAGTCACCTTTTATTCAGTTAGGGGACTCACGATGAAAGCCGGGAATGGCGGTAATAATGGAACCCAATCAAAGGCAGTGACCGTGGACTTTGAGAGCAACCTCAAAGTCTTGCATAGACCGAGAAATTGTCCGTCGTCGCGTCCGTGCCGACGCCTGGAGTGTCGTTATCACTTGGCAATTGATGCGGTATCTAGGCGTAGGCGCCCAACGTTTCGACATAATTTTCCGGGGGTACCTCTTGAGGATCTCCAAGAAACCTGCGCATTAGAAGCAGCGGAGCGAAACGGTGGCTTAACTCACGCAGAGATTGCTGTTCTCATGAACACGTCCACGGAACAGATTAAACAGATAGAGCAAGTAGCGCTCAAAAAAGTGAGTATCAAACTCCGGGAGCTTAGGAGTACTGGTGATCTTTATCCCTCACTTTTGTTAGTGTAGCTCAGCAGGTAGAGCACCTCCTCGTGGTTATTGGTCTTGATGCCCGGGTCGCCTAGTTGGTCGATGGCACCGGATTTGTAATCCGGAAGCTTTAAGCTCACGCAGGTTCGAATCCTGTCCCGGGCTTTTCCTTGGAGGACGCTATGGGATCAAAAACAGCAGAAGGTTACGTTTGCATAAAGAACGTGACAGACTTGCTGAAGATTGCAGAGGACCACCCAGGAATAAACACCGTGCGTTACTACGATAGTCTGGCTTTTGGGGATCTCATTCAAGTGTATCTGTGGGATTCAGGGAACCATCGAGGGCACGGTGGGTTGTGCTTAACGAAAGACCAGTTTGAGCTGTTTAAGAAAAAAGCACCTAATTTGCATTTTGTTAATTATGCCCATACGGGGGGTATTAAATGCAACCTTTAACGTCCGATGATATAGTGAAGCTTATAGAAGCGAACCCTGAGATCGAAGTCGTCCAATACGAGTCCCTGCATTTGAATGGTCAAATTCACGTGGAGCTTCTGGACAGCAATCGTCAATATATTATCGGCGGTGCCGTGCTTACTAGCCAGGATTTCTCTTCGATACAAACGCAACTTGGAGGACGGGTGAGATTTTTGCCAGCGTAGCTCAGGCGGCAGAGCAGTGGTTTCGTACTCCACAGGTGCCGGTTCGACTCCGGTCGCTGGCTCTTGTCGGGGTAGTTCAGCAGGCCGAACAGCTGGCTCATATCCAGTAGACGCGGGTTCGAATCCCGCCCTCGACATTTTGAGCGGGTAGTCAAGTGGTTTGGCGCGGCTCTGCAAAAGCCGTTTACGTGGGTTCAAATCCCATCCCGCTCTTTTTGCCACGCGTCTTGTAAAATACGGGAGAGTTGTCAGCACAGGAGATTTCTATGCCAGGCGCAGACGTAGTGGTGGACACATTCACATACCAGGATTTTCATGAAGTAAAGGATCGTGGTTTGGTGGTGACGGGAACGCTCGATAATGATGCCAGGCTTATTGAGGCAGGTATGCACCTGAAGACGCGCTTCCGTGAGTTTGAGATCACGGGTGTTGAACGTCGAGCTACCATGCGACGCACTACGGTGGTCGGCTTCCTTCTCAAGGGCCTACGTGAGGAGCATCTAGCCCGTTTTCGCAAGGGGGACAGGTACTCGGTCCTGTCTGATATGGATCACATGTCCACCGCGCATTTCTATGGCACATCGTTGTAGGGATTTAGGGTACCACCGTAATGGGCAAGCTGCTTTTCAAAGTGACGCGTAAGGACCTGAAGGTCGAATTTTTTCGTGCCGGCGGTAAAGGCGGTCAGCATCAAAACAAGACCTCGTCTGCGTGCCGCATCCGGCATCCTCCCTCTGGGGCTGTAGGGGAGTCCAGAGAGGAGCGTAGCCAGCATCAAAATAGACGCATCGCCTTTAAGCGGATGGCGCAGTCCAAAAAGTTCCAGAATTGGGCCAGAGCTCAAGCTGCTGCTATTGAGCAGGGCTACCGAGACACGGAACAAAAAGTGTCTCAGATGATGGCGTCTGATAATGTAAAGATCGACTACGTCACCACTTGGGAATGTGATGGTTGTGGGAAGACCGAGACCATCACAGCTTCCGATCCCAACAAGAAGCCCGAGTGGTTAGCTATAGGAGAGCTCCAAGAAGAGGAGCACTTGTGCACTAGATGCGCAGGCAAGTAATTAACGGGGATGTGGTGTAACCCGGTAACACGCGTGCTTTGGGAGCACGAGTTCGAAGTTCAAATCTTCCATCCCCGATCGCACAGGAGGCATTAGACTATGGCCCAGCAAGTGAAGAAATCAGACATCAGGATCACTCGTTTCCGTCTTCCAGATGAGGACCTCCGTACGCAAGGGTCCGGCTGCTTGATCTACCACATCCCAACGAAGCAGAGCTTTGTAAAGGAGACAGAGCAACCATTCCCCTCTAACAAGAAAGACGCGATGAGCCAGTTGTGCTCCGCTCTTGGTACCACTGTGGAGGCCCTTGAGCAGCAAGAGGACCGCACAGTATTTCCTGAGTGGACTACCACGGAGCTGTACACCCGGGACTACGGTTTGTTCATTATCACGGTCTTCTTCCTTAAGGGAGAGGAAGACCCCGAGCTCGAAGGGTGGACGTGGGGGCTAGAGAGTTCCAGGAACTGGGTGCACGATCCTGGCATCTACGAGACGTCAGAGGGAGCTATCCGCGCAGCGGAGAAGTGGGCGTCCGAAATGTTGGAAGAAGAAAACTCCGACGACAAAAAGGATGAGAGCAAAGCAAAAAAGCCGAATGGGTGATCCCAGAGATCACCCCGGAGATAGCTAAGCAGCTGGCACAGGAATGCCGCGAAATTCGTGCTGAGCATCATAAGATACTCAAGAGGATGTGGCACATCCCCCTTCATGAACGGCTTGCGGTGTCTAGGTAAAGGGAGGCAGAGATTATGATGGACGATAAACTCATCGAGCGTTTGCAGGATCGCTTGGATGCTTACCACGATTTGTCCAAGTTCCGGGAAGCGGTAAATCAATCTCCTCAACTAGCTGCGCAAGTCGGAGGATTCCAACACGCAGACGCCGTCATGGATTTTATGAATAAGTGCCAAACGCATCTAGCAAAGCTCGTTTTTCTGCAGCTTCGTGAGCTAGATCGGGAGCTCTCCCCTAATGTCGATAGCGCGTGAAGAAGCAGAGCGCCTCGGCCTGCAGATAGAGCGACTGCTCACCTGGGATTTCGGAAAAGGTATGGCACGCCGTTTGGCAGAGGGTGAGCTCCCCGACCGTATTCTTTACGGCCTTGATGAGCTTGAGATCTCCAACAAACTCGTGGCGCGTGGGGACCAAGAATTCCCTGAAGACATTGTTACTTGTGAGCAAACAGGGCTTCCTCTGCGTCCCCTTTATATTCACCTTCCCAGTGGGAGGATAAAACGCGCTGTACCTATTAGTTGGGGCGAGGGCGTCGATTACTATGATTACCGAGACCTCGCAGGAGCAAGCAAGTGATCAAGCATGTAGATTTCTTTCCGGAAGACGTTCTTGTGAACATGCCAGGGGACGAGTACACCGGTGTTATTTCCATCTGCGATATCGATCACAACGTTGATAGGCTTTTTGACCACCGGTGGGCACAAGTGCTTCGGTTGAAATTCGACGACATCGATCACCCGCGTCCACACTATCACCTTTTTACGGAGACCCAAGCAAGGCATATTCTACAGTGGCTAGAAAAACATGCTGGCTCGTTGTTGGCCATTTACGTGCATTGCTGGGCAGGAGTTTCACGCTCCGCTGCTGTGGCACGATTCATTGCGCGTAAGTATGGATTACCATTTGACGAGGCGAAAGGAAAGTCGTACAATCGCTACGTTTACTCGATGCTAGAGAGCGTAGACGCGCAGAGATAAAATATACGGCGGCAGTTGGGAAAGGCCAGCCTTTCCCCCTCCCCAGTCCCCCTTTGGTCTATTACCTCCTTGCCGCCATTTGGGGCCATAGCTCAGCTCGGGAGAGCGCTTGACTGGCAGTCAAGAGGTCGTGGGTTCGATCCCCACTGGCTCCATCACACAGAGGAATTACACGATGACTAATGAGCAAATCGATAAGCTCACCGACATTATCTGCACGATGATGCTAGACTTTCAAAGCCGTACACCCGACAATCCCATCACCCGCGAGGATATTCGAGGCTACGTCGTGAAGGTGAACGAGGTCGAAGAGCCAGAGAAAGAAGAGCTCCCCGACCGCGAGCCCACGTACATCACCTTTCCTGTTGGGCACACCGCCAGCACTTGGTGAAATTTTAAGGGGCCATAGCTCAGTTTGGGAGAGCACCGCCCTTGCAAGGCGGGTGTCGCCGGTTCGAGCCCGGCTGGCTCCATTATTCACCTCCTCTGCGCAGCATTGGAGCTGCGAAGGAGGATATAGCCATGAGGCTAAGCATTGGAAGTCACGTTGTGTTTATCGACACCCATTACCAGGAGCACGAAGCGCTGATCACCGCCATTCACGGTGACCCCGCATCCAAGCCGTGTGTGAACCTGCTCTACGTTTCTAAGCAGACGGGGAAGCAGGACCAATACGGCCAGCAGATCGAGCGCCCCTCTTCGGTGGTCCACATCAAGGACAACACCGCGGGTGGGTACTGCTGGAAGTTCCCTGGAGAGGAGAAGTAGCGTGACAGCCGTGGCTGGGGCCGAGCAGGCGCCTGCCCCCACGGGTTCTAGTGCTGCGTAGAGGAGGCGTAATTGCCCTTATCCATGAAACTTACCTTGGCACTATTCAGCGCGCTCGTATTCACCTACGGTTGCGTGCGCTTGCTTCTGCATTTGCTACTGACCCCGTTCTGTGGGCGATAAGGAATCGGAGCAATGACACAAGTTCGCACAACTACCCTGTTTGCTGTGGTGGATGAAACAGGAGCAACTGCGCCTCTTTACCTGGGTGGTGACAATGATGGCCTCAGCGTCTTTTTGACGCGGGAGCGCGCAGAGTACTTCAAGAATGAGTACCAACAGCTTTTTCCCGAAAAAGAGTTTGTGATACAGGAATTCGGAGTCCTTCCAGACGAAGAATAGCTCAGCAAAGGAGGCGAGCAAAAATGAGGAACGTACAGAGAGCTGCAGTAGCAATTGTGGCGTTAGCCCTTGTGGCCGGATGCCCACCACCTGATCCAAACAACCCAGCTAGCAAGTATCAGCCAGGCTACACGACTGTGACCATTGCTAAAGCGGTGCTCAACGCCGGTTACGCAACTTTCATGGGTGTGGAAGCCAATGTGCGCGAGGGATGCACCAAGAAGATCTGCGTTAAGCTGCATCCTGATCAAGGCAGCCAAGCATTCAAGGATTGCATGGGGAAGGATCACTCCGCTGCCCCAGAGTTCAAAACGTGTTATGGAAAGATGGCTCAAGCTAAGGCTATCATCGATAAGGTTCATCCTCTAGCAATATCGGTGATCGACGAGGTGAAGGCAGCTTTAGATTTTGTAGTGCAATATGAAATTGCGAAACTGGCCAAGGAAAATGCGAAAGATCCAGCGAAACTCAAGGAATTCTGCGACAAGGTGTTCCCTGCAAAATCGGGCGAAGAGTATCAGAAGTGCATCGCTGGTCAGCCATTAAAAAAGGGAGATTGGGACGGCCTCTTGAAAAAGGGATCCTGCTTGGTGTACAATGGTCTGGCCTTTTTCCCAGATCAGTACGCCAAGTACGTGATGCCTGTGCGTATCTGGTTCAAGGGTTACGGCGGATGTAAGTAGCCACAACGCCTTCCCTCCGCGATCCAGCCTTTATGGAAAGAGCGCAACGATGAGCAGTGGGAAAAACACGAGTTGGCACTTTGTGGATGGGGAGCCTCATAAGGGGACTCCAGAAGATTGCGCCAAGTGTGCTCGTATAAAAAAGCGCGGTGGCTTGACCAAGAGGCAGCTTTCCAAACGTAATGGGCGTCGTGGAGGGAAGGCAAACAATCGAAACGCTACTCGGCATTGTGCCTGTGGTGCTGTCATTAAAAGCACGAACAAGACAGGAAAATGTCGTAAATGCTGGAACCATTGGCGAAGCAAGCAGAGCCAGTCACAGGTATCCAAAAAATCTTCTGGCGAAAAATTCTGTGTGGAGTGCGGTAAAGGAGTGTCCGACCAAAATGTGAGCGGTTACTGTGTGAAGTGCTGGAGGAAATCGGCTGCTTGGAAGAAGACTCGCGATGAACACAGTCGGTGGTTAATTACTATGCGCCATCAGAAAGAGGAGGTAAGAGAAACCGAGATACTGGCTCCTCTTGACAAGAGTAGGCTGTTGGATTAGACTCCTTAACGTTTGTTGCGGAGTAGGGAAGTCAGGCCGTTCCCGCCGGGCCCATAACCCGGAGATCGCAAGTTCAAATCTTGCCTCCGCTATTTTTCCCGAGGAGAGTTTCTCGTGGATCCCAACTATAAAGCCGTCGCTAACGCCGGATTTAATGCATGGTTAGAGTCGCTGCCAGCGGATGATTGGGGAGACTCCTTCGATAATTGGGTACCTGTATATTGGGATGAAGAGAAAAGTGAGTGGGTGGAGGGAGAAAGGCCAGAAAGTGAAGAGTAGAGCTTACAGGCGAGCTCAGCGGCAGCGTTTATGGAAGAAGCGCCAAACGTACTACGGCGGCTGGGTGGCTAGGCATGCCTACGGTAAGATGTTCATCGATACGCCTAAGAGATGCTCCTGCTCAGGTTGTAGTCAGAACTGGGAGCGTAAGCACATGGGACGAGTAACACGGCAGGAAGAGATCTCAGAGCTACGCATGCAGGAGCAGCTCCTTGAAGAGGGGATCGGATGAACGTCTACTTGGTGATAGGTCACTTTGCCTGCTTCGGGGATGACTGCTTATGGAATGTGGCAGTTTTTACGGACAAGGAACGGGCAGAGAGCTGGTGCGCTGAGGCCAAGAAGTTTGCTGATCGGATATATGCGTTGTGCGAGAAGAGTTGGGAGGGTCACGCGCATGCTACGTCTGTTCCGCAAGAGTTCGGTGATCTCTACCACAAAATGGACATGGATTGCATAGGGGATGAGAGTAGCACCGAAGAGGATCTCAAGGCCTCGATGACCGAGTGGGGTCGGTTGCAGGATATGTTCAGGTACAACCTGAACCCATTTGATCACAAGGATTCTGCTATGCAATGGATACGCGAGCGCTGTCCCATCGAGTACCGTGTCCACGATTTTGAGCTCGATCCTCCTTTACCGCAAACCCTCCACCAAGAAATCACTCCAGAAAACACGCCGCTTCTGGCTAGACAAGTCGCCGAGGCCGACTATAAAAAGCTCCAGGAGTTGTGGGATCTTTCTCCGGAGCAACGCTTCGAGACGTACGACCCGGAAAAAGACGACGACTTCTAGTTGGGGGTGTGGTGAAGCCTGGAGTTCACGCGGCGTTGTCAGCGCCGAGGCCGCGGGTTCGAATCCCGTCACCCCCGTAGGGAAGCTTTCCGCCAATTCACAAGTAGTTACTTTAAACAAAGGCAACTACGTTAGCCTCAGCCACTTGTGAATTGGAGGCACCATGTTTATTGTTGGTCTCACGATTGTTGGTCTGTGTTTGCTGCTCACCATCGGAATGCTCTTCTACGCTATCAGAGACAGAAGAAATCCACCTCATATGTTGTAAAGTAAGATTGTGGCGCGGTAGGCAAGCGGTTTAAGCCACCGGCCTTTCACGCCGGTCATCGCGGGTTCAAATCCCGTCCGCGTCTTCAGGAGGCGAAAGCAATGTCTGATGAATATGTAGAGGTTTACGTTGATGAGGTGGTGGCAGAGACCGACGAAGCCATCTTGATCAAACCTTTTATCGACGAGCCCTTTGAGGCATGGATCCCTAAAAGCTGTATCAGCAAGGATTCGGGGGTGCGCCATAAAGGCGAAGGCGGCGTCTTGGAGATCAAGGAATACATGGCTGAAAAGAAAGAGCTCATCTAGGAGCGATCATGTATTATTTGATCCATCCGGTCGCTCCTGAGGGCATCGAGACACCAGATTCCAATGTGGAATCGGCCCTCACCTACTTGGACTACTTGGTGCGCGAGCTCAGCCTTCCAGTAGCCGCTCCATGGGTACCTTACGTAATGCTCTACGGGAATAGTCCAGAGCACCGAGAGGCATGCTTAGAGAACTCCATCAAGATGCTTAAGCGCTTTGACGGAGTGATTATGGTGGGGCCACGGTTCTCAGCGGGCATGCGCGCAGAAGCGAGGGCAGCTATGGAAGCCGGCAAAGAAGTAATCGACGCCATCGGCACATGGGATCACTTCGTCGCGGTGTTTCGCGAATGGCTTTAGTCGATGGCCGTCCTCGCCTGCGTTACAAACTGGAGATGTCCTTCATGTGGGGAGGAGTCTCTGGACAATGATCCATGGGAAGGACCTGTGTACTGGGCAATGCCGGTCGATTTGCCTGTGTGGTGCTTCCTTTGCGGCTGGATGGGTACCGTCGGTGATCTTTCTGGAAACACGGAATTCAAATTTTAAGGGGCTGTAGCTCAGCTGGGAGAGCGCTAGAATCGCACTCTAGAGGTCAGGGGTTCGATCCCCCTCAGCTCCAAATCGGATTACGCTATATGGTATTGTCAAGTAAGATGTATGAATCTTTGGCAGGTCGTACTGTTCGCCTTTTGCGCGCGTATACCGTCGAAGAAGATTGCCTACCTTCAGCTCCATTTAAATTCAGCATTTGTCTTCCCAAAGGATTACGGGGCACCGTGATCAAAGTGGTCATGATTCCAGAATCTAAGGTATTCGTGGACTTCTCTATCGGCGAGACAAAAATTCAATGCTGGATCCCCAAATTACTCACCGAACTTGTAAAATAGCTGGTAGTAGTTCTAGCTCACAGGAGAACCAGCTATGCCAGAGGACAGAAAATCAGACTTAGTAGAAATCGGGGCACTGTGGATTGGGGAAACGAAGACGGGGGAGATGTATCTCAACGGGAAAATGGGTAGAGCCAAACTGCTCGTGTTCCGCAACAAGTTCAAGGACACAGATAGGCATCCAGACTACAAGGTCTACGTCACCAATCCTGAGCGTCAAGATCAAGATCGAGCGCAGCCGCCAGCAGACAAGTTCCAGCAGTCTATGACATCCCCGCAGCAAGATAAGAAGTCCGATAGCCACGTTCCACCAGACGAGGATCCCTACGACGAGATTCCATTCTGAGGTGCAATCATCATGCTCGATCGTATTAGAAAAGCCTTTCGCGAGAACGTCTACACGCATCTTATCAACGACGATCGTCTACCCAACAAAAAGAAGGGGTCGGTGTGGCGCCACGGACGTTTGTACATTCGCCCTCGCAAAGAAAAGAGGCTGAAGCTCACGAACAGATCTCCAGAGGCACATGTCAGCTGGGCGCTTCTTGGGGCTGCTCATCATTTGTGCTTCCACATTCGCCTGGAGTCTCCAGGTGGAGAAGATGACATCAGCATTTCCGGTGGCATCCCGTACCTCTTCTACTTAGGAGGAAGTGTAGAGGGGCTAGTACCGCAGGAGGTCAAGCAGTGGATCGGTCTCTACAATCCAGGCGCCAAGACAGGGGACGTCTATATTGACAGGTCCATTGGCTGGTCGATTCACGACGGCACTGCTTGGATTTCCATCTGGGAAAACGATAACGGGTGGAGCAGTAGAGACCCGAAGTGGTGGAAGTTCAACTTTTCCATCAACCCTCTAGATCTTCTGGGCCGCAAGAAGTACACTAGCGAGGTCGTCGAGGAGAAGACGGTGGCCATCCCGATGCCTGAGGGAAGCTACCCAGCGAAGATTAAGTTGTGTGCAGATACATGGGCACGTCCGCGCTGGCCTCGTTGGCCGTTCTCGGAAACCATTTTGCGCATGCACGCTGATATGGTCAAACCCATCCCCACTCCCGGTAAAGGCGAAAATTCTTGGGATTGTGGTGACGATGCGGTGTGCGGTTTAACAGCTCCCGCGCGCACAATGGAAGAGGCGGTAGGTAAGCTAGTAGCTACTGCTTTGCAGGACAGGCAGCGTTACGGTGGAAGCCACGAGTTCACACCGCGGGATCCACCTCCTGATGAAGCCACAGAAAATGCGCCGGTAGAGATGAAGAACGCCGATGCCTAAGACGATGCGCGATTTATTACTGGGCTTCACTGTAGGCGCGGTGATCTTCTCTGTTCTAGCGTTGACTCTAGGATACTGTTACCATGGCTGAAGAAAACGGACATGATTGGATCACCAACGGGCTCGAACAGGCAGTCCCATTCACAGGCCCACAGCCAGATGATGAACCACGGGTAGAGCATGTTCCAGAGGACCTGGCTAGCGTAGCGCGTGATGCGGGTATGCTCATTAATCCAGCAATTGCTAGGCACGGGAAGCTAGCTTGACCGTGGGGATAGGGTCTAAACGAAAACGCCTTAGGCGCTTAAAGGCAAAGTACGGTGGTCCAGGGCTGCTACCAGCAGGAGAAACGAAAATGAAATTGAAGTATGGTGGTTCAGGTGTACCTCCTACAGGACCGCATCCCAATCCTCCTCGTCCGAAACCGCGCCCGGATTCTCACAAAGAAGACGCTTGCAAGTGCTCCAACGACTGCGGTGCTACAATAGCTGCCCTGAAGATGCTTGCGCAGTCCCTGGAACGAGAAAATGAATTTCTGCGCGACGAGCTCAAGCGGCTGCGCGAAGGAGCCCCAGAAAATTGGGTCCACCTAGGCCAAGGTGGGGAGTACGTCCGCAATTTGGGGGATCCTTTGTGGGAGCGCGGCGAGTTCGTGTGTGAGTATAAAGAACCAAAAGAACCAGGAGAATCCGATGACAAGTGATAACGGGGGCCTGAATTTCAACGAGATAAAGCTCACAGCAGAAATAGTTTTCAGAAAGAAAAGCGGAGCCATCATCGACCTCAGCGATCCGGATTTTTCGGGCTCCAATTTTTTCAAGGCGTGGCATGAAGGGGTTGTTTGGCGTGATATCGAGTTAGAGTTAACAGGCGCAACGTGGGAAGATCTTACTTCTTACGTTCGTAGTGTTTCCCTCTCGTCCAACCCCATAACGCTCTTTGAGCTGCTGGAGAATTTCTGCACCCCCATCCAGGAGTGCGTGCTCTCGCTCAACGAGCAGCTCAATCTCGTTCATCGCTTTCTAGACAATCAAAGTCTTCCGCCAGAAGGTATTCCTGTAATTAATCTTGAGGGCAAGGAACAGGTTGTGTGGACTACCAACGGCTTGTCCGATGGAACGGTGGTTGAAGGAACCCTTCCAGCCAATAAGCTGTATCCCTACGTATACCCTGTGGACAGCACCTTCATTATGGATCAGATGGAGCTCTTCAAAGAGGATATTTCTGTGAAGGAGCTCTTCCACAAGGTTGTTCTCTGCATGTTGAAGGTGGCTACCAAAGACAACGCTACCTTATGCTTCATGCTGGACCAGGCAGCAGAAGCGCAGGGGCATCGTTATGCAGCCGAGCAGCTATCGCCAGCATCAGTGCAGTATCTTCGGCATGAGATTGAAAAGTGGCAGCTACCGGCCCCGCAGATGCTGGTCACCCCCAGAGCCGTGTCTGAGCTCCTGGGGGATCCAGACCATATCCGGTTCATGGATTTGGTAACAAAAATGGAGCTCTTCTCGCGAGGTATTGTTGGGCGATGGGGCGGCATAGAGCTCATCTGCGTGGGGTCCAACTACGATAGTTTTGTGGAGTATGGCAGCCACTCAGAGGCGATGTTGTGCACTGCGCCCTCCTCTTTGGGGATTAGGCAGGTGCGTGTTCCGTTGCTGGTGCACCCAGTCATCTTGCCGCCACCTACCACGCAGAAGACACCACCCGAAAAAGTTGGGTGGTATGTGTATCAAAAGGTCACCACCAGCATCCTTCAGTCTCGTGGTGTGGCCACCTGTACGCGTTTGAAGAAGTAGGGCGGCACACACATGGAACACAAATACTACTGTGCAGTTATCGTCAACGAGCATGACAGGAAGCCACGCAACTGCCTTTTCAAGAGCGTGTTCCCTCCTTTGTGGGTTGTTGGTTCTTATTCCAGTGGTATGTGGGCCACGCAGCGCTTTATTCTTTTGAATTTCTGGGAAATTTCTGAAGAGCATTATCTCCAGTTTCCCTCAGAAATGAGAGATTTTGCGGAGAGCACGTGGCAGCGCAGGAACGAAGCTCTATAGGTCGTTACGATGCCCCTTTACGAGTACCTTTGCAACAGCTGTGGTGAGCTCACCGAGCATGAGTGCAAGATGGCTGACCGTCCCAAGCAGGTGCGCTGCGAGCACTGCAGCTCGACGAACACGCAGCAGCTCATTTCCGGTACCAGCTTCATGCTAAAAGGCGGTGGCTGGGGTTCCTCTGGGTATTCATCCGGAGGAAAGAAAAAGAGGAAGTAGATGTCCTACGATGTCAACGGTAAAGTGGGGTATGAAGTTAAGTACTGCTCCAATTGCCTGGCAGCTGGTATATTAAGTGAGGTGCGTGGTGAGATTACTCCGTCAGCCTTGCACAAGTGCGAAGCGTGTGGTTTCACGCATGGTGGGTTTAAGGCTGCCAGAGCTAAAGAGTTTCTGCAGAGGAAGATAGACATCCTCCAAAGCGCTATGGCCCAGCTAAATAAGAATGACCTCGGATCATAAGAAAGCACCCGGACCTAATGGCCGCATTATGCTGCGCCTTCCTAAGTCTCTACACAAGAAGTGCGTGGAGCTTGCCAAGCGGGAAAATACGAGCCTCAATCAGTTTATCTTAGGTGCCGTTGCTGAGAGGGTGGGCGCTACTCAGATGTACCACGAGCTCGCAGATCGGTTAGAGCAGAAGTAAGTCTTCTTGACATCTCGCCTTTTTCTGCCATTAGTCGTGAAGGTTTATACAAAATACGAGGGTTCATAGTTCAATGGCAGAACGAGTGGCTGTTAACCACTAAGTCCCAGTTCGACTCTGGGTGAGCCCGCTAGGCCCTTCTTGTAGCTCAGCTGGTAGAGCATGGGACTCCGAGGTCGTGGGTTCGAGTCCCACCTGGCCCGCTACTTATGTCGAGGCGACGCGCGAGGAGCCGTTGATGAGTAGATCACGCAAACGAAGTCGGGTAGTAGTAATCGTTCGAGGCAGTCTTGGCAGGCTTTTCCGACGTAGGGCGAACAAGGCTATGCGTCGGCGCACGAAGCTAGCGCTTGTTCGAGGTCGATATGAGCACGCTCCCAGGCGGCTTGAGGAGGTAAGCGATATCTACGATTACAAGGACTGGAGTCGTTACGTAACCAGTGAGGACTCTGAGAGCTTGCACCGTGCGCTCAAGAAGCAGATGCGGAAGTAACGGGCGGAGGGCTTGAAGGTAAGCCGCCTGACTGGGGGTCAGGAGTTGTGCGGGTTCGACTCCCGCTCGCCCGATAGGTACTTTGGTGCCGTAGCTCAGCAGGTAGAGCAGTGGACTGAAAATCCACGTGTCGGTGATTCGACTTCACCCGGTACCACTTCGCGGGGAGTAGCTCAGACTGGAAGAGTGCTCGGTTCGGATCCGAGAGGTCGCAGGTTCAAGTCCTGTCTCCCCGATTTCTTCCTACCTTGACATCGTCATCCATTCAGCTTATGCTCTTACCGATTCTGAAGAGGCAGGCGCAACAGCTCTTCGGAAGTTGGCAGCTGGGGGCGCCACTCCGCTGCCGCCCTCTTGTTTATGGGGTGCGTTATGTGGGACACCTTTGAGGATGGTTACCGCGACGCTTCGGGGGGTTGGCCTCCGAGGGGGTACAAAGAGGATTACAAGCGCGGGCGCGCAGCGTGGCACAAGGAAGCCAGGAGACGGCTTCTTGCTTCTTTAGATCCTACTAAACCAAAGCACATATCTATTTTGATCCGGCTTCCAGAAGAGTCACCAGAATAGTCGCCCCGCCACCTCCCATCGTAGGTCCTTGGTACTGGCACGGCACGTCTGGCTTGTACTGAGTGCCTCCCTTGCATCCATCCTTCCCCGGTTTCTGTCCACACGGTGGGCTCTTGCGTGCCACGCAGACATCACATCCTAGCGGGAATACGCCGTAGAGCTTCTCATTTCCCTTGGAGCTCATGACAGGTCCGAAGGTGAACGTTCCCTTGGCATTCTTGACCGACATCACGAGGGGCAAGTTGAAGCCGTCTACCAGGCTGATGTCCAGGATGTCGTACCATTTGGGGTTGTTGATGTTGAGCTCAGCTTTGGTGCTGCCGCAGCCCACAGGAGCTCCGAAGGCGATCGTCGCGTTCAGGTACTTCCCGCCGAGAGGGAGATTCTGAGATTTCTTTTTGGGCAGAGTGAAACCGCATTTCAAGGCTGCTGATGGTGTGCAGAATGTTTTCCAGTCGGCCGCCACTATTTTTGAGTCCGACCCAAACGACACGTACACTTTGGTATCGGCGCCTGTGCTGTTCAGCAGTGTTGCTGTAGTAGGCGTTCCAGATTTTACGGGGGCTTCCTTTTTCTGAGGCTTTTCCTTGCACGCTACCGCTAACGGTAGTAGCATAGCAAAGAGAAACGCGAGAAAGCGGTATTGCTTCATTGTACTGTCCTTTTGTGGTGGATGTTTCAGTTGAGTAGATTTAATCAAGATCGGCGGCTGGAAAAGCGCCGCGCGTCTTGTAAAATTCACAGATGGACAACGATTCGTGGTGGGAGCAGTGGTGGAAGACTGATGGAGGCAAAATGCTGACGCAACGAGAACTGCAGGACAAAATTCTTACTATGCTTCCTACCTACCGTAGGGAGCTACAGAAGATGGAGAATCGTTTAATTACTTGTGGAGCGGTCGACCGTCACTTTGTGAGCGAGAGCTTCACAAGGGTTGGCATCCACATTTTTGGAGAGGCTTCAGAAGGCCATAACGCTCCCATCGATTATCTTCCCCATGACCACCAGCTGTACATTATCCGAGCGGAGGTTTCTCCTGTATCAGATGGAGACGCTTTCATGATTAAGGGTAAAGGCAACGAGAGCTGTCCGCTTTGTGGCAAACCTATTCCGGTGCAGCTCAAGGAAGCTCTGGTACCACAGGATCTAGTGCTTGTGGGATGTCCTGTGCTTAAGGAGGGGGAAATAGTTATCGACGTGTTACCTATTTTCTCTCCTACCTTGGTCAAGGACGCTATCAGCGTGTGTCTTAACCTTCCTCATCAGCGCAGTAAAAATCCGATGACGCGAGTGTCTCGGCTGCTCTAGGAGATGCGCATGGATTACCCTGAACGAAATATAACAGAAAAAGACTTAATCCGTTCTGCGGTGCTGGCCTGCAAAAGCTATTACAGCGGTGGCCCGGATCCAACCACCGGCACCTACCTTTTCACATCGGCCACTTTTTCCAACGCCTTCAACAAGGTGACCGGCATCAAGGGTCCTATAGACGGCCTCATCGTACAAGCGATGCTCTGCGGGCGCGATTGGGTAATAGAGCTGCCCAAGAATTACTGGCAGCTCACAGAAGCAATTCTCATGGAGCACATTCTATGACGATATCCAAGAAGATGCCAAAGCATAAAAAAGGCTGCGCGTTTCTGGAAGACCCTGATCAGCTGTGCACCTGCAACGCCAAGTATCTGGGAAAACCCTTTGCGCATTGGCAAACGCGGGCGCAGGAGCTCGTAATGGACACGCTTTTGCGTGGTGTGTACCAGTATCAAGATCCGGACGAGCTGTTCTGCCTGCCTCGGCATCTTGCTTCCCGGAAACTGTTCCAGCTGGCTTACTCCGTAGATCCCGCCATTCTGCGCAAAACTGCTGATGAACATACTCGTTGTGCGGCCGGGTTCGTGTCCATCATGGCGGAAATAACCGAGGGCAAGTGGCTTCCATACTTTGATCCTGCGACTTGTGGGCTGCCAGATAAGCGCAAAGCTTGACAACGTCTTGCAGCTTGCTTAAACTGTTCGTGCTGTGGGTCTGAGACTAAAAATCTTCCTCGTGGTGAGGAGGTGAGTGGAGTCAAGGCGCAAGCGGGCAGCTTTAAGTAAGCCCCGGCCCACACAATTTTGAGCACAAAAATGCTGACCTGGCCATGTCCCAAATGTTATCTGCGTGACCTCGTTGAGCTCAGGGACGGTTATTGGTGCCGCCATTGCGGACACTATATTCCTTATGATTTCGAGGAAGAGAAATGACTGTTTGGTTCACGAGCGATTGGCACCTCTTCCACGATAATATCCTGAAGCTTGTCCCACGTCCGTTCAAGAACGTGCAGCAGATGCATAGTGTCATCTTGGCGAACTACCGGTCGTGTGTGCGCGAGGGCGATGTGGTGCATTTTCTTGGGGACCTGACTCTGCGCGGCCCCTCTGGCATCGAGGCAGTTCGCAGGCTCGTGGGGGGTTTACCTGGCACCAAGCATTTCGTCCTGGGTAATCACGATCGCTTAAAAGTGCAGAGCCTTTTGAAAATGGGCTTTGCCAGCGTGCACTCCTCATTGGTGTTACGCCATGGATCGTGTCAATATTTACACGTGCACGATCCGGATGAGGATCTGAACACAGGTTGGTCGTACGCACCGCGTATCATCTGTGGGCATGTACACGAGAAATGGAGGTACCGTGCTGAGCCTCGACCAGCAGTGAACGTAGGTGTGGACGCCTGGGGCTTTCAGCCAGTGCGCAGGCATACCGTGATGACTCTATTCGACAACCCACCTGACAGCTTTCGCAGGATGCTTGTGGGCAACGCAGCTGACTTTGCGGCGTGATCTCATGACCGACGATTGGAAAGAAAGGGCAGCTTCTATTTTGCTTCCTGGAGAAGTGATCCAGGAGCCTGAGAAGCCTAAACCAAAGAAAATCAAGCGTAGTAAGAAGAAGCAAAGTTCTAAGCGGGTGCCTACAAAGGGTGTTTTTTCTTACGAGTATAATGAGAGCGATGATGGTCTTCTTATTAAGGGCCTTCAGCGAGCGCTAGACGTACCAGCGGATGGTATAATCGGGCCTCGTACACTAACTGCCTGGAAGAATGCCTATGATGCAGATGGCGTTTTTATGGTGAAGAACAACACAAATGCCGCAGTTATTTTGCCTGGCGTAGAGATTACGTTGGATCCTTTTGAGGAACGTATAATTGTAGTACCCAGTTCTGTGTGGCAGAACGATAATTTACTTGCAATGGTACGGAGAGCTTACATCAGCATTGCTCCAGTTCCTGTACCAGAAAAATGGTGGCTATAGCTCAGTTGGTTAGAGCGCTGGTTTGTGGCATCAGAGGTCATTAAAACTCTTGACGGCCACCCTTATTATGGTACCATTGGTGTAGCGGTCTGCACGCTAGATTGTGGTCCTAGAAGCATCAGTTCGACTCTGATATGGTACCTTTACCTGCCTTCAAAGAAAAACATCCCACGCGTTTGTGAGTTTTGTGGATCGGATTTTTTGGCGCGAATAACGGAAATTCGTCGAGGTAAAGCTCGTTTTTGTAGCCGATCTTGTGCGGCACGAAGCAAGCCACCTGTTTTGGCAGGAGCCACTGGTCCGGCAAACCCAAATTGGCGGGGTGGTGTAATATGCTCCAGTGCTGGGTACCACTATGTTCGTATGCATGAGCACCCACGGGCCACCAATAATGGCTATGTAAAGCGGGCTGACTTGGTCATGGAAGAGGTTTTAGGGAGGGAGCTTCTTCCAGATGAAATTGTGCATCATAAAAATGAAGACAAAGGCGACGATTCGCCAGAAAATCTGGAGGTAATAACTTACTCCGCGCATTCTTCCCTGCACGGGAAAGCCCGTGGTAAAAAACCTGTTGAGCAAAAATCAGATCACCCAACTAATCGCCGTTATGAATGGCCTGCGGATGAGATACTTTTGCAATGGCGACGTAACGCGTCTTTACGTGAAATAGCGGCGGAGATGGGATGTAGCCATAAGAGTGTAGATAGACGCATAAAGAAAATACAAAAACGGGGCAAAAGGCAGCTTTGGTAGCTAATCCGACTAGCCACCCTACCTTGTAAAATATTGAAGAGGAATTAATGATGGAGAAACATATCCTGCGAAAATTTAAGCTCGATGCTAAGACGGCGGCGCACACTCCCGATGCGCGTGTGGGGGAATGGGTAGTGTGCATCCCAGACGAAGACTGGATATGCCCTGGGTGCGGTTGCGGTAATGAGGGCGGTGATGGTTTGTATTCTGATGACGATAGGGAATCCGTCGGGGATATTGATAGTCTCATCTTCTACTACGATGAGCTTTTACTGTGTAGTAAGTGTGAGTGGGAAGGTGCCGCTGGAACTTTGTACAACTTAGCAATGAAAGCCAAGGACATGGTTCAGTGCCCGTGCTGCAAAGGTGATGGAAGTGTGCGCAGTAAAAAAGCAGCAGAGTACAAGAAGCTAAAGAAGAGGAAGTCATGAGCAACGATGGAGACTTCGAGGGGAGGATCGTTCCTTTCCAAGCTTTGATGAAGGGGCGTGGTCCTGATACCGTTGTCCGTTTTCTCACCAAGGAGCTCTACACAGAAATCCAGTGCAGGGTGATGGAAGACAAGTACTGGCGTCAGGTGGAGCATGCTAGGGAAAAAGGCCACCAGCCTAGTCAGTTGCTGATACAGAAACTAGAAGCCCTCAACCGCTGCGAGACGCTGGACGAGTTTGCCTACTGGCTTCAGGACCAAAGCGGCCGGGCGATGCTGGTGTGCAACGCGTGTGGGAGGGTGGATGTGGAGGAGGTGCTGGAGATCAAAGAAAACGGAGAGCGCCGCCGCCTTTGTACATCCTGCTGCCACAGCCTGGGGCTCCTGGAGATCTACTCTGGGGCAAAGGCTTTGATGCCAGTTGATCGCGTGGTTCGACAAAAGGACCCCAATATCATCGATGTTGAAGCAACGGTTATTGATGTTGAGGTAGACGAGGACTAGTATGCCTGAAGCTAAGAAAGAGGTCATCTGGGTTATGTGTCCCAGCTGTGGGGCAGTTGCATTATCTGACGATGGGCATATCCCAAACAACTGGCCAGCGCCGGAAATAGAATATACTTCCACAGGTAGGTTTAGGCGATTATTACGCAAGGGGCGTTATATTGCCGAGCAGCATTTCATGGCGTGTAATATCTGCATGGAGTTCGTTTGCCCCACATGCTTAACCGATCATGAAGGCAATCTGATGGAATGGTGCATTGCCTGCGAGACAAAAGAAAAAGGGTTGCGTGTAGACCACCCGGATCCACGGTTGCGCATCGACGCCGTTTCTTTGACCCTTTTACGGGAGAAGTATAAATGATGACAGCTGAAGAATTCGCAGCCTTATATATTCTTACGGTTGCTTCAAGCCTGCAGAAATATACCCAGCAGACTACTCCTGGCATGAAAGCGCAAAGTGTGGAGGAGACGTTCGACCGCATGCGCATAGAGGGCTACGTGGTTGTGCGCCAGGAAGACGCTGGTTCTCCCTGCTGAGGGATGCGTGCCTGTGCTCATACGGTTATTGAGAAAGAGTTGGGATTGCCGCCACCGGATGAGGTGTACCCACTAAAAGATATGGACCTCTCTGGCGTGTGGGAGCGTGTGCGCAAGCGAATAGCAGACGGCACCATCTAGACTTGACAACGACACCAATCTGGCTATAGTACCATTGTTATGTTGATGAACTTCCACAGAGTGCGCTTGAAACCCATGGCCCAGAACTCAATTTTCTGGGTCGGTGGTGTAAAGGTTGCACAACGGACTTTTAATCCGTCCGGAGCAGGTTCGATTCCTGTCCGGCCCATTTCTTGAGGTGACGTTTGTCCTCATTCAAGCCACACGATCTTGAACGTACGCCACTCAAGGTGAGCAGTCAAGGGTTCGTGTTGGCTGAATGCCCCAAGCACCCGTATGCGTGGAAGCGAGATGGTTGCGTGCATTTTCACCGGTTGGTGATGGAGAACCATCTTGGACGGTACCTTCGCGAAGATGAGTTCGTATTCCACAAAGACGAGGACAGAAAAAATAACGATATAGAGAATCTGAGAATCGTTATCCGGTCTCCGGCAACACGGGTGTACAAACCAAGGAGCGCACCACCGAAGAGGATTTGTGGTGTGTGCAAGGAGGGGTTTCGTCCGGAGTGGCTGGAGTGCAAAGCGAACTACAGCGATTCTAAGTACTGCTCGGATTTTTGCCGAGCAGAAGCCAAAAGGAGCGCTAAGAAAAAGGCGCACGCGGTAGGAAGGGACTTCAAGAAAATCGAACCACCCAGTCGCGAAGAGCTGGCGGCTTTGATTTGGGAGTATCCATCAACCAAGCTTGCTGAAAAGTTTGGTGTGTCCGACCGCACCGTCGGCAACTGGTGCAAGAGGTATGGGATAGATAAACCACCACGAGGATACTGGGCCTCGATAAGGTCTAGGCAGTGAAAATTATCTGGGTCGCGATCTGGGATCAGAGAGGGCTCCAACCCCTCCCAGCCGGGTTCAATTCCTGGGCGACCTGTCTCGGTGCTTAAGGTAAACGCGTGACCTATCTATCGCAGCGGGCGCCAAAGCTGCTGTAGGAGCATCGTGAAATCGGTCCTTCGATAAGGGGAAAGAAGGATCGAGGGTGTGGGATACCGAGTCGGTGGGCCCCCTCGGTTAGTATCTGTTGCCGCTCTTGTGTGGCAGGTACTAGCCCATTGCAGCCGTTGGTACCCTGAAGATGGGCTACAGGGTCCGGTCCACTGCCCCGAGTATCTAAAACGATGCGTGGAGCCCTCTCCCACACCCACCTTGGGCGATTAGCTCAGCCTGGAAGAGCGCTGTCTTGACTCGGCAGATGTCACAGGTTCAAGTCCTGTATCGCCCAGAGGGGCTAAGAGCCCCTACTCAGGACCTGGTCCAGTCTGAGGCTACCCAGGTGCCAGTGAGCCACGAGGCGGGTGCGCTGCGAGCTCGTGGATGACGCCTGGGATGTTGCAAGCGCACAGGCCGGTGCTCCGGTTGTCCGCCCGATATTTCTGGAGCACTCGACCACGGACCATTAGGGCTTGTAGCTTAGTGGCTAAAGCGCACGCCTGATAAGCGTGAGATCGACGGTTCGAGTCCGTCCAGGCCCACTTTGCGCGCCCGTAGCTCAGTTGGATCAGAGCATCGGTCTACGGAACCGAGGGCCGCAGGTTCGAGTCCTGCCGGGCGTAAAAGGAGGCTTACCAATGGCCGATGAAGATCCGTATGAGGATACCCTTCCAGAAGTCAAGGACATGACAACGTTGGGGTTGCTTGACGAGCTCGCCACGTTCTATCCTGGGCTGGAAGATCAAGAAGCCTTTATTGAGCTCACACGCCGCATCAAATCCTCAGGGGCTGCCAATGCGTAAACTATTACGACGTCTTTGGTGCCGCCTCCGCTTCCACGATCTGCAAATCGTTAAACACATTCACGGGGACATCAAGCACGGTACCCGTCTGCTGAAGTGCCGGAGGTGCGAGCGCCGCTTTGTGATGTCCGATCCCCACCGAGCCTTTTTCTGCTACTCCGACAATCCCATGTTCGCGCGAGACCTCATGAAGTTGTATGGGCTGCCAGCGGATGACTTGTATGGATAATGCGGACCCGTTTCCACCTATCACTTTTCCTAAGTGTATTCTTGACACCAAGCCCCTCACTGGTTATATACTAGTAAAGGAGGTGCAGCATGCCCTTCCAACCCTTCCTGATTAGCAAACAGAAACAGTTCACCAACGGGATCGTCTATGGCCTACGCACCGCGGATGGCTACCCTATCGAGGTCACCGATACCTTCCTCCCCTGCTACACCAAAGATGCTGTTGGGCGCCGGCAGAACAAGCTGACGGGGGTTGGCGTAGGAGATCGTTACGAGCGTTGGATGGTAGGCGTATCTGTGATGAGTGGCTGCCCCGTACGCTGCAAATTCTGCGCAACAGGTCAGCTTAAGAAGTGGCGTTCTCTCACCGCGCAGGAGATAGCTGCCCAGGTCCAGTTCATCCTGGAGCGCAACTTGCGCTACGATCCTGCTAAATCTTACGAGTTCAAAGTGAACTACACCCGTATGGGGGAGCCATTTCTCAACATTGAGGAAGTGATTCAAGCCATCCATTTGATCGACGAGCTTCTGCCAAACGTTGACGTACACCACTACATCTCCACTATTGGAATCGTCGGCTCAGACTTCGACTGGATCGCAGACAACGTCACTCTGCAACTCTCCCTTCACTCTCTCGACCCTGAACGCCGCAATTGGTTGATCCCCTACAAGAAGAAGCTCACCATCCCAGAGCTCGGCGACGTCAGAACGTACAGCGATCTGAAAACTACCCTCAACCTCACTCTGGTGGAAGAAGCCGACTTCGACATCGTGCGGCTGCAGAAATTCTTCCCTCCAGAGCACTTCTTCGTCAAGCTCAGTCCCATCAATCCAAACGAAACCTCAGAGAGACACGGCTTAGGTACCGGTGTTATCGACGAGGTTAATTTGCATTAGCGAGGAGGCACGCTATGGATACCGACAAGATCAAAGAAGAACTGGAAGCTGCTGGGTATGACCACGCAGTAGCGATTGCGACCCAAGCTGAGGTGGAAGCGGGCGCTGCCTGTGGGCAGCTCAGCGTCATCACAGAGAGTGAGGAAGACCAGCAATAAGTGCTTGACAACGTCAAAGGGGCGTGCTTAACTTGCTGGCATGCCAACCTACCTCATTGACGATCAAGCTGCCTTTGATGCTGCTCTCGCTCGTCTTAGAAAAGAGCGTGACGCAGAAGAGCGCTCTTTTTTCTCTTCAGACCCTCCTCCTGTTCACGTTATTTCTACACAGACGTTTGAGCGCCAATATCAGGAGACGAACGAGCGCTGCAGGCAAGAACTATTCAGTGTATTCAAGATCCCAAAGGGTCTGATGGAGAAATAAGGATGTCTGATGAGATTCAATACTTGACCATCGAATGCCCCCTATGTGGAGGCAAGTCCGCTATCCCTCATGCTTCCGAGCTCAGTGACATCGTCCACTGTGTTGTGGGTTGCCCAGGTTGTGGGAAGCATCTTCTGTGTTTGCCTCCTGGAAAGCTTGTCAAGTTTGACGACCAGGGAGAACACCGGGATTATCCTGTGCACGAGCTGCCAAAAGGGTAGCCCGTCTTGTAAAATACAATTAAGATGAGCGACTTTTTGATTTGCCGCAAGTGCGGCAGCCTCAAGCGGGCGCATACCCATATTGTCTTTCACGACTTTGGCTTCCAGCTAGGGGAGCCTGGCGTTCATTATTGCCCCACCTGCGATCCTGAGCCGGCGCCCCCGCAAGTGCATCCTATTACCGATCCCGAGGAAGTGTTTGGGAGCAATATCGCCGGAATGATTTTTGCCTCCCTGAAAGAAAAAGAAGCCAGGATTAAAGCGCTCGAAGACGCTGTGCGGGAGATGCTCAAGTATGAATGCCCGCGCTGCGATCTGGACGTGCAGGCAGCAGTAGACGTTTACGGCGTGCAGTTGACCATCACCGGAGTGTTCGATGACAACGAAGAAAAAGAGCCGCGTTGACCTCCTGAAGGAGATGTTCAAGGAGTATGGGCTCGATACCGAGTTCTTTTCGCAGTATGCCACGTACGTTGGGACGCAGCTAGATGAGGTGGATCGGGATCTATGGCAAATATGCCAAAGCTACAGCTTGGATGTAGAATCGGATTTTGAGCGCGCGAAGTCCGATCCAAAAATCCAGGCCTTGGGGGCTGCCATGGCTGCCACCACAAAAGAGTTCCTGGGAATAGGAGCTCCACGCAGCCCAGAAGAAGCATTTGCGGCTCGTAATGTAGGGGTGCCCAATACTACACTCCGTCAAGCAGAAACCGCAGTCATACTAGGTGCAACAGAGGTTACTCCGATGAGCGCAACAAAGTCCACAAAGAAACCGCAGGGTGCGGGAAGCAACCAAGAGGAAGTAATCGATCCGGCAAGGGAGCGGGCTATCACTTTATCCAATTGCTTGGAATTTCTGCAGTCAGGTGCAGCAGAGGACTTGCTTGTAGACGCGCGCATTCGCGTTTCGGAGCATCGACATGCCCAATCCAAGTACCGGCACGATCTGAGTGTGAACAATACTGTCCTGATGCCAGTTGCTATCTTGCGGTTGCTTGCGCACTTTGACAGGTCCTCTGAAGGCTGGGCGCAACTGTGGCCTGCGTTGAAGAGGTGGCGCGTAGCTACCATTTTCCGAGATGCGCATCGAAAGGATCTACCAGAAAATATTCGTGTACCGGCGCAGCTGGCTGTCGATGTGTTAACGGTTATCTGCCCGCTTGCAAACGAGCGCAAGATCTCCGACCAGCTGATAAAAGAGAAGAAGAGCACCGCTTATCATACGTCTGCGATAGATCCTTCACAACGCTCCAACATGCTGGACACGGAGCCGCTATTCGTTCAGTACGGAGAATTCCCTCAGGTGTTCATGCAGAAGGGCGGTACCGTTACTTGTGACGTGTCCAAGCCAAACATTATAGTTGACGTGCGGGCAGAAACCACCTCCCTTGTTGGGCATCTTCTGCCGTCAGAAGGATTCACTGCGCCGTCCGACGCGACGATGACCGTAGTAAACTTTCCGTATGAAAACACGGACAAGCTGGTTTGTGTACTTACTCATGGGGATCTGTACCTGGTTAAGCGAAAGTATATTCCAGAGAGCAAGTATTTAGATGTTGGGCCGCTCTTTAAAGACTGGGGAAACCTGTGCATGGCTTTTGCGCTCCCAGATGGTACGGTCACCTGTGATTTCGACAAGGGCGGGAAGGCCCTGGGGCGCGTGTGGTCGCCGAACATGTCTGTTCCTGCAGGGGAGCAGGTAGTCGAGGTTCAGTATGAAGACACCGGGAAGCTGATACGAATTTGCATGCGTGGCATGGCAATGGCACTAAAGATGCCGGAGAAACCACAATACATCAGGCCAGGCGTGTACAGTGCTTCTGTTGTCGATGGCAAGTATCCTTTGCTTAATTCAGAGACGGGCCGTTTTTCGTCTGAGAAGACTAATGAAGCCAACAAGCCAAGAGGCGCAGGAGACTACAAGCTCACCACGAACCGGTATGTGCGTCCTCAGCTTAATACTAATAAGAGGTACGTAGCGTCCAAGGCATCCAAACCCCATTCGTCTGAGACTGGCCGGGTAGCGTCGGATAAGCCTAATATGAAAGAGGTTGGCAGTAAGAATGGCTACCACCGCAAAACGATATCCGCAAACTACAAAGACACAGAGCTCCGTGTGATTCTGCCATTCCTCTTCACTACGGAATTCGAGCGGATGGCAGAGGATAGTCTCTATGGGTCTGCAGAGGCTAGGTGGCTCACAGAGGACCTCGGTATTCCCTACACCAAGCTTAATAATTGCGTGGACGCTTCGCAGGTACGCGAGCTTGTTTGTGAGAGACTGAGGCGCCTACCATGTACGCACACGCTGTTTCAAATTCCAGGATATCTACGACCAATTTTGCACCTGCTTCATGCAGGGGGCGCCACGTTCGAGAAGGACGCGCACTGGACGCATGTCCATCAACGAGAAGAATTTTCTCTTACTATCAACGATGCCCCTTTGGAATTCCATCGGATTGGGTTCTGTCGAGATGGTCGTACTCTACGCCTGCAGATTCCTCGGCATACCAATTCGGTAGACTTTAGACCAGATCAAAACGTCCAGGACCTGAAGCGGTTCACGCTACGGTTACGCTGCCTTTCTGCATGGCATGAGATTATTTTTGCCGACTGCTTCGTTAAGCAATACGAAGAGGCCGGAGAGATCATTCATATTTGGTATACAGGTGGACGAAGGAGCTACGGTTGCCTGCCCAACCCGCATGGGGAGACGATGGATATGTTGGGCATCTCAGGTCCGTACCCACCTCTAATCGACAACACAAAGCTTCTTGCCCCAGTTGAGGACTACCTTATTTCATGGACCAAGGGAAAGCGGCGCCGCCAGGTAGCGGTGACTTGCATGGATCAGCTCACGGTCGAAGTGAACGGCGTGCCGATACAACCAGACTGCATCGAGTTTGAGGCATTCCCAGAAACAACTCCGCATCCGCGCGTCCATTTATTGATGAGCGGGAAGGATTGGGATGCGCATAAGGATTCGTACATCCCCTCGTTCATCAATGAGGAATTTCCAATCAAGATCACCCTTAAGGATAAGGGGGTGGTGCTCAGGTCGGATAGGTGCGTTGGCAAAATGAAAAACGCGAGCCAGGATAAGAAGTTCCGGCTTCGCGTGACGATGCTTAATTTGGAGGCGGTTGGCCGTGAGCCAAAAGAAGATTAAGCGTAAGCAGCCGCGCATCAAATTCACTCCACACATCGAGAAGCGTGTAGAGGTGCCGCGGCCAGCGCACAGCGGAGTTGTCTGGGTTGACGAGGTCGAGTATGGGATCACTGTGCGCGACGGCGGTGTTGTGCTGACAGCCAGACCAAATAATGGAGCTAGCAGCAATAATGATGAGAGCGGCACCGCGCACAACACTCCTTTGGAGGAGACTTCTAGCACGTCCAATCAGGTAACCCGTCCTGCGCCAATAGCTATAGTGATGGACACCGCTGAAGCGAAAGCGGTCGGCCGCTATCTATTGGAAGCCTCGAAGCTTGCCAGCCGCATGAGGGGGACACGAAATGGCTAGCTATGCAGCTACTGTGCATGAAAACCTTTTGTGTGCACCGACGGTTTACGGGTTTGATGGTTTGGAAGAGCTGCGCGTGGCGGATCATCTTTTCCTGACCTCCGGTAACGGATACAAGTGGGAGGCTGGGGAGCTCGTTGACAAATTCCCAGAGGAGTCCCCTCGTCCTTACTGGGGTACGTACATTAGGGATGTTCTCTATTTGTACTATGCGTACCAGGGGGTCCTTGTCGGGGAACCTAAGATGACCGACTCACTGCAAACTTTAATCTGCGTTGGGGAGCTTAAACAGTTTTCAGAAGAAGCCGCATTGCAGCGCTTCTTAGAAGAGGAAAGGGAGAAGGGACTCTCTTTCGCTCAGGTCTCCCCACGTTACAGTAGAGCCTTTAACGTTCCAGACGATGTGAAACCAGATTGGCTAGACGCCATGATAGGTTTCTTGGAGATAGTGGTAGAAGCCCGTGCGGACATATTTAGTGTGCAGATGGAAAGTGCTGCTCAGCAGCAGGAGACTTGTAGGGAGCAGCTACAGAAGCTCAAGGGATTTCGTAAAGAGCGGAGTGAGTCAACTGTACGTGGGGCTGTTTGGCACCACAACCTTCGTTGCGGGAATTTGTAGTGGCCACTGATTTAGACAGGCTGCATGAGGTAGCCAAGTGGGATCGCGTTCCAGGGGTCAGACCGTTTGTTCCACGTGGGGGCGGGGTAACCTATTATGACTGCCACTTGGTAGCAGGGGTAGTAAGCTTGGGCGAGGAAGCTGTCGCTTGTGTGGTGCCTGAGTATCGGTGGTTAGCTCATGTTTTACCGATGATGCGCGAAGTTTTTCAGGAAGCCGGCTTACCTTTTAAACGGACCTCACAATTAAGATTTGAATCCGGAGAAACGCTCATTCGCTTTGCAATATGCGCAAACCCTGATTTTGCTTTGCGCTTCTGCGGGTACACAGAAGCTATGGTATATTTCCGATGAGCCGCAAGATGCAGACACCAATCCCTATCGAATCTTATGCGCGTGAGGGGCGTAAACTACTAGCGCAGCCAGGAGGAGCTCGTCTGGCCTTGGAGTTCCTGCTTGATTGTCTGGAGCGCCACAAGGATGAGCTGCGAGAACTGAGAACCGCACCTGCTCCGAAGACGCCAGCCTTGGCTGATTTGGGCCTTAGATTCGGTCAGATGAAAGAGGTGGTGGGAGAGCAGGTGGCAATTATGGAGCGGGCTCTAATTGTGGAGGCTCTTTATCGTACCGATGGGAATGCGACTAAGGCAGCAGAGCTTCTTGGGATAAGTCGTAAGGGTATCCAGCTGAAGATGCAGTCTTTGGGGATCAAGCGGTAGAAAGGGCACGACGGGATTTGAACCCGCGTTGTCGGGGGCCTTAATCCTCGACAACCATCCAAAGCGCGCCCAAGCGGCCCGAGTGGTTGTACCCTCACACCCGGACCTAGTATTGCCAGTATATTCGAATCACCGATGGCATTTAAGCTGCTGCGTAAGGCATTAAGTCTTGCGTGCTGTCTTTACACTACAAACCCATAAAGAGAGGGTTTGGCGGGAATCAAACCCGCACTTCAAGATAGTTTGTCGGCAGCGTTCGAGCCGGTGAAACTGGCGAATGCTTAGTTTTGGAGAATAGCTTGACGTTCAGTTCGGGCATCTATAAAGCCTCGACAGCCGTCTGCATCAGACACGACGACCGCGTTTACCAGATTTCGCCACCCGTACGCAAAGTAATGGGGCTGGGAGGCGCATCGCGTCTCCACTGTTTAAGCGCATCGCGTCTAAACGCCCCGATTGTACGGGGAAGGGTTCGAACCTCCAAGTCGAGTTTGGTGTGCTTCATAATCATCGCCCTTGAGATTCCTGCTTAAGTTAAGCTTGTCTCCATCCTAAGCCGTTATGTGTTTTTTACCACCTCTCTAGTCCAGCGAAGAGCTCCAAGCTCTAGTTGGTTTTCTGATTCCTTTACATCCGCTTGCTCCCCAGCAGCAATGCGCTGGGAATAGGACAGACCATCTTTGGCCATCTGCAGCTGGCTCTTCACTTCCACCTCCAGCTGCTTGATGCGCCGGTCGAGGAAAAAGAGAGCTCGCTCTTTGGACACTGTGGGATCGATGTTTTCTGCGGACATGTTATCTCCTGGAACTTACTCTGCACTGCCCGGCTTGATGATAGGTACCACACTCACTGCAATAACTTACTCTAAAGTCGCTTTGCTTTCGGCTTAACCGATCAAGCTCACGTTCAAGGCGTGATACCGTTGCCTCTAGTTCTGCTACCCTTTTCTCCAGCAGTGCGCTGTTCTCTTTTTGTTGATCCGCCATAGCTAGCCTAGCAGATATCCGAAGACCGCTTCTCCCACCGATTTCGCTGGAGCCTCTACCGAGTTCGCTTCCTCCCTGGCGAATTTGATCGCCTTGAGCAAAGCCTGCACCCTTTTCTGGAGCTCCTTCTTTCGCGCGGCAGTTACCGCCCCAGAGTGTTTTACAGTGACCCAGTGTCCTACGACCTGATCCTCCGTGATCAACTGCGTCTGGGCTGGGTGGTTATCTGTGGCATCATAAAGCACGATTGGCTTTTGGACCTTCTTTGTACGCGTCGTACGCTGCGCTGTGGACTTGAACAAGCTTGTTGCAGGGTCTTCCGTCCAGTCGTAGGCTGGGTCCAGCACAGGCAAGTGCTCGATGGCCGTGTTGAGATCGGTTACTTGCTTCTCCAGAAATAGCAGGTGCGTCGCCGGAACAGCCTTCAGAATGGTGACACCACCAACCACGACGTCGGCTTTGGCCTCGCAGTTTGCATGGTCCTTGGCTGCCACCACGTCGAAGTGTTCAGTCATGGATTCGGCGATATCTTGCAGAACTTGCTCAGCGTTTAGCTGGACAAGTTTCTTTTCGTCTGGCAGCTCCTCCCCTTCTTCATCGGTTTTCTCGAAGGTTTTTGCGAAGCCGTCAAAGAGCGCCGGTTTCTGGATGGACTTATAGAGCTCGGTGACGAGTTTGTACACCCGGCTCTTGATGCCTTTTTCTACTGCGATCACTTGGTGCAGCTTAGTTGCCATGATAATGTTTCTCCAATCAGTTTGAATTTGACATTGTCAAGCTCATTTATAAGCCGACGTTTGCCTGCTGTCAAGCAACACATGCAATTATTTTACAAGTTGACGCGGACAGAAGTAATCGAAACTTCAACTGCGTGACCCTTAACCACACTGTGATACCTTTTCACCATGTCCGCAAAATTGCCGGGGACAGGACTTGAACCTGTAGTCGTCTGCGCAAGGGAACGTCTTCCCCATTGCTCTGAAACGAGTTCTGCCAGTTGAACTACCCCGACGAGTGGTCGGTGAGGAATCGAACCTCATACAAGGAAGGCACGTATTCGTACCAACACCTGCAGCTCCACAGCCCGACCGAGTTATCATGCGTTCACCTTCCTCCATTTCGTCCACACTTCGTGCAGCGTTTTCCAGATGGATGGGCGCACTGGGACGTACTTCTCCCGTACCTCCTTCTGGATCTTGTCTACACGCTGCTGATGGATCCGTCGCTTGTCTTTGATGAGCTCTTCTTGGCGTTGGGTAAACTCCAGGAAGCTCCCCATGCTGACCAACGGGATGTTGCTGAGGTACTTGCCGCGGACGCTCTTGGGCCCAGGCTCCAGGCCGATGGCCATGAGCTGGCCGCCATACTCACCATGGGACTCTTCCACACGATGGATGGGGACCTTCAGCGCTTCGAGGTTACGAGCTAGCCGGCGTAGGAGCCGCTCGTTCTCGATGCCTACGACGACAGCGTAGGTGCCTGGAGAGAGGTCTCCTGGCGACGATTCCCCGGCGGCGTGCACGAGCTGGGCACATGCTAGCCCTACTGGGATATCGGTTCTGACGACACAATAATGGGTTGTGGGATCAAAGGGAGGGGGCTGACTGTCAAGGGTTACGGCGCATCATGCATTCCTTTGGTAGGTGTTCTTGTTCTGTAGCAGCCAGTCTAAGCATCTGGCCCCAGGAAGTCAAGCATCTTTTTGAAGTTATTCTTAAGTAATGCAATTTGTGAGGAAATTTTATGGTACCTACTATGATCGTGAGCGTCACTCTGTCTATTTTGACGCTCACACCCACACCAACATGGAACTTTGCAGTAATAGGCGACACGCAAGCTAACCCGCGGATCTTCGATCGAGCCATCGCCGACATTAAGAAAAGGAGGCCAGACTTTGCGGTCCACCTAGGGGACATGGGCTACTGCGGGAGCTACAACTTCTGGAACCGTCACCGCCGGCTCATGAAAGCGTCGGGCGTCCCCTGGAAGGTCGTGCTGGGCAACCATGAGCTTTACCAATGCGACCCCAATTTATCCAGATACTCGAAGGCGCGCTGGCTTCGCTACTGGTATAATGACGGTGGGGCAGCTTACAGATCTTTCACACATAAGGGGATCAGGTTCCTGCTGCTTGACACAGCCAACGTATGGACGCCGCTGGCTCAGAACCTGTTCTTGCGCAAGTACCTGTCGAGCTCGAATACGGTATTCATGTTCGGCCACCGTCCCCTTCCGTACCCCCACAACCCCAAATTCACTTTCGCCGGAGGAAAGCGTTGGGTGTGGTACCGGTACATGGGACCCTCTCGACATGGCTGGGCCGGTATTCAAATGTGGAAATTAATCTACCGTTACCGCTCAAAGATCAAAGCCTATTTTCATGGTCATCACCATAGCCGTATCGATTATAAATTGAACGGTGTCAATGTGCATTGTACAGCAGGTGGGGGAGGTAACCTAGAAACTAGCAAGGACATCTTCCATTATCTGATGGTGCATGTGAACGGCAGGCGGTACTCCGTAAAAACGATCCCACTGGGGAACTGATTTTGATGGTTAGTTTTTAGTAATTTACCGGAGAAGCTGTAATGTCAGTCAAGGTGACCAACAGAACACGTTCCGTTTTGTCTATTCCCAGCCCGATTGGGGACAACCTTCGGTCAGGAGAATCTAAAGTCTATCCGTACGTGGAATGGGATGCGGCTATTAATGATTCGCGTATACGTCGTTTGCTGGCCAAGCATCGTATCTCTGTGGATAATCTTGATTCTTGTCCGCAAACCGATGTTACCTCAGGCCCTCTCGATATTTACGTGGATGCAGCCCTGGGAAGTGATTCTGTGGGCGAGGGGACTTTAAACAGCCCGTACGCCACACCAACACGCGGGATGCTGGATGTTCCAGAGATTATACGACACAAAGTCCATGTCCATATTGCTGCGGGCACTTACACTGATTTTCCCGATCGTGTTCAGTACATGATCGAAAGTGATGGGCAGTTAACGATTGAAGGAACAGGGGCACCCACTACTGTGTACGGCCCATTTGCCATTACCAACTATTCCATGCATACCTCTTGGACGCATTCAATTATCCAAGTAGCTGCAGCCGGATGGGCGGTCGATCAGTTTTATGGGAAATGGGTATTCTTTACCAGCGGAACAGCTGCGGGTTTTGTCCTCCCCGTCCACTCCAATACAGCCGACACAATTATCACAAATCCAGCTTGGTCTTGGATTGTTGGCGCCATTGCTCCAGGAGATACCTTTGAGATAGTTGACCCCCCTGCGATTATCTCGGTTAATCATCCTATCGAATTTGAGCTGCTTAATCATTCATTCGCTGCTCTTCCTACAGCTCCCCATAGAGCCGCAAACTCCAAGATGGGTATTGGATCTATTAAATTCGAGACTTCAGCCACGTACGCTAATACACCATTTTCGATTACAGGTGGCAGCAATGTCTGTGATTTCGTCACGTTCCAGGTTCCAGAGGTTCCTGATTGGTGGAATCCCGTACGCGCGTTCAATACACAAGATGCAGAAATCAATATGATTGGGTTGGCCGATCCCAGCGGATTCGATAATCCATTTCTCAATGTGGGGATGAGCCGCATTCAGGCAGCGGTGGGAACGACGCCAGTGGTGTCTGGTTTCGACTATATTGCTGTGTATATAAATAATTCTCAGGTCTTGGGTTTGTGTACGCGCGTCATTGTACAGCTGAGAAAATTCTGCTACCTAGCGGAGGCATGCATTCCACGACTCGTTCTGTTCTGGAATGTCCGCGCACAAATGGCCACCGTCTATGTAAACAATCATGGGCTGGGGGCTGGGCCGGCTGTAACCTGTAACGACCATACTACATCCTCTTACTACACGATGTACATCGAAGATATAGGAGGATCTAGTGCAATGGTGGGTGCTGCCTGCACACGCATGCTGCTGTACGCTGTGACTGGTAATACGGCCAACATTCCCAACTACGCGTTGGAGCTACAGCATATTTGTCAGGTCAGTCGTTATTCCAGCACCACGATTAGCGGCACTACCAACGACGTTTATTTTGTTGTCACCTCAACTGCTGCTGCATGGCCTGCGGTATCGACGACAGATAATGCTGGCTCTTTCGTTACCACGATTCCATAGGGGATAAGACATGACTACTAGAGAAGAGGTTATAGAGCACATTCGTGAAAGGCTTTTGGTCGAGTTCGGTCCTTATGAAGCTGATATCGTTGCAGAATTTGGGCAAGATATGTACGATGCTTTAGTCGCAGATGAGCTGCCCAAGGCGGAAGAGATTTTGGTAGTCCGCTTCGTTCGAGCTCTTCCTTAATATTTTCCTTGACAGCAGCATCCTTGCTGCTTATCCTACCAACACTACACCCTCGTAGTCTAATTGGAGAGACATCGGATTTCTACTCCGGTTCATGCGGGTTCGAGTCCCGCCGAGGGTTCGTTAGCAACCATTAACTTGGAGCTCTACCATGCTTCGCCTTACTAGATCTGAGCAGCAAAGTACTATCGTGATTCTCGATGGTCGAATAGGATGCTCAACGAAAAGGAGATCAGCATGGGCAACGAGACCAACGTCAACGTCGACAACCTGAAGAGGGCTTTCGAGCGCATCGGCGCTCGCCTCGAAGTCACTGAGCTCGCCGCGGAGCGCCACAACCGTCCGGTCAAGGACTGGCGCACCAAGAAGCTTTTCCACTGGCGGAAGGTTGATCCATTCTCCGCAAACGTGCGAAATGATGAGCTCGGTGAGCACTTCACCATGCGCATTGGGGACAATTCCATGGTTCCCGATGGCGCTTCCTCCACCGAGACCCCGGACCTGACGAAGATCCAGGTGCTCGATGTGCAACCCAAAGACAGGCATCTCCTCCTGCAGGTGGTTCTCGGCGAAGGCCGTGACATGCAGGTGGACAAGCTGCTCATGGGGCACGACGAGCGCCACTGGTTCATCGCCCGGTCCAACGGGTCCACCGTTCAAGAGGCCAAGGAAAACCTCAAGCCCGAGCTCGTACGCGAGCGTCAGAAGCGCAAGAAGGTCAAGCGGTCCAAGCGCAACAAGCGCAAGAACGCTGCCTTCATCCGCCAGGGTGAGTGGTTCTTCATGCCGGAGCCGGATTTCTACCCGGACAAACGTGCCATCGTTACCAAGAATGAGCCACTGCGGCGGGGAGCTGGCAAGCCGCACATGGCCGAGGAGTGCTGCCGCATCGGTGGCCAGACGGTCATGTTCAACCGCAAGCATGCTCCCAACGGGATCTCCATGGACGCGTACAACAAGCTGCGCAACGAAAAGGACCCCGGTGAGCTCAACAAAGACGGCCCGTGGCAACAGATGACGCGGGACGCGATGGTGTATGTGCGCGGCAAGGTGCGCCACCCCGACCACAAGACCTTGAAGCTCAAGGGCTGGCATCAGGTGGTGCCCAACACCGAGCAGGTGCGTGTGCGCGGGCGTCTGCAAACCGTGGCTTTCTTGGACTAGTTCATTTTTTCCATGCCCCAACTTGACAGCGTCAAAGCAGGCGTTTAGAGTTGGGGCATGGAACCTACAGTCCCAGATTTAACTGTCGAGGTTTTTCTTTCGGCTGCTACCAGCATGCCTAACGCGTATTTGGATGAGAAGGAGTTCAGTCACATTTACGTGCGCAAGGGGCCGCGGGCGGTCATTTTTCCAGACGGTGCCCAAACTTTCGATGTAGTGTTTCAGGTGGCGCGCGTTGAAGCAAAGAAACCTGGTGACGGAGCACTGCGAAGAATTATCGAACGCGTTGATCGTTTCAGCAGTTCTTCGTTACCTATTTACGTGGAGAACCTTTTCAACGAGGACGCCGTGCAGGGACTGCTGGCTTCGGATTTAGGCTTCGAGTTAGTTGATGTACCCATCAGTCCAGCTCCTTGTCTTTTTCGCGCGGCACCTTGTAAAATACAGGAGAGCGGCGAGCAACCTTGACAAACGCAGGTGTGCTGGCTACAGTTAAAGCATTCCGCCTCCCTCTGGGATCCTGGCGGCGCGCTTACGCTACCGGATGAGCGAGGAGCCAAAAACGTGGGCCGATCCTTGGCTGGTAGTTCGCGTGAAAATTAAAGTAAAGATCCCAGCGGCGCCTACGTCGAGAAGTGGGTCCTTGCTTGGAGGAGTCAAGGGTCACTTAAAGCCTCCCACGTGGTCCCGCCTGCTGGGCCTTAATTGACGGCAGGTAGTCCCGCTACAGCAGCGTGCACCTGCTTTGGTGGGGCGCTTTCCGGCGTCGTCTAACGGCAGGACGGCGGGTTCTGGCCCCGCAAATCGAGGTTCGAGTCCTCGCGTCGGAATTGACACCCAGCTCATTTTTCCATGATTTATTGAGCTGGGCAACTGACAAAATCATGGTGAGGAAATGCAGGAACGGGTGAGGTTGCTGGTACGTAGCCTGTAAACCGAGTTTCCAATATTCGAGGCACTGGACAACCAGCAAATCTGCCAACGTTCGGGTGGGCGCCCACGGCGTGGCGGAGATACTTAAAAGGCGTCCAGGCGGCAGGTGGGGCTACAGTGCAAGCCTGTCGTGGAGGGAGAGAGCGGACACGCATGCCCCACCTCTCTTCCGGACCCTCGTGTCTAGCTGCCTTCGTCTCGGCAGCGGGGGCGCGATGTAAGAGGGTGGAGGCGACTTCGTGAGCGCATTAGAAACCCTCCCTCCTAGGCAAGAGGGTAAAACTGCTAGACCCTGCTCACATGGTCTGAGCTGGCTGTAGAAGCTACGGTGGAGGTCAGTGTTTGAGGATCGAGCAGAAACAGGATGGCCCCTCGCGCCCTGTTGTAGGCTAGACGTGGGGTGTCGGTAGCGGCGAGCATTGGTGGCCCGCTTTGCTGTTCTGGCGCTCTCTTGGGTAACTGGGAGGTTTGACGAGTGGCTGCCTTATTGATGTTTCCTGAGCAGGAAGTAAAAAGGTTTGTGCATGAGTGGCGAAACGGAGAAGCATTGCTTCTATGAAACGCTTTATCGGTAATTGAGACGTGGCCGATACATACCGACAAGGCTGCGGTGCAAACATCGCGGCGCTTCCGGATGCAGGGTTCGAGTCCCTGCCTCGTGCAAAATCCTGGGCATGATAGCAAAAACTGCCCGTGCGTGTGATTGCGGAAAATTGGTCCGCTACAGCAAGTTGCAGCCACCCTTAAAAGTGCTGCACAGACACGGCTTGCTACACCAGTACAGCTTGCGTAGTGCGCTACGTATTGTTGTGCGCAGGGTTCGAGTCCCTGCCGCGCGCAACACTGTAAAGTACGAGGCCTGGTTGCGCACCCGATTAAGTTCAGGGGAAAGTCCAGGGTGCATGCGTGGTGGAAGAGGTAGACACTAACGAGTAAATCGTTGAGGGTAACACCAAAGGGATGAGGTTCGAGCCGGTGGCGTAACCGCTGCCGGTAAATAAGCCCCAGAGTCGAACCATGCAGGGTGCAAATCCCTGCCGCATGCAGATTGGTTGCAACGCAGCGCGGGACTTCCCTGCTCTCGCGTGCTGTGACTTGCAGCTAACTGGGAGTGGATGCGTCTTTCAGGGAGGCTTTACTCACTCACAGCGACCTGGGATTGTCGTAAAAAGCACCAGCGTGGATGGCGGAAAAGGTAGACGCTACTGAATGGGTATGTCGAACTGCTGGCAAAGCCGATAAATTTCACCCATGAATGTGCAGGACGACACTGCAGGGTGCAAATCCCTGCTCCACGCAAAGGTAGCACGACTATTTTTCAGTTGTGGTCGTAGCAGTAGCCAAACGAAAACGCCCGGTAACTGAACGCGAGTGAGAGTAGCCTTGGCCCAGCTCCTCCGGCGATCGGGATTAAATATGGGCCACTTTTAATCATGGTTCACATTTTTCTGAGCAACGGTCTCCTGTTTTTAAATATTACAGGAGGTCAGTATGAGCAGAACGAGGAGAAAACTGCCAGGCAGGTTCTTCAAAAAGGATCCCTGGTGCGGTGAACCAGATAGGGAGTGGTACGACAACTACCTGCTTGCGATGCAGCGAGGCCACTTGGTGGCTGGTTACGTGCACTGCTACCCGCGGAGAGATGGTGGGTACCGTTGGTACGAGACCGCAGAAGGCCCAGTATCCAAGCGGTACTACAAGAGGCTCGTGCGGAGATTTCGGCGCCGGGTGGCGAAGGAAAAAATAAGACAGCTCTCACAGGAGATAGAAAAAGATGCCGAAGAAAAAGAAACAGGCCAAAACAGAGGGCAGGCTTCGGAGGGCACGCAGATTAAAAGTACCTGGCAATGACCGCGAGTATGTCCTATGGGGCATTTATGATAAAGGTGTTTCCTTGTTAGCGTCGGACGTAAGCCTTTTTATGGGACCGGACCCTGATGACAAGACCGCTTGTCTGGAAGGGGTCGATCCCGAGAGCATCATCATTGTGCGGTAGCATCGGAATGCCGACAGTAGATCTGAAAGACACGGTAATCAACGTTCCCAAGAATGCGCTCACCGCACGTGTGTTCTACAACATCGGCGAGGAGCGCGTGGAAATCGCCACCGTGGTGTCTAAGCCTCCGGCTTGGGTGACAATTCTTCGGTACGCTGCTTGCGTGTTGATTGGAGCTCTTGCAGGAGGAGCTTTTATCTGGTACACGAGATAAGCGGTTTGGGCGACGCAGGCCGCGAAACAACGTAGCCAAGAGGGCAGTTCATATTGAACATCCATGGTGCGCTTGAAGCTGGGTTGTTGGGACAGTCGCTGCGTTGGGCGAAGCGCGCATTAAACTGCAAGCCCCGGTTTATGGGTGTTGGCCTCAGATTCCCGGCAGGACGTTACAAGCTGCCGAAACGGGCAAGTGAGCTCTTGCATTTATTGGTGGTCCCAGCTAGGATGTAATGAGCTCGCGTCTTGGGGCGTCGACAAGTGGAAAGTCACCGGCTTTTGATGCCGGCATTTCGTAGGTTCGAATCCTACCGCCCCAGTAGGTGAGGGATGCAGCATTACCTCACTGTGGCAGTGTTTGAGCTAAGCGATCGTAGGTTTAAGCATTGCTGGTTGCTGTGCACAGGACCCCGCTGTGGTTAAGAAAGTGTGGGCGTTTCCGGGTACCGTGATACTCGGCGCGGACTAGTGCCTGATAACCGTGATGTAAATGCAGGCACACGGAGCTCACGGTTAGCCGCTGTGGGTTCCAAATGGGCGATTAGCGAAGTGGCTTTACGCGGCGGTCCTACAAACCGCGACCTACGCTGGTTCGAACCCAGCATCGCCCATCGAACTCCTGAGTATAGTTACCTGTAGGTAATGATCAGGAGTTCATGATGAGCAAAAAGACCGAAGCAATTAAATTAAGAATGCGTGGCCATACCTATAAGGAGATAAGCGGCGCTTTAGGTGGAGTGCCAAAGAGCACTTTATCTAGCTGGCTTTCTGACGTTCCGGTTTCTGGTAGGGCGAAAAAACGGCTAGCTCGCATCAGGCGTACCCGTCAGGCTGAATGGGCCAGAAAAGGTTCGCAGGCTATGGCTAGAAAATCCCGAGAGCATAGAGCATCTTTGCTTAAAGGAGCACAAAACCAGATTGACGGACTGCGTTTGACTGTTGGCACAGCCGCTTTGGTGGGAGCGGCGTTGTACTGGGCGGAGGGAGACAAAGCACGCAATATGTTACGATTCACGAACTCCGATGTTGTTATGATGAAATTCATGCGTCGCTGGTTCGTAGAGATACTGAACGTTCCTCCATCTGACTTGCGCTGCGCTGTGCATGTGTATTTGAACAATGGTTTGACGTATGATGAAATCGAGTCTTGGTGGTCTAAAGCGTTGGGCATCCCAAGAGTGTATTTTTACGCTCCTCAGTTAAATAAGGCTCCTAAATCAAAGAAAAATAAAAGGACGCGCAAGCTTCTTTACGGCACTATTACATTATCGATTTTGTGTCCGCAGAAATATAGGGCACGGTATTTTGCCTTGTTAAGCAAGCTAGGGGCAGACGATAGTATCTTTGTGGAAGTAGGGTGAAGAGTGTTATGTTCCGGTGCAGCGAGACTGAAGAGAAGGCTTTCGTGGAGCGCATGCGCGAAAAGTACCTAAGCGGCACGGACATGCTCACCGAAAAAGAGCTCGTCAAGGAGTTCAACAAGTTTTTGGGAGACGGTCTGGTCGCTTTGAGACGAGTCAAGTGCGATGAGGAAGGGAACGTCACTGGTGGGGTTTTCTCCTTCGGTCCTCCTAGTGAAAGACCTATCGCTGTGCGTGTGTTCAAGAAGATCTTTTTGACCGAGTCTTAGCCATGAGCAAAAAAGATCCATTCTACCGTCAATGTCGATTCCAGACCATTACCGGCTCACCTGTAAAAGTAGACACCGCGTGGATTCCCGAGAAGTTCGCGCAGGTGGGTAAGAAGATCTACATCGGTGAGAAGCGTCCAAACCCTGAGGAGATCTGGGAAGTAACGCACGTGTTCGACCGGCGCCCCGAAAGCTGGGTGGTGGAACACCGAATGGATCACAAGCATCAAAGGAAAATGTCCGACGTCTAGGAGAATCCATGGCCAGTAGCTACCTCCCAAAGTGGAAACGGTTTTTGATCCAGTATACTCCTTTCCTTTTCAAGAAGTGCCCAGGCGGCAACAACCACTGGTTCTGGGACAGGCTGTGCTTTTGCCAATGTGGTGAGCACCACTCAGATTGGCACGGAGGCATTTACGATTTTCAAACGAAGCGTGAGTACCAGCATTGCTCGCGTTGCAAATAATTTTTGTGCACGGTAGTTGGCTTAAAGGCAGCCATCTTAAGAGTGAGGCGAAGACCTGCTGCCAGGATTCTGGATAGCGGACTTGAATACGGTTACTGCGGTGAATTACAAGTAGCCCAAACGCTATCGTCCGGTCGAGCCGAAAGTGCGAGCTCGCTACTCGCACGAAGAGGTTCGGGGGTAGCTCCCCCTAGACCGCCGAGGCAGGAGTATTCTCGGTTAAGTGTGAAGGCACCCCGGAGACGGTAAGGCCTGATCCCTCTTTGGCGTAATAGCACGCCGTGCACATTTTTCTTTTTGTGGTAAGGAGTAATAGATCATGGCTAACAATCAACCACAACCTTCCATGCTTTTTGTAGTCCTCGATGAAAGCGAGGCGATCCAAGTACAAAAGCACGGTTTGGGTACCGGAGTTATGTGCCATAAGACCCCTCCAAAGCGCTGGCCTTTGCATAAAGTGGGCGCTGTGATCCGCTTGGACCAATCCCACGCGTGGGCGAAGAAAGTGAACAGCCATGTTTGGGCACTCCAGGGGCAGGTGCACCCCGACCATATCAGTCTTTACGTACAGGAAAAATAGTGATGGCTGTTTACATGAAGGTGTTAGTCGGCTCCCAAGTGAGCGATAAAGCTTTGGTGGCCGCTGGTGTTGATCTCGAAACAACAGACGAGATAGACCGTTGCCCAGCTCTCGGTAATTGTGCTGTAGTGCGCGATCCCCATGGTGATGGTTGGTCCTACGTGACTTGCTACTTACGTACATTCCTTCCTAGCGCTGGGTCGGAATTTCAGGTTCCAACGCTTATCTACGGCAGCTTGATCGAGGACGTCGAGCAAACCATACAGCCTATCCTTACGGAGATAGGTTTGTGGAACCCGAACCAATTTGGGGTGTGGATGTTTGGAGGCGATGGGTGACAGACAAAGAAGCACCGCTTTCCGCTGTGTACGAGGCACACGTTTTGGACATGGCCGAAGAAGCCGAAGCCGAGGCAGATTCTTTTCAGATCCTGGTGGAAGACGATGATACAGGAAAAGACGCCTGGATGGTAATAGTTCCTGCCGCGAAAGGGTTTATGTTTTTGTCGCGTCCGATTAAGGGCCTGCGTACCATCCCGCCAGATGCAGACGTGAGCAGCGCCGTTGACTTTGAGGATGCGGAAAAATTCGTCGTGGAGGAGTAACCATGGCTAGACGATCAAGTAACGAATCGATCGTGGACCCCTATGTGGGGACCAGCATCAGTCGCACGTTCCCGCTATTTTTCTGGCGCCGGTGTGACAAATGCAAGCAGGAGTTCCGTCGTGAGTGGGGTTGGTACTTCGTGACTGGCCCGTACTACAATGGTCGAGGACACGGACGATTCTTATGCGGATCCTGTGCTAAGAGCTGGGACGACGTGGCAGCTTACACCAACTGGAACTGTAATTACATCAGCTGATTGTTATGGGCACCATCAGAAAAATACCCAAGTTTCTAGGCGACGGCGTGTGCATCTTCCCCGCGTTGGAGTCGGAAAAGACGGCCTACGCCAACGCTGCTCCTCTTGCTGATCAATGCGCTGTCTGCGACGGACGCGGTCAAATAATCGTGAGCAAGCCTAAGCGTCACCTGGCGTACATGACTTGCCACGGATGTCGCGGAAAAGGCGTCAAAAAAGAATCCACATGAAGACGTACCCAAGCATTCCTTATCCAGGACGTAAAGGTGTCGGTGAACGCCTGCATACCTTTGCCAAGCTGGATGGGTCCAACCTCCGTTTCGAGTGGAGCAAGAAGCGGGGTTGGCATCGTTTTGGTACGCGCAAGCGGCTCATCGATGCCAGCACTGAGCTATTCGGGGAAGCCATTCCTCTTTTTATGGGAACGCTAGCAGATCCCATCGGGCGCATTGCCACCGACAAAAAATGGCAGAGTGTCATCGTCTTCTGCGAGTTCTGGGGAGCTGAGACCCTGGGTGGCTGGCATGTGGAAGGTGATCCAAAGCATCTTACTGTAATCGACGTCAATACCTACAAGAAAGGTTTTCTGCTGCCCACTGAGTTCTTGAAGCTCTTTGGCAGGTATGGACCGAACTATCTGGGCTACTTTACGTGGTCTCCTGGGTTTCTCCAGCAACTGCAAGACGGGGAGATAGAAGACGCGGGTTTTGAAGGCGTCGTGGGAAAAGGCACGAAGGGCAAGAAAATAATCCGCTATAAGTATAAGACACAAGCCTGGAAAGACGCGGTCCTCGCTCGGCATGGAGAAGAGCTCGGGCGCAGGATCATCAATAGTTGATGCCATGAAGGGTCGCTGGCTGCTAGCCACCAACGGACGTCGGCACTACTTTCGCACAGAGAAAGCGAAAATCAGTGTCTGTGGTTGTATGCCGATAGACCGCTGCTATCCAGAAGAAGTAAAGCCAACCCGAAGGGCGCACGATTGGCCTTGCAGCACGTGCACGCGGTATGCTAAGAAAATAGAGCAAGAGAAATCACAGTGCTGTAAATGCTGTGGCGCCCCTATAGTTCAACGGAAAGAGCGGCGCCCTCCTAAGGCGTAAATCCAGGTTCGATCCCTGGTAGGGGCAAATATGAAATTCTCAATCCAGTCGAATAGAAAGGCCAAGGAGCTCGCAACCAGCCGCCTTGACCTGCTGGACATTGCAGGAACCCCGCTGCCGTGTATAGTGTCTTTCGACACGTCTACAATGATGGGTAAGCGCGCAGATGGCTCTGAGGTGAAGGTTGCCTCTTTTCGTTTCGTGCCAGCGAACGAAGAGGAAGAGGAAATACTGCGCGATTTTTTACCTAAGAAACTGCAGGCGCACCTTCTTCCTGTAGACAAACGAATACTTACCCATCTATTGGATCGCAAGCTGCTTTCTGAAGCAGCCTACATTGTAGGTCGGGGAGCTCGCCCCATCGCTTTACTGGGTTGCATAGACGCTTCTGAGGAAGAGGAGCGTGAAGTCTGGCGAGCTCTGCTTGAGTCCTGTAGCTTTGAGGATGCGACCATCCGTGCCTTCGTCCTGCACCATACTATGGATGGGGATAAGGTGGTAACGTTTGGTTACGCCCAGCATCAGTGGGCCGTCGACTTGCTTAAGCATGCGTACACCAACACGATGCCTGAATGCCTCACAGATATCCTCGAAGGAGTTTTACTGGGCTACAGCTCGGAAGCTATCCAAAAACACTACGAGCGCTGTAAAATACGAGAAGAGCACAACCGTTGAGGAACCCGATGACGCGTTACACAACCAGAGACGTGAACAAATACTACCGGGACCTAGTGACACACAACTCAGCGGCGGGTGCTCTTATTGACATGTGGGTGGAGCTGGCGTTTGAGGGGAAGCGTCTTGTCTTTCATCATCCGCAGGGAGAACGGGAGGCGGCTAGGTTCGCGGAGGCTCTCCCTGGAATGATCGGGTCTGATCTATACATACTCCTGACTGAATACCTGGTCTTCGGCCGCTTCGTGGCGCACGCTATTTTAGATGTCACGACGTACAACTATGAAGATCTCATCGTTGAAGACCTGGATTACTGCCACATAACCATCAGCCCTTTAAATACCTTCGAACCGAAGGTGGAATTGTGCTGTAGCGAAGAGCAGCAAAAGTGGGCGTCTTCGCTCGATCCGCGTGTGGCGGAGCAGAGAAAAAACATCGATCCGAAAATAGTGGAGCTCTTACGTGCAGGGAAGCCAATTACTTTAAAGAATCCGCTTTTCTTGCCGCGTATGGCGCACGCGCATGATTATTTTGGTACATCCTACTTGGCAGGTGTCAAACCTGACATGTCTCCAGATGAAACGTTTACTGCGGTTGGCTTAATGCTTCCTTACTGCGTGACAAACGAGAGGTTATTTCAAGAGCAGTTCTTGAACTATGCTGCCGAGCTACGCAGTCGCATCACGAACTACATTCTTCGGGAACAGCTTCTCCCGAGGATTGCCGAGGCCGCCGGCTACTCGGAAATCCCGTCGTACGCTTGGCTTGAAGACTCCGTGATGCCTCGTGATCCGAAGGCTATTGTTGTTCAAGCTTTGAAGGCAGCGGGGATAAATTGTTTCGGATACGCAGGAGAAAATCGCGAATCTGTAGAGCAATCTTGTTAAATACATATAGGCATTGAATCGAAAACCTGCGGAGCGCAGGTGTAACCCCAAGAAGGCCAGCGGAGAGCTGGCAGGAGGAAAGCAGATGCCGAATTATGATTTTGATGTACTGGTGCATGGAAAATCCGTCACCAAATACGTCCACGAGGGCCACGTGTACATCGAGGGTCGCAAAGGCTCAGAGTTCACGATCCTGGTCCGCAACCGCACAGGCAGTCGCGTCTTGGCGGTGATCACCGTCGACGGTCTCTCCATCATGGATGGTAAGCCGGGGAGCATCGAAGGAACAGGCTACGTGCTAGATCCCTTTGAGACCCTCAAGATTC